GGACGTTCTATGCGCATCTTTGAACGACCTGCTTGTGACAGTCTTGATGGCCCGAAGCTCCAGGCCAATTGACGAAAGTTCCATTACGACCTCACTGAATCGCGCGACTCAAATGCGGATGCTCCTTCTCTACATGTTGAAGCCACGCATTTATTTTTTCTGACGGACACACACGACACAGCTTGTTCTGGTCACTCGCCGTAAAGATGCACACGGCACTGAATGCCATTGAACTACGCAGGGCACTCAAGGCACCCTTAACGTCTTCTCGCGATACGGCATGTTGCTGGCTGATCTCATGAATCAGTCGGTTCATCTGCATTGCACGCCCACTACTGCTCAGGGTCTTATACACTATGTAACACAGCAGGCGCTTGTATTCCTCTGACAGACCCTCACGGCTGAACAGAGCAAACGCACCTCTTTCAAGTTCTTTAATACTCAAGGGTTACCTCAGGCATTCTGCAAAGCGTTGCGTAAAGTATCTAGTCCTGTATTTACAGAACATACGTTAACGTCCAGCCACTTGGCCAAAGTCTTTCTGATGAAGGTTGTAGGTTTAGCCATGAGCCATTCAGATGCGCAGGTCATGGTGTCTTTGAGCATTCCGTTGTTACGCAGGTAATCGGTGAAGTCAGCACAATCTCGACCCAAGACGGTCATGTACAACTTACCGCGCTTGGTGCCTTGGCTGTCTTCTAACAGGCGATTGATGGTCAGGCCATTCTCCATTTGCTCAGTATGAAGACGGGCATCTTCGCCCAGCATCGTTTCATAATCAACGGTATCTTCATCCGAGCCAAACGCTTTCTGGAGTTGGTTGTTGCTCATCACAACAATCTCATACTTGTCTTCGCCTACCTTTTCCATACGACGGCGCTTTTCCGCACCGTAGTAGTTGTTCATGTTGTTGATACGGTTGGTCAGCGTAGCTCTTAAATAGTTGAGCTGGTGGCTGAGAGTAAAGTTGTTCGGCAAGCACTGATAGTAAGAGGTCAGCACCTGACACATGATATCACAGGTCAGATCTTCCATCTGGATGTTGTGTGCCGTTGCTACCCAGCGCAGCTTTTTACGGCATAGACGAGTTGCATTGCGATGCACCTCATCAAACAACACACTTGTCTGGCCTAGTCTGTGGCGCAGTTCACCAGGACTTACTAGGTCGGCGCACAGTTCTTTGTGCTTGAGCTTTGCTGTTGCTGCAATCTGCTTGCGCACAATTCTATCTTTGAGGCAGGTATTCCATGCCCAGATGGCATCGCGTTTAGCAACACCAAACTTTGCATAGCTGTGGATTATATCACGAGGCTCACGAGCCAAGCACAACGATAACGAATAAAAACGCAGCTTGAGAATAAAGTTACACACGCTGCTAATCTGAATACGGAAATCGGCGGCAGTAAACTCCAGTTCACGGAAGTCAACATGCTCCTGTAATGCCCGATGGTAGTCAGAGATTGAAGAATAACCCGATGCTAGGTATCGGATTGTGGACGCGTACACGCTGCGAAAACTATCGCTAGCGGGCTCAAGAGACAAGTTATCCACGATGTAAGATTCGAGGGTTTGCTCAGGGTTTTGTTCAAACATTATTATCCGCCCAATTAGTAGTTATGATTAATAGTAGGTTGTTGCTTACAGATCTGCCAGGTCTACTGCACCGCGCTTGCCGAGCTTACCACGACGTTTTTCACGGTAGCTGTTGTCGCCTAATTCCATCTGACCACTCTCATCTACTTCGGCCCCCATATCAAAGCCGTTCTCAACCATATTTACCATATCAACCAAAGTATTGGTCTTGCCTTTCTTCTTGGCCTTCTTGCCCTTAACTACGTCTCCCATACGTGGGATTGTCATGCCGTCAAGATCAGATGGTGCAGAGAATTTAACATCAGCCTCCTCTGGCAGGTAACGCTTGCTGGTTTTGATTTCTTTCTCTGGGTCAATCAGACGACCCTGTTGAATCATTTCTTTACGCAGACGTTTAAAGGTCTGCTTGCTGTACATCGACGGACCATCAAAGCCCGTGTTGGGATACGTGAGTACCATCTGACCGTCTTCACTGATCAGTCGCACGTTGGTATCATCAACGTCAAGCACACGCGCCGCCATAAAGTTGTTGAGGTAGTTGCGCTTCTCACGTCCACGATAACGAACAAATACAGGCTGACCCATCTTGAGTCCATGACGACGGGTACGTGCTTCACCGAGAAGCTGGCCTGCTATTAAACGCAGGTCACGGTCTTCAAGTTTGGCAAACAGTTCAAACAGCCCAACCAGAATGTCACCGTTCTTTTCCATCATGCCACGAAGGCCATGAATATCAGTACGGAAATGTTTGCAGATTTTTGAGCCTTCTTGGATTCCTTGCGTCGCACATGGCTTGTCTGCTGCGGGAATTAATGCATCACGCGTCAGACCACGACAATCACCACAAGCGAGTTCGCTTTTTACCAGTGCCTTTATTTCGTCCGTGCTCATTGTCTTTTTCATTTCTCAACCCTTTAGATTTTAAAGTAAATTCGATACAGTAGAGGAGCACCTGAGTCATATTAGTAATGCCAGGTAGATCCCTTTTCAAAAGATCAAGCGCGAATCTTGTTTCTGCAGGAACCTTTATCATGGGCAACAGAATTTCTTTCTGACCTGCTGCGACAGGAGGGTTCAGCATTGCATCAACGAGAATGCGCAGCCATGTTTCAGCGTTTTGCTCTGCCTGCGGGTCGTCCCAGAACTGACCTACAGGCTCACGGCGCTTGCCATTCAAACGGCTCACTGTAGCTTCTGCTTTGGCGTGCAACGTTGTATGGCAATTGCCGTCTATTGGGATTTGGAGCGAATGCTCACCACCCAGACTCCGAGGAACGGTGTGATGGTAGTGTATCGCACGGCTGAATTGGCCACAGATAACACAACGCACAAGATCACCACGCTTCTCAGCAGGAAGTCTGTTATCAACAGACATTACCACGGCAACATCCAGTTCTGCAACTTGATTTCACCACCAGTGTGACGCAAGATAAGATTCACGGCACTCTTAGGCATTAACCATGCTGCTACAACGTCACTGTCCGCCATCACGCCACGTGCAGGCATGGTGGTGAACAAGGCATACTCAGTGCTTGATTTTTGATTAACGGCATCGATAATCGGGTTGAGATAATTCAGGATAGAATGGTCGTTTGACACTTTCATCTGACGCAGTACACGGCCAACAGATTTAGATTGCTTGACGCTATCAATCATCTTGTCCAGAGCTGTGTTTACTTCGTCGATGTTGGTGTTGTGTTTTGCAATCTGCTTTTCAAACGGCAGGCGGCGACGTGGACTAAGTCCTTGTGCCTGTTGCTCCAGCTTTTTGATCGCACGCTTTTCAGCACTGCGGCGTTTCATCAGTGCCGTGCGACGAATCAACGCACCGTCGGTACTCTTTTGAATCTCTACCTGCTCTTCGGCAATCTGACGGGCATCAGACAAACGGAAGAATAACAGGGTTTGATTTTCAAAGATGATACCTAAGTCGCTTGAAGGAGTAGAATGCAAACCGGCAGTCTCAATCTGGAAACCCATACGCGACAGCGATTCTGGGTTCATAGACATTGTGCCGAAACGGGCCATTACAGGGAGTTGAATGAACTTGAGTTGGGCATCAAAGACTTTAGGCACCTTGTCTTTGTAGCGCGACTTCATGCGGTCCAGGACTTTCGCAGTCTTGGCAGTAGCTGCCGTCTCACGTTGGTCCCGACGAACACTACGCATGTCAGCTTCACTTACCTCTTCAGGGTTCTCCTGGAGATAGCCAAGCATGTCGCCACAAAGGCTCAGGTCAGCACGCAGACTTGCTTCAACTTCTGCGATACGTTCCAGTGCCGGACGTACTTTGATTTTTCCACTGGCAATAAGTTCAGAAAGGGAAAGGCATACTGTCACGCTTTTCTTGACCGAATCGCGTAGCTCCAGTATGTGGGGATAGGACTTGTATACATTACTTTTTATATTGACCAACACAGGATTGAGTTTATCACGTGGAGCCGTGAGGGCTTCGATAAACCGATTGCGCTTGGTTTCTTTACCAGCACGCAATTTCGCTACATCACTAAGAACAACGTCGAGCATTTCCTTTAAATCAGAAATTGGTTGTTTCATTCTTGGTCCTAATACTCTTTAAAGTGAGGGCTATTAACCCTAGCGACTACGCAGATATAAATTACCATACGCAGATCGAATATAGTGCAAATACAACAAGGGCTCTGTTATTTCCTGATTATGACTGACTGATAATGTACTCCTTTTTCTATAAGAGAAATCTCAGTATAGCAGAAACAGCGGTATTTTTCAACCGCGTTTCGACCACAGATTTGTTTTCTATATTTACAGATTTATCTGAGACTTAGCACCACCGATAACAAGACAGTGTGACGCGCATCACAAACTCACTTCCATCTTGTCGTCAGGGCTTTTCAGGTACTGCTTAACACGGCGCTCTGTATCAACGGCAGCATACTGGCCAGGCTCTTTCAAGCCACGACGGTAGTCAGCAATCTCGGCTTTGATTTCTTTAATCTTGGCCAAGAGACCAGCACGTTCAAGTTTAGCCAGTTTACGCACCTGACGATCAAGGATGGTCTTGGCGTCTTCAACAGGAATCTTGAACATCTTGGCCATCTGCTTGTCCGGGTCTTCGGCAGACAGAATCTTAGGCAAGGCAGCCAACAACTGTTTCATGTTGTCAACAGCCCACAGGTAAAGCTCATTGAGGTGCAGCAACTTCTCTGCCTTCTCAATTTTGTTTTTCAGCATACGCACTTCAAGTTTGATGCGGTACGCTACCCACGCTTTGAAGTACTGGACATAGTTCAGGTACTTGAACGTGTTGGCCTTGTCAGCATTACGAATGGTCACACCCAGCATGTAGTTCACGCCGCTTGTGACTTCGCGCTCAACCTGCTTGGCAATGTCGTACAAGGCGTCTTCGCTGCAACGACACTTGATAATGAACGCAGCACCGTGAGGTCCAGCCAGCTTGTTCTTCTTGCCGCTGTTGTTTGACGCTGAGGTCACGCCAGTAATGTTTGCCAGCTTCTCCAGCTTGGCTGTAATGCCTTTAGTGTTTGAGAATCCACCAGGCACATACGTCTGAACTGTGATAGTTCTGGTCTTTTCTTCGATGTGCATCAGGGGTTGATAAGTTACCTTACCACGACCTGTAGTCACAAGCTGCAAGAAGTCCGAGTCAGGGCTAACGTCAGTACAACCAAACTCGTGGCGTACTTCAAGAACCTTGGCCATCTTCTTGGCGTCGTAGTCAACACCGTTCAGCATATCAATAACGATCTTGCTAACGGAGGTAAAGCTGAAACTTGGGTTACCGCACTTAACGCCGTATGCTGGTGGTGGAACTGAACCATTGAACAGCATGTACGGCAGCAACGCAGGCAAGTACAGAGGCAGCTTCATATCGTTAGAGAAGTTATCCACCATCGGCGTGACTTCAAGATAGTCATTGTCCAGCAGGAACAGTCCTGTGAACTTGCTCATCTTGGCTTCTGTATAACGCATGGCTGCTGCTGGCTTGTCAGGCTTGCCCCAGTTACCCTGACCGGCTACTGCTGGTGGTACTGTGTTTGCAATCGTTACCATCGCACCGTAACAAGCACTGTCACCATGAGGGTGATACTTACCAAGCGCATCACCTACGGTACGTGCAGACTTTTTAAAGCCACCACCAGGACGCAGGTTAAGATCACTGAGTGACCACAGGATGGCTCGGTGCACAGGCTTGAGTCCATCACGATAGTCAGCAATCGCACGGTCTTCAACAACGTATGACCCGTACTGACGCAGAGCACGCCCGCCATAAGACGCCAGCGTTTCATCAACAACGTTGTCAAGGTTCTGACCCATCAGCGGATACTTGGAGCCATATTCTCCGTCAGATACCGCAACAGCTTTTGACTTCTTTTTCTTTTTGAGGGAAGAGAGTTCAACAGCTTTTCCAGTCGTAACTTCCTTCGACTTGGACTTTTTGATTTTGATTGGCTTTGCTGCTTTGGCCATTAGATAGTCTCTTACGAATTAGGTTCAATAGGATCAAGATTGATATCCATGTGTCGGATGTTCAACCCTTTGAGTGTATCAAGGGAGACGCCCTTTGGAATCTGCGAGACGCCGGGATTAGGCATACGTGTCACACCACGTACCCAGCCATCACCCTGAGTGATCACAGTGACACCCAGAGGCGGGACACGACTGAAACTTGCCTCAGTCTCAGGCAGTGACTTGAAGTGCCGTTGGAATTTATTCATGAGCAAATGCCCCCAAGCTATCGATTGTAACTACCTGAGTCTCAAGCACACCACGACGCATCATGGCACGACGCAGATTAGCAACCATGCGCTGGCCTTCTTCTTTGGTGATGCCGTGCTTGCGCAGACCTTCACGCATCTGCTTAACCTGCTCGGCAGTGAACGTTGTTTCAGTATCAAGACTCATTACTTGATCTCCTTATGGTTAAGGTTATCAGGATTGTAGTTAAAAGCGTAAGCTACATGCTTTTGACGCTGGCGCATCTTGGCATATACCACATCAAGGTCAGACTTGCTTTTGTCTGTCCGGAACAACATGATCTGAGGCATGTCCAGTAATGGGATTGGCAATCCCTCTGTACCACGAACCACAGGAAAGATGTGGCTCATAGTACCACGCAGCGCGTCAAGAGGTTGATTAACGCGCTTGCCTGTTAAGCCTAAGTTGATTTTGCGTTGTTGTGCTTTCACTATAGAATTCCTTATACCAGAGCCACAGCTTCTTCTAAGCCCAGCAGGCGACGGCGATGCACGGCGTCCTCTGCGAGAATGCCACGGAAGAAACGTTCTTGCTCTTTGTTTTCGAATGGGTTGACTCGAATCAGGCGACGAGTCTTGGGATTGAACGCGATGGCTTCAAGTACGTCAGGCTCGACTTCACCCCAACCTTTAGCGCGAACAATGTCACGATCTTTTACAGCACTTGGCGCTTTAGCTCGACACTCTTCGAAAGTCATGCCGCCATAGTGAATGCCTTTGTGTACCACGTTGTACAGTGGACTATCGATAATCCACACGCGGCCTTCACGGAACATATCCGGCAGCAGGCGATACACAACACCGAGGAACAACGTTGCGATGTGGAAGCCATCAGGGTCGGCATCCATCAAGAACAACAAGTTGCCGATGCGCAGCTTGTCAACGCTCAACACTGGGTTCTCAGCTTTCGGGTCCAGCGTCTTGAGGTCAGCACCGATGCTGATCAACATGCCCTGCACTTCTTTGTGTTTGAGCACATCTGCCAGACTTGCTTTCAGACCGTTGAGTGGCTTACCACCTGCCAGCATTACTTCCTGATAATCAGGGTTGCGGGCATCAGTTGCTGTACCACCAGCAGAATCCCCTTCCACCACGATAAGTTCACGCTCATGAGGTTTGCAGTTGTTAGCAGCAATCAGGTCAGCAGGCAAGGCGTTGCCTTTCAGCTTCTTCTTGGTGTCTGCCATAGACTTAACAACGGCAGATAATTCTTCGCGGCCTTTGTTCATGGCCTCGGCGCGTTTGATGATTGTTGATGCGACCTTTTTGTTGTCCTTGAAGTATTGCATCAACTGGTCTTTCAGCATTTCGTAGACTTCTTTCTCTACGCGAGTTGCCAGCTTGTCTTTGACCTGTGACGTGTAGCTTGCTCCATGCATACGCCAGTCAAACATACCGGTCAGGCCAATCAGCAAGTCTTCCTGCTTGAAGCCCTGCTTTTTCTTGCTCTTGCCTTTCGCTTCTTTCATGTGCGGCTTGATTGCTTCAAACAAAGCATCACGGAAGCCAACAACGTGCCACCCACCATCAACTGTTGGGCTGGCGTTAACAAAGCTGAGGAAGTTATCTGCATCAACGTGGTCGGTCCACGCTAAGGCAACTGTGACGTAATCGTTTTTGAACACAAGCGGCTTACCGACCATACCGATTTCACGTTCTGCACACATGGTCTTGACCACATACGTCAGGTCTTTCTTGTTATGGAACGTGAACTCTTTGCGCTTGCCTTTCTTGATCAGCGTCAGGTGAATCTCAAACCCTGGGTTGAGCATGGACATGTTGCGCAGCCACTGACCGATACGAGCTGGGTCTGGCGCAGCATGACGATAACCTTTAGCCAGCTTTTTACCACGCTTGGCATCAGCACTCACGATATCTTGATCAAGTGACCAAGCCACCACAGTACCGTACTTGCTGTGTTTCTTTTCACGCAGCAGGCTCATCACATCTTTATCGATGGACTTGACTTTCTTTGGGTCTTTGCCACTTTTGGCTTCACCCTTCTGCCACATCTGATAGGCACAACCGCCTTTATACATCGACCACACACGCAACTGACTTGAGATTGCGTTAAGCGCTGCAACACCAACGCCATGAGTACCGGCAGATGTTTTGTAGGCTTTATCGTTGAACTTGCCGCCTGCGTGAACACGACTAAACGCTGCGGTCATTACCGTTTCTTTGGTGCCGTCTTTCAACACTTTGAAGTCGGTAGGAATACCACCAGCTTGGTCTGCCACGATGTTAATGTCGTTGTCATAGTCGATAACAACTTCCATCACTCGACAGCGGCCCGCCATCAATTCATCGTACACGTTGTCCACAGGCTCTTTCACGGCGCGATACGCCATGTCAGCACCCTGCTCACCCATGTACATGCCTGGGTTAAGACGAATACCATCAAGCCCTTCTGCGATGACAAAGCCTTCTTGGCTGCCACCGTTGTCTTTCTTTTTAGTTGGCTTTGCTGCTTTAGCCATGTTGATGCTCCGAATTAGATCTGCCTGAGAAGCGATATTCTCCAACTGTTAAGTCGAAGGTGTAAGGGAAGTTAGCGTATGTCGATACATAAGGCTCGCCGTCTTCGGTCAGGAACAATGGACCCGTGCGAGTGAAAACACACAAGACATAGTTCTGGCCGTTCTTGCGATGGCACACCAAGCCTTCACGCACATCAGCCACGGGAATTTCAAGGCGCTGGGACATAAAACGTTTTGCACCCTCGATCAAGTCGGGCCTGTCGCTGACTGGAACTGCGTAGTACACAAGACGGCGTCGGCGTTCGACTTCTTCTGGCGTGACGTGCTGAATCTGCGTTGATGCGCTAGACATGATAGTAACCCTCAGTTATTAGTGAAGAACTGCTTACTCAGATTTATCTGATCATTCTAACATAAACAGCTATTCAGAGCTATCTCGGTTTTGACCAGAGATTTGCTGATTCGCAGACTTCAAATAAATCTGGTGGGCGTCTTCGTCATTTGAGATAGGGAACGGACTGGACATGCCGTCAGCTACCCACTGCTGGATGCGTTGCTGCAACTTACCGTAAGCGATAAGCGCATCAGGCTCAAGCGTTGCCAGCATGTTGACTTCAATGTTGGATTGTTTGTTGAGCAACTTGGTCTCAACACCGTCCTGAGCCACATCAAAGTAAACAATGCAATAAAGAGTATCACTGATATTTACAGTCCTATGCATCGCCTGTTGGAGACTGTTCTGCAAATTACCATACGCAGAAAACATCTGACCTATAGTCTGCTCTGTCTGAGGAATAATTGCCAGCTCAATTTCCTCTTGAGCCTTATCGAACAGGCGATCACTGTGAGAGCGACTAACACGTTGAGCCAGTTTATCGCGACAGGTAGACAGCCAGTTCTCCAAAGCTGCATCTGGGTCAATGCCAAGACCAAAGCGAGATATGTTTGGACATTGACGAGCCGATGTAGTCAGGCTGTGGTGATGAGTCAGATAACGAGTAACGCCATCTTCGTAATCAATGCGGAACATCACAGGCTGATTCTTACAGTGAGGACAGCCGTTGCGACTCAGGCGAGTGGCATCATGTTCGATTGCTGTGCGCTTAGTCATCTTTCATATCCTCGCAGGTCTCACAGTCACAACTTAGTCCATGATGTGGAGAGAGTTCGATTGCCTGTTTGGTACCTGCATCGTCCTTCCACAGAAGGTCGTTAACGTCTTTGTTTGTCTCAAGACGGAACTTGGAGAGTTCACGACGCAGCGTAACGCGGGCACTGTGCTCCATAATGATAGTATTGAAGGCTTCGATACAGGCGCTTTCGCCTTCATCAAAGGTTACTTTATCGCGACGATGGGCAAGGCCGTCGATGGATGTTATTGATGCGTCCACTATAGGACATTTGCCTTCAAGTATTTCACTGAGGAAGGACGTGCCGATATCACGAGCGTTTGATTCAGTAACCTCAAGGCCACCAAACACACAATGATTCTTCAACGTTTTGAGAGCGCGTGCCAGAGAGGCAGCGTGGGAGAATTGCAGAGAAACAACACTACGAAAATTGTCAGACATACGATGAATCCTATTCGGTAAAAAATTCTGACAGAATGCAAAATGGGTCAACGCGTTTGGCGTCAACCCATTCTGTGTTTGCTTATGCACCGCGATGCATCAGCCGATCAGGACTTAAACTTCGAAGTCGAAATCGTCTTCTTTAGCTTTTGCTTTTTTACCAGCTTTGGCAGGCTTTTCAGCTTTCACTTTTTTGCCAGCTTTTTCAGCTTTAGCAGGCTTGGCAGATTTTTCAGCTTTAGCTGCTTTGTCTTTCTTACCGGCTTTAGCAGGCTTTTCAGCTTTTTCAGCTTTGGCTTTCTTGCCAGCTTTTTCAGCTTTGGCAGGCTTAGCGGCTTTCTCTGCTTTAGCAGGCTTGGCAGCTTTTTCTTTCTTACCGGCTTTAGCAGGCTTTTCAGCTTTAGCAGCCTTTTCTTTCTTAGGCGCTTTCTCTGCTTTAGCAGCTTTGGCCGGAGCAGCAGCACCAGACAGTTCAGCGATCTGCGCTTCGATACCAGCGCGCTGTGAAGCCAGGTTTTCGATCTCTTTGGTAGTTGCAGAGACGGTTTTGGTCAGAGCGTTTTCAGACTTAGCGATAGCTTTCAGGTTTTTGTTCAGGCTGGCAATAACTTTCTTAGACATATTCTTCTCCAGAATTTTGGTGTGCGCTCTTGCGCGAGTTAAAAACAAAAGTGTTCAGGTTTTCATTTCCTGTAGACGTACATTATCATCTGCAATGCACGCCTACAAGATTTTTCCAACTTTTTTCGAAGTTTTTTCGCTGTGCTAGTTACTCACATCGTGACATACTAGCGGCGCGGCAGATCAGGACTTATTCGTCGTCTTCGTCTTCATCTTCGTCGTCGAAGTCTTCGTCTTCATCTTCGTCCTCATCTTCGTCTTCGTCTTCGTCTTCGTCCTCTTCTTCTTCGTCATCGCCGCCGAAGTGGGCTTCACACAGTTCGCGAAGTTCGTCTTCGTCCATCTTTTTAGCTTTCTTGGCTGGCGCCAGCTTGTGTTCGAGGACCAGAGCTAACAGCTCATCTTCGTCGAGGTTGTCGAGGTCGACTTCATCTTCGTCCTCATCTTCATCCTCGTCTTCGTCCTCATCTTCATCTTCGTCTTCGTCTTCGTCGTCGCCGTCTTCATCTTCATCGGCGTCGTCTTCATCTTCGTCTTCGTCTTCTTCGTCCGAGTCGTCTTCGTCCTCGTCCTCGTCTTCTTCTTCGTCAGACTCAACGCCCATTGCATCGTTCAGGAGTTCAGTCAACTCCTCTGCGTCCAGCGCCTTAGCTTTCTTGGCGGTAGACAGCTTGGCTTTGACTACAGCGGCACGCAGGTCATCTTCGCTTACGCCGGCCAGGTCGATTTCTTCTTCGGCCTTGACCGCAGCAACGATCTGCTCAACAGTTGCGACTTTAGCTTTCTTGCCTTTACCGCCTTTGGCAGCTTTATCAGCCTTAACGACTTTGCCACCAGATACTGTCAGACCGGCTTCGGCCAGGGCAGCAGCGATTTCTTTATCGCTTGCGTTCTCAACAAACACACCCAGGATTTTAGCCAGAACGATAGTTGCGGTATTTGCTTTAGCTTTTGCCATGATTACTTTTTCCTATGGATTAGAATCGACGTGATTCGAATAAAGTTTACAGATTAGGTTTAACTAGAGCGCCAAACAATTCAGCGCTCTTGACGAATACAGTTTACAGTATTTACTGACTGAGATTAAAAATCTTCGTCAGAAACTACTTTTTTGATTTTGCTGCCTTGGCAGGCTTAGCGCCTTTAACTGCTTTGGCCGGCTTGTCTGATTTCTTCGCTTTGGTCGGTGCCGCGATGTTGTATTTCTTGGCAGCCGCGCTTTCGTTAACAGACATTGAAACAGACACGCCAGGAATCGCAGTGTTGATCACGGTAACTTCTTTGCTTTCGAAGTCAGTAGCCAGAATCTGACCGCCTTTGACTTGAACGGCTTGACCTTTCAGAATGCGAACAGGCACGTTGCCGATAACAGTCAGTGAACCGTGACCACCAGCTTCACCGACACGCTCGATAACCTGAGATAGTGGGAAAGTAGACAGCACCTGCGAGGAACTGCCGTGGCCTTTTTTGTGACGAATGGTAACGCTATCAGAAGTCAGCTCGGTGATAAAGCCAGGCACTTCATGAACCTGCGTTGCGGTGATGATAATGTCGTGCGGCATCGCGCTTGATTTTGCCAGTGAGGTAGCAATGCTGCCCAGCTTTTTGCTCAGACGGTCGGTACGAGTTGGTGCAGAAACAGCGGTGGACTTTGACATGAAAACTCCAGATTAATAATCGATGGCGTGTGCCGGTTTGTTCTAATAACGTTTACAGAATTACTGTGTGTTATTCGAGACTGATAGGAATTTCAAAAGAAATATCTTCAATGAAACTCACTGCAATTTCTTTTACAGATTCAAGCAGCGCGTGTTCGTGCTGCTCACGATAAACAACTGGGTTATCAGTCGTCATTACAAAGAAGCCCACCAACACGTCTGGACATGCGATGTGTTTTAGGTGCGCTCGGGCAAGTTTCTCGGTCTTCGCATTCTCACGCAGAGACTGACGAAACTCAAACAGGTCCTGAACGGCGGGCAGTTCCAGGATTGTTGATGCATTGCTATCAACATAATTACTAATATCTGCCAGCAACTGATCGGAATCAAATGCTGTACGCGATGTTGTGCAATACGTCTTTACAATTTCCTGCAAGCCTTGAGGCAAGTCAATCAGATCTGCGCTGGTGGTTTGAGCGTTGAGCACAAGACCCTGCAAACGAGTCAAGCCCTTGTGCGTGAATGCCTTGTGCGTAAAGGTCAGAAGAACACGCTGATTTAACCACGATGCAGCTTGCGTGACCATCATGTGCATGATGAAGTCTGTGCTGCCCAGAGGGCGGTTGCGTTCAGCTTCAAGTTCACGCTCACTGCGCTCCAGACTGGTGCGCGTTTCGTTGTGCTGGCGTTGCAGCTCCAACGTTGTTTCTCTGAACATGGTTCGCTGAGATTCAAGCTCAGCACGAACGGCATTGACCGTCTCAACCAGCTGGTCATTTAGTTTCTGCTTGGCACGATGTTGTGCACCAACAGCAGCCAGCTCCACAACACGGTCGTTAAGCTCTTCCTGAAGACTGGAGCTAACAATCTTTTCGCCGCGAAGTTGAGACTCCAAGCCTGCAATATGATTGGCTATAGCCTCACTCGCATCAATCTTGTCTGACATGGTGTTCTCCGAAAGATGAGGGCGCAACATGCGCTACGCCCTACATTAACAGATTTATTCGTCGTCGCCTTCGTCTTCGTCTTCGTCGTCTGCATCGTCAGACTCAAAGCACGGAATCAGAAGGGTCAGGTCACCGCCGTTCTCAAACGTTTTGGCTGCATAGCCCGAGGACAGAACTTCAAGCGGCAGGCGCTCGTTGTTGTCGAGGCTGGATGCGATTTCCAGAATGTCTTCGTTGTCTTCGAACACGGCGCAATCAGCAGAAGAATAGCTAAACACTTCTTCGTAGTTGTCACGCAGATGGTCAACAACGTTGAACAGAGTACGATCAGCAACCAGGCTGCCGCTGCTCATGGTGAACGCAACGTAGGTGTTGATCTTGGTGTTTTCAGCCAGCAGCGATTTGACTGCGTTGATAGCTGTGTCCAGCATCTTAGGCAGTTGCTTATCGCTGATTGACCAAACGCCAGGCAGAGCAACGTTGAGCACGCCCAGACACAGGACTGAGTTACGCTCTTCGATGGTTACAGGGCGCACACCGATGTGGCCGTTGATCAGAGAGTGAATCGCCATGTCGTGGCCGACAAAGTCTTTCCAGTAGCTCGGATCAATGTCGTCATCTTCAAGCATTTCATCATCGATGAAGTCACCGACTTTCAGACCAACTTCGCGAGGGTCTTCACCGTCTTCAAGCAGGCCTTGATACAGGCTGCCTTCGATTTCAGCGCCGAACAGGTCATTGAGTTTTGAACTGTACGCTTCAACGTCGAACTGGCTCTGGTCTACCAGGAAACGTGGAGTTGCACCGCGCTCCATGATTTCAATCAGAGTTGCCGCCGGCTGATACATGCTGCCGCGTGCTTTCTCTTCCAGCTTCGGATTGTTGAACGGGAAGCGATAGTTCAGACCGTCAACATCTGCCAGCTCATCGCTGTCTTCAAACGTGTTGCGGTCAGTCAGCGTGAAGTTGATGATCAGCGACTGAGGCATGTCGATTGACATAAGACGACCAGCAGGAGTGTTTTCACCTGGAGTCAGGAACTTAGCGCCGTCGTCCAGCGTAATGCCCAGAGGGTTTGCGCCGTGATTTGCTTCGCCCGCAGCCTGCACGATTTGCTCACCAACTGAACGTTCAAAATCAGTTGAGTCTTCTGCATCATCGTCTTCGGCAAAATCAGCATCATCGCCGTCCAGGTCTTCGCCGCTGTCTACAGAGAAGTACGCCAGCAGGAATGCCGCCAGCACATCACTATAGGTAACGTCGTTTACTTCGCTTGCGTTCAGGCCGTAGCTCAGCGCTGCGTTGTAGAGGTTGGTACCGTGCTCAGGTTCGCCACCAGAGGTTTCAATCAGTTCGATCAGGTCACTACGATCTGAGCCTGCATCGTACGGTACGCCAATCAGATCAAGGATGGTGCACAGATCTTCTTCTTCGGCAGTTGCCAGCAGGACAGCGATTTCTGATTCTTCTTCATCAGCAATGTCTTCTGGCTCATGAGTATTCAGGCCGTTCTCTTCCTGCTTGGCACGGAACAGCTTCATGATCTGAATGGTGTTCAGACCTTCGGTAGAAACGCCCAGCGCGGTCAGAGCATCGATACGCTGTTGCGCGTCAAGCTGTGCACCGTCGTAGTCAAAGGCATCGAGAGGATCTTCAAACGAAAGGGCTTCGTCTTCTTCCTCATCTTCGTCTTCATCTTCGTCGGTATCAGCATCGTCCGCATCGTCCGCATCGTCAGCTTCTTCGCTGTCTTCTTCTGCGTCTTCATCGGACGCGTCCAGCCAGTCAGAGAATACCTGCGCATCAGCACCGCGTTGAGCCATGCCGCTAACGATAACGTCGGACAGCATTTCGACAAACTCAGCTTCGTCGAGTTCACGCTCGGCGATGTTAGCCAGAATTTTGGCAGTCAGCGTTTCTTCGGTATCAGCGCGAAGGCAGGTGCCGCCCAGAATAAAGATAATGCGTTTCAGGTTGGCACGGTCATACTGCGCTTCGTCAAGCAGATCGGCAAAGGTGTCAACGGCGCTGAACTCAGCTTCTTCGCCATCTTCATCTTCGTCGGCAGCTTCTTCTTCGCCGTCTTCTTCATCTTCTGAATCAGCATCGTCGGCAGCTTCTTCGCTGTCTTCGTCTTCGCTGCTTTCGAGAAACTTCTCTTGCTCAGCCAGGAACGTCTCTTCGATGGCTTCATCTTCCCAGTCGGTCAGATCGTAGTTCAGCGCCAGCAGCGCTTCGGTTTTGTTTTCGATGGTCAGCTGATCAGCTTGATAGCCCAGGAAGTCACGGCCTTTAATTTCTGGCGCGTCGAACTGGTCATCATCAAGATCAACTGCATCAACTACTGGTGCTTTATTTTGTGGTGCCACGGTTTGTTCTCCAATAACGGAATTTGAAAAGGTTACTAACTGTCCCTGCATGTTCTGAATAACGAAGGCACGCTTCACGCCTTCGACCAGCACAAAGTTATTTGCGCCAGGCAGATTACGCCAGTTGATTACAGGCTGCTCCAGTTCTTCGTCGCTGATATCGGCAACACTTACAGTTGCATGTTGACTACGCAGAATTTCGAACTGGTTCTCAATCTCACGAACTACATTTACAGCTTGTTTGTTTTCGATGAGGAAGATTGCGAAAATACCTGCTTTAGACACGGTATCGTTGAGATCGCCTTCGCCGGTAACGTCGAACAATGCACGGCTCAGCAAGCTGCGCATTTCGTTGACAGTTAGATTTACAGAATAGCGAACAACCCGCGCGGTATACTTATTATCAAACGATTCCACCACACTGATTTCAGCAGGCACGCCACTTGATGGCTGAAAGATGTGCCAGGCAGAATGTGGCTTTTTGTTTTCAGGACCCACGTGCTCTAACAACTGCACCAGGCGGTCATGAGATTTGACGCCAGTAAAGTTATATGCCTGCAGGTTACCGTCACGGTCCAGCGACTGAACATCATCAGTGTTGCTGGTCGGTGAAAGAACTACGATGATATCGCACTTCTCGCCACCAGCATTTGCCAAGCGTTGAGCGTCTGCGCTGCGCTGTTGTTCCTCAGCACCAAAGCGCTGTGCTCCGCTGTTGTTAGTATCGGTCATTTGTATCTCCTCAGATAAACAGTTAAAGTGACCAGCAACGTCCTTTCGGACCATCGATGTAAGTCATTTCAGAATCACGCACGGCTGCATTCGATAACGTTTCGAATCCCCAACCGCCGAGAATGGTTTCAGTACGCTCCAGAGTATTCTTGACTCCAAGATACTGGTCGCGGTTTACAATGGTACCTGCATCTACCGCACAGAAGTGCGCGGAGGCTACAGGGCCTGTGCGTTCAAGTTCACGCGCTGCCTGCTTTTCGAGTTTATCCAGCTGGCTCAATGCATCACGCCGTTGCTGGAAATACTCTTGAGCTTCTGCCAAACGTTTAGCTTGCTTGGCTGTGAGGTCATCACGATGCTCATACTTGGTAACAGTGGTCCGCATAACTTCGTGGTGCTCACGATCTATCATGCGATGCTTTGACGCCTGACGTAGCTCTTTACTTTGCAGGTCTTCGAACTGGTCAAGCAACACAGTGTAGTCATCAATGTCCAGACTACGGCACATGCGCATCATCTTGAAAGCCTTTTCTCCAGGCCAGTAGACAATACCCATAACCATCGCGTACATACTGCGTCCTGCCAACGCTTTAGACTTGAATGTCTTTGGCGCTTTGAACTCTTTACGCAATGCCGTCTGAGCAAATGGAACGGGATACCCAAGAGCGCTGATCATAAACGCATCTACCAGCGTGAACTCTTTTTCAGCCACGTTGCTGTTCGCGTAGATCAACACAACAGGTATCCCGTCCGGTACTGCAAGACGCTTTTTGTAACCGTTTTCTTTGAGACCGATGAACCGCTGCATCTTCAACAACTGAGCCACATACTCTGCTGGTGGCAGATACTGCCAGTTGTTCAGACTGCGACGAACCTTGCGCTGATACTGTACCACCATAGTGCGAATGCTTTTAAGTGCTTCGCCGTTTGGGTCATGTTCAGGATTGTAGTCCCTGATGTACTGCGCAATGTCACGTTGCTTGGGAACGCCCATACCCAGGTCAAACAATGCAGCAAGCTGCGCACAAGGCAATCCCAAGTTGCCATCACGAATGGCACGAAACAAACGCATAACAGTTGTGGTACGAATACGCGGCAAGATAGGCGTAGTAATCTGTGACGGGCGGTTGTACTTGATCACACTGTGTCGCACCTTAAGCGCGTGCTGGGAGCTTTCAAGATACTTGGGTACCGCGCTATCAATTAATCGCCAGCCCACCAAATTCAAAAACGTTTGATGTTCCTCTGGCGAAAACAGTTCTTTATAAAACATTGCCACCCTCTGCATCGGTTTTGGCGTCACGCACAAACTTGTGTCCGTCTTCGTTGTCAGCTTCAACCCTTTCAAACAGGCTCTTAACCGTCTGGCGTAGTCTTGCGTCCGTACAGACATGCGCCCACGGAATGGCACACACTTCATCTGAGGCGTAATCAGAAGCAGACGTGTGCGGGATAATTAGTAATCCCAGACGAATCTTGTTGGTTCTACAATACTCGTTTACGTCTTTTACAGTTTTATGCAAGAGCTGCTTGTTGGCAGGAGTATCTTGCTCTGTGTCTGTTACGTTGGTAAGCCAGTGATAGTTTGCCATGTTGAGAGTCATGGTCTGACTCATCAACGTCACTTGCGTTCCGATGGTGCCGAGAATCATGTTGGCAATGTTTGCCAGCTTGTGGTTGACTTCTTCGGGACGCATCGGGCTACGGCTGATCTTAACTTTGCTCGGCTTCATTTTGAATGCTCCAGCGATTTACCGCGCAGTTGGTAGGTCTGCCAGATACTTTTTACAATATCTGACCAGTCCTGCTCGGTGATGCTTTTACCGTAGTGGTGTTTATAGGACACATAGAACTGGTCGCGTGGTGTACGCGCTCCGCCTTTGCGAGATACAAACAATGCTGCAAGTGGCAGACGTCCAGCTTTGGCGTCCATCTTGATTGACTCATCAAGAATGGCCCACAGGGCTTCTGCTTGATCGTCGTCTACTTTATCAAACTGCATACCAAACAATACTGGGCTAAGGTCGCCCCAATAAACATACAGACCCTGACAAGCCGCGAGTGTCATGCGGCTATACAGTTGAGCAAAAATGCCATTTACCAGAACGTCGTTGTGTTTTATCTTCATACGGACGCATCCAGTTCATCAGCAGGTGCCAGCTTAAAGTGACGTGGGCTGCCGTTCTGATTGAGAAGGGCATGAGCAAACAAACGCTCATCGCCGTCTTTCTTGGCTGGAGCGAACACTGTTGATACAGCGTCAATCGCTACCAGCACTAACTTGTTACCGTAGTCGTCGATAACTGTCAGGCCGGGCTTGACGTCCTTGTGAGAACTCATGCCCAGAGCCTTGCTCCAGAACTCACGCACTTCCTTAAGTTTCTTTTTGTGCTGAGCGGCGAACTTTGCTGTAGGCGGTACCAGACGGGTTTTGAGATTCTTGACCAACTGCTTGACCTGCTTGGCAGCAACATACGTCGGCTCTTTGGTAGAAGCACGTTTGCCTTTCTTCTCTACAGGCGCTTCACGTTGAGGCAGTACAAGACTCAGACCACCGAAATGTTTCTCAATGGACATAGCGTAAAACTCAGCGTCAAGCCCCAGACTTGTCAGCACCTGTTCAGCTTGCTTGCTGTTGAGCTTGATCTGGCCGTCACTGATAAGCCGCTTTAACTCGCGTGGCATCTGCTTAATCACAGATGTATCGGATGCGGCTTTACGATCACGCTTGCGTGTGGCTGTCTGTGATTTCTTGTCGAGCATATCAACCTCAATGCCCTCAGCTTTTGCTGCTTTGCGTGAACGCTTGGCGCTGGGCTGTTTCTCAGCTTTTTCTGTTGCTGATTTCAGAGCACGCTTGGACACACGCTTTGCGATAGTCTCTGGCGTATGCAGAGTAGCACGACGGCCGGTTGTCGCAGTCTCAGGCTCAACGAATTGCAGACGATCGAGGTCAACATTGATATCATCGAGAAACGCATCGTCACCAGACGCAAGGCCACGCTGTTGTTTTTTGTTGAGCTTGTGCGCGATACCACCGACAAGAACAAACTCACCTTTCGCCATAGCTTCTGGCAGTTCACGCAAAGTTTTGCCTGCCTGGACGATACGCGTTTTGTGAATCTGACCACCTTTCGCGTCAGTGCCGTAACCGTTGGCGTTGATTTTGTTGATGAACGTTTTAGTACCGTCAGCACGAACAACACGAGCATACAGCAGATTGGTGTTGGTCGTTTGGATTGATTTAGCCTTCGCCATATCGTAAGTCTCCAGAATATGAAATGAGTTAAGCGCCCTGCGGCGGGCGCCCGGTTGTTCGATTAGTTAGACAGAAGTTCGCGCAGGTCTTCTTCTGACATTTTAGCAGCAGCGCGTGGCTTGGCCAGACCCAGCTCAGTCACTTTGTCCACCAGCTCGTCGTGGTTCAGGTCAGAGAAGTCTTCGTTGTCGTCATCAGAGAAATCAAAGTCGTCGTCTTCGCCTTCCTCTTCTTCCTCTTCCTCTTCTTCGTCGTCGCCATCTTCTTCTTCTTCGGCGTCGTCTTCTGCTTCTTCTTCGCCCTCATCGCCGATAACAGCAGCGAAGTCGGTCAGCGTGTCAACGTCGGCTTTCTTGTAGATCATCAGTTCGCCATCTTCTGGGTCGATAACGATTAACGCGCCTTTGCTGTTGAAGCCGACGTATGCGAATGTTGTTTCGCCATCTGACAGTACCAGACCAGGGACCAGCACGTCTGCATCGATGCCCCACATATCAGCCATCTTCTGGTGATACTTGGCGGTCACGCTTTTGCTAACGTCTGCCAGATGCTGCTTAGTCACAGAGACGTAGGTATATTCATCGGAAGAATCATCAGCGACGTCCTCTTCTTCTTCGTCCTCTTCTTCCTCTTCCTCTTCCTCTTCTGCCTCTTCATCGTCCATGACCAGCTCATACTTGGACAGATTGACAGAAGTCACAGGACGGAACTTATCAGTTTCGGCGCTGTACAGATACGCAGTGTCTGCATCATCTTTCGACGGGCCGCAGTAGATGAACTGGGCTTCGTTGAGTGACAGCACGGTGCCCGGCAGGAACTCAGCAGCAGGGATGCCATACGCTTTCTTGATCGCTGCGGCAAGTTTCTTGCCAACAGTCTTGCCGACTTTCTTAGCAGCACGCGCAACAACTGCATCGTCCAGCTCTACGTCAGTGCCAGCTTCTGGCTCAGGCTGCGGCATGGCGTATTCGATGCCCAGCGTGACGTGAATCATGTTCGGCTCAGCGAACTCTACGCCGTATTTCAGATCGTAGTCGTTAGCTACAGGCGTTGCGTTGTCAGTGTTGAGGCGCAACAGTTCGTTATCTTTCAGGTGCTCAAACAGGCGCTGCGCCAGAGAGGTAGCAAAATCTTCATCGACTGCCTGAATCATTACAGGCTCAGCAGCGGCTGATTTTTTACGACGAACGCGAGTGCGTGGCTCGGCAGGCTCTTCGGCAGCTTTTGCCTTGCGAGAAGGCTTGACGGCTTTTTCAGTTTTAGCAGCACGCGGAGTTTTAGCGGCCACCTTAGTGGTCTTGGCTGCTTTCGAAGTTTTAGCAGCAGGCTTGGCAGCGGTTGCTTTACGCTCAACATAACCTTCGCCAGTGTCAGTCAGTTGCGACATAGGCAGCTTTTCGATTTCAGCAAAACCACTGCCTTTCTTAACGACGCAACGGGTTGGGATGCGCTTGGTGCCTTTGTCGTGCTGATAACCACTAGCGATGGCGCCAGTGATTTTAGCTTTGGTGCCGTCCAGCAGAGTGATAGTTTTGCCAATCAGGTTAGTAGAAGTTTCGATACGAGCCATGTTAATACTCCTCAGTATTAGTATATGCAATGTGTTGAGCACTATTGCTCAACTGTTTATATGGTACGATAAAGACTGGTCAAACACAACAGCTATTTTGACCACGCTTTTGCACAGAACACAGACTGGTTGATGCTCTGTAAAAAAGTGACTGCTTATCGCCACGCGTATCATCGGACATAGAGACGATAAGCAGTCTAAGTGAAACAATCATGGACTATACCTTTGTGAAGCGCTCTCTCGCAGAACACTTCAAAAAAGAGCCGGCACCCAATGCAACTCTGTATCTTGGGGGATGTGGGTAAGCACAGGGGCCAGCAAATCGCTTGCAGTTTATAATCGTGGCACCTGATGCGATGCCCTCTTATTTGTCAGGAATTATTTATCGAGATATTTCATTGACAGACGCGACCAGTTTTTGGTTTGACTGAGACTTAAAAAAGCATAGTCGTCAGTGCCAACTTTAAACATCAGCCAATCAATATCGTGAAAAGAACGCTTGAGCTGGTCAACATAGTCGTCAGGAAGATAGCGATTATGACCACTCAGCAACAGAATGTTTTTCTCTGTCGTTGAAAATCGCGTACAGGACTTACCTTTGATCCCAAAATAATTTTGGGCGTTATGCACCAGCGACTCAGCAACAACAGCAGGAGTTTGAATAGTCATTATTCTTTCTCCTCGTCTTCTTCATATTCGTCCTCTACAGGCAGCAACGCTTCACTTGCAATAAGTTGCGTCAGGTCGCCTGTCTCTTTGTTGCGACGAATGCGGCAGCGCGTTACCAACGTCTCACTCGGAGGCGTTAAGATGAACATCCAGTCTGGATGGTCGTGCTCGACATACACCCACTGTCCGAACTCGGCAACGATTTCGTTATAGACCAGCACGTCATTAATCAACGTCGGGATTTTAGTGAAGCGCGTGTTTTTAAGATCACGCAATGCGATTTCAATTTCCTTGCGACTCACTTTGATAATGCCCTGTGAGGCGCTGGCTTCACTATCAGCCTTTGCTTGTTTCCAGCCGCGTAGAATAAACAGCACAAGATTCAACACACGTTCTTCATCGCGAATCTTAGTCGGCGATTCTAACTGCATAGCATTGCGACGAGGACCAGATGCTTTAGGCCCGCGTGAGATTTTCTTTTGCGCAGCGGCTTCTTGCCTTTCAGGAGAGTTCTTTGCAGCGCGTGCCTGAGAGAATTTATCTGCTGGACGAGGCTTGCGTAATTCTGGCATGGTTATTTCCTTTGCGGTTTAGCATGAGAGCACTGTCGGTGAAAACCGCGTAAATCCGGCAGCGCTCAAAGGGTATCGAACCCTTTCGCAAGTAGCCTTAAACTTCAAAGCCACTTGAAAAAGGAGCGTACAATCACAGGAATGTTGATGGCCGATTGTACGCCCAAAGAGTTGTCAGTCAATTACAGTACGATTCCTCACGTCTCATACTGCACGTCTATTATCTCACAATCAGTAACGTGATACAACGCGTCTTTTGTCCACGTATTTGTAGATTCTGATAGCAGGTTAATATTCGTCTAAATGCTGTCTTGAACAACACTTAAAAGAATGGCCCAAATTGCTGGGCCAAACGCTGCTTAACTATTCCGCAGTTCAATACGCACCTGACGGCCATGTTGTAAGCTGTCTACATCACGACGACGGTGAGGAATGCACCACACGTCAAGTGTGAAGCACAGGTCAGGAACAATGCTGCTCTGACTCTGTGGGATGGTAACTACTCGCTGCTCTTTCAGCACCTTGATAATATCGTTAACCGTTCTCATTTTCGGAGTTTCCTCTGGCAGGATTTAAAATGTTGATCACGTTGTTTTTCTGGCTGTGTCGGAATCTAAGTTCCTTAACACTTGGGTCTTCAACCAATCCCATATACAACACACGCAAGGCAGCAACAAACATCGCGCCCTGCTCATAACCGCTGATGACTTCCAGTTCAACAGCCTTGTCGAATCCATCCATGATAGCCATCGTCAACATCTTTTGATGTTCGATGTTAATGCCGTTGGCTTCGAACTCTTGGTCACTAGGCACGGTAGTAACACGCATTGCCATGCTAACAATTTTGTTGTCATGTACGAAACGCACATCAAGCGGGTGACCACCAAGATGCTCGGCAACTGTCAGATAAACACGAGCACCTGCAATTGCGATATCAATTGGAGCCACAGGTGTCTCGGCAAGAATGTTGCGCACCTCCTGAACAGCGGTGTTGATTGCAACTTGCGACTCGTCATCAAACTGGTGGTTCATAGTCTCACTCATTGTGCGTCTCCTCAGACGTTGTACTTGATAATGCCCGCATAAGCAGGCATCGGATGTTTAGCGGCTTTCTGTTTTAAACAGATCGAAGTTCTCAGGCATACACAGGAAGGTAGGAGAAAGCATACGCCCCTTGACCAACTCTCTGTCACGCGGGTCAAACACATCTACTTCGGTGTTTGCATCTGGCAGACGCAGAAAAATAACGTAGTCCAGATGATCACCGTCAGTCGCAATCCAGTGACCTTTGATTCGCTCATTTTCAGTCATTAAAGAACTCAGACGAAAATCATTGAGCTGGTGCAACACGTAGCCTAGATTGTTGTACTCGGTGAACTTGGGAAATAAGTTCATCGGTGCAAATACCACAGACTTTCTTTTATCTTCGGCAAGCAACAACAGCTTGGTGATATCAATTTCCAGGTTGTGCCAATCGTATGGGTCTGAATTACGTGCTTCGTGTTTCTGGCGTTCATTCATTCGAGTCACTGTGCGTCTCCTCAGACGTTGTATAGTGAGAAGGCTGAATGCCCTCCCACTACTATTCTATCAAAACACAGCTTTTTGTTCAACAGCTATTTTGACCAGCAATTTGCAGCTTTTAGTCCCACAGCTTGCATGAGAAATCAGTGTTTACCCACAGCCATGGACGATCTGGGCATTCTGTGAGCTTGCTACGCATGACCTCAATCCCCTCTGACGTGATAGCTTTGAGGCTTACGTCAACGATAAACGAATACTCCTCATACGTCTTGGTCTTTTCAAGATGCGCACGAAATGCGTTAAGTGCTTCGGCATTTGGCAGGTAAGCATAGCCATCGAACTTCTGACCGGACCAACTACTCGACTCACCAACAGCAGCAACGATAACAACGTTGGGTACGGTAAAAGCAACCGTCTGGGTGTCTTCACCCACTGCAACGTCCACCAGCGCTTGTCCAGACTTATTGGTACGAATCAGCTTTGAACGTGGGTCATAAGTTTTCATTGTGTCAACCTCGTGGTGATTGAGTTAATAGCCAGAGTCAGGGTTTCATACGTCGTCAACATGCTATCGAAATCTTCCTTGCTTGGGTCAACTACAAGGAAGCGGCCAATCATAGGCAGATCGTTAACGCGCAGGTCAAGACGTTTGTCCTTGTGCTTGAACGTGATCGAAGGAGTGGCGCCGTCATAGGTAAACTCGATATCATTGCTTACCATCGCGGACATGCCACTCAGCATTTCAATAAACTGAATAAGCTCGTGGCGTACTGGAGCCAGCTTGGCGGCATAGTCGGTACTAAAGGCATCGGAGTTTAGTCCACGACCCGCACCGGTGTGCATATACTTGCAGTATACCAAGGGCATTTCATCCAAGTCTTGGCCTGCATAGGTTGTAACAGTGTCGATCCCAGGCAGCACGATAGTCAGGCGCCCTGTGATGTGGTCACAATACAACTTCTTCCAGCTCTTGTGCAAATCAAGTTCCGCCTGGGCAGCGTCCATATCTGCCTGCTCAATTGCATCAAGCTCAGGATGGTGAATGGATTCTGCTCCGATTCGCAGTTCATGAATAGCGCGTCCTGTCGCTAAACTTTTCTCACGCCCATGAGGCCAGACATATGCGAATCGTCCTGTGCGCGTGCTTGCTTCTCCCAAGCCTGCGCGGTAGCTTGTCAGGTCAATCGCAACGGCATCATCGATATGGCAGTGAGGTGTATCTTCCATCAAGTTCTTGGTATGCACTATGCGACGTATCTGCAAAGTAGCAATGGCTAGTTCTGGTTTGGCGTGTGCGGGTATTAAGAGAATAGGTTGCTTGCGAGTGTGAATACCATACCCCTCACGGGATGCAACGGGAATTTGCAGCTCTCTGTCATTGGACAAACGGCAAGGAACGTAGATCAGCCAGCCTTCGTAAACTGGGCCATCAATCAACAGAGCGCGTGTGGTATCGTCGTGCTTGGGAAGAGAAACATGTTTCATTAATGTACCTTTGGTTCGTTGCTGTTGTCTTCTTCAACTTCCATGTTGTGATCATCGAGGTAGTCATTCATCAGCCGTTCTTCTTCCGCAGTCAGGCCATCAATGAGTTGCTTCATATAGTCGGCCTCAACACCTATGGCGGCGTAAGTTTCGGCAACCACGTTTTCAAAATCCTTTTGAGTCAGATTCTGCGACTCACACAGTGATTCCAAAACACCGATGCTGTGCATCATCATGACAATGACTTGAACTTTCAACGGCAGGTCTTTAAATTCCATCATTAAACTCCTTAAACAATGTACGGACACGGTCACTAACAAAAGCACGCAGCATACTGTCCACCAGCTCTTCCCTGACGCGACTATACAGCTTCTTGTCCTGCTTAAAGCCATACGAGTCATCATGCTCACCCCACGTGCGGTCACTGGCCAGCTTGACGGTCTCTTTGACTTTCTCACGCAGGTACTTGTGAGGCTTGACCTTCATTCGATAGGCCTGCTTCTCGCTCCAGGAGAGTTTGACTTCAAACGAGTTAGCGATCATGCCTGGCTCACCAGTCAAGCGAAACACTGCACGGCCCTGATCTAAGGTGAGTGCAATGTCGGCTACATCATCCTGCTCAGATTCCTGCAAGGACTCCCGCAGCAAATGTTGTGTGAGTGGAATGTTCGCGACGATTAGCGCGTGGAGCTTTTGGCGATTTTCTTTCTTTGACATTTTTGTGTTCCTGTGCGACAAAGAGATCATAAGTTGAATGACTGACGGTGAAGCCGAGATTTCTTTCATTGGCCATGCGTTTCAAATGACGACAAACACGACGCAACATATACTGCAATTCAGCCTCAGGCTTGATGCCGATTGGTCGGACGTTAACGATGCAAGCTATCTGGTGACCCTTGCTGGACACGCCAGACAAAGTACAGCGAACCACGTAAGAGCTTTCAACGATGCGTTCATGCATAGAGATAACAACGTGGTGCATGTCCGTCACACTGTCGATTGATTCCGGTTCGCGGGTAACCGCACGTATCTCCACAACAGCACTAGCCATCTGGTCATTCATACAACCTCCTGTCTGAGAAGAAAAGATTAAAACTTGTGTAACTGCTCGAACTTCATGGTGCACTGGAATTGATTGCACACGCTTTGGACTGCGGAGATAGCAGCAGCACAGGCATTTTCAGGCAAGCCTTCGGCGTAAACATAGAGTTCACCGTAGATAAAACTCTGTACGCCAATGACTTCCCGCCATGTGACAGTTGGAGAGGATGTTCCTCCAAACGTCTTCTCCACAATACGCTCATTGAGAAATCCCACCAGCTCACCAACACGCTTGCTGTTCAGGCGCATATCGTTAACGCGATCAGCGGTTGGCTCAGGCTGCGTTAGATGAATACCGAACTGACCAATGTGCAATACTTTAGGCATCTAGCAACTCCATGAACTCTGTGTCTTTACGGTACTCAGGAGCGACGAATGTCCAGAGTGAGGAGTATTTAAATCCGTTCTCATCAGCAACACGGCGCAGCAAGTCCTGCATGTGGCAGTAGTCAGCGCGGAAGCCACCCATATCCGTCATATCAGAGAACAGCAGGATTTCTGCACGGGTGCCTGTGCTGGTGATTTCGGTAAAAGTTAGACAAGCGCACAGGCCACTTTCGTCCGTCATGCCTTCACTGTGCATTGTACGGTGGACATTCATTTGCAACATGCCCAGATGTGCCTGATGCTCACGGGCATTACTGTATCTGTGTTCGTGAGCGCAATCACCAAACGCCTTGAGATTTTCCTCAGTCATCGTGAACCATGCACTGAGTTGAACAACTGCCTTACGCCGTTCATCAAACTTTAATTGCTTGCTCATGTTACTTCTCCTTGCGCTCATAGATTGGGTTAACAGCTTCAACGATCATATTGTGGGATTTGAAATACGCTGGCATTTTCTTTGCCAAGAACAGGTCACGCAGTTCCGCAACTTCATCCGCATTGTGTACGGAGCTGGTTTGAGTGTATACCAGCACACGCGCACCGAGTGGATCGAGATACACAGGAATGAATGCGCATTCGAGAACATCTGCCTCGTTCAGGGCTGAGATTGTATCTGCCCACTGAACGTGACGTTCCATCTCCTGAAGGTACATGGTGGCATACTGCGCATAGCCTTTAACATCGGCGGACAAGTAATCAGTACGGAAGCCCAACTTGTTCAGTTCTTTATTCAGGCGTGCATAGGTCGGCTCGGTACGAATCAAGATGATTTCGTGGACGCTAACGATATCCTTGCGCATGGACAAGGGGCTGGTTGGACCAGAATGAAACAGGCTGGCACCAAACATAGTCTCGGCGATCAGCGTTGTTTGACGGCGCGTTTCTTCACGGCCTTCATAGTTGGCTGCCACGTTACGCATATTTTCACGGAGTTCTTTTTTCATACTTACCTCTAACGGAGAATTGATTTGCGCTGGCGAGCCAGACGCTTGCGAAGAATATCAAGTTGTGACTTTGGCTTTTTAGCCTTTCGTTTAGCACGCCAATCATGAATCTTGATCGTGCGATAAACGATTGTGAGAAGATGAGCACCAAGCGTTATCATGCCCAGCACATAGAATCCCATCTTGCTCAACGTGAGAAGAATGTCCACTATGCAAGCCCTCTTTGTGTTGAGCTTTTATTATATCAGGCGCAGACCTCGTATTCTACGCCTATTATAGCCAGTTATTTGCTGTTATCAGTAGCGTCGGCATCAGCCGCATACGAGAGTAAGTGAACTTCATGCGCACCGAACTCAAGCTGCTGGCGCATAACGTCCTGCGCCGCTTGAGTGAACATCTTGCAGGTCTTGATAAACGGCATACGGTCTGCAATAAACTCCTGACGAGTGCAGGTACGATACTTGTCAAAGCGAATGCCCATTTCAAGGCGCAGGTTATCTACCACAGCCTTAGCCGCAGAGTCCTGCATTGAATACAGGATGTCCGCATCACGAATGCACTTCTGGTAGATAGTGTTTGGTTGCATGTCGTCTGAGTACGGGAAGCGCGTGATACGGATGTTGCGTTCCACTTCTGCAATCTGCACACTGTCCACGCTGAGGAAGGTCAAGGCGTAAGGGTGCTGTTGCATCATGGCGATCAGTGCATCAATTGCCTGAGTGATATTGTAATCGTCGTCTTTGCGGCCCAGACTGTGGTTCATGTCGTGAATCAGACAGGCAGCCATCATTGCCTTGCATTGATCGTAAGCCCAGATAGCGTCGGGACTTTGGAATGCCTGTTGATAGTAGCTGCGATTTAACAACCAGTAGGCGATGGTTGCCATTTCTTTCATGTGGCGAGTTGAGTGATAGTTATAGTGGCTACCACTTTTGTTGTTCTTGACAACGTACTCCCACATCTCCTCCAAGCCAAGATGCATGATAGCGTGGTCGAATACTTCATCGATCTTTTGCTGGAGCTGGAAGAAGTTCATGCCTTGAATATTCATATCGTTTTTCCTGTGAAAAGTAAAAAGGGAGACCCCGAAGAGTCTCCCAATGGACATGCTTAGTTTACAGATTGCAGACGCGCAATCTCAAGAGTGCTGCGACCACAAACGCGATACTCAAGACGCTGAGTAGGCGATAGTGGATTTTCTTCAACGAACTTTGTGCCAAACAGCTTAGAGCAATTCAGCGACCAGTTAGCACGGTTGTTGCGTTGCTCTCTGGTGGGACGAACAACGATGGGTGCCAAGCCATAACGAATAGCAGACAATGCCAACTGAGCAATGATCTCAGGTGTCAGTGCAGGCGCGTGCTCAACAGGAAAGTTGAGTTCATCAACGTGAGGCTCGGCAACAGGAACACGACTACAGGCCCGAGTAAGAATGCCAATCAATGCAGGACTCAAGTTAAGTCCAGTCTCGGTGTCGGCAAGAACATCTTGCAATGCGCTTTCACTGTCCATGACAGGCACGGCGAAAGGCATGATGTTAGGGATGTTCTGGCTGGCATTGATAAAGCCTGAGTACAGACGTTGCATGTGCGGGAAAGCCTGAACAACATCAGCACCAAACTCTTCCAGCTCGGCTTCGCTAACGTTATCGACCACGAGATTGAGTAACGCAAATTCCTGAGTTGGTGAAAATGGACGCAGGACTTCACACTGTAACAAATAGAGTTGTTCTAAATTGATTTTCATTCGTTGCTCCTCAGATGGACCTGATTTGTTTGTTGTATTCCTGCTTAACCGTAGCTAAGTAGCCTCTTGCTCTTACGCCTTTCTTGTATGCTGTGATTCCCACATTGTAGGCTTGCACTGCACACCACTGACCCCCACACTGCTTTGAGTAGTCACTGAGTATTTTGGCTGCCAAGTCGATGTTCTTGCGATAATCGTACATGGCTCGGGCCGTTGTTCCGTGTTGAGACGGAATGATCTGACAAATGCCTGTTGCCCCACTACTGTTGCGTTTCCTAACGCCTAGATGAGACTCTGCGACACACATTGACAGCAGCAATCTTGCGCTTACGTTGTACTTCTTGGCAGCGCGATCAAATTCAAGGCCAAGGTCTTTGGGCCGCGGTAAATGTGAATAAATAGCATTGAGCCGCTTGTGACTTGGTGATGCGGCTAAGGCGCGTTTAGCTTCTCGCTGTCGCTCCTGTCTTTCTAACACCTGTAATGCAACTCGGTTGGCAGGGTCCAATGATACCGAGTCTTGTAGGGAGATATTGTTGTTGGGTTCAGTCGAAAGACTTGCGTTTGCCTGATAGCTGACCACAACGCTGTAGAAACAGAACAGCATAGCAGCTAGTGTCCAGATGGTGACGTTCAGGCGTCTTATTACCTCGTCGGTGCGATTGTTGATGATAGTTACCATTGAAGAAGTGTCTCCTAGTGAAATCGGCGCTAGGACCTGTCTAAAGAATCAGGCCGTAAAGGTTTTTGAATTTGGGCAGCTTCTCCACGTGGTCTAATACTAAGCAGTCGAAGTTATATGGATCAATCCAAATCACTGTATAACGAACTGCGCCTTTCTTGGTCTTTAACTTGTGACCAAACAAGTTACCTAGGAAGAAGCGCTGTTTGTGTAGCAGGCGCTGACTCTTTTGGTAGTAATGCTTAAACACCTCACGGTGGTCATTGGGCTTCTTGGCACAATGCAGCAAATAGGCCCTGAGATTCACAAGTGGGCTTGGACGTTCTCTCGGCAGTAAATACTTTTTTGGCATAGTCTCGTCTCAATACTCATATTTACACCGATTGGTGAAATTAGTAACGGAGTACGTGCGCCCCGCAAGACGCACGGTATCAGATAATGCTTAAACGCGTGGCTTGTCGGTAGAACCAAAGCCACCATCACCACGGCCAGTCTCAGGCAGTTCGTCTGCGCTGACCAGCACATCGACCAGAGGTACTTCGATAAAGATCATCTGGCAGATAGCTTCACCACGTTTGAACTCAAGAGTGTTGACATAGCGTTCGCCGTTCCAGTGCTCCAGAGATTTTTTCTCTGTACCTTTACCACCGAGGTGGATAGCTGCTTTCCACTCACCGCGATAGTCGCTGTCGATAACACCCAGAGTGTTAGACAGTTGCACGTTGTACTTGGCGCCTGAGCCTGAGCGTGGTACCAGCACAGCAACATAGTTGGTACCTTCAGGACAGATCAGTGCTGCTTTGAAACCCAGGTCAAACAGATGGGTCTCTTCGCTGATAAGCATATCTTCCTGAGCAAAGATATCCAGACCAGCAGCATGGGCTGAGCCGCGCTTCGGTGCGATGAAGTTTTCGATGTTGCCAGTTGGTTGGATTTGAATCTGCATCTTTGTTCCTTAATACAGTTTGATCATTGTGACAGTATGAGGCCCAGTTTTGTTTTCATCCTGAGCGAATTTAAGGTTTCGTGCCGCTTCATCAGCAGCGGACTTGTTCGGGTAGTCAACAACAATTTGACTAACACCAACACCACCAACGTTGTTGTTCTCTCGGCTGGTAATGATAAGGATTTTATAGATACTCATGATCAATCCTCAATCTTAACGTCGTAGCTAACATGGAACACCAGGATCACATCTGGGTCCGCCATAACGTTGCGACCAAAAGTCGCTGTGACTCGATTCACACCACGAGAGTAGGCAAAGTTAAGCACGGCAGCCTGTACTTCGAGTGGTGAGTTCATGTAGCCAACATCTTGGCCCTGACCGTCGGCTGTCATAAGACTAACGTAATGCGTGTTGTCATCGGCAAACAGCTTTCTGAATTTATCGCGGTTGGTTATAACCATTAGACTGCCCTCAAACGTGTTTATACTGGCATTCGTGTGCGCCGATATAGCGACCTTCATGCGCACCCGACGTGATACGGAAGACAGTGAACGGACCTCGATCATAAACGAAAACACCTTCACAGGCATAGTCACCGTAGTGAAATCCGATTTGAGTTGTTTTGCCTTCCCTGCAGTATTCAGGGCGCTCACGAATGAACTGCTCATCTGGATATTCATCCATGACACGCTGTGAAATGAAAGCGTGCTGGTCTGGGCCAAAGTTCATACTCAGAGGCAAAGTCTCACCGTCAATACGCCAGATAACATCGTTTGGGTCATCACGGTCACGACGAACAGCAACAGCAGGAAAATTACCACGCCGCGTCTCAAGCAGTGACTTAACACCAACGTCACGCGACTGAGCAGGAAAGCTGTTTGCATCAATACCTTTAACTACGCCCATCAAAGATTCTCCAAAAAGAAATTTTCTTTATGCTGATCAGGCATCTGACCAAGCGCCCACATACCGAAAGGCAGCATACCGCTATCATCCGGTACATAACCAGACTTGGGTTCAGCAGCTTCAATAGTTGTTGTAACCTGACCACCAGCATCAAACAACATAACATTACGCGACAGGTTATCGATCAAGTAATAAGGTACCCGATAGAATCCTGGGAGTTCCGTTTCTTGAAATCCCAGAGCCTGCAAGTGTTCAGCCGTGTACATGTGAGGCCACAGGTACTTACCGCCGAGACACTTTGAGATCTCTTCTTCGATGAACAATTCAAGCATCATCAGGCGCTGGGAGAAAGTCATTGAGTCTCCCATTGGGAACAGTGCCTGATGCAGACCGCTAACAAGCGCACGGGTGCCTTCTGATACAGGCTGCGTGTTGTTTGGATTGTCGATGGAATCACGCGCACGCATCTGAGAGGAGTAGCAAGCCTTCCAGATCTCTTCTGGCGGTGCACCGGCTTTTTTGCCTACATTAAGTGCCGCACGCACATTAGTAAATAAGTACAGCGCCATCCAGTCCATAACAAGTTCCTTTGAATTGTTCACAGTTTGTTTTTCCCTAGTGTTGAAAAGGGCAGACCCGCAAGGCTGCCCAAGAATGTTTAGATTGCTTCGTCCAGATCATCTTCGTCGATAAAATCGAGAACATTTATGCGACGGGCTTCGTCCAGCGAAACTACCTTGCCTTTATACATCGGATGCACAGGCTGTGAAGCACGACGCGCACGTTGCGCCTCTTCCCAGCGATCATACTGAGCAACAATATCTTCCTCAGCATCAGGCTGGCGTGCTTCCCACTTACGCAATGCATCGACAAAGGCTGTCATGTCGTTGTATTCAGAGAAACGTGGTTCTGGATCAGGGTTAGTTGCAGCGGGTGGAGGAGTACCGGCAGCTTTGTTGATTGTATCTTCATCAAATACAAAGTGACCTGCACCATAACCAGCAGTGGCAGCAACGACAGGTACGGTTGCTACAACACCAACACCTGCCAACATGCTATCACCACCAACTAATTTGCCCAGCTCTTTCAAGCCGTGTGTGATAACAGACGCATTATGCGTTGAATCACTGCGACCTAAAAACACAACTGCACCCACAACAGCGCAGGCAGTCGCAGCACCTGCACCCACAGCTAACAGTGCCTTCTTTGTTTCTTTTTTCATTACAGCATTTCCTTACAGTTGATTTAACAGATCACGGACTTCGTCGGATATAACGTCACGCAACTGAGGGTTGTACGCATTGGACATGCGTCGTTCCAACAGTGTTGTACGAATAGCCGCTTCAACCATGTTGTCTACAACATCCTGAGGATTACGTCCGCGCTGAATGTCGGCAATTACATGCTCACGAAAAGGAAACAAGGACTCAGGTCCCATGTCTTCTTTCATCAACATTACTTGGTAACGGCCGTGATTTGCGCTGTAAACCTTGGTCATCGAATCAACTGCTTTTTTGCGAGAAATTGCCATCTGAATAGTCCTTCATAAAACGCTTTCGCGTTGATAGCTTCGAGAGCTATAGTGTAGTATGCAGCGACGATGCTGCACAGCTAGTATATCACAGACTGGCGTTTGCTACTAGCTGTGTTTCGTCCACAGATTTGCAGATTAGATGTCCGAGTCGCGGCTCTTATACGAATTGTAGAGTTCACGCACCTCATCGTCAGTCATGTGACTTAATGCTGAGCGATGTTTAACACCGGCGTAAATGAGCTGGTTTGCCATGTCTGTACGGCTAAGCAATTTTCTGGCCTTAGTCTTGCGAGCACGCGTAGCACGAACAGGCTGAGGTCCCATAGATCCCGTATCAGATGGGATATCGATTTCCGCCACTTCATACAGGGCTGCACTGAGTTCCAGCAGTTCGCGAGGCAGCAGGTTACGGACACAGTGTTCCTGTGTACGCCACACAATACTAAATCCAATACTCGCCAAGTCTTCAACGTCTTGAAACAGGGAAGACTTGCTGGTGTTACGGAACTGAATCGTCTGCACAACAGGTGTACCATCTACTTGTGGAAGAAACACACCGCGAATCTCATTCACATCTGGAGCGTTTTCAGATTTGGAAGTAAGGTAAGCACTGAGGAAGGTAACGTCGTCAAAATCGTCCTCTTCATCGTCCACATCTGGATCAACTTGGTCTGGACGAGTTACATTGCGATACGGAGACTCAATCGCATCAAACGCCGCAGATGCATAACCGCTATCGTTGTCAGTATCGTAAATGTTGCGGAACAGAGGCACGCTGCGAACACGTAGACCACGAAGGTCATCTGTCAGGAACAGTGAGATAGTTACGTCGTCCACAACATTCATGTCGTCGATCTTGAGCGAGTCGGCCAGACCATGTGTAGCAAAATAGTGACGTACAGAATTGGCTAACAGGTCAACAGTGCAGTTCAAGTCCAGCTCCTGGCCGTTGAGTGTTGCGTGGCGTGTGATAGCAATGTTACCCAAGATGCCATAGATGTGAGGCCAGAAGTTGGGAATTGCTTGGCTGATAGGCAGACTGGTGTAGCGCCACACGGCTTTGTCGTAGTAGTTGCCAGTCAGCAGTTCTCCCAAGTGGTCTTTGATAACCAGCAGGCTCTGCTCCAGTGACGCAGCAACTACACAGGCACGACGCACTGCAATCGGTGGAAACAGTTGATGCACAGGTACAGTCTCTTTGACTTCGCCGCCAAACTGACGAATGCGAGTCTCAGGAAAACTGGATGTACGCATTGAACGTGGAGTGATATGCCACAAAGCTGCCAGCAGCATCAGGCTGTGGTCAGCACGACCATGACCGATATCCTCACGGCTAAGCATCAGGCCACTCAGACGATTACGAGCACGGGCACGCAAGGTATCCCAATCAACCGCTTGGTCAACCAGCGTCTTGTACGCGGCATTCTCACGTTCGCGCATTGTTTTTTCATTCAGGTTATTCGGTTTTTTAGCCATCAGTCTATGTCCACCATTATCTGTTTGTCATCGTCGCGAGACAGCAAGGCATCTTCACTGAGCTTTGCAAAGTCTCGAAGGGGGTTGGAGCTTTTATACAGCACTACCAACACAGCAAGCACCTCTTCCGAAGTGCCATACTGATTGTTGTTAATAAGGTCTCGCACAACACGCGCAAACTTTTTATTGTTGATGTTGGGATTGGTCTCAACAGCCAATCGCAGAGTTGTGATCAAGCTATCGAACTGGTGTATCTCATCTTGATACACCACATGCGTTCCAGACGCGGCGTGAGCCTTGTGCTTAATCTGTTGTTTTAGCTTTGCCTGCATATTCCACGTACTCAAGAACTTGGGTCAACAACAGGCTGCGATAGGCATCACGCCAGCTATCCTGTAATGCAACCGCGTGATTACATCCCAGCACGCGGAACCAATAGAATGCCTCTTGAACCGTCACTTTCTTATCTTGGATTCGCTGAGGCAAGATCGTCAGGCGATCTTCAATCGACAAGTTTGGTCGAGGGCGTATACCAAACGCATACGAATACAGCAATGCATACGTGCCTTGTCGTGTCAGACGATGATACGAGTTGAGGCAGGCGAACGTGCTTAGACGATAGGCATGTTCACGCAGTTCACTGTCCGACATTTCATCAAAGCCTTTCTCTCGGACATATTCTTCCTGTGAAGGACGACCCCGATCCCCATACAGGTCATGTTGATAAAGCTGAACTTCGCGACGGCAGAAGTCATCCATACGCCAGTCAGGCTCTACATGAGGACACAGCAAACCAATCACATTATACGAGGCGTCATGCCGGCCTTCACTGTCTGAGTTGGCAAAGTACAGAACGTTGTAGTCACCCATCTGAATCAGTGACACATGGTCATAGCTTGGGTTCAGACGACGCAGGCAATTGGCCATCAGGCTGCGAGCATAACGAGAATACAGCGTTGCGCGTCCAATGCTGAGACTATCTTTAACCTGATGCAGGAAGTTTCGTGCGTGCTGATCAGTGCCAACACCTTGTTCTTTGTTGCCCACGCTACGGCGCAGTAAACGCAGCACGTCTTCTACGCGAAGAAACTCACCTGTATTGTGATCGACTGGTACCAGCCACTCGCATGAGAATATCTTGATGTGAACGTCAAGGCCGGTATTCAGTCCTTCAACAACAGGACGAATGCGTTGCTCAAGCAGTACGCGATCAGGGAAATCAGTTACGGTTTTGGTGTTAACGTTATGGAACATGATATTCTCCTTATTCGCCAACTACGTGTTTGTACTGGTCCAGCATCAGAGTCATAACACGCTTCTGGCGTGAGTATTCCATCAGGCTCTGATTGTTCATCATTACCATTTGATAGTCAGTATCGTCCTCACCATCAGTAACTTGCTGGAGGATGATACTCAGATACGGCTTGCTGTCTGTGACGCGCTGGAAATCAATTTGACGATCACCACGGCCCAGATCAGTTACAGCGACTTTGTCGGACATAACTGCGTAGCTGCAAACCAGAGGCCATGCAGGATAACTGTCGATGGTTGACTTGCTGGTGGCGAAAACGAGATTAGCTTTACGGAGTTGTTCATTGCCCTTGAAGTGCGCCTTGCAGTCACTGTCCATTTCGGAAGTGATTGTGTACGTGGGCTGAGACAGCGCAATCTCGCGACTAAGGTCGGTGAGATTTGAAACGCCGGTGGCGAGAGCCATTTGAGAGGCAGCGGTAGCAATAGCGAGGTAGGCAGATACAACAGCGATTTTAGAAAACATGTTTAGTCCTTGAGAAGAGGGAAGCATGGCCCGCAAGCCATGCAGTAATTGATATTTACACTATCCTATGCGCTGGGCGGCGCGAGAATCATACAGCACCCGTTCGTTAAATGAATGGACAACTAACCAGCCACTATCAACAACGGCATGTAACTTGTCCGCGCATTCAATGGCTTGGTCTAGCTTTTCAAAATCAGCAACGGCATCTTCTTCATAGCCTGCCTCTTGCATGGCGGGCCCAGCATACGCAAGGCCCTGAAAAGGTGTTAAACAGTTATGCACTAAGTAGCGGGGCATTTTCAGATTCTCCGAAGTCCGTTACAGTAAACGGTAACGTCTGGAGTCGTAGTTCAAAACTAAGATTACGAAACGCCAGCGTACCAGTGCGTCGATGCTCAAAGCGAGGGCAAGCGGCAACAACTTCCATTTTTCGGATTGTTGCAAAAGCTCGAATCTTGACAACATGAGTTGCGCCCTCTAACCGGTCTGGCCAAACAATGTCAGAATGTCTAATCACATAGAACATGCCTGTCATGTCGGTCAGGATAATAAAATCTGCCCGTACTAGCATGTTGTTCTTGCCAAACACAAACGCATCACCTTGATGCAGACGAGAACGGCTAAAGTCAATGCTGCTATTGCAGATAACAATCATTTTCATATCTCCCGATAAACCACAGTGTTATTTTTGTTAAGTGGTGCTACAGTTCCATTGTTCGATGGCATAGGTTAAAGAATCTTTAACTTACCTTCGGCAGTGTACACCTGATTGGATGCCTCGCGACTAGCAATCGATGCACATAGTTTTTGTTCAAACTCAGTTTGTGCAGGCTTTCCCTGCTGCTGGTGTTGTTTATGGCGTTGCTCAGTTTTCCTGGGGAGGTCAAGAAATCGAAACAGCGCCTGTATAGGGCTTACTTTCATTTTACGCCTCAGTCATTTGGCGCACCAACTCCTTTTGTTTGGCAGGGTTGTTGGGCGCTAGGTGTTTTTGAATAAGATTCACAATCTCGTTACGTTCACCAGTAAACGTTTCACGGAAATTGTCGATACCCATAACAATCCCAGCACGACGAGCAGCACGCTTAATCTCAGGTGCAATCTCCAGCACGTTAAGTGCCAGACGATACATGCGGCGGCTCGGCGGAACAACCTTGAGTCTAATCTGGCTCAGGTCAAGTTCGTTGATGCGGGACTTGGGTTTTTCTGACGGTGCAGTATACATTAAACATACCTCATAAAGCGTTTAATGTGACACTATCTGCCTAGTCAGATTATAGCATGTCCCGCCCACAGCATCTAGCGCTATTTTGACCAGTGATTTGTCGAATAAGGCTTGTCTAGCAATAGCAGCGTACGGGCTAGATTCTTTGCCTTTGACTCACACATAATATCGAACTGGTCAAACGTTAACGCCCACTCGTTGACTGCATCGTTGTGATAGTAGTCAGAGTGAGCACGCAATTTACCACGGGCAACGGACAGCTTATTCTGATCAGGAAGACGGTCACTAGGAACGAACTCAGGACGCGACACAGAGTAGTGCATGGTAGGACGCACGCCACGCCATGAGTCAATAACCTGCTGAACTCGGGCATCACTGGGCATGATGTATTCGTTGGTCATAACCCAATGATGATGAATGTCGAGAACAACAGGACAGATATCCGCCAGCGTCAAACACTGTTCAACACTGGAGGAGACTTCATCATTCTCAACCGTGAGCATACGACGACACTCTGGGCTGAGACGTTTAAAATTACGACGAAACTCAGTTGCGCCACCAGCACCTGACAGATGAATGTTGATCTTGAAATCTTGGAACTTCTGACCATAACCCATCTGTACGGCACACCATGTGTGGTACTCAAGCTCCTCGATTGCGTTGTCTACAACATGAGGCTTGTCGCTGGCCAGCACCGTGAATTGACCAGGATGAAAGCTAAGACGCACACCATGCCGACGAGCAACTTTACCACACATGGCCAGTACTAGGCTGACTAGATGGTTGACGTGTCGCTCATACAGGTGATGCACCTTGGGATGCGTAAACAACGGAAACAAATCGCTTGTGATACGGAACATGCGCAAGTCAGGACGCTGCTTGCCTACGTGTTCAATCATGCTGAACAAGGCAGCTACATTATGGCCTGCAATCTCAACCAGCTTGTCGATTTGCTGTTCAGGGCTGAGCTTTGACAGTTGGCTGAAATTAACTGAGCGGCTTGCAAATGGCTGCTTGCCACGGTAGTCGATATACTTGCAGGCGAAACCGAGTTTCATAAATTACCTATGCTTTAAAGTCTTCACGTATCATAGAATCAGTCTGAAGGTCCATCTGCTTATAGTCTCGCCATCCAACGTTGCGGAGAAACTTGTGAGCAAGGCTGTCACTACGGTCAGCATGTGGTATCAGGATAGACTGAACCTGAGTTGCATACTTGTCCATCAAACAACGACCAACGCCTTTTCTACGATGCGGCTGGCGTACAATTACAAAAGCCAAATACATACCGCGATAAATACCGATGACAGCTACTGGCCTGCTTTCAAAATAGGCAGCGTGAATAGTGATCTCAGGATTGCATACATGAGGCTGCATGAGTTCAACACATTCTTTTGCATCGCTGTCCTGTTGCAGGTCTTCTAAGAAAGCCTGAATGTTGTGCAGCGTAATCTCCATACAACGGTAGGGACTAGACATAGGTCGTGGCATACTTTTTCTCCAGCAGAATGCACAATGGGAAATCTTTTCAGATCTCCCTATGAGTTATTTACAGATTATGGTTTGCGTGGTGGGCTACTTACTGTTTCACAAGCATCGCCGTGAATACCAGGAACGTCGTCGCTCATCTTACGCGCTTCAAAGTAACGGTCCAGTTGCTGATAGCTGAGGTTGACGTAAGCGCTGACGCCTTCCAAAGCAGGGTCTGCTTTTGCCACATCGCTGGCTACACGATAATACTCACGCAGCTTGCGAACTTCGTCGTTGGTCAGTGGGTCACTGCCTTTCTGAAACTTTTTAATCAAAGGACGCAGGGCAATCGGATTTAGTTCTTTCACAAGAGTTTCCTTTTGATGTAATCTTGGATTGACTGGCCACCAGCTTTTGATTTCAAGCTGTCATATTCTGCAAGCGTAAGCTCCAGACGGACAGTACGCTTGTCAGGCTTAGCACTACGACTGGCACTTACTGCCACAGCACGGCGACGCATCTGGTTACCTGTATCGCGAATGGTATCCAGCATTTGTTCGATATCATCGCCGCCCATCATACCGATGGCTCGAAGTTCAACCGCAGCACAATTCCGCAGCTTTTCTCTGGACGCCTCACTTAGTGTACAGCCCCAGCCGCCTTGAGATTCAAGTTCATCAAAGAAGCAAGGGTCATAAAAGATATCACTAGCGGACAGGCCAAAGTTTGACAGAGTTTGTTCGATGCGTTTAATGCCCGCATCGATTTCAGACTGAACCAGAATCACAGCGTTTTCCATACCCGTATGCTCTCGGGCATTAGGCACAATCATCTGTGTCTCCGTGTTCGTGATCTTCACGTTCTTGGTATTCATGCTCCGGCTCCAAATAAGGACCTACCACCTGGTCAAACTTTTCAAGTGTTGTAGCGGCTTCAAGGCGTTCATCAAATGCACGAGGCAGTTGACGACCACATAGTTCCTGAATTACCAGCATGATGCTGAACCAATCAAGAAAATCACACTTGGCGTGCAGGTACTTGAGGAACGGCTCAGGGTTTTCGTTAATGCTGTTCGCGTCACCGTCAAACTCAGTTACCAGCTCGACAAGAAAAGCCTCATCAGACTTGCCTGAGGCGCAGTGCTCATAGATACGAGCGAGAATATGCTGTTCTACCATCTGTCTATTCCGTTTTCATCTTTCATTTTGAGAAGAGGTTTACGTCCCCAATATCGATGACCACGTAGACTGTGCCTGTGATCTTCTTGCGGAGGATCGTCGTAGGATTCAAGCGTTGCAAACATGTGCTCGGCTTCTGCTGGGTCTTCAAAGCACCAGCGATACTTAAAGCAAGTGATAGACCCAACGCCGCAACAAACACTGAGAGTGAAGGCAAGGCGTAGGAGTCCAATCCACTCACCTTCCTCCAGCTTGCGTACTTTGATAAAGCCACAAGCTGGGCTAAGTAAGAAAGACTCGACTTCCGTGTCGGTCATACCTGGAAATTCAGTGTTAGTTCTTGAATGCGAAGTCTTCGTCGTCTGCGTCATCATCATGTTGCTCTGGTGGATCTTGTGGATGGAGTTCGTTAAGAATTTCCAGCAGTACCATGTGCTTGGTGCTGAACATATTTGGGTTCTGAGGAATTACCTCATGTTCACGCAGATCTTCATCGGGCGCCACAATATGATGCAGCATGTGCTCCAGATCGCGCTGAGTTGCCTGTTGCAGCCACAGACGAACCTGCTCGGCGGTGTGAACGTGAATGTCAGCGCCTTCGGTAGAAATGATGTATGGAATCATAGGCAGCACAACATCATCACGCAATGCGTTTACCGCGTTGGTATAATTAACTGCCAGCACTTCGCTTGTTTCTTTAGGCTTGATCATGGCACTATCCTCTTCGTGGTCTTGTTCAAAGTCATAGCTGGTGGCGCAACTACAACGTCCGACAGAATCGAACTCGTTGCCGCAGCTATCGCAGGTTGTTTGATCTTCTTCGTCTTCGTCGAGGTCATCTTCTTCCTCGTCGGATTCCTCTTCGTCGTCATTGAGCGCGACGTAATCGATCAGGCCTTCACACAGGTGAAGCAGGACTTCATCGTCCTCACAAGCACCAAACTCTTTTGTGTAGAAGGCACCAACGCGCAGAGCATCGTCTTGATCGTTAACTTTTTTGCTCAACAGATACAACAGCTCCAGACGATTAGAATCTTCGATGTTGTTGTAGGAGGTGCCGAACTGAACCAGAAGATCGCGGAGCTGTTCTTCATCACACACGATCAGCATTTCAGCGCAATCGCCAAAGACACGCAAGATTTCTAACATTACGCCATCGGCATTTACTTCGTGATTATCAAACTGGGCTTTATCATTCGGGCGCATCTAATTGTCCTCTAGTAATGAACAGTTCGGCGTTTTCGTTAGTAAACCAATCGGCAGCGCTTGCCGCACGGGTAACGACTTCAACAGCGCGAAGTTCGATGGCCGCATTAAGAGCAGGCCAGATTTTTTCATTAACAACATACGCCACATAGTGCGGCTTGTAAGATTCCAGCACACTTCGACAGGCGCTGATCACTGTTTCACGATCTGCTTCGTTCGTTAACAGCATTGTGCCCTGAGTCAACTCCGCAGCTAACCAGTAGCAAAAGCGTTTAACGAATACAAAGTCTTTTACAATTTCTACGGGTATGCTCATGGCAGCCTCGACACTTCTTGCAAGGATGAGATTAAGCCTGACAGGTTGTGTGCGCACCATCCTGCCATACCGCTGCTTGTCTTTGGTAGCCTCGTGTTTGTATTGTTGGTCTAGGCTAGTTACCAACTCACGCGCTTTGCTGGTTGTTGCTTGAAGTTCTCGGCCTTGAGTTTCAGTTCCTCATCGATACGGCGCAGACGACGTTCACGTTGTTCAATCTCATCGCTGTACCACCAGCGACGGAATAAGGCAATTAAGCGTTTCACTATACGACCTCCTTAGTCGCAACTACTACTGCTATCGCTGCCGCTACTGCTCGGCGAATCATACGAAGGTGAGGAGTAGCTGTCGCTTGGACGACTACAGGTATCACTGTCACTGCTGGATGATGCTGCGTACACTGTGGCGGCTGTAGCAACAAACAGGGCAGTGTCATCTTGCGCCTGATATACAACGTTGCGAGGCGAGTCCGCTTCACGACGTTTGATCTGTGACATTCGGGCGGCTTGACGCATTGCTGGACTTTCCATACGACGGCGAGGGCGAGGCGTGTCGATACCAATCAGATGATCAACCTCACGCAACTCACGTTCAAACTCCATAACGTTCTGCTCAACGACAGGGAGTTCTTGAGCGTCCGTTGAGTTCATCGCATGAATCTCAGGATAAGGACGATTGCCTGTGGCAAGACGTGCTACTTCTTCAAGCGGAATATTCATGATGCACGCCACTTGATTGCGATTAAAACCCTGAGCACTGAGGTCAAGTGCCTTCTCGTAGAAGATGCCGACCTCAGGACCGATGTGACGATAATTGTCGTCAATGGAAATAACTGTGTGGTCACCGGACTTGGCTACAGTTAAATCTGAAAGTGGGATATTTCTCATTCGTCCTCTTCCTCGTCATCATCTTCCTGATTATCAGGGTCAGGAAAATCATCCATGTCATCGGCTTCGACTACAGGCTCCAATGCCAGCCATACATCGAACTCGTATCCAGCGCGGATATGTGCTGAGGTATTCGGGCCCCAGCCAACATCGATAAACAACTGAGCAAAGTCGGTCAGCAGGTTATCGTCACACACCAAGGACGTACCGAGATCGATAAAGATCAGAATGGTATCTTTGTTGATGTGCTTATAGTCTGGATCGTCACTGCGATTGACAATATAGTCAATGTAGTCAGGGTCCATTTCATTGCGCTGGTTGAGCATGGTTTTTTGAGACTTACCACCTGCCATGTTATACAAGATTTCGTTTACGTCTTGGACCTTGCGAGCCAGCCATTCCTCACGTAACTCTCGTTGCTCCGCCTGATGATCAGCGTATTGCTGAGGACTGAATGGAGTTTTAGCTGGCATGAAAAACCTCGATACTGTTTTGTTGCGTTTTGGGGTTTTGGTATTCACGGTAAGGGCCCTCATACAAGCCATTTAGGAGCAAAAAGATCGGCTGTGGTTAAATTGATGCAACTTGGTTCACCAATCTTTTTACCCAGCATAAGAAAAGCTATGGCGTACTGTTCCCCGCCATTTAGTTTGATGCCTGCACATTCTATCAAGCGGTGCAGTTTACTGCGACTAACTAAATACAAAGGGCGCTTCACGTTCAAGTGTTGCTGCACCGCTGCTTCAACATCAGGGCCGACCTTAATCAAACACGCCATAACTTTCTTGGCGTGAGGATTAGCATCAAGAGCCTGACCTAGCAGGCGTGTCTTGATTCGATGAAGTAGTTTCATTGTTACCTCAGCTGGCTGTCTTTGGAGCCACGACGGTTATAATAACTGTGGCTTGTGCCATCATGATCTGACTGGCACTCGACACAATACTTGGCGTTGGGCATTGCTTGACGACGGCGGAGAGGAATCTCACAATCACAATTCAAGCAATACTCGGAGCCTACGCCCATGAGTTGGGCACGAGCAAAATCAATCTCGTTATTGATATTGCTTTCGATGGTATCGTTAACGCCATCATCTTTTGCAAAGCCTACTGCCATGATTAATTCCCGCGGAAAGTACATGAGCCAGAAGTTTGGCGAAAGGTACAACTCCCGCCTTTAACTTCTACGTCTTTCTTTTTCTTTTTAGCTGCCTTCTTGGGCTGCTCATCTTTCGGTTCAAGATCAAACTCACGGCGGCCACGATAACGTTTTACCGCTTTAGCTGAAAGTGGCTTGTCTTTATGCACAGGCGTGTTGCGTGACCAGTCATAGTACAGCTTGCCGTCCATGTGGAATACCAACTCTGTGAACTCTGGTTCATCTTCGTTGGGTTCATACGCGCTTGCCTTAAGCCAGGCGAAACTGTTATTGATCCCAGGACTTTGATGCGTGAAGCAGCTTGGGCACGCTGACGTATTAGGACGGTCAGAACTTGGCAGCCAGTCGTCATTTAGCATGTCCGTCAGACTGCCGCTAAAGATCTCATCAAACGTTTGCAACAGCTTTGGCTGTTTGCGAATACGCTTGCGTGCCTCTTTCTCTTCCTTGATACTACCACGAGTTGCTTCGCGCCATGCTTCAACACTTTGACCATAGGTCCGCAGTTCTCGATTGAGTTTATCGTTGTTGTAGTCAATACGGAACACCACGTCTATCATAGGGTTGGCGTGCATGAAACGTTGTGCCAGGATGAATTCCTGTTCGATGTTACCAATGTTGTGCTGGTTAACAACAAAGTTAATGTGAAAGCTAACATCACGGCCGAGCTGGCGGCGAAAGCGTACAAGATCGTCCAGCGTCCACGAATACTCAACGCCCATAATCTTGTTTGCCATAGCACGGTCAAACGAATGCATGGAGATATTAAGGTGGCTCAGCTTGCTGCGGAGCATTCGGTCTGTATTCAGATCGAGAAATTTGAGCGTGCTGTTTGCAGACTCAAGGAAGCGACCATTTGTTGTCAGACCGACATTGCCGATGCCAGTACGCGACAAGATCTCGTCAATGGTATCGAACAGGAAGTTCATGCGCAGCGTAGGCTCGCCGCCTGAGATTGATACGTGGTCAACACGATCTTCGTTGTCAGTGATTGCATCGATAAGAGCTGCCTGCCATTCTTTTGGCTTGGCTTTCTCTTCCATTTCTTTCTCAGGACAAAAGCCACAATCAGCGTTGCAGGTAACAGGCAATACAGCGGTAAAGTTGCGTAGCATAGTCATGTTAAATTTTCCATGTATTAGTTTCACGGGGTTCCGATTTGAATTTACGGCGGAACCATTTTGCGTGACGATGTTCTAACGCTTCAAAGTTAGGCACGCCGATGATTGTGTTTTTATTGAGGTGGTCACATGCCTCAAGAATGTAGCGCTCATACATTGCCATGTAGCAATAACAAACAAAGCACACCACGCCAAACACACAGCCTGTCCAGAACCACATGTCTGGCACAGATTCTGGAGGAGGCACACGCCCATGAAACAACAGGATGGCGATCAGCAACGCAACGCAGTTACGCAGACGTTTTCGCCAAATCAACAACGACGAATAAAACGGACTGTGGTAATAAGGAATCATAATGCCCTCGCATTATCTATAGTTTACAAAATCACAACGTGCTTTGCGTACAGTACGGTTGATATACCGACGAGCGTTAACACGTCCATGTGCAAGGCAGTTGGAGATGGACGTGCCTATCTCCAATAATCCAACAACACCCACAACACCAAAACCGATGGCGATAGCAACCATCGTAAAATCAAGCTCGGCGAACCAGAAGAAATAGCCTACACACAGGCCCGATAAAAACGATAGACCTAGTGCAAAGCAGAACGCCCGTAAGATGCAGCGCTTTTGATGTTTGTTCATTGTGAAGTCCCTGTAGATTTGTGATTGACTGCCCTTGAATAAGTATATCACACGAGACTCCTTTTTGCAGCAGTTGTTTTGACCAGCTATTTGCTGAGTTTTCTGACGCCTTGTGTCAAGCTGTCTGCATAGCCATCGGTCATTTCAACATAGTTGACTTTGATATCAGGCATAAACATTGGAATGATGCTGTGGGTTGCGATAATGATCTGGACGTTGGGCTGTTTGCTAAACTCTGTCAGGTCTGCCCAGAACTTGAGTTGCGCATTCAGGTCAAGAGCACGTTCAGGCTCGTCCAGCAACAACGTGACTGGCGCATCAGACTTGGGTAAGATGTTTTGGTCCAGCCAGTTGACTTGCTTTTTACCACTGTCACGTTCATCACGCCATTCATGCTTTTCTACCTGTCTGCGGCCAATGGGACGTTCAGCACCACGTAGAATTTCAAACATGGAGGCAAGTACGTTGCTCATGCCCTGACCGCTCGAATGGCTATCTACCTTGTCGTAGTATTCAGTGGCGATCTTGCCCAAGCCATAGCACATAGCATAGGCACGATTGGGCTGCCCCATCGGGGTGAACTCAGGGCTGGCGTACATTGTGTACGGGATAGGTTCAGCCACAACATCGACATAAGGCAGGAACTTCTCATCCCGCCACGACCACTCCTCATCTTTTTCCCACAGTTCAGACATATAGCCAAACGTTTCTTTATCGAGGTTTGGCGTACCGAAGTTAAAGCACAGGAAGCGCTTTGCGATGGCTTCAAGCAGAGTTGACTTACCGCTGCCGTTAGCGCCCACCAGCATGTTCAGACCAGGCTCGAACTCAAACGACTTGTTGGTAAGCACGAGGCTGCGCTTGGGATTTTTGTCGTGGCGTATTTCCATGTAAGGAAGAGCCGCGCCGAATGAGATTTTGTTTAGCATGTTAGAGGTCCATCATGTCTGCAATGTTAACGTCGTAGCTCAATGGAGCCACAATGAGAGTACCAGTAGAGCCAAAGGTCAACAGCTTGGGGTACAGCGTTGTGTCACGCTCCAGCTCTCGGGCAACTGTACGGCGAATGTCTTCGCGCTGTTGTTCAGAGTTGATGCGAGAACACAGCACGGCGGTTTCACGTTGCTGCGCTTCTGCCTGCCCTGTTTTGTTTTTCACAACGTAACAGTGGTGTCCGGTCTTGACACAGGCAGCACGCTTCTCCAGAGCCTCTGACGTTGTTGGCCAGATCTCTAAAAATTCCTTGAGACGTGTAAACATTAGTTCTTCCTTCTTTGATACCAGTAGGTGCGAAACGATTCACAGGCCATTGGCGTGAGGCGCATAATAACAATAGCAGCAGCAAACATGAACGCCAGACCAAGAGGTTCATCCTGAATCAGACCGTAGATGCGTGCTGCAAAGTATCCCATTACTGAGAGCCAGACGAAAACTAACTGTCCGAGTGGTCCCTTAGCAAGTTCTACCATTTGTTACCTCCAGACGCATGGCATCGTAATCACGCTGAGGCAGAGGCTGTTTATCCATTCTGCGATAGTAGCTGCTACGTGCCAGCACATAGATGTTTCGGCAGTGAGAAATAGTGAAGAGACTCAGCAATTCAGGACCAACGTTACTGGTGGCCAGATAAGTTGCGTACTGACGCCACTCTGACAAAGGCATCTGCAACAACTCAGTTGTACCTACGTCACGTTTGAAGAACGCAGACAGAGAAAGCAGAAATGCTCTCAAGTTTTCACCACGCAAGTTTTGTGCCCAGCGATAAAACTGATAGTAACCCTCAGAATGCTCTACGTGCTCAGGGTCATTCATGCCAGACTTCTCGATGGAGTTCAACTGGTCTGGCGTGCGGTTGTCACAAGGAGTCGGAGAGATTGAACTTGAAACTTCTTCTACGCGAGGACTGTAGCCTTCGGGGAACATACTGTGGTCGCTGTAGTTGCCACTGACCAGAGGCATGATCAGCATCCAGTTGCTGAGATCAGCCAAGTCAAGATCGTCTGGCTCAACGAACTCACTCGGCATTGCGTCCATGTCGTACCAAATAGTGCTGCCGCCATTAGCGTAGCTTTCTTTGAATCGAAAACAGTCTGCGGCAGTTGCAGTTAAGCTACCGTAACGTACATTACCGCGACTGTCAGTACACAGGTACACACCTGTGCGATGGGGTGCATCTTGTCCTGAGACGAGTTGCAGTTCAATCTCGCCGTTCTGCCACATCAACACACTTTCCATAACACGGCCGAGAGAAGGACTTCTCAGACCATCAATTAAGACAACTGGAAGGGTACCTACTGTAGGTTTGATTGCGTCAACGTTGCCACTGTAGTTATTCATCTTGAGTTCCTTGTTCCTGTTTGTCGTCATGGGGTTCTGACCACGGACTGACAATGAAAAGTGTATAGCGAGAAGGGTCAACGTCAAACCACTCAACGAGTTCTTCGGACTTTGACCAACGTATTCTGCCCTCAGGCAATTTAGTTTTACCGCGTGTCTTTACGTCGATGCGTTTGTTGGTCCAAACGTCACGAACATACGCGGAGTAGATGTGTGGAAGCTCGGGGAGATCGTAGCTGCCGTCTTCTTCCACAAGTTCGACAACAGCCTCATAGGCTACAGGCATGACTCGATCATGGTGCGCTGATCTGCAAATGCACTCAAAACATCTGCAATCCAACGTGAATCAATGGCCGCATCGGTATATGTTTTTAAATGAGCCTGAAACTCAGGCGCATGAGCAACTTGTCCCAGCAGTCTGTTGCATACCCCAAAAGCAGACTGGTCAATAAAGTCCATATAAGGCACCCATGGTAGAACAGTTGCTTCCATGCCTGAAGCAGAGTACAATCCGAAACGGAGATAGGCATCAGGTTGTGGGACACTGGCATCCCAACGAAACTCAAAGCCCAGCGTGTAGTCTTCAATCTTCTTGTGCTGACGTTCGTTGGGATGAGTTTGCTTGGTGAACACGCGGAAATCAATGCGAGTAAACTCATCGAGGAAATCGTCGTTTGTTGCTTGTTGTGACCAAGTCAGTCGAATAGACGTTTCATGGAATGGGCTGGCATTGAACAGACTATCAATCTCCTCGCCAACTGCTTTGAGTGCTTTGATGATAGCAAAATTCATTTTACTCACCTTTAATTGGTCTACGTTGCTCTGCGGCTACTTCTGAAAATTCAGGACTGAACTCTATATCCATTTCTGCCGCCTGAACGTCCATGATATAGGCTTCTTCCTGACAGTTGGTGCAATAGCCGCTGCGGATTCGACAACCGCAATCAGCGCAAGTTGGATAACCCATATTGAAATCTCCTGACAAGTAACAAAGGGTGCCCGAAGGCACCCAGAGGTTTTACTTAGTTACCGATGCTCATACCGATACCAGCGACGGCGTCACTGTCATTAGCAAAGCCCAGACTTGCTTTTACAGAAACGTTGTTGCTGATGTTCAGGTGACCACCAACGGCCAGCGCTGTCTTGTCGTGGAACTGGCCCACGCCTGCACCCATGTTCCACTTGGTGCCTGGAACGTTAGGGATGTTAGACATTGCAGCAACACCCGCGATACCGCTACGATATTCGCTCTGGTCTTCGCTGCGTCCACGCTGCCAATCGTTGCGCAGGTTACCGACCTGCTGATCAGTGTACGCTTTCGATTTCTGAACAGCCTGATTAGAGTAGCTCTGGATGTTCTGATTGATGACCTGATTGTTGTAGTTGTAGGTATCTTGGAACTGGTAGTAATCACCAGCCAGGTTGTTGATGTTGGTTTCGTTGTTGGTGATACGCGTCTCATGGTTCTGCAACACTTTACCCTGGTTGTTGACAACAGTCTGAGTCTTTTTGATCTCAGTGGTGTTGTTCGCAATGTTGGTTTCGCTGTTGGTGATGCGCGTTTCGTGGTTAGCAATGTTGGTGGTGTTAACATTGATCTGCTTGGTGTTGTTGGCAATGTTGCCTTCATTCACCGTGATACGATTGGTATTCGACTGCGTTTGCTTGACGTTCTGAGTCAGCACATTGTTGGTGTTGGTCAGATCGTTGCGCGTGGTCTGAATATCAGAGGTGTTCTGCGTAGTGCGATTATCCAGATTAACAATGTTGGTGGTGTTGGTCTGGGTTTGCTTAACGTTCTGGTTCAGAACATTGTTGGTGTTGATGATATCGTTGCTGTTCTTCTGGCCGATACCAACTGCAACGTCCGCGGTGTTCTGCGCATTGATTGCAGTGTTCTTGGCGTCCTGCCCGATTGCTACACCGGCGTTGGCAGTTTGCTGCGCGTTGTATGCGTTGTTGTACGCATCATTTGCAACGTTGCCCACGTTCTTAATGTCGTTGGTGTTTTGATTGACTTGATTAGACACGCCATCAACACGCACGTTAATGTCGGTGCGGTCTTTATCAGTCACATTGACCAGGTCGGTAATGCGCTCACCGTTCTTGTTGACTTGATTGGACACACCGTCAACACGGGTGTTAATGTCAGTACGATCTTTATCGGTGACGTTAACCAGATCAGTGATGCGGCCGCTGTTGTCGATTGAACGTGCATCGGTAACAGCCAGACCAGTTTGCAGTTCGCCGATTGCTTTACCGTTCTGCGTGCCAGTTTTGGTATTGGCATCGATCTGCGTTTGCTGTTTAGCGTCAGTTGCTTTGTTGGCAGCCGAGTCACTTTTCAGCCAGTCAATCTGATGCTGTTGTTTCGCATCAACCGCTGTGTTTGCCGCGAGACCGGATTGCAGACCGCCAATGTCTTTGGAGTTCTGAGTACCCGTCTTAGTATTCGCGTCAATCTGCGTTTGCTGTTTCGCATCCAGCGCGTTGTTTGCTGCCAGACCTTTAGTGTTGGCATCAATCTCTTTTTGCTGATGCGCATCCCACACAGAGTTAGCGATGAGGCCAGCACCAACCAGATCAGCTTTTACGTTAGCGGCAGCACCCAGCGCAATACCTGCGTCGGCTTTATCGTTAACGTTGCTGATAGCGGCAGTTGTATCGGATGCAAACTGATTTGCTTTCGCAGTCAGGTCATCGATACGGCCGTTGGTCTGAGTTGAAACGCCATCAATCTTATCGTTGAGCTGGCCTGCAACTTGCTTGCCCTGATTAGCGAGGTCAGTCACACGTCCATCAACCTGAGACACATCGCCTTTCAGTTCGGTGTAGGCAGCCTGCCCCTGTTGTGCCAGCGAATCAACCTTTGAATCAACACCATCGATTTTGGTATTGAGTTGACCTGCAACTTGCTTGCCCTGATCAACAGCTTTGGTCAGGTCAGTTTTCACATCGGCGATTGCTTTGCCGTTGTTGAGTACCTGAGGGATCAGACCGTACACAGTGGTCAGTGCGTTGTTTGCAGTTGCGTTACCCTGCACCGCGAGATCGTTGGTAGATTTGATCTGGCTGCCCAGCGTGGTAGTAGCTGAGGTCAGTTTGTCGTTTAACAGCTTGTCGCCCGCATTGATAGCGTTAGTCAGGCTGGTGTTCTGCGAGTTCAGGCTGTTGGTCAGCGTACCAATGTCTTTGGTGTTCTGCGACACAGTGCCGCTGAGTCCAGATACTGTGGTATTGAGACCAGCAACGTTATTCGACAGGTCAACAACTTTACCGTCGATCACGGTTACTTTGCCGTCGAGAATATTCAGATTGGTGTTCAGACCATTCAGGGCTGTCTGAGTTCCAGTGTTGCCTCCGATATTGATAAAGCCACCGTTACCGCCGATGTTAATCAGACCACCATCACCGCCACCCACATTAATCAGGCCGCCGTCATACTGCGTTGTTGCATTGGCCGCTGATACGTGTGCCAGAGCCAGAGTTACCAGAGAAGCTACGATAGAAGTTTTGATTGCAGTTTTCATTTTTATGTCCTAGAGATTAGGTATTTTCTGTATACCGGTCTATGCCGGTGGATTGTTGTATTGCCTTTACTGCCACTACAAATTCTGGTGTTGGTGCTATGTGCTATCTATCATTTACAGTCCATCCCCCGCGGTTGTTGTTTAACGAGGCCACTCTGGTGGAATAGCCTCTACAAACAATTAACTGCGACGCACAGACTTGGACTGAATCACGTCATGCAACGTCTTGGGCTTTTGCGGAGGACGGTGCAACAGATCGCGATTGGCAACATGCTTAACTGGAGGCTGATGGTTGAGTTGCTTTTCAATGTCGGGCGCCCACTGATAGTCGTCGCGGAAGCGCACACTGATTTTATCGGGATGGTTTTCAGAGATCTCCGCGATGTAAGCACTACCCCTGAGCTTGAACTCAACGGTTTGTTCGTGAACCACAATGTCAGTGACTTTGCGAATCTCGATAAGATTGGTCATCATTGCTGTAATGATGCGAGTGCGTTGTTCTTTGTTCATCGTGCCTCCAACGTGCCATGGATTTCAGGATTGTATGCAACAGGCTGTTGCGGAAGTTCACCACCACGAGGTGTTACCCACATGTGGTTTATGTCTTGCATATCACGATCAACATACGGCTCAATGTGACAGAGTTGCTCGACACTGCGATCATCAACAGCGCGGAACACAGGAGTCCATTCGTTTGTCTCGTAAGCAAACGTCCACTGAGTCTCAGACCAACCCCGCAGGCTGAGAAATTTATCATCGGTCAGGTGTTCGTGATCGACTATCTGCTCGGTGCTGCTACGGTTGTCTGGGTAGCACACGTCCTGCACATAGAAACACAGAACGGCGCTTTTCAGAAGTTCAAGGTCACACAGAATTTCTGACAGACTATAGACGATGCCGCGTTGCGGGCGATTCATACATGCTCCTCAGCACAGTGATTATTGACAGAACGCCTTCGCAAAGACGTTCCAGCAATCCCACTAACGGAAGTGGTGGACTACAACCATGAGTCCAGCATGAGGCTCGTGGCCTGAGGCATCATACATGCCGCTGACGATATCCTCTTCGTAACGCACCTGATGATCGACCATCAAGTTAACAATGCTGCGATCAAACAGAGGCAGCGCGTCCTGCACATGCAGGCCCAGCATGATGTTGAGTGCCTGAGGACCATTGTAGGTCTTTTCCTGCATTTCATTGCAGCCCAGCTTGTTAGCCAGACTGCCGCTGCCCAGCGTTACTTCATAGGTGGACAGGAAAGGGAAGATGAAAGTGATTTGAGTTGATGAAGTTGCCATCGTTAGCTCCTCAGCTAAAGTAAATGGGTAATGCGATTAGTCTACCTTGTGCTCTTTGATGCAGAGGCCAACACTGACCATACCGCTAAGAGCAAACAGAAACACGCTGGGTAGAAACAGCGATAAGTTTTGGTTAATCATATTGACTAACACGGCGCCTAACAGGTTCACCAACACAAGGGTGATTGCTACCTGTTCATAACCCCGCAGCTTTGTCCAGCCTGCGAGAATTGCGAGATAGAATGCCTTCACGCTGTATTCCTCAGTTGACTCATGCGCGACATATCGAGGCGCGGCAGTTGATCACGCACTTCGGGTTTTGGCAGCCAGTATAAACTGCCGTGCTCAAGCTCAGTACCATGAGCATTAGGACATGGCAGGAAGCCACGATGTTCAAGATGCTTGCGTAGATGCGGCACCAAGACGTTTTCAACTTTGAGTACCCAGTTGTTGTGGATACAGTGATCGATTAACGAATCACACAAAGCAGCGAACACGCCTTTGCGCTGGAAGCTGGGCATAACGTCAATCGATGAAATGACTAACGTAGGCATTTGCCAGTTACGCTGAATGCCGCCCAGACCACGAGCATAGATGTGCATACAGGTCAGATGCGTCAGGTGCTCAGCAGCGTGTCCAAAGCCACCGCCTGTCTCAGCTCGGGCCACCAGCAGACAACACTGATCGATCACGCGTTGGATTTCAGTGTTGACCGTTTCCTCAAGACGTGTGCGGCTTGCCTGAGAGATACGATTATTTTGTGACACCCATTTTTTGATTTGCATAGTCCTTTCCTGATAAGTGGTACATAGATTGGCGTGCGTAAAAGCGGCGAGCCGCATCAATGGCTGCCAGTGCTTCCTGTAAATCATATTCCATCTCGGCTACAATCGTCCGGTTGCCTATGGAAATGACAACTGTGATTAACGTAATCAACACGACAAACGCAATAACGATTGTTGCGAAGACGGCCATGATTATTTTCCCCGGTGCTTAAAAGTTAATGAGAGTAGTTGTTATTGTGCTGCCTCTATAGTGTATCAGAATGTTCTGATCGATGCTACTCACATTTTGACCAGCAATTTGCAGACTACTTTGACCAGCTCAGTTCTGCGCGATGGGCTGATTGAGTAAGAATATGCTTATGCGTCGAACGGGCGTAAGCTCTGTGGTGTTCAGTCAGCGGACGCTTGGTATAGCGCTTAACATCAATGGTTAGCTGGCTGGTTGAGTTGCTGCGCACTGCAACATGGATGGAGGCCGCGTTGACCTCTGCCGCGTATTTGAGTTCGCCACTGTCTGCGTTGTCGATTACCAACAGCACAATGTTGGAAACACGGTGCATGTTTTTGTGGTACATGGAACTTAGCTCAACACGGCGGCGGAGCAATTGATTCTCAGTACAGCGAATGTATAAGATGGACATGGCTTATTCCTCTTCTGTGTGGCGCCTGTCATACTCTGCCCATTCCAAGTCAGTAATGGGTGTGGACTTGCTATCGTACAGGGGTCGATGCGACAAACACTCCAATCGACGGCGTTCAATCTCATCCAAGAGTTGCTTGCAGGTGAAATCTCGAAAGCGTTCATGCTGCACCCAGTTGTTGGGATTCTCTTTCACAGATACATACTCATAGGTGAACTCAACTTTATCATGCATCATAATCGGGTTGGCGATATGCCTTGTGTGGTATCGCCCGTTGTTCTTCATAAACGCCAAGGTCGATTTGGCTGGTTCCTTGCGGGGCTCCATCTTAGTGATATGGAATGTGTACTCCGCAGTGTCTGGAAGAATAGGGTGCAAGTTCTCAACAACTACGCGGCACTCTTTGACAGTGAATGCACGCGGAGGTCTGGTATCAGATTCAAGGATCACTCGCATGAATTGAATGTTCAACATTTCACGCGAGAATGCACGAATAGTGATGGGCTTGTCACACGCGCTTTGATGTACCAGCACCGTAAGGAGGTTGTCTTTCATTTATGACGTCCTCGTATACGGTCCAGTTCCTGACGTTGGTGCTCGTCATACTCATCCTGCTCTTGCGTCCAAGTGTCTGCATCATGCTGGTCCTGCTGCTCTTCCTGTTCGTTCTCAACACGGCGACGCTCAAGCTCGGCTTCCATCAGTGCGGTAGGGAAACTGCCGAAGATATAGCGCAACACTTCTGGGTTGGTTGTCTCTTCCCAAGAAATGCACTCCATAGTGAACTTGGTGTAGTCCGTATCAGGATCGATAGAACGTGGTGCTGGTGGGGCTTTTTGCAAGAAACATGCGCCGGGTTCGATCGAGGTGTTGCCCCGATGGCCGATAGTCTCACGAATCAGATGATCGCTGGGACGCTGAGCGACTTCACGGCACACGATGTTTGAAAGAGTGATATCAGCCATATCGTCAGGCAGGTACTCAATCAAAACATGGGTGCGGTCCACGAAACACAGGCGTGGTTCCTGATTGTCAGAGACCACAAGCAAATGCACTTTGGTGACACTTTCTATGGCCATTTGATGCAAACGCAAACGAACAGGGTTGGCTACGTCGGTATTCATAACAGCGATAAACAGTCCGAACTTTTTCATAGTAGTTCCTTAAACGATAACGGTAACAGCGTGAGTGGCAATCATGTTGCCGTTGATACCGCGGCGATGACGCACGGTACGTTCAATATCAAAAGCGATAACACCGTCAGGCTTGATCTTGATGCCTGTCTTCTTGTCTTCCAGCGTAGCAATGCGCACACGCACAATATCACAGTCATGCTCTTCCTGCAGGTTCTCTGTGAGTTCATGCATTGATATCTGGCCGTCGCAGAATGCTTTCAGGTCAGCACGCGTTTCACTGTTTAGCTTGAGCTTCTCAGGAACGGGATCGCCCTTCTTGTGTGTGATGGGAGCCACAGAAGACTTACGAGGTGGAGCTATATATCCGCCTGTGTTTGGTTTGACGACAACAGCGTCCGGGTCTTTCATCGCGTTCTTGTACGGGAATGGCAACAGGCCCTCCTCAATACAGTCGTCGATCAGTTCATAAGACTTGCGTTCAGCATCCTGCAGGGCTTTACCTACAGTGTCTGGGTAATCACCGTTGTATGTCGAGTCAGGATTACCGAGGCTCAAAATGATCAAGTGACTCACAACAGACTGGAGCTGTTTCGCCTCGTCCCAGCGTTCGTTGCGTAGTTTCGCTTTGCCTCGAGGTGCACGATTTGATTTGAGTTCGCGACACAGGTCACTGACACTCTCTATGGCGAACACACGCTCGTCGGAGACAGCGGGACGTGCGACTTTACTTTGATTGATAGATGGCATGATGTTTCCTCAGATTTTAACCAGATCTTGATTCTTGCGTTGCATTTGCTTGAGATAACGAAGTGCTTGGCCAGGCGAATACCAATCAGCCAGCATACTGTTACGCAGATCGACAACGTGATGGTACAGCGTGCTCTTACGTTGGCGGTCGCTGATCTCCACAGGCGCCTGTTCGATCTTGTCGAGATACGCAACGATGATAGGACGCACGTCCTGCTTGGTCAGTTTCTTTGTCATGGTCAAACTCCGATAGTTGATGATGTGGCCCCGCAAGGCCACACGTATTAAAATTCAAGTGAACGGATTTTCTGAACAAGGGCCTCGTCGGTCGCTGGGACCTTGCCTTCATTCTCGTGGCAGAAGTTGCCTGCGTAGGTGAATGCGTACTGTCCAGACTCGGTGGGCAGATCGATGTGCCAGCCCCAGTCGCCAGTCTCTTCGCCATTGTCGTCAAACTTTACAACCATCAACATGCCGAAGCCTAAGCCAGTTTCGTCGGCGCTGAACAAAACAAGCTGAACGCCTTTCGGCAGTTGGGGGTTAATGCGCTCAATCAGGGCGGTTACTGATTCAACCTGTTCTGCGTCGATCTGACCTGCATAGCGTTCTTCTGTCATTGTGTGCTGCCTCGTGTATGTTGATTAGTGACACAGCCCACAAGCTGCGTCGTGAGTCTATATAGTGCTTAACTTTCGCCACATTTTCAACGTGTATTTTGACCAGCTTTTTGCTGATTTGAGATAAGTCTATTTACAGCGATTTGAGATAAGTCTGGTCTGAGCTTATTCTGATTATGAAACGAAAAAGGGCCACCCGAAGGCAGCCCTTTAAACTTCTTAGTATTGCACGTATGCATCTTCTAACGGTTGCCACTCACCATTGATAGGCTCAGGCGCACGATAGAGTTCCATGTACCGCTCGAAATCACTGCGGACAACATCGATGCGAATCGGTGTGCCAGTAGGGCGGAACGGAGTAATGGAACGAACCACGATACCATCAGCGCGGAGTTTATCTACCAGCTCGGTCATAGTCATGCGACTATAGGTGTGCAGTTCGATATCCGCCAAATTCTGTTTCGATAGTTCAAGCTGAACAGACATACTAATCTCCATGTTAAACAAGGCACGTCATTGTACCTCGAATTTTATTTACAGATTACTTGTGATCGTCTTTCTCGGCGTCAGAAGCGATGGTCTGGGAACTAATACGTTCTTCGCCATCTTCTTCACCGTCGTGCTCGGCGATTTCGTCTTCATCATCCGAGTCAGCCGCAGGTTCAACAGCTTCGTCTTCGTTGTAGACGTGAGGAGGAACTTCGCGAGTGCCTTGAGTCAGGAAAGACTCTTGGCCTGCATCAACGCCTTCTGCGTGAATCTGAGAAATGAACTGCGACCATTCTGTTTCTTTTGAAGGCGCATACGACTGACGAATCATATCTTCCAGCTGATCGCGACCCTGTGACTCAAAGGTCACAACACTGCGATCTGAACCTGCATCAGTGACTTCGTAGGTGATGCCATGAGCATCAGCAAACTCTTTCAGATCAGCAGGAAGTTCATTACCGCCAGAAGTTACAACAGAGAGTTCTACTTTATAAGACATGATTGATCTCACTTTTAGTAGTAGGGAACAACTCGGTCAACACCGTTGATATTAATCGAGGTGAAGCCCGCCGGTTTGGAAAGATCTTTAGGCGCCTTTCCTTCTGCCGTTTGCATGGTAACCATACCCTGCTCGTTTGCACCGATGCCAGCCAGACCGTTGTGCAGGCTGAAACGTTGCTGAGGACGGGCATAGTCTTTCTGATTCTTCTCAACGCTGACAGTCATTTCAGCCAGAGTTGGATCAGTACATTCACACGGACCATCAGAGAAGAGGGTACACTGACCTGCTTCGAAGCGAGTTGGACCAGTTGTGGTGATGTTGAAGATAGTGTCACCACTGTTGGCTTTCAGCTTGACCCACACTTTGCCGTAGTCTTCCCACAGACGCTGATACACAACATCCGCAATGGCGTCGGTACCTTCCATGTGCATGTCCGCATATACTTTCTTCTGCGGTTTGATGCAGCGTGTCATGGTGATCACACGACGACCCATGCCATCCATCTGCGTAGGCTGTTGCAGCTTGGTGTTAGGAACAACACCTGGTGCAGTGCCCAGCAGTTCAATCTGCCACGTCTGGTTGACTTTAGGGAACGAGTAGCTACCGATGTAGAACCACTTGTCCTGATCGGTATTGTTCGTGATCTTGTAACCAGTGTAGTAGCCAGGACGGAAGCAGGCGTCAGTCATCAAGATACCGTAGGTCTCGATGCGGATGTTGCCGCGCTCATAGCCACTCAGCCAGTTGTCCGTGCTTGCTTTACGTTCAAGGCTCATGGTGCCCTGGCCCTGGAAGTAGAAGCCATTGACCACGCAGCGAGTGTTGGCGAGGTTCAGAGGGTTGTCAGAGCTTTCGATTGAGTTAGCTTCAAACACCCACTGACCATCATTCAGGTTACCCGGGAAGCGTGTGTGCTCAATCCAGATGTTCTTCATGATAGCCTGAGTCATACGAGGCATGTCCAACACAGCAGGGCCGTAACCGAACTGGAAGTTACCGTCTTCGAGACGTACAGCCGTAGAATGGTTCCAGCCACCAGCAACGGTGTTTGACCACTTGGCTTCAATCATAGCACCAAAGATCTTGCTGCCGTAGATTTCAGTGATTGAGGTGTCCAAGGTATCCTGGAACTTCAACGCTGAACCACCAACGTTCTCACCACGGAAGCAGCGAATGCCAACAAACTGACCAGCAGGACAGACGTTCTCAAAGAAGATCTGATTGTTTGAACGCTGCTCAGGCATGATAGCGCCTTTGATGGTCTCTGGATCAACCTTCTTGCCATTGACCTGTGCTGTACACTGACCGTTCCAGTTGAAGCCGTGAATCACAACACGGCGGGCATTGACTTTGATCACCTGCTTGTTGGATTTGTCACTGACGATGCGAACGCGTGGACGCCAGCCTTTCTCACAGCGCGTATCACCATACATGGCGAACACCGGAATCTCACCAAGGTCGGTGAAGTCCATCGGGCTTAACAGAATAGGACCTGATGGAATGCTTACGCCCAGAGTGTCGCTGCCGTCTTTCATGTTGTACACCCACATGAAGTTACGGCGATAGGCATCTGAGTCATCGGTCTTGCCGTCCAGACGCGCACCGAAGTGCAGGATGTTGATTGCAGCAGGGTCATCAACAACACGTTGCCAGAAGAACGGATTGCCCTTACCGTCTTTACCTACAGCATTGATACCGCCGTCATCGGCTGGTGTGTTCTTTTGTGGGAACCCAACAAACCAACCACCGCCACGGAACTTGCTGTCCTTGTCGTAGTAACGTTTCAGATACGCAGTGTCACCCGCTTTGGTAGGCGGAGTGGTGCGTAGTTCAGCAAAGCTATTTACTTCGATCATGGAATATTCCTCATTAATAGTCAAGGCGGGTAGCTTGCCCGCACTACATATTAACGAGAAATCAAACAGACGTGTATTCAATTATCGTAGGCAGTACCAGAGCTTAATAAGAATGGTCTTAGTCCAGGCCGGAACAGCAGGCATGCAGCAGGTGATCAATCGATGGGATGTAGTGATAGGCAGGATGAGGTTATTTATGATTGGTGTGTAAATTTTTATGACAGAACGAGAAAAGGGCAGCCAAAGCCACCCTTTCTTGACGTAACTTGGTTACGCAGGTCCTTTGATTTTTGCAGCAGCTTTGGCAAGATCTATAACTTGGGAAATATCGAAAGCACCTAACTTGGTCGTTGTTTTCTTGATGCGGTCACGAACGTACCACGCATCATCTTCAACATAGAAATTAAGCAACTGTTTCCCTTTATTTCCTAGGACATTCAGCTCTTCGGCATTGCCTCCCTGGGAAGTGCCGATCGCATTCCACGGTAAAGCGTCAAGCAAAACTCTTTGTGCCGCATGTAGGTAATTGGAAGCTCGCTCAATCCCCAGCTTAGAGAACTTGCGAGGCTGCATTTCAGAAAGCTCGTCCACCAGCGTGGCTTGAGACTTACCGTTGGTCTTGCCTGGCCCGACTTTTGCTTTTTTCGAGCGACGATCAACTACAGCACCAACGGTCTCAGATTCAGGAGCCTGAGGGTTAGCAACCTTCTCGGCTTTCTGAGGCTTGGTGCCTTTGCCTGTAGCGCGATGTGTTTTAGTTTCGACAGCACCAGCAGCTTTAGCGTCATCGTGATCTTGAATCCATTTGCTAGGCACTTTAATGCCACGCAGACCTTTCAGGCTGGTGCCCAGAGTCTTGGCAGTCGCTAACAGCTTGGCTGCTTCAACGGTACGCTTGCCACCAGCACTGTTTTTGAACTTGATCAACTCGTCGTCTTCTGCATCTTTCAGCATAAGGATCAGACCGTTGAGGTGCGAGCTACGCAGTTCTTTGGCTTTCGACAGAGACTCAAGCACGGACAGAATGCTTTCACCTTTGGTGCCGAACAAATACTTGGCACCGTCTTTTTGGGCTTTTGTGGCCGAGATAGAAATGATACTCATAGGATTCCTCAGTATTGGTTTAGTACCCAAGCCACAATCTCATCGATGCTCATGCCATCTTGCATCATGGTGATCAATTGGGTTTCGTTGTTGTTTACATATTTGTATGCACGGTCAGGTACCTTGCGGTGCTCACTGCGCATCTTATCAAATTTGAAGATTACCTGCTCGCGGGTGCTGTCACCAGGCCATTCGTCTGTAGGCAGGTGAGCGCCCAACATGCTGCGAGCGGTTGCATACAACACATCAGGTTGCATACGTCCACCAAGCTGCACAACGTTCTCATTGCCGTGAGGGCCTGTGCCAATCAGTTCCCAATCCTTTGATTTAGTCTTCTCAGGACTCAGGAGATAGATTTCAGTGTAACGTGCTGCAAGCTGCTTGGTGTTCTTAACCTCGATCGAGATCTTGCTGCGCTTGGACACGCGAAACTTGACCTCGATATTACGTTGTCCGTTGAGCCACTGTGCGATGACCTTGGCATACTTTGCGCCTGCATCACCTTTGACTTTCTTCATGTCCAGGTAACTCATTTGCTGCAAAGTGTGCAGGTCAAATACTTGGCCGGGCTTGCTGTTGTCGTTAACGTGTGGCGCCTTTTGCGGATCGTATGATACGATGGGCGGCTCTATTTGTTTGAACGACAGCGAAATCATGATTTCCATCGGGGCTCCATACAATCGTGTCTTATCGTAGGCAAAAATTATCGTCAAAACGAGAAAAGGCTACCAAAGCACAAAGTCTCTGGCAGCCCTTAGGAGGTTGCTGTGTGATTGTTTTTATTAGTGTGGTGCGAGAAGACGGAACTGGAGTTCAGTATCGCCCTCAGGGCTTTGATGCCAGACACTCTGTCCGACAAGATCTTGGCCCTGATAAAAGTTGACTAAATTCGGTGAGAGTTGAACCGTTCGACATCCTTTGACTGCTGTAGTAAACACACCACAGTCTACCTGAGCCGCTGTTCGTTTGAGTGACAGCGGTTCGGCCGTTCGGTTTATCCAACTTGCGTTACGCGAATGGTAACGCAGACGTACCAGAGTTCTTTGACACATAAAGGTGATCCCCAATTGATAGTATGCGGCACTTCTTGCCTGCACTACAAATTAGAGAAAAGGTCTAAGAATATTCTTAGTCTGCCAAAGTTCCTCTGACAACACACGGAGGCAACCATTTGCTAAACAATTCACGCTGTCCATCACGAGGGCCGCGCCAGAAGCTGTGATAGTGACCGCGACGAATGTGGGCAGCACGCTTTTGTGCTACAGTCATTGTGCGCAAGGCTTCTTCGTATTCCCGAATAGGTGTAAGGAACTCTTGTCCAACTGTCCAGCGTCGCTCTTTGGTAACAGTGGCAAGACGATAGTGTTTGCCCTTACGTCGTGGAACAATGCCTGTACGATTTTCGGCAGGCAAGCTATCAATCTCAGAAGCCACAAACACAAGTATGTTTACGGACTGCTTGGCCCAGCGCTTGATCATGTTGCTGATGGGTTCGAACTCTGGATGATCGTCATAAAGGCCATGATTACCTTTGGCGCTCATGAAGAATGCATCAACCAAGCACGTATCTTCCAGAGGTCTGTCTTCTTCTATTTCAAACATGCAGGAAACACGAGCAACCTGAGAATGGGCGTCATCATCTTCGCTGTTGTGATCACCTTTCGGATAGTACAGACCTAAAGCAGTCAGGCATAAGTTTAGTCGGCCACCTACATTGCAGTAAGTTGCCCAAAAGCCAGTAAGGCTAAGCGTCTGTTCTATTACGCCGTTTTCAGTTATATCAACAGCAACGTCGCAGTCAATCCATTGAGACCAGCTAGGCAATTGTCGCAACATGGCACAAGGCAGAACTTTTGGTGGATCGCTTTTGATGATGTGTTCTTTGAGTTCCTGCTCTGGCTCAAACGATCCCTTGGAGAAAGACCACATGAAGTGACACATGACTTGAGTGCAGCCTGCCATTGCCTGTTGGCGTAAGTCCATATCAGGATTAGGTGTATACTTGTCTCCTACAAAGCTGCCGAATTCCTCAAAAGAAAAACCATAATGAGGCAGCTTACCGTTCTTAGTCTCAATCAGTTTTTCAAGCTGAGACGTAAGATGCTTGCGAGTGACGCCGATGGAGAAATTGGTCTCTATCGTAGCTTGATGGATTTCTTGGTAGAACTTGGTTTCAGCCATGTTTAGTCCTTAAAAGTAAAAGAGCGACCGAAGCCGCTCTCATTGTTTACAGTGTTGCAATCATAGGACGCAGATATGAAATACGCTGACAGTACACATGATACATCAACTTAGGACTAAGTACCAAACTATTAGGAGAAGGCATACGCTGATGGAGAGTGCATAGGTCATTATAGAACTGCTTGGTGTTTAGCTGCATAAACTCATCACCAAAATAATACGAAGCCAGAATCTGCTTCTCCATAGGTGACTTCAACAGACTTGTTTCTTCCATCAAGTCATGGAATTCTTGCATGGTGATATTGCTTTCAAGGTCCGTGCTGCCTGCATAGAACATTGGGTTGCGTTCGAGATAGTTCCGATACAAACGAGCCTGCAGCCCTTCAACCATAACGGCACTGCTTGGACCATGAATCACCATAGAAGATTCTCGAACCCACTGAGAGCCTACCGATGTGTTGTGCTCAATAAGTTGAGCCAGACATCCTGTCATCAAATCACGGTCAACGTGCAAACACTCGGGAGACACAAATACAACAACGCTGCCCAACGTTCTGCCTCTGATCTTGTACAACAGATTACCGTAGCCAGATACTAAAAAGTTGTTGGGCACGTTGTTCTTGCGCAGAATGCCGCGAACTTCAAACTCAGCGGCACGGTCACTTGTGCTGATATAAACCACATCAGGAGGAGAATGCGTGTGGGCTTCGTCGGCGACACCCTTGTGCATAAAGCCGTGCAACATGCCTTCAAGGACTTCATTTGATTTGACTTGGATTACGTTCATAAAATTCTCCTGCCACTTTGGGCTATCGAGATAGATTGATTTGGATTTAGACTACTACGGACAACACGGCACCGATGATATAAACATCATCGTCGTCAGGCAGTAACAGAGCACAACTCACACTGTCAGGCGGTACATTGCCAGAAGCCAGCACAGGCAGACCCAGCACTTTGCCGAGATAACCACGCTCAACATCTGCTACTACTTCACACGGGTCAAAGTGATTGACCAATGAGTCATACACTTTAGGCATAACGTTCATACCGATGATGAACACTTTGCTACCTTTGTAATCAGGACCAAGGTCAATCGCCTGCTCAGCGTCAAGCATCGTGCGAATCGTCAGGTCACGCCGCACAGCACCTTGGTCAAGGCTTTGCTTGATGGTGCCGATATAGCCAATCTGGTCAGGATAGATATTTCCCACAAGTTACTCCTTAGTTGTTGGGGCATCCATGCCCACACGATTAGTCTTCGCCTTCGTCGTCACCAGCTTTGGCACTATGGCTGATACTGTCTTTCAGCATAGCACTGCCTTTGTCACTGACAATGAATTTGAAGCACCACGCACGCAGCCCCGCAGGTTTAACACCAAGCTGGCCACACACTTCTGCGATCTGTTTCTTGCTGCCGTTGATCAGCGTACGGAACTGATCCCAATCCATAGGCTTGTCTGAGGCAAGTGGGCATGGCGCTTTGATTTTGAAGCGCTTACGCACACCACTGATCAGGCCCAGAGTTTTCAGGTAGTGCCATGTGTCAAACACAGGGTCAAAGCCACGCGCTTCACCATTACCATCAGCTTCCCACAGTCGCATCCACGTCTGCTGGTTAGGGATACCACCCATCTTGTTCTTGATGGTCTTGGCTGCGATGAAGCGATAGCGGTCAACACCGCCTTCAACTGTTACAGACTTCTCACCGACAATACCACGCTCATCTTTCAGCGTAGGCCAGCCAGCAGGCACAGCACGCGATGCCAAACGAATACGCACATCACTGTTGTGGCTGACAAAACCGTTGGTGACAATGATGCTGGTGGCCGGAACAGTAACATCCCACAGACGAGTCTGCTCAGCAATCTCTTTCTCCACAGTGCGCACACGGCAGGAGATAGGGAAACTCTGACCTTCGAAGGTAATCAAGTCTTCAATGTATGCAGCCTGACGACTGATTTCTTCGTAGTTGTCGTAATGCTGAGGAACAATACTGCGTTGCAGCAGGCCATGCAGAGCCAATTCCACAGTTGTGTCATCGGCCAGATACAGGAATTGATCTTCAACACCATCAGCGCCGAAGTAAGACGCCTCATCAGCGTTAACTTCTTTGTTATATTCGGCAACAAAGCGGCTGAGATCTGGGAACACATCATTGATTGCCAAGTGGAACATCACGCTGCGTTGTACCAGCTGTGACTTCTCTGTAGCGCAACGGTCATTGAGAATATTACGCAGTGTTGCAAAGCTAAGGCCAGGCACGACAACAGAATCACTGCCGCTTGCCTGTGCAATAACACCAACGTCAGCCAAGCTATTGATAACAGCTTGCTGGTGACCTTCGTTGGTCACGATATCAGTGCAAACAACCTGATAGCCCTCTGCAACGTTGATCATATTGCTACGCGCGGCATCACGCAGGAACTGGAGAACATAGCGGCTTGATGCGTCAGCTTCTTTAGCGCCATGCAGACGAATCTCACCAGGACTTGGGATACGCATGACCGCATAGATTTCACGATAAGCCTGCTGTGCTGCAATCTGTGCCAGAGTACGGAACTCTGTGCGTAATGCAGGCTCATCAGCCTCAGTGATATCGTGAATAAACACCAACTGGCGATGCTGATCGCTGCCCACGTAGCTGCGGCTGGCAGTCTCAAGGCTCATGACAAGACGGTCTTCTTCTACCTGCCACGCTTTCATGATAGGTTCAAAGCCGTGCTGTGTTTCCACCAGCAGTGGACAGCCATGCTGCTTGTCTGGGTTATCGAGGATATCTTGAATCTGAGGCGCAGTCAGCGTGCCATAGTTGGTACGAATCTGAGTTGCTTCATCAAAGCAATAGAACTTCAACGCATCGCCGCAAGGCTCATACTCAGGGCTACCGAACATTGTCGCAGGCTTTTGACGCAACTGGTTAACGCCAACAACGGTGATCATCTTGCTACGCATACCGCCACGGAAACGCTTGATGCCGTCACTGAACATACGCGCCTGAATAGCCATCGCGTTTGAACCTTCATCATCGTCAAGCTGATCAGGCAGCATTGCAGGATAGGAGTCAACAATCGCAATTGCCTGCATGTGACCGTCAGACGCAGGGACTTTAAATTCGTTGTGCGCACTGAACCACTTCTTGTCGTAATGGCCAGCAACTTTCTTGGCGTTCTCTTTGGTGTTCTCAAAGTACAGCCAGGCACTGCCGTCTTTCTCCACAATCTTCTTGGGAAGACGACGACGCAACATGGACATAAAGTCAAAGAAGCGCGTACCGTTCTCAGGCGCATAGTAACGGATTTTTGGTTTGATCAGCCAGCGTTTTTCATCGTCTGGATCACGCACACCAAAGATTGTTTTGGCATCAACACTAACGCCAAACGTTTTGAGCTGACCAGCAACATACTCTGCATCAGTTGAACCTTCGTAGTCGAACACGGCACTGATACCAGTGTAGGACAACTTGATCAGACTTGCCATGATGCTCATGGTCAACGTTGATTTACAGGACTGCTCACCACCACTGAACGTGTACCAGCCACCAGGCACAATGCCGCCACTGAGGAACATATCAAGTGCAAGCTGACCTGTTGATACACGCAATGCAAAGCGTGCTGCGTCCTGCGAACTGATTTTTACTTTCTTCTCGATGAAGTCCAGCTCATCGTCCATCAGACTGCCGATATCAAAGCCAACAACACGGCTCACCGATTCAATCTGATCTTGTTCGATTGCTTTTGCCACAGCCGTCTTTTTGGGCTTTTTAGTCTTTTTGTCTTTCGGTTCTTTTTCTGCTTTCGCTTTAGCTTTAGCCATGTCGTAGATTACTCTGTTGAGAAAAACAAAGGGGCGGCGATAAGCCACCCCTGTTGGTCACATTACTTTTTCTTTTTCTTCTTTTTGACAGGCTCGTCGTCATCAGAAGATTTTTTCTTTTTCTTCACCGAAGACTTAGACGACTTGTCCGAAGATTTCTTTTTCTTCTTCGGCTTTTCGTCTTCATCATCTTCGTCGTCTTCATCGTCGTCGTCACGCTTGCTTTTCTTTTTGACGGACTTGGAAGACTTGGATGATTTACCAGAAGACTTTTTCTTCTTCTTAGGACGATCATCTTCGTCCTCATCATCGTCATCATCGTCATCTTCATCATCGTCCAGCAGGCGCTTAGACTTGGTGGCCTTTTTCTTTTTCGACGGACGATCATCTTCGTCTTCGTCGTCGTCATCATCGTCCTCGTCATCATCGAGGGCGCGACGCTTTTTACCAGACTTGGCCGATGAGTCTTTGCCTTTGCCTTTCTTTTTCTTGCCGAGGCTCATGCTGTCATCATCGTCATCGTCATCATCGTCTGAATCAGAGTTGGTGCCGATCACGTCCATCTTTTTGAAGTCGGTCATGGCGTCAGCTTCGTTCAGACGACCCAGCGCATCATAGATGCCTTCCCAATCATCAAAGTTCCACGTGAGGTAATCACGTTCTTCTTCGGTCAGTGGGGTACGTTCGCCTTTCTCCATCACATAACGGTTGGTCGGCGGGTTGCTTGGAACATATTTGATATCAATATCCAGGCCGTACTTAGCGTCAGTGATCGGGAACTGAGTTTTGATTTTCTGACCAGACTTCTTGTCTTTGACCATAGCGAAGTTACGTTCGCCCATGGTTCGAATCATGCCAGCCTGACTGTTGGTCAGTGGGATGCAGTACACAGGCGTCCAGCTATCACTGGTCTTTTCTTTCTTGCCTGTCTTCTGTTCAGTCTTGGTACGCTTCGGCTGCTTGCGTGGAGCGCTGGCCTGCTCGTCACGTACAATCGCCTGAGTCCACCATTTGAAGTCGTACTGTGCTGGTGCTCCTGACTCATCGTTTCCGTGTTCAAGAGCGCAGTACGGACACTTCATACCACGCAGAGGTTCTTTACTGTTGGCACTGTCTGGGTCGAATGAGACGCACATACGAGGAATCTTGAGTTCCTTGTCTTTGTCTTTGCCGCCCATGATTTTGATCCAGTGCTTTTTGATAGGCAACAGATCACCGGGCAGGAAACGCAGAGTTACCCACGTGTCTTTCGCTTTCTTGTTTAACTGATAAACCTCGAACAAGTCAGTTTCGCGTACATTGTCACGGCTGCTCTTGTCTGGAATGGAATCAAATCCGCGTCCCATCTTAAATCCTCAATATTGAGTAGAATCTGCTTGTGCTACTGTTTACAGATTCCTATTTGTTTAACAGGCCCTGTTTGAGCATGTGATTTCGCATGTGTTGTCGTTCTTCTGGCTCGAACACCTCAGGTATATCCATTGTGAGGCGGGCGATGCCCATGGGATCGATGCGTTTGATCAACAGCCCAATTTTCTCAGCACGTCGTCCGCTGTCCACTGTGTCTTCAAGGTGGTGACTATCACTTACCTTGTGATGCAGCGATGCGTCCATCCCTTCATCGGACTCAGATGCGGGAGCGTCAAGACTAACCGAGAAATTCACTGACGTGGTGTCCTGCCCTGACGCAAGTTTCTTGCGCTGGGTCTGAGGTATGGTATAGGCAATGCCATACTCATGCTCTGAACTGCTACACGTTTGAGCATTCAGAATCCACCACTTGACGTAACTCACAATCGCACCGCGACTGGAGTCATACTTGTTGATAGCAATGATAACGTTGCGCAGGAAGTTCTGGCGCACGTCCTTAGAGTCATACTGCTTGCCTCTATTGGTATCAACATAGAATTTTGCGTGCTGTGTGCAAAGGCGATAAAAGTCATCTACCACAGTGTGGAAATAACTCATGAACACAGGCAGGAGATCGTTTAGGTTGTTGAGTGCCACAAACAACTTTGAACGTGACTCAGCACCCACAGTACGCACATAGGCATCAAGCTGTGCCTGATAGCGACGACGTTGGTCAGGGTCTTGCACAACAAGATATTTGCGGTACAAGTCTACGTATGGGTGGTAGTAACGGTTAATTACATTTTGCAGGAACATGTAGATGAAATTTCTTTCCATCTTCACTTCCATAATGTACTGCATCTTTTGATCACGAGGCACACTCAATGCACGAATCAAAAGGCTGATTGCTCGGTCACGGTTAGCAGCGTTGTGCGGCTTGCGCTTCTTGTTTGATGTAATCAAGCTCAGCAGGTAGGTCAGTTGTACGTCGAACACGCCGGTGTTCTCAACAATCTCGCGAAGACAATCGTGGAGCAGCGTGTCCATAACGTTTTCTATCTGGCCACCTGTGAGATTGGACTTATTCTTCATACGACAGATGCCTTTTGCAATGTGCTTTTCGTTGTAGCATATTTACAGTTTTAGATCTTGGCGTCTGGCAAATTGTCGTGCCTGTTTGTGATGCTGGTGGCGGTGTCTGTTTCTTTGAATTTAGGCAGTCCAATGTCTTGGGGCATTTCACTAGGCAGGGCAGCGGGGTCATCTTTCTTGCGCTGTTCTTCCAGTTCTTTCTGTTCTTCTTCCCGTTTCTTGATCTCTTTGTCTGTGAGATCTTGACCAGCGTACTCCAGTTCAAGGCGTTCACGCTCAGCGCGGTCGTTGGCTGCACGGGCTTGCGGAGTCAGGTCAGGAGCTGCATTCAGTTCTGTGTTGCTGAGGCTGATAATGATTTCCATAGAATTTCTCCTAGAATGTGAAAACGGCGGCACAGGGCCACCGTTATATATTACTATTCCGCATCCAAGTGTTCACGGCGCTGACCAGTGAACAGCAAGTCAATCGGAGGAGTGCCTGGCTTAAGCAACCAATCCTGCAGAAAGTCCAAGTCACGCTGTTGAGCGTCTTTCTTGATACTTACATGGGGGTTGTATGGGCTGTGATCGAACTTGGCACAACCGCACGCATGAATACGCTGATGCTCAGCCTGGAGTTCAGGACTGTCCAACAACAGTACCAGAATTGAATTGTCACCAGCACCAAACAAAGCAACGCCACTAATTGTTGCGTGGAACTCTGCGTCAGGCATAAGTTCGGCAGCAACTTGCGGATTGGTATTGTCATAAGCCAGTGTGACGTGCAGGTCATCGGCGAGATCGTCAAGGTCCATAATAGAACTTGCGATCTGACGAATGACTTGCTCAGATGGACCATCAGGTCTTACTTCCCAATAGCCACCAGCACTATCTTGTGCGGAACTATTGCTGATCGGTAGGGTTACCTTCATCATCAAACTCTCGGTCAAGGTGGAAACAACCTGCCATCTGCATTTCACCGCAGGCAGGACAATGATACATGCCCAGAGGCTGACCCAACAGCATTTCAGGGTGCTCATCGCATGGATAGTCTTTGGCGCTGAATACGCGAATGAAAGTTGCAGGACGTTCATCAGGCAGAACAAAACTACGGGACGTTGCATGAATCTGATTTGCACTAATCAGAGGTACTAAGATCTCACCGCCGATCTTCTTAAGGGCTTCGAGTTCAAGCTCGGATACAGTGCGGCTGTGCTCTGCAACATAATCAAAGTTGCGACGAGGATAAAGCACAATGTCCATAACACGGTGCTTGCCTTGTGCGGTTTCTGTATTGCTGCCGTTGTAGTCAATCACAGGTTTGAAGTTTTCAAACGCCACAGTCTGAGAGAACATCGGCACGTTGCCTGACTGTTGATCAGTAATGTCGCATTCAAAGCTAACAGCGCTTGCCACTGCCTGAATAAGTGTTGCCAGACCTGGTACCATTTCATTGCTCATTGCGTTTCTCCTGATGGGGGACTACCGAGTAAGCAGTCCAGCGGTTGAGGTGCTTCCACATACCGACGATATGCTGCATGGAAACGTCACGGCCGTAGCGCTGTAATACATCGTTAACGCCACCACTAATGCGGCTATCAACCATAATGTCCATCAGTCTATAACTGAGTTTCTGAACACTAGACCATAGACGCTCATAGGGATAGTCACTATCAGCACGAGGTGTTGGAAGAAACCCTTCTGTATACCCAATCAGGAAATATTCAAATTCACACATCTGCCAGTAAGCATCAATCTGCTTTTGAACTTCCATAAACTGAGCACAGTATACCTCTCGGTAGTTCTCAGGCGTATACTCGACGTTCTGGAACGCAGGAGCTGTGGCTGGTGTGGGCGCCATCGCAAGCAATGTATCTACTCGGTCTGGATATTCATCACAGTAGGCCTCATGAATTTCACGCCAACGAATATCACACTGTCGAAAGCTGTCACGGAAGGCAGTAGGCTGAGGCAGTGTGACTAAATGCTTCAACGTGGCGAGGCGGGTTTGAATCAAGTAGTGCCAGTCACTTGTTGTCGTGGCTTCGTTCAGGCTATCCCAACGACCAGGCTGCTTGTGGAAAAGCATTTTGTCATCTTGGATCTGATTTATATTGCGAACGAAAAATTCAAGACTGAATAAAACGTCAGCAGTACGAGGTAGATCGGAAATGAGGAATTTCGCGTTGCTCATTATATTTCCTTTACGTTATCACTCTCGTTGGCAACCACACGTTTGTGTGATTGAATCAGCGAAAGGTGAAGGGTCGGAGACTTGCCCACACTTGGTACAAGTCTTTACCCACCCGTGAGGTGTTAGACGTGCTGCACTCAGGGTTTCGGGTTCAGGCGCTGGAGCTGCCAACGTTTCTGAACGTCCACCGTAAGAGATTCGTCTAACACGTCTACAGCTAGGACACCCCATCAGTTTTAGGGTCCAGCTTGTAGACGATTTCTAAATTAGGAGGCGTGAGGTTGCAGCGTTCTGGATAGACGACCATGCGATCAAGTTCGTCATCAGTAAAGCCCTCAGCTTTGAAGCGATCACGCAGCTCAGGTGGAACACGCACCGCAGTTTCTTCGACCTGAGTCTGACGAACAACTTCCGCCCAGTGTTGGATATGCATTGCGATATCCATTCCGTTTGTGCTGTGATCAAACTTGACTTCGGCCTGAATAGGAACGTTGGGCTGCAATGCTTTATCAACAGCCTGTGCTACCTGCTGGCTTAACATGCGAGCCATGACCTGAGCACTAAGTGCAGCAAGCACCGATGTGTCTTTGTCGTATGGTGTCTGACGTCCTGGATAAATACCAAGTTCTGTAGGCTGAATCAGTTCGTCAACAAAAACAGGACCGATGTGGTAAGGATTCGGCAAAAGCTCGGAAGAGACAGGCGCAGTCATGCCGCGAATAAATCGTGCTACTGGCTTTTTGTTCATTGCTAACTCCCGTTAAAGATGTTGCGTGTTGCGTCACGCTCATCATTTACAGTGATCATTCCCTGAGCAATCATGATGCCTTGCACACATCCCAACCAGCGATGTTTCTTGGTCAGGCTTTGTTCCGTGTTTGTCTGAATCTGGTCAAGCATCCACACAAGGTGTCCCAAGCTGGTGGGCTGCTCAGGATTGCACACGGGTTCGGCATCCAGAATAAGACGATAGCGATTACAGATCACAGGATAGAAGTCTCTCATGGATTAAACACCTCGTCGTCGTAGTGATTCTGAATGGCGTCACGGTAAAACTCAACCGTTTCCATGCTCACTGGAGCGTAGTCATGGCAATCAACACCCACATTCAGACCGTTGTGCTTGACCATCTGCAAACGATGAATGTGACCGAACAGGTTGAAACGATCTTCAACACGTCCGTTAGGAAAGTGATTCAGCCACATACCGCGATGGCCCATGCTGTTTAGGATAACGTCTTTAAATCCAAGCTGCATAAGGCGTTTACGGAATTCCTGAAAGTCACCACCATAAAATTTATTAATATCGTCGTGTTCGTAGTTGCCACAGATGAGGATGACACGAGGAACAAGACGACTCACTATACGGTAGTCACCAAAATCACCAAGATGATACAACGTGTCAACATGGCGACAAGCCGCATTGGTACGCAGTATCATGGTCTCATCCATGTCGGTAACATTGGCGAATGGGCGTCGGCTGAGTTTCAGTGTTCGCTCATGCGTATAGTGAGTGTCTGAGCTATAAAAGTCTTCTGGCATTGCTGTCCCTATCAGATTTCGATGGTACGTCCGTTCTTAGAGATTGAAACGGCAGTACCGTGCTGATCGCGGTTGATGGTATAGCCGTCACGCATCAGGTCACGATGCAACATCTGCATCATTTCTGAGGCAGCACATTGGATGCACTGATTTTGAACAGGCTGGGCTTTTGTTTTGGATTGCTGTGTGGTCATAATAGTTAGTCCCCGTTAATTTTCATTTTGTCTGCAAGCGCAAGAAGATGCTTGCAAAGACCTGGTGCATGACCTGGGTTGGTAAAGCCTGGCGGCTCACCGTTGCCGTAGATGATACGCGCTGCGCCGTGCTCTGCGTTGGCGTATTCCCACATGAACACCCAGTTCTCGCAGGTACAGCTACACATCACACGCTTTTGCTTGGTGATGGGTTTGAACGGGTCATCCAGACCAATGATCATCGTCTCATGCAAACGCACAGTCTTGTTAGGACGCAGGGGATCTTTGTGTCGGACTTTGGCTGTGATAAACGGCAGGGCTTTTGCTGTCTTGCCACGTTTCACAGAAGTTACATAGCACTCCATCGCGTTCTCTTTCATGAGGCGAGGACTTGCTTTGATCAGACCGTTGAGGCTCAGGCCTTTCAACGTCTTTGCAGTTTGTGGAGGCTGAGGCACCTGCTTGGGAGTAAACGGGGTGATAGCAATTGCACGCTTCTCACCCTGCGTCATGCGACGAGTCTTGCCTGCGGCTGAAACAGTTTTGACACCCTGTTCATAGTTACCGCGCTTGACTTGTCGCATTCCTTTTGCACGTTCCTCAGCGGCCTTTGCGGCTGCGCTCTTTTTAGGAGCCTTCGCCAGTGATTTGTACTTGGCCATTTGTAGATTTTTCCCTCAATACATAAAAGGCTGTTCTAGGGAGATTAAATTCTTGGTGACGAGATTCGAGTTGTCGGCTACGCTGCCACTGAGCACGATCACGAATAGCATGATTGTATCGAGCAAGTATAGACGACATACGAGGTTCGGCGTTACATGCGTGATAGCTGTGGATAACGCCTGTCAGACCAAAGTAAGCAGCAATGCCTGTGAACTGATTTACAAGCCAAGTCAGATTACGAACGCCATCTTGATTCATGGAGTAAAAGCGCCACTGGTCAGCGGGCTTACCTGTGAACCAGATGTTGCTCATGACCAGCAAGTCGTTGTGCTGACGGATGGCTGCGCTGATACCAGGGTATGTCATGATCTTGAGGCTGTACGTCAAGGCAATCAAGCAATCGCGCAGGGCCTCGTACTGTTCAACGTCACTCTTCCAAGTCGCTTTCGTCAAGCTCCTCGTCATCATCTTCTCCTGAATCATCCGCATCATCGTCAGACCCCTCATCACCTGAGGATTCGTCAGATCCATCTTCATCATCGGATTTTGATTTCTTTCCTGCACCCTTCTTGGGCTTGCTATCTGCTGAATCATCGGCAGAATCGTCTGAGCTATCGTCTCCTGCATCGGAGTCGTCTCCATCATCAGATTCAAATCCATCTGTGTCGTCGTCGCCGAATCCGTCGTCATCGTCCTCGCCGAATCCTTCGTCTTCTTCTGCATCGTCGCCTCCAGACTTGTCTGAATCGCTGTTAGGTTTAGTGGCTGCTTTCTTCTTATTTACAGAATTGTCGCCACTAGCCTGTTTAGCCATCTTTTGCTTTTCTGCGGCTTCATCGTTGATGCGAAGTTTCTTCTCCAGATTGGTGTATTCACTGAGATCTGCACGACCTGTTTGGCCGTCACTGCTGCCCATCTTGTAACGGTCTTTATCCGTTGCAGGGGCGCTCATGCTTACGAAAATTTCCAAGGGAGTTCTCCTATCTGTAGTATCGGTTTTTGAACGGCACGTTGTCGCAGATGTTTTTGACAGCAAGGCAGCGGTACGTCAACAACTGCCTGTAGCAATCAACATTGCGCTCCACGATTTCTCTGGCGTGTTGCAATCTGCCTAGCTTGTTACCGATCTCAGGTGTATAGAGTTTGTTTTGCAGCATGTTACGTTTGACGTCCATCTGGTTTATGTCTTCGTAGTAACGACTCACGGTCACACAAACGTGGCTGGCCAACATCACAACGGTACAATAGCTGCGGTCACTGATGGAGCGTGGGTGCTTGAGGCATGACAGCAATTGCCTCATGTCCTCACAGTCTTTGCCCACAAACTCCATTGTGTTGATCGCCTCGCGTATGCGGGAAATCGACTTGTCAAATTCTTTACGCATAGTCAAAGCTCAAATTGTTTTACTACCTTAGTCTTCTCGCGGAAGTTCTTTTTCTTGACCAGTCCCTGCTCCTGAGCTTTGCGTGGGCTAACAATCTCTGTGTAGGTCAAATCAGGATTGGCCAGGATTGTCTGCTCAAGGTCTTCAAGGAACTTTGTCAGGTGCGAGGTGATAAAGCAGTGATTGACCAACGGACATGGGTTGTAGTCGCTGTGCATTTCTTCAAAGTATTGCTTTTCAGATTTGCATGGCTTGAGTTTGATTGCTTCGCGAGGGTCACCACGCTGGATGCTGCGTACTGAGGAATCCCAAGCATTGATCTGACGCATCATAAAGTCACGCGCCGTCTTGGCCTCGGCTTCGTCATACACAAAACTCTTTTCTACAAACTTTTTAGGATTGTCACGAGGCACATAAACCAGAGTGTAGTCACGGATGTTGTAGCCGTAACGGGCACTCAAGATGTATGCGTAGGTTGCAATCTGATATCTGTGGTACTTAACAAAGAACGTGCCATCACTAGCCTTGGTGACCGTAGTGGACTTGAGGTCAATGATGCTGTACGTGCCATCGAGGTTATCAATAAGACCATCAACATATCCTTTGAGGGACTTATAGAGTACCTTGAGTTCAACGTAAGCCATAGGCTGTTTGCACTTTGGACAAAGGTGATTCGTGGAGCGGGTACGGGTGAACTTGCCCTTCTTGACTCGTTTGCCGTCACGCCACACATCTTTTGTCTTGTGGTGTTCTTCGCACTTTCTGTTCTGACACTTCCAATGCCCGACCATCTGCCCGCTGGCACCCAAAGCATTCTGCACAGATTCATGCATGCCTGTACCAGCTTTGGCAAAGATGTTGAGCATGGTACCAGATTCGCCTGTCATTGCCTTGTTGTGTTTCGAGTAAAGCAGCTTGGCATACTCCAGCACGCTGCACACAGGAAACATTGAGGGACTGACACGCTTTTTGATGTACTCACGACGTTCCTTGACCGTGTGATCAAGGGCTGCGTCGATCATTCTGCCAATACGACTTAACTGCCTGTTGTCCATATACTTGGGTACTTTATCAAACGTCCTCATTTGATACCTCGGTTATAGCGCAGTATTGCTTGAACTTTACAAAACGATAACGACGCGTGCCAAACAGGTATACGCTGTAAGGTACCTCGTTTTCAACTTTGTCCTGTACTCGATTCAGGTGGGCCAGCTTGGGCAAGATAGATTCAAAGGTAGGCAGATCGATTTTCAAGCCTATCATTGTGTCACCGTTGAATGCTCCATCACGCTGAGCATCCAGCCCCAACTGACGACACAGCTTGAGCCAGTGAGCGTCATAGTAGCGGCGTGACAGGTTGGTGGCGAATACTTGCTGCATAATCACGCTCCTAGATACTGTAAATAGTGTTTATTATCGTTCGTTTAAATTAAGCAAACAGGTGTGATTATGTCACAAGATATACACCAAACAATCATGGAAGAGATTGGCAAGATTCCTGGTGACAAGAAATACAACGGCGACACAGTGATGGTGTGCTGTCCTTTTCACAATGATAAAACTCCAAGCTGCGGCATTTATACTTCTGTCGGCATGGAGATACCTCTGGGCTTTTTCCACTGCTTTGGTTGCGGTGAGAAAGGCCAGTGGAACAAGATAGCAGAGCACTGCAATCTGCATGTGATCAAAGAGTGGAAGTTCAAAGACGCCAGTGAGAACTCCCTGAGTGCTTTGGTCAAGACGTATGACAGGATTGAGAATCGTGTCGGCACGTATGCATCAGTTGCGCTGTTGATGAAAGCACTGGGCAGAAACAGCTACATGGAATGGCCGGAAGATGTTGAGTGGCGTGGTTATCCAGGAGCTTTGGTGAATGCTGCTGGTGGATTGTTGAACGCACAGCGCACAGGCAGCAACGTTTGTTTCTTTCCGTGTAAGCATGGTTCGAAATACATAGGTGGTGTTGCTGCATATCTCAGGAAGCAGATGAACGGCACCAGCTATGTAAACTCAAATGGCGATTGGGCAAAAGAGAAAGGCTTGTTCCCGATTGAACTGACGCGCAAGATGATGAAGAAGTTCAACTTGACCTATGTTGTGATGGTAGAAGGTCCACGCGATGCTCTCGCATTGTTGTCATACGGCATACCGGCGTTGGCAGTGTTGGGTGCTGAGCAGTTTGGCGTGACAAAGGTGCGCAGCATTGAAATGTTGGGAGCGAGTACCTGCTATACAATGACGGACAATGATGGTGGCGGCAAGCTGTTGCGTAACAAGATTCAGGAGGCATTCAAGGCAAGTGGAGTTAAGGTGCGCCACTTCAAACTACCTCGTGAGTTCAATGCGAAAGGTGAATTGATTAAGCTGGACCCCGACAACTGTCCGATTGAAATCATTCGTGAAGTAAAAGCAGCACTCAAAGAAAAGCATGGCAAGGCATGTTTGATTCCTGCAAAGAAGTTGGGTTGGAACAGAAAGCCCGCAGAGAAAGTAGTCAGCAAAAAGAAAACGGTAAAGAAAGTAAAAGAGAAACGCGAATGAGTCTGTAGTAATAGAAAAGGGAGACTCCTTACGGGGCCTCCCTTTTTTTTTATCTTTATTCGCCTTCCGGCAGATCTTCAATGACCTGAACAACCAGATCACGAATCTCTTGGCGGTTGACGTTCTTCATCAGAATTTCCAGCTCACGACGCGGCAGAGCCATGCCCTTAGACAGGAACTCGGAGCTCAGCATCTTGTCGGTGTAGCTGTCGTCGTTGCAGTGATGGATGAACGCATTGACAAACATGTTGGACGAATAGTCTTCGCCTTCCATGATTGGTTTTTTGCGACGTGAACCCAGACCGCCGTCCAGATCAATCTCTTCATCGCTTTCGCTGCGACTGCCACGACCGTTGAAGTCTGCATCTTCGGCACGCTGAATGTTGTAAACGCGATCATACTCTTCCTGATACACAGGACTTTCTTTGATGTAAGTCAGTGCGCTTTCAGTGGTAACGATTCTGGCCTGACCTTTTTCAAGGATGCGGCGGAAGTGCGAGCTACGCACCAGGTTCTCAGCAGGTACCTGTGAAGTCAGGTCCAGAGGAATGCCGGTAGCATGAATGGTAACGCTTGACTGCTGTCCCATGTCGTTCAGACAGGAGAAGCTGATATTACCCAGCGATTCTTCGACCGTAGAAGTACGGTTGATAACAAACAGGCTTGGTGCCTTGCTGAGGTCAGTGTCATCCATATACTGACGCAGGGTAATGGGTTTTACTTTAGCCATGGGTACTCTCCGATAAATTGTTTTGGGGAGCCACAGGGACTCCCATTAGTTTTAAAGACAGTCTGCGGTTAAGCAGAAACAGTTTCAGTCAAAGTCTTGGTTTCATAACCAGACAAACTTGCAGTTACGGTATACTCACCAGCAACTACGTTAGAAGTCAGAGGCAGGTCAAGTTGACCGTCGGTGCCGACTTTACCAGTTGCAGTGTTTGCACCCTGTGTAAAGGTAACGTCTGCGTTAGGCGTGCCTTGACCTGTGATAGACGCAGCATCAACCGCAACAGGGTTGAGTACCAGACGCGTTTCAACTTCAACGCGTACTTCAATCTGCTCAGGCGCAAAGCCCGGCTTGCTGAGGTCTACCTGCAACTCACCAGAAACAACTTCTGGGAAGTCGATAGCGTACTGGCCATCAGTGTTTGATGTACCAGATGCGGTGTTGTTGCTCTGAGTCAGGACGATGTTAGCGCTGGGCTCAGTGGTACCAGTAACAGGATTGCCTTCAACGGCACGGTCGATAGTGAACGTTGAGAAGTCCTTCAGGATATCAAACTTGGTTGTCTTGTCCTGATAGAAATCAGACTTGACTGTAACAGTACCTGTTGTGCCTTTGGAGAAGTTCACGTTAGGCACAACAAATGAACCGTCAGCATTTACCACGCCGTTAGTCTGTCCCGCCTCAGTCACAACTTCAACCGTTGCACCGGCAGCGCTGTTGATACCAGCCACACTACCACGCAGTTCAGTAGAAGTCTCGCTAACACTTTCAACAGTCACATTACCCAGAGTACCGCGATCAGGCTGTGCAGTAACTTCGGACTGACGATAGCCAGGAGCATTGGCATAGACTTTCACACTGCCTTTCAGAGGCTGAATGGTTGCCTTGTACGTGCCGTCAGTTGCAACTTCGGCCTGCACTTCTTGCTGACCATCAGGAGCAACCATGACTACCAGATCTTCTTCGCCTGCAACGCTTGAGCCAGTGATCTCTGTGTCAAAGAACTCAGGCTTGCTGACAGACAGACCAGTCATTTCGATTGCGGCTGGTGTGAAGGTCTGCTCATGAGTTGTGTAGCCCTCGGCGGCAAACGTCAGAGTGACAGGCTCGAATGGCAGCGGGTCGGTGGTAATATCAAACGCGCCGTTGCTGTTGGCAGTAGCGTCGTAGGATTTGCCCCCAAAAGTAGCAGATACATCAGCGTCAGGAACTGTGGTGCCCGTAACATGCGTTCCACGATATTCACCTTGAATGTCAGTGACAGCAGGGTATGCTTGTTCAACCACTGGACCAGCGGTAAACGTGAAGCCCTGAGTCTGATAGCCTTCCGCACTGATCATGATGGTGTAATCACCTTCGACCAGGCCCGAGATTGGAATTGAGAAGCGACCACTTGGGTCAGATGCACCGCGCCACGTGTTGGTACCCTGCATCACGATTACTGTTGCGTTGGGAACAGTGGTACCGCTGATAACAGTTCCACCAGCATTCACAGCATCAACTGTAGGCTGGTCAATTGCTTTTACAGGCGGAACGATCTGGTCAGCGTTAACGATTGCTACCATGTTTTTATCCAGCAATGCTTTGAGGCTTGAGCTGGACAACAGGGCATCAACGCTGGCAACGTGCGTCAGGTCAACAGAGGCATACGATGCTGGCAGGGTAACAGTTTTCGATTTGAGGTTATCGCCTACAACTTCAAAACTGATTGAACCCTGCGGACTTGTTTTGTTGATAACGAGAAAAGGTGGCTCTGCAAGAATGTTACGCGCACGCAACTCCTTATACTGCTCCAGCGTAATCTCAGACATTTTTATCTCCAGACTGTTTAAGTTTTTTCAGCGCCGCGCAAAAGCCAAGATACTTCTTGGGAGTGAGGCGCAGCGTTGTGCCTAATTGAATTTCAACATCGGCAATCTTTTTGACGGCAGCACGGAAGCGCACGGCGTCGTCCAGATATGCCATCATCCACGGTCGATAACCAGAGAACGTTTGAGTCATGTAGTTGTGAACATGATCAATCCACTGGTTCTTGCCTGGCTGATACGTGAAAGTTTTATCACAGTCGGTATCATCAAGCTGGGCAATGTAACTGCTCAGGGCGACTGCGGCTTTAGCACGCGTCTGCGCCTGGCGGATGATTGTATCAAGTTGCTTTTGGTCGTAGTCACGCAGTTCAGGAAACAGACCACGTTTGTAGTATGCAATCTCCTTGTGGCTGATGCTACGGTCACTAGCTTCACGGCGGTCCAGAGCCATACATCCTGTTGAACTGCTGGTGGTGCAATACTGGCAGCGAGTGATTGGACACTGGCCTCGGAACATAAATGGTTCCGTATCGCTTTCCAATTCGGGACACGTATTGACAGGCCTCGTGTCCTCAATCACACGCACAGGAATAGCGGCAGGTAAGGGCTTTGCCCGCCGCTGTTTCAATTTCTTTTTTGTTGCCTGTGCCATAAACAAATCCTCTGATTTACAGATATACTTTAACCTGAGGTTTATTTACAGTATTTGGTGGCTACTGTTGGAGAAAGCCCAGGTAAACAAAGGTCAGTTTGTTGTCCCCCGCTTGGACTTCCTGAGGCTCGCGGAAAGAAATATAGGTGCGATCTTTGATGCCCAGTTTCTCCAGCTTAAGGCGAATAGCCTCGCTGAGTTGGTCCTGCTCAGACACGTCGGCATCTTGTTTCAACTTGACAGGTTCTTCAAGGAACAGACGGGTTTCGGTCAGTCGAGCAACTTGGCTCTGGTGCACGTACACAGGCATTGCAAATTGGTTGATCACGCCAACGATATCGTATTCAGAAATCATGTTCGCTCCTAAAGGACGGGGCTGGACAGGAACTTCTCAATAAAGGGATAGATCACCTTATTGAACCCAGCAAATGGTTTAACGTTGTTGTGTCGGCAGAAGGTATAAATGCCGATAAGCGTCGCATCAAACTCATGGATTGCTTTGCGACTCTTTTTGGACGTTAGGTTGAACTCGGCATAAAAGTCTTTGAGGACCATCTGACGATTGAAAGCATTTTTCCACTGGCTTGCTGTGATCAAGTCAAGAGGTATGTTTTGTTGTAGGGCAAACACTGATACAACACCCAGCATCAAACTGATCGCCTCTATTGTGTTGCCTCCTAGTCCACGCGACTGGAATCGTTCAAAGCACAAGGCATCAAACGGTCCATATTTCTTGTTCATTTCGCGCAGTTCTTGAAGGAACTCTTTGGTAGGCTGACGCATGTCCAGATGCAAATTCTGGATAGGCTTGCGAAACATACGCGTGCCAATCACATCTAGGTGTTTACCTTTGACCTCAATAACTGAGAGGGCAAAATTAACTTTACCAGGGTCGCCCGTAAGAATGCGCATAATGGCCTCACATGGGCTAAAAGTTATAAGCAACAAGAAATAACTATTCTTAGGAGTGAATGCTAAAATCTTGTCACTAATTTTCATGACTAGAGGAGAACTATATGAGCTGGATTAAACGCGGTAAAAATGTTCCGTTTACCCGCTACAAAACGTTTGAAGGAGACCGCGTCCAACAAAGGATGGACAGCATCATTCCTGCAGTACAGTCCAAAGTTGAACAGGCGCTTGCCGTGGATGCCACACGTTGCATTATCTTCAAGAAGGCCAAGTTTGGTCTTGTGTGTAGCTGCAACCGTGTTGATAATCTGCCAGGCGAAACAAAAGGCGGATTGAAGTCTGTTGGACGTGAGTCTGATATCCACCAGCGCAATGTTGAAATCGTTCCTGCCAACCGTACCATGTTTGGTGGTGGCCGTCCGAATGCCATTTCTCTGGATGAGATCAATGGCGCAGAGCGTGCCATGATTGATGCAGTAGATCTCGCAACAGACGGTGGTGACTTTGATACACGCTGGGATGGAGGCAACGTGGTCAACTGTGGCATCTGCTACCGTCAGGGTGTGCAGCCAGGGTTTGCAGCAGTAGGCTATCAATACGTTGTAATGACTCACCATCACGTGGACAGTTACACAGGCTACAGCCTTGACCCATCAGTTGCTCCATTGCTGTTCAGGCAGGTACGCAAGGACGGCTATGTGGACTTTGACGTTACCGTGCCCAAGTATTTCAAAACAGTTAAATACAGCATCAGGGAAAACGATAAGCTGTATGGTGCAGAGTACCGACCAATGGCAGTTATCAATAAACAGCCTACGGAACTCACAATGGCCTTGCTTGATCAGCATCGTGGACAGAATATTATCATTCGCGTTCGCAATGTCGAAACGTTCACACACTGCGTTATGATTTTTGATCAGGGTGTTACGCCTGTTAAGTGTAATATCAGTGAAGAAGCCAACGTGTTGAACTACGATCAGGAGCTGACCATCGGCAACATCACGGTTGTCCTGCCGGCTTCTGTTGGTATGATTGAGCCTGAGGACCTTATTGTTCTGCCGGACAGGAACTATGTGCTCAAGGTTATGGAGGCGCCCAAGAAACGCAACTCACGTCAGCAGGCATGGGAATGGGTTGCTACCACACGTCCTGTTCAACGCAAAGAAATTCAATACAACATCAACAAGGGCTTTGTAGTCCGCTAAGAGGAAACGAAATGAAACTACGTTTAAGCCTGAGCCGCGAGAACTCCGTGACTCAGCCACCTAATGTAACGCCTAATCAGTCAATCAATGATTCTACCAACAATCCAGATCCCGTACGCGATGTTAAGCCTACGGCCATTGGGGATCAATCTCGTTTGACCGATAAGCGGGTAGGCGTGGACAACACTGATTTCCGTGCTGCGCCCGGGCCTAAAGCTGTTGAAGGTGGTCGCCTCAAGGACGATGAGCAGGAAGTGGGCCGGGATCTGGCACGCAAGGCAGCGAATCTGGGCAACAAGGGTGAGAATCTGCGCGATACAGAGGTGTTCACCTACAGCAACAGCGATACGTGGCAGCCAAAGTCAGAGTTTGAGCGCCTGTTTGCACCTCTGGGCGAACGTCTGGCTGCTATCCTGCGTGGCGAGGGTCCGCAGCGCATTGTCAAACGTCCTCCAGGCGTTGAAGCCGCTCCTTTGGAAGATCAGGAGCGTGAAGGCGTGCCTGCTACAACGATTATGGCCAGCGAATCGCGTGGAAAAAGCCCTAGCGCTAAAGCACGCAGCCAGATGTTGAAGCTGATCATGCCTGAATTAAGCCGTGAGCAGGGTGATGAACTGGCTCAGGCAATTAAAAATCATGATGGCCAGACGGTTCAGCGCATTCTAACGTCCATCGGCGTTAAGCTAAACAAAGTGGTCAGCCGTAAAAAATAGTCTATGGCGGGTAAAAATCTCTGAGATTCGTCTGAAAATCTTGGATTAGAAATTTTTGACCAGCAGAGGAAGCGCCTATAGGGTGTCTACGGATGCCCTGGGCGTAATTCCTTGAGGACGGCACTTTTCGACCTCCACAGATTTCGCTCCTGGGCGACCTATGAAGCTCACTGTTCGAAATAGCCCTCTAATGTACGGTTTTTGGGTGCTATTGACGGGATCGACCTATGGCGTCCATACCGCGCCTAGTGACCTGCCTACGGTGTGCCATAGACCAGATCTAGCCGAAAAATATCGCTAAAATCATGAGACCCTAACTGTCTCATTCATCGTGTTATCTGCCTCTGATCCCATGTTGGTATAGAGGATATTCTTGTTTTATAGACGTACCCAGAGATTTTATAAGCCTTTCATGTCCATGCTCCGAAGAAAAGCCAGCGAACGCAAAGGAATTTGTAAATAACTGGCATCGAAGTACAAAAGCGAGTGTTGATGAAGAAAATCACTTACCGTGGAACGCGTCTTGTTCCTCTGTCTGTCCACAGGCTGTTTTGGGATCAGACCATAGATAAGTGCCCAGTACCTCAAGGGGCCGATGCAACAAAGTTTAGAGAGAGTCTTGGTTTCTTATTCCTGCACCTTGCAGAACGCACAGGGTTAACCAGCCGCAGCGACAAGGGTCAAATCCCTATGGCGTGGTCGTGGTTCAATCAAAGGGGGAATCCCGCCAGATATGCCATGCACTACCATAAATCGGTTGCTGTTCAGGAGTGGTTGGAGAAAACCTTAATTGTCACAAAACACAGCAAAATTTTAGGTCTTAGCCGCGAATGGCAGTTCAAGCCAAGCTTCCTACGGGCATTTCGCAAGGCCTTTATCATAGATGAGCCCCTGTATGACATTACGGTCCGCAGGCGACGCAAGGCGAAAGCTCCGTCTATTGCAGGAATTGTCGAAAAAAGTATTGTGGCGGAGATCAAAAAGCCAAAATTCCGTCGTCCTGATGCTAAACACATGCGTCGGGGCAACAAGGAGCTTGAGCAACTAATCAAGCAGGCGTGGGAGAATCAAAGGCCCTATCGCTTTTATTTGGACCGTATGATGGACTGCCTGAGAAATTTATCGGCGAAAGGTAAAAAGAGCAGCTATCAGAGACTGTGGGTTGTGCTGGAGCAGATCTGCAATCTTAAAATGAAGGTAGTGGGCGGAGTTCCTGGTGATAGGATAGTTGAGTTTTACGATAGCTACAGGATAAACGAAGTGGGCAGCAGGATGTTTGGCAATAGTCAGGCCTTGCTCCGTGTGGTAAAACACCTGTGCTTTGATCACGACTACGCCTCAAACTACGACATGCCTCAGGCTCAGGTTACAATCCTCAAAGAGTTGTTCATCAAATACGAAGTACCTTTTCCTGAGAAAATCCAGCTTAGTCACACGGAGCTTGCCAAAATCTTAGGCATAACTCGCGAGACTGCCAAGCAACTTAACTTTGGTGGGATTTTCAAAGGCTGGAACAACGTTCCTATCATTATCGTATTCGACCACGACAAGCAATCTTTGATTCCTTACAGAACACCTCTGTTTGAAAGTCTTTGGCGCGACAGCAAGGTACGTGCCAAGTTGAAGAAAATTGAAGGAGTGGACAACAACGAAACTAAGCAGTTGCATAGAAAGTTTGTGATGGACATTTGGCGCAACTGGAAAAGTCTGCACAAGGAGATCAGTAAATCGATTGAAACTTTGCTGACAACCATTGCCTCAAAAACTCGTTGCCCTGATGGTGTGTATCATTTTAAAAATGACATGGGCTGTGTGCAGCGTGTTGGCGTCTCCAAGTTCAAACGGGAACGTTACTCTGTGTTGAGTCATTTTCTTCAGGGGACCGAATCTCGTCAACTGCTTTCTGTGATTGCTACCAACCTTTGGTGCAGCGCTGAATTTGATGGTGCCTCCATACTAGGTGAGTACAACAACGTCATCCCAATGGATGTAAAGCCTTTCTACGACGATACCGATTCGGTGCTTCTTTTCAAGAAGGTGTGGGAGAATGGCCATACGTTTAGCAGTGACCGACGTTGTATCACAAGTAAGAAGGTTTCTCGTGATCAGCAAGAAACTGTAAATAGTGCGTATATCAAATACTACACCGAAAAACACTGAGAGGACCTATGGCGAAGACAGAGCGCCCCGCGAAAACCGCAGACCGGGTGTCAAGCCAGAGCGACAACCTCGCAGATATTGAGTCGCGTTATTCCCGCATCGGGGATTTCCTTTATCTGTATGAGCATCATCGCAGAAAATTTCCATTAGAAGACTATCGTACCTGGCCTGAGATTTCAATCGCTCAGGCTTTGTCGATCTTGATTGATAAGGAATATACCTCCAAGGAATTGGACGTAATGCCTGCTGACTTGTTGGCTAGTTATGGCAGAACTAAAAAGTTCTTTGATTCCTATCGTGCTGGAACCAATCTTACCGATGCCGACATCAAACTGTTGTTCATTCAGCAAAAGATTGATTTTGGTTTTGCCATTCCGTTGCTGGTGGAGTTGTTTGGTGATGTTCCTCCAAAAGACTCGTCCAAGGTTTCTTTCCTGTACTCTTGGATTAACTGCGTTCGATTTATGAACAAGAAGGTCTGGCTTGCAGAGCAGAATGAAATCAAGCTCCGCGACAAAGACGATCCAAAAGCATTTGAATTTGAAATCGAGTGTACTTTGGAACAGGCTGCAATCCTTGAGAAGTATATTGCTATCAAGGTTGATGCTTACAATCATTGGTGGGCATATACAATCAATCGATTCCCTAAGCAGAAAAGCAAAGAAGCTCCATTGCCGACCAGCACCTATATCACGGAGCTGCGATCAGCTTACTTAAAGCATGGCCTGAAAATCCCTCGCAGCCTTGTTAGTCGTGCTTTGACTTCTTGTGCAGCCCATTGGCAACGTTGGTCCGACAATACCAACAAGCAAGGTAGTCGTCCGGATAAACTAAACCCGGATGCAAAAAACAATACCTTATCTGTCTCTGATTCTGGCTTTAGCTTTGTTGAATCCAATACAGCGCTCAGTGTTGGTGACGCAAAGAAAATCCACATCAGCAATGTGATTCGTGGTGAGATCAATTCTGACCGCAAGGCCAAATACCTTATTGTCATGCGTAAAGAAGGTCTTATCTACTCCGTTAAGGGGAAGTATAAATGACAGCAACCGTCAAACATATCAGCGTTCATCCGAACTACCGTCGTTGTCGTGTCGTTGGTATTTTTGACGACCTGGACAAAAAGCCTGACCCGCGCAAGGCACGCATTGATCGCCACGTGGCTAACAAGCAGGCAGCAGGTAAGCGCGAGACGCAGAACGTAGCACGCAACAGCTTTGCCTACTACAGTCCCAATTTTCAGTATGTCAAACATGATCCGTTTCCTGAAGGCCATGGTCTACACGGTCTTGATCTGGATGCTATTCTAAATCTTCCTGACGATCCTCAATAGGAGTTATCATGACACATTTAAACGAAGATGAAGTCAACGCCCTGCGTCGCCACGCCGAAGAACACTGGGACGCATTCCGTAACAACTGCCTCGATACTATGTCGGAAGACGAGTTCGAGGAACTCTGCCGTAAACTGGGCCTTGAGCCCGACGAATAAGGAACTATCATGATTGATATTCAACTCAACCCTGTCCAGCAGTCTTTGCTCACGATTATTCAAACAGCACAACAGCGTGCCTTTGAAAACGTCCAGCGCTCTGCCTATCACCACGTTGACGAGAGACTTAATGGCGACCGTGAGTTTCAGGCAGCCATTGGTAAACTCAGTTATGCTGAACTTGATGGCACACGCGTCCGGCCAACACCCGACCAGATTGACGAAGTTGTTGCCTCAATGGAAATCTCATTTGAAACAATGCGCGATTTCCACACGTTGGGCTTTCACTTGCCTCAACGCAGCGGCGCGACTGTGTTTGCTCAATATCTCCTGATGGACTTTATGGAGAAGTATCCTGGTGCCAAGTGTTTGTACATCGGCACCAGAGAGCCAGACCTGTTCTGTGTAACGAACCCTGACGTTAACTGTGACGCGTTTGAGATTCACGACAGCGCAGGCTACGGCCGTATGTGCAAGCAGCTTAAAGAAAGCCGAGAACCTCAGCCGTTGTCTATGTTTGATCCCGTCACTTTTAAACAGTCTGATCCGTACAGCTTGATCGTGTTCGACAACGCCAACTATTTACGTGGTCGTGACGTGCGCTTTGAGCAACTGCTCCGCGCCGTCCATAACCCGCGAGTTCGACCCGTGCAGTTCTTGATTCACTTCGCATCGTAGAGAGGCATCACCTAGAATGTCCGCCATTATTAATAAGCTCTTGGTTTCCATGTCAGACCAAATTGGATTTAACTGCCTTACCGTCAGAGACAATCCGATGGGACTGAACGTTGTTGAAGTCAGTGTTAGCTCCGAGACTTATCGGCAGTTCGACACAGTGTTTTGCAACAACATGGACCTTGCTGGCTTCGAGGTTGCTTTCATTACAAAAGATGACCGCTTCCTTCGCCAAGATGTAGATCGTTATATCGTGCCACCAGCTTTAGGTGTCGGACAAATACTGGGTGAGCTTGGCTGTCCTCAATACATTGTTATCGACAAGATGCTGGCGGTCAATCATGGACTGTCCAGCATCTGCCTCGCACTGGAAGATACCGACCAGTGGTATGAGCAGCTTGTGATCGTTCTTGACGATACCCACAGAGCAGCCAACACCACAGCCTGCAAACCAGGAGCTTGGTGTGAGGCATGTCCTAACAGTTGCACAGAATATCTGGGAGTAAGCAATGAACAAAAATCAGCGTAGTCCAACAGGTCGTTTGCAAACTCGTCCTGAGTTGCAGAACATCCGTCCCAAGCTCCATCCTCATCAGGAACAGGCGTTGAAGAAGATTAAGAAAAGTCTCAACTTGTTCGGCCTGTCCGTTCCTGTAAATTCCGTTCGTACCGTCGTAATTTCTTTGTACGAGAAACAACATTCTCAGGATAAAAGATGAAACATAAAGAGAATGATTATATCGTGGTTCGCTCTGGTAACAAAAACGTGCTGGTACTCGCCACTGGTAAAACAGTTGGCATCATCGCAAACACCATGCACAAGAGCGAAGTAGAGACAATCAAATTTAGTCCAAGCGTAGACGTGCTCTGCGTACTTGGCGCTGACCCTGAACCAGGCGCCAGCGCATTTGGCGTTACCGTCAGACCGTATCACAGCCTGCCTGATATCAGCACGCTGCCCAAGATGCATCTGTACGGTCGTCCTGAAGAAATTCGTAAGGCTGCACGTTTGGGTCTCAAGCGTCTTCCCAAGATTGTTGACAAGTATAACCTGCATGAGGCTATTCGCCGCATGACGGCTATCAACTTTATTCAGCAGTCCGGTAGCAAGACTCACACCTTCCGTTCACGTTTTAAAAAGGAAGAGTGGCAGGACGAACTCACAGTATACCTCGATTCGACCCATGTCGGAGAAGATGTTTTCAACCGCTTGATGTACGGACTCGGCGAAAGCATTTGGACTCACCTGTTGAGTTCCAGACGCAGATTTCGCTGGCTGGTGTTGTTCAACAAGCTGCGTAATGTTCACCGCTTGGATAAACAAGTCTTGGCAGGATTGCTGGAAGACTTTCTCCATGCTGGTGATGCGAAAGACGTTAAGAACGTGGTGTCCGAAGACCTGCTGCCGTTTGTCGATCTGATCTTCCGATCAATCTCCAGACAGCGTTCTATCTCGGTCAGAGAGTTGGAACTCATGGCACAGCAAGACGGAACGTCAGTTGCTGATTTGTGGCCAGGAGAGATTGAGGTAGCCGAGGGCCGCCCTGATCTTGAAAAAGCCGCAATGAAAAATGCCCCAAGCCTGTTTGCCTATACGTTTGCCCGACATGTGTCTGGTATCGACGTTGGCAAAACACTGCGTAAGGCAATCAAGAACAGCCTGAAAGAAGTACGCGCTGAGTGATGCCGTGTATAACATAAACAGCGTAAAAGGAGAGTTATTGTTGTCTCGCATTGGACTGGTGCCAGCCACTCAGTTCTTTGACAAGCACAACAAACTGCACTCCATGTACACCCGAGATTTTGCCTTGAACGTGGTTAGCCTGTCGCATGATATTCTGACTCTGACATCGGAGCGTCTGCGCATTGACCACAATCTTTTGGCAGCAAGCCTTTTCTTGCGACTGGTTGCCGTTGATCACAAGTACAGTGTGACCTCGGCACTCAATCTCGTTCAGGTGTTCGGCAACTTGTCGAATAAAATTGAAGGTCCTGTTATTACGAGTTACATCAGAGACCAAGAGACACCGCTAGCGCCGTTGACAGATGAGGGAAAGATTCTGCACGACGCCGAGATACTAACGTTCTTTGCTCAACCCAGCGATGTGATGATTAGCCATGTTTGTACCAAGACAGGCAGAGACATTGACTTTGTAGTGGATAACCTTATTAATCTCGCAGTTAACCAACGTATGCATACAACGGTTGGACGATCGATGCTAATCGGTATGAGTCCTGCCGTGATACGTGGTCTCAAAGGAGTAGTACCTGATGCGAAGCGTAGAGCATGATGACTTTGATCTTGATTTTTCCGACGATGATTTCGTTGACCCAATTGACCTAGACGATACACAAGACGTTCTTGTGATCGAGACTGTTGGACCTGTGCTTCGTTACGTGCAGCGCGGCAGTCACGATTTTGTCGGTCACCTATTAACAGACAGCAAAGGGCAGATCTGGATGATCAATCCTCATGAAGTTGTGCCGTCACGCAAGTATGGCCTTGAGCTTATTAGCCGTGACAGCTTCCAGCTTGATGAGGACGAAGACTGTGGATTTGTTGCAGAGCCGGACGCGTTCATTCGCTCCTACTCTGAGTACAACCTCACTATGGCGACGATCAACGGACTGCCTCTGCTCCTACCTTGTGTGGAACATTAATGTTTATACGAGACATTGTTATTGACCTTGACGATACTGCGTTTGCGACCTACCCATACTTCGATCAGGAGTTGAAACGTCGTGGCGTGGATTGTCAAGGTCATTATTTAACAGCAGCCAACGGCGGGCCACACTTCCTTGAAATGTTGGCGGCAGCCGAATTCATGTTACACGTTCCACTACGTCCGTTTGTGGCAAACACTCTTGACCTGTTGCGTGCCTCGGGCCGTTGTGTTCATGTGTGTACTCATCGCGGTTACTCGGACAAAGGCTTTGAGTACACAGTTAAAAGTCTGGAACAAAACAACCTCAATGGATTGATTGGACGTTTGCATGTTATCAATCCCTATGAGATTGCCGACAAGCTGGAGTACCTGCATCAGGTGTTTGGCCACAATAACTTTATCCTTGTTGACGACAAACCGATATTCGATCAATCTCGACCCCTGCCTTCCAATGTATTGCTCCAAAGTCAACCCTGGAACAGTCACATTCAACATCCGTACCGCATTGAAACGTTTGAACGTGATGAATTTTTTGGCGCAATCGAGCAAATGCAACGCGACCTTAGTACCATAAATAGTTAAGAAAAATCTTAGCCACTTCGGCAAATTTCACTAATTAAATAGCGTAACAAATGAAGGACACGGAGTGTTCTTCTGCACGTTTGGGAAGGGTCGGAAGCAATCCCTCTGACCCTTCCCCTTTTTGTGCATTGTGCGCATCGCAACCAATTCATGCTCTCACGGTCAGCGATGTTAGAAGGCTTATTAGTGGGAGTATGTGTCCGTCACATCAGGGAGCTGCCTTGTGTGTAGGACACTCTGGCCAGCACCGTCATGCTGGTTATGAGCAGAGCAACCTGCAGCACGCCGATGCCAACAGTGCTACCTGTGCCGTCGTCGGCTGTGCGCAATAGGTGTAAGACTCTCTCGGGCGCCAATCCCTCTAGGCGCCTTAAACTGAGGGGGAGAAAGCCCAGTTGATTGATTCGCGTTGCTCACTGGGTGGACTCCAATATGCATTTACGAGTGCATATTGGAGTCTCACCGTTTGGGGCTGAACCACGCCAGCCCTGGTCATATCTTACAAGGCTGGTTTCGTAACTATCCTTGGAGATTTCCTTATGACCACATTTGCTTGGTTAGTCGTTCTAGTGATCGTAGCCGCTTTGATGTTTGTGTTCGGTGTGTGGTGGACTAAACGCCATCCCAACGAGTCGCAACGTTATTTTGCTGACTTCGAGAAAACTCGTCTCGACCTCGAAACCGCTGTTAAGCAACAGACTGACAAACTCAGTACCGTTGTTGACGGACTTGATAATCGCCTGACCTCAGTTGAACAGTCCGCCTCGTCCGTTGCCGGCGTTGCTCAAGAAATGCATAACTTGGTGCAGGATATCAAGTTGGGCCTGGAGCGACTTGGTGCCAAGACAGACCAGATTCCTGAGCCACAGATTGTCGTCGATCCACTGGCTAAAAAATAAGAGTTATCTTAGCCTCCGCATGTGGCTGCTTTCTGTAAATATAAAGCAGCAGATAATTCTAGGGCTGAAAGGCCCTATTAAGGAGACTAACATGATCAGAAGTCGTTATCGTGTTGTCGTGGATTTAGTCCGCCACGATGGCACGTTTGAAACCCGTACTGTACGCAGCAATATCCAGAGTTACTCTGACGTTCAACGTGAGATTGAACGTGTTAAGCGTGCCCGCCGCCAGAACGATGCGGCCTACCAAGATTACACAGAAGTGACTCCTCGCTTTGAACCGAGTGTCGCTTTTGTTGCCTGAATTTGTAGATGCCACACTGCAAATACCTTCGGATTCATCGTCCGATAAACCGTGTCTTTTTGTTATTTTCAGCATTGCTATCTGGGACAGCCATGGATTTGGTCTGTCCTTTTTTTTTGTCTATGGCACTGGAAATCTGTAAATAAGACTAAACACACGAAAGGTATTTTCAAAATGGCGAAAGATAAAAAGAAGCGGAGCTTTGGCGCGAGTGATGACGAGCCAAAGTCCAGCAAGAAAAAGAGCAGCAAAGACGGTGAGATTGTTGAACTCAAGACCGTAAACTTTCCTGCCAAGTATCGTCCTCGCGTTATCGATGATTATGTAGGTCAAGACCACATCGTCAAGATCTTTCGCGGCTGGACCAAGACAGGCGTTATCCCTGCAACCATTCTTGTCACAGGACATTATGGTTCAGGCAAAACAACGTTTGCACGACTGCTGGCCAAGTACATTAACTGCGACACGTTTAGTGCCTGTGGTAAATGTCGATCATGCCGCATGGCAGACATGAGCAAAGACGCGCACCCCGATATCATGAGTTATGACATGGGTGGCGATCATGGTAAAGTTGATGGCAGTCAGAAGATCATCGACAGCGCAGAACTTAGTCCGATGTTTAAACGTCGTGTGTACATTCTCGACGAAGCGCACCTGATGAGTCCTCAGGCCGAGTCCAAGTTCCTTGTGACAACGGAAGAACCGCCTGAGCATACGGTGTGGGTGTTTGTTACAACAGACCCGCAGAAGATGAAGCCGACTATCGTAAGTCGTGCAACCATCCTGCCGATTCAGCCTATCAAGCTCGATGTGATCGCCAAGCGTTTGACCGAGATTGCAGAAGCTGAGGGCATCATGCCCAAGAAAGACAAGTCGCGTGAACGTGCCGAAGAAGCAATCAAATCCGTGGCGGAGTATGCTGGTGGCCAGATGCGTGGCGCAATCGGCATGTTGCAGACAATCTACTCCTCGGTTATGGGTGGAGAGAAGTTTGATAAGGCGCTGGTGAATGACCTTGCTTCGGCTGATCCAGAAATCGAAATGGAAGCCAAAGCGGTTCAGATGATTGGTGCTTATCTCGACATGGACCTGATCAGTGTTGTTCAGTTCATTCGTGAAGCAAACAACCCTCGCGGCATTGTCATGAAAGCTCGTTGGATTATTCACGGCATCATTGGTCACATGGCAGAGACCAACAAGTGGCAGACTGCTGGACTCAAGATGTTCCTCAACATGGCCAAGCAAAACAAGATCAACGTGAACCCTGTTCGATTGATCTATTTGCAGAAAGCATTGGCCGAAGCTGAGATTGGTTTTAACACCACAACCATTCCGGCCGAGATTATGATTGAAGCGCAGATCATGACCTTGATGGCAGACCTGAATGAAGGCAAGTTAAGCGTGGAAGCAATACCAGTCGAAGACAAAGCAGATAAGTCTGAAAAGAAGAAGAAGAAAAAGAAAGCTAAGTCTCGGGACTAATTTAAAAGGGAGGGCGCAAGCCTTCCCTTTTCTGCTTCCACTCATAAACTCAGTCGATTTGCTAATTTAGATTCAAGGCGATGAGACTGCACGCCAAAAGGGGTTGTATATGTCCGGTCTACTTAGCACAAGTAAAGACCGCTGCACAGTTAAGCATCCGTTCACTTCTTCTGATCTCAAGAATCTAGCACGCTTTATGTTTGGTGCACAACGTGTCAACAATCCAGAAGTTGCACGCTTTGTATCTTGCATGGGACCTGTGATTATAAAACATGACGGACAAAATGGTGCAGTGTGGAGCGTGGGCGGCAAACGCCTAGAGTCGGCTCCAGACTTTCGTGAGATAATGTCAGTTCTACCAGTCGCAAACAAAAAGTACAACGGGGATACCTACCTCAGCGTTAACGTGCTGGGCCGCCACCAGTATCTTGTCATTTCATTTTTAGGGCAGGACTTAATGTGGTTCCGTAGTGAGCAAGAACTCATAAACTATTACCGTGAAAGTGGCGTCGAGCCAGATGTTCAACGATTTGTTCGTAGGCATGTGGCATGGCATACAGCATCGGCATGAGTAGTGCGTTTGGAGGTGATCCCTATCTCCCTGTGACCACATCAGGGTTATCAAATATGGTAGGCCAGAAGGCCGAGTGCATAGCGCACTTTGACCAATAGGGGATGACTCACCAAGCGTGGCTCATCCCCTTTTCTTTTGGAGCACGTATGGAAATTGTTATCAGCCTCAGCGATTCCAAGATGACAGAGAATCAAAAGACAGCACTGGAGAACAGCAAGAACGATCTCCAGAATGCTAAGCGCAATGAAACAGAAGCACGCAAAGCCGTTGCTGATGCGCAGTCAAAAGGGCGTGACCCAGCGCCTGCCAGAAAGAAAATGAGACAGGCCCAACGTAGTCGTATGGTCCAGCAGGACTCTGTACGCGTCCACCAGCAAAAGCTGGGACGTGCTGCACAAATTGATCGAATGGTTGAACAGCTTGACCGTTTGAAGAAACTGGAAGGTACCGATCAGGACACTGACAGCAATAAACGTCAGCGTGAAGATCTCAAGCGACGTATTGCTCAGGCACGCAAGTCCGCTAATCAAATCAAACGGCCTGCCCGCGCCAATCCAGACAAGCGTAAGAAGTTGAGGCGTGCATGAGACAACTCCGCCTGAGACAGCAGCCTACGCCTACATCCTGTATGGCCACCAGCTTGGCGATGTTGTTGGACATTACTACTGATGAGAGCATTGCTCTGTATCACGACAAGCTCTACAGTTTAGACTTTTGGTTTGATGATATTCTGGATGATCTAAACTTTCCCTACGAGTATGCCAAACCAGGACGAAACACCTTGTATCAGGGTAACGTGTACCTTTGCAGTGTGCCAAGTCTAAACAACGCTGGTGGAATGCATCAACTGGTCATTGATCACCGTGATGAATACTATGTTGTCATGGACCCTAATATGGGACGCGGTGTTAACGAGTATCTGTCCGATGGGTCTAACTTGTGTGGTTGGCGCATTGACTTGATCTTCCCAGGACACCTGTGGACACGCTAGACAAAGGACTGCCTCTTGGTGGTCCTTTTTGCGTTGTGTGAGAAAATTCTGTAAATATTGGGTATAGATAAAACACAATTACAGGTTCGATTATGCACTTTAAACCGCACCCAGCATTCCAGATTTGTCGTTATGTCCAGGACATTGACCCATACACCAATGAGCCTGTGTCAGAACTTGAAGTTATCAAAGAGACATTTGCTCCAGTGACCGAACAGACTCTGCAAGAGTATCAGGCACGCTACGGCGCAAACGTTTGGGTTCAACCAACAACCATCTGGTCCTGACTATGCCAAAACATCATGTGATTATTCATCGCGCGTACTACCGCAAGTCAACCCATGATATCGATGGCAACGATGAGATCGTAGTTGTCGCTCAGGGTACACGAGAGTTCACGGAAAGAGAACTGGACCAGCTTGCCAAACAAAATGGTGTGGAAGGCCTACATGTTGATGAAGTTGTAGAGAAAGATTGATGCAGCACGGCATACGCCTCAAGTCTATACGTCTCAAAAAAGTAGGCGTCTACGAGGAGCTTGATCTTAAAGACCTCGATAATGAAGGGTTTGTAACAATCAGTGGCCTGAACAAGGACAGTCTGAATCTCAAAGACAACCGTAACGGTGTTGGCAAGAGTTTGATGTTTGGTTCTATTCCAAACCTGTTGTATGAAGCAGACCCCTTGGCAATGTCCAAGAAATCAAAGACCAACATGCTGGGCAACAAGGAAAGTGAGATTGAACTTACTTGGGGCGCACCTGATGGCAAGGACATTACCGTTGTCCAGACAGCAAAGAAATATCAAGTTACGCATGACGGTGAAGATCAAAAGGTCGATCGTCAGGACGTAGCTCGTGGTTGGATTTCAAAACACTTTCCTCTTAACCGGGAAGAGTTTTATTCGTATGCCTATATCACAACGCAGATACCTCATCCGTTTCAGCGTGCAACACCAAGTGAGCGTCTCCAGTACCTGACCAACATCTTCAATCTTGATGTGTATGACCGCATTCGTGCCAAGCTGAAAGAAAAGCTGGAAGCTGCCCGTGATGCAGAGACCGAATCAAAAGGTCTGGCTGACATGCTGGACATTACTCAGCGAAAGCAGAACGCCATCAAGATCCGCGATAAAGATCGCAAGCGTCTTAAAAAGATGATCGCCATGTGTGATCAACTCAAAGAGCAGCGCAATGAACTGTATGAAAGTTTTGTTGAACTGAGTACGGTACGCAACAATGCCAAGCAGTATGAGGCGACGCTGGCCAAGATTGAACAGCTTGGCGTAACCAGCACTGACGCAAAGGCCGAACTTAAACTGCTGCGTGCAGAACTCCAGCTATTTGCCAACTATAAAGAATACTTGGAAGAGCTGGACGAATATGATGAGACTCGCAAGGAGCTTGAGTCACGAATCGAAAAGTTAGGTCTGTCTGAGAGTGTGGACACCAAGAAGTTGGCCAAGCGCCACTCAGCACTCGTCAAGGAAGAAGAACAGATCGAACAAGACTTGGAAGACCTTGATGAGCAAGGAGAAGCCTACGACGCCTACAGAGGAAGAATCCACGAGTTGGAAGACACCCTCTCTGACCTCAAAAGTCCTAAACGAACTCCGGAAGAAGCTCAGGAAGAAAGAGCAGAAGCCCGAGCAGTAAGAAAGGCTTATGACCGTCTCCATCAACACATCAATGGCACAACGTGTCCTACCTGTAGTCAGGATGTTGACATTAAGAGCATGAAACGTGCTGCTGACCGCGCGGAGAAAACGGAACAGGATTGTGACGATGCGATCTATTTCTACATGCTCAGGGATGAACTCGATGCCCTGAAAAAGAAACCAGTTAAGAAGCCCAAGCACAGTAAAAAGCAGTTGAAGAAAAAGTTGACTGCCGTGCAGGCCAAGATTGAACAGCTTGAGCAGGATTTTGAACAGGCCAAGTTGTATGACAAGCTGACTACCAAACTCGAATCACTGCGTCGTCCTAAAAAGGTTAAGAAGCCAAAGGGCAAGCGCAATGAAGTCAAGCAGCGTATCAAAGATCTTGAAACACTGATGGCTCTGGAACAAACACTCAAGGCATTCAAACGTCCTGAGACAAGTTTTAAATCGATTGATAAACAGTATGCCGCTGCCGACACGGCTATCAAGGAACTCACAACGGACATTGCTGAACGTGAGACTAAGGTGCAAGCGCTGAAAAGCAAATTGCAGGAGTTTGATCATCACCAGGAAACTCTGGACAGCCTGAATGACAAGCTGGAGAAACTTCTTCCTCTGATAGAGAAGCGCAAGCTGTTTGAAATCCTGTATAAGGGCTATAGCAATACCAGCCTGAAACTCAAAGCAGTTGAAGGTCGATTGAAGCAGATCGAGAACAAGCTCAATGAGTACAGCCCATTGGTGTTTCCTGAACCCATGCGTTTTACTTTGACCACCAGCAAGCAAGGTGTGTCTGCGCTTGTGACTCGCGCTACTGCTAACCAAACAACGGACATTAGTATCATGAGCGGTGCTGAAAGCAACTGCTTCCGCCTGTTGTATGCAATCGCCATCATGCCTTTCATTCCTCAGTCACGTCGTACCAACTTTATTGTGTTGGATGAGCCTGAGTCTCATTGCAGTGAAAGCGTTATTGATCACATGCGCGAGAACTTCCTTCCGATTCTGAAACAGATTGTGCCAAACATCTTCTGGATAACTCCTCTTGATGATGGCTTCTCTGAGAATCGCTGGACAGTGACAAAAGAGAAAGGCATATCTACTCTGGACAAGGTAAGCGTATGAAAACGTGCTCGGTGTATTCCCTAGAACTTGTATTGCATCATCCCGAAATCTTCCGTCAGTACCATGTTGTGTATGACGACAAGGTGATCACCACCACTCGTGTGGAATGTGATGTGTCTTGGCTGCGAAGACTGTTTGGTTCATCCAAGACGGAGTACAAGACCAAGACTCGACCTGCTCGGCAAGTATGGGTAGAGGGAGACACCCTGCACATTCATCCACGCTATCGAAAACAATTAGAAGAATCGAGGAAGAGAGGCTGTAAATGATTGTGTACAAAACGTTTGATGAGATTAAGCAGGACCTGCTGCCTTACAAATACCATCGCGTTGTTGATGACTTCCGCATGATTCAGGAAGTTGCCATCACGCCCAATGTGTGGCAGCGTCTGAAATACTACCTCATGGGCGAACAGGTTCCACGTACAAGCATTGTTCCTCGCGAAGACGTTCGCATTACTCATACGTGTTTGTACGCTCACCCAGAGATTGCAGCGGCATTGCGCCTACGCCTCTTGGTAATCAGCTCAGAAGAAAACCCGTTTAAGGATAAGTAAATGCCAGTCATTGCAGTAACTGACAAAAGCCCTGAACAGGTCAGGGCATGGCTGTTGCGTGAGCACAAGGTAGACAAAGTTACCTTCTTGCCACAATCGGGCTATCTCGATCCCAACGGTCGTTATCGTAAACATATCTTTATCGTAGGTACCAAAGAGTATGACCGCAACGCTGCTGCTATTCGGGATCTCACTGATCACATCGTGTTTGTGTTTGGCAATCGCCGAGTGCTAAAGAACTACGGTCTGGATGTTGATACTGACCTAGACCAAGCAGTTCCTGTGCGTGCCCGCATGACGCCAATCGGCAGCTACTTGGAAGAGATAACACGACGTGCTATCGCCAACAGTTTGCTGCACAGCCTGATGACGTTCATCTACACCCTGCCTTCCAAGACGCATCAAAAGCCCGTGACCAGTTCCATCTGTCAGTGGATTTATGCTGGGGGCAAGACGGACGTTAACAAGATGATTGACGCCTTGCCTGTCAAGCTGAGTCCTATCAACAAACATCGTCTGGTCAAGATCATGGCACAGCCTGTTACTCGCCGCCTGTGCGCTGCTTTCCTTGATATTAAAAGCGGCAAGTGTGAAACAGTTGGTGAAGCTGTGTTGCGTCATGATGTGCAGGTGTTTGAGCTGGGATACATCCGAGGCAACGTTGAGAAGGTAGACAACATTGTTGATGCCCGTGTGGGTAATCAGGGAGTTGAGAAATGACCGTGCAGTCTCCTGACTTTGACATGTGCATGATACTTTCGATCTTGGCGTGCGGCATTATGTATCGCAATATCACGCAGGCTCGTGATCAGTTCTGGTTACTGCTGTTTATCGCTTTGTGTGTGAGTTTTTTCGTGAATGACGTAATGGAAGTTCCTAGCAGCTTAACCATTCCTGCCGTCAGTGTTTTTGTCGCTGCTATTCTGCTCTCAGCCTACGTCTATGAGTGGTTAGTTGCTCAGATGCATCCCAGCACAACACTCAGGACTGTCTATGTCATAGACGTTGGCCTAGTCAATGGAGTTTTAATGTGGCTTATAATCCGTTAGCAGCTTATCAAACGGAATTGCTTGGTAGCGGTGTTGTGCTTGCTGTTGCCTCAGTAGCTCTTGCAGTGACTATGTGGCGTAATCGTCGCAGATAGACTTGGGTGGCCTTGTGCCGCCCATTTTTGTTTTTGATAGTAATTTTTACCAACCTGCTAGGAGGGTAAAAATATGACCGCATTCAAAGAAAAATCAATCATTGAAGTTATGCGCCGTGAAGGTTGGGATACTTATACCAACCGCGCCAATGATCGTGGTAAAGCCACAAAGTGGGGTATCACCGAGGCAAAAGCTCGCGAGTGTGGATACACCGGCGACATGCGCGACATGACCTATGATCAAGCATACGCCATTTACTCTAAAGCGTTTTGGGATCGTTGTCGCTGTGATGATCTTGAACGCTACAGTCCAAGTCTTGCCGTATGGGTATTTGACTACGGTGTGAACTCTGGTACCGGTGCTGCTGCTAGAGCCTTGCAGGGCTTGCTCAACACTTCGAACAACCAGCAAAAGCTGTGGAAAGATATTGCCGAAGATGGTGCTATCGGGCCTGGTACACTGAATGCTTTAGGCGCATTGCAGAAAGCCAGAGGCGAAGAGGGCATGAAAATTTTCAGCTATGTCTACAACGGTTTGCGTATTGGCAAGCTGTATAACCTCGCCTATGCGGATAAGTCTCAGGAAGAAAACTTCTGGGGCTGGGTTACTCGCGTAGTCAATATCTCCAAAAACGTTGGAGCATAACATGACCCAGATCGTCGTCTCTGTTTCTGCTCCAGCACTTGATGCTTTGCAGCTACAGAACATTATCGCAACACCAGGATATCCTGTCCGTGTCTTGGCGTGCGAACAAGTTGCTGGCGATGATCGCAATCCAATTTACGCTTACGTCACAGCTAATGAGGACGGCGACTATCTAGTCAGCAAGATTAAACTGACACGCACCGGCTTGGCATCAAATCAGTATCGCGCCACAAGCAAGATCATGGCAGTCGATGGAACATACCAGACGTTGTATCATGCGTTGCAGATCGTTGACGCACAGCGTACAGGCAAGTTCCGCAGCTTGAGTGGGCCACCACCTCTGTCCAGTGCGATGTTTAGTCTCAACGAGTTGGGTCTTGAACCTAGTCCATTGTTGGACAGCATCTTGGCTGATTGGATGGCTACTCAGGACATTGCACCTCTGCGTTATGCTGTGTATAACCCACAGCGCAATGAGATTGAAGTTAGTTTCCAAGACCCGTCTGCACACAATGATGAAGAACACCAATTGCGGATCAAAGAGGCAATTGGCAAACAGCTCCGTGAACTGTTTGAGAGTCGTCACGCCGTTGCAGATGAAACCCAGCCGTCAGGACGATACACTCGCCGACCAATCAACAACAGGACTCACAACATGTCTATCATTACAATTAATCTGGGCGGCGATGACGTTTCATCCGAATCCGCTGCTAAACCTGCCAAGTATACATTTGCGCGCGTCAGCGGTCAGGCCACTATGGTTCTGCCAAGCAGCGCTCGTGCAGGTCTGACTGAGATCAAAACCCATCTGAAACGTGCTAAATCAGATCGTACCAAAGCTCTGCGTCTGGTCGCCAGTCACGCCTCTGTGTTAAAACAGGTAGGTACTGCTTCTACCAAAGAACGCCGCACTGCCCTCAAAGCTAAAGCCAAGACCATCAAAGGTCAGGTAAGTGCTTTGAACAAAAGCGCTAAAGCTGCCCTGAGTGCTGCCAACAAATCTGCCCGTAGCCATGGTCTGGGTGGCCTGACTCTGCCTATCAGCACTGATATCCTGGCAAGCGCCAAGAAACTGGCCGCTGCCAAGACTGATACTTTCGGCGCTACTGGCAAGCGCGGTAAGTTCAAGCCTCGTTTCACTCCTGATGCCAAGTTCGCTCAACTTACAGGCAAGAGCCTTCATCCTATGACTGGTCCAAAAACTGCTGCCAAGAAAGCTGCTAACAGCATTCGTGTAGCGGAAAAGATGGGTCTTACAGGTAAAGCCAAGGCCCCGACTGTCAAGCCTACCAAACAGCGTGCTGGTGAGAAGCGTGCCAATGGTACACTCAAGCCTAAAAAGGTGGCTGCAAAAAAGTCTGATGCGGCAACTGCCGCAGCCATCGACAAAGCCTTACCTGGTATCTTGGCTAAAGTTGGATTCAAGTTTAATGCCAAACGTAGTGCGGGTCTAATTCGCAATGCGAAAGGCGGCAAAGTTATGAAATCCAATGATAACATCGCAAAAATGCGCGATGCCTTGGCTAAAAAGTTTGACGTTCAAGATACTGATGATGGCTTTGAGATTCCTGGTCTTCTGGAAGTCAAGACAGGTCCGACTGGCGTTGTGATTGTCCGCCCTGACCGCTATGTCAAAGAGAATGATCCAGCCGTGCGCGTCCGTTCGACTTCTGCTCCTTATGCTCGTCCAAAAGCTGCAATCAAAGTTGATGGCCCCATGCGCAGTGCGTTAAATCGTCTTGTGCATGACAAAATCAAAGGCGGCCTGACAAAGCAGTGGCATTACAGAATGTACGCAAACAAGATCACCTTCATCAACGCAAGCACTCACAAAAGTTTTACCTTGAGTGCCGATGACCTGAAATCAGATGGCATTACTTCTCGTGAAGCAGCGGCTGTTGCTCGTGAGATTGGTGTAACATCCGCTTAATACCATAAGCCCCTTAATTGGGGCTTTGTCGTTTCTCCACGTTTTTCCTAAGAGGACTATACACTATGTGGCAATACAAACAGACAACTGGTGAACTCCGCGATGGTCAAGGCAACGTTGTTGCAAAGGGCTACTCTGGTAAAGGCGAATACAAGAACAAGCATGAGGCTCAGGGTGTTGTAGGCATGGGTCCTATCCCTGTCGGCTGCTACACAATCAACCCTCCTCATCAAAGTTTGAAGACAGGTCCGTATGCAATGGACTTACAGCCAGACAGTTCAAACTCCATGTTTGGTCGTTCAGCATTCCAGATGCATGGCGACTCACTGCGTAACCCAGGAACAGCGTCTAGCGGCTGCATCATCATGCCTCGTGCTATTCGTGAGCGCGTGTGGTCCAGCCTTGATCATCGCATCGAAGTAATCGCATAAAGCAGTTGAGTGGGTTCAACATTGAACCAATGCTGGGGAAAATGCCATGCAGCTTATTATGGGCAATTGGTACTTAGCACAGCAGACCAAGATACCTGAGATGGCATTCTTTGATACTGACCTCGATAAGGGTCAGTATGATCTCAGCACTATGAAAAGCCTGAATGACTATATCGACATTACAGGCTTCACTCGTGGTCTTGCTGGCGTTGGACTTATTAACGGCGTTGTTGGCCAAAAAGCAGATAAGTTTTGGCTGACGAATTTCAAATACGCCGATACAAGCAGCACCATTCTGTATGCTAAAAGTTTCACTGTTGCGCAGACTGCTCTGGCATTTGGTAGTAGTTCTGAATTGGTGACTGCCAGCTATGACCTTTCTTGGGGCCGAAAGGATATCCTAGTTTCTCGATTGTATACCGCAACTAAGCGTAATGTCTCAATGAGTTTGTTGCAGTACCGCAACAGCTATAACGCAGGCTCGTATGGTGGATATTCGTGGAACATAGGATATTCATTTAATCTCTATACAGGATATAGTGACGCACGATGGAGTTCTTATGTGTCCAATTCTGGTTCTGAGAGCAAGCCCTATCAAACACTGCAACTCAGGCCAAATGTTGATATGCAATCCACTTGGGGCAGGCTGAGTTATCCGTATAACGTGAGTTATGCCTCTGGTACAAATCAAATACTGTGGACGTCTGATGCAATAAGCGACACATTGCTTGGATGCATCAACGGGCAACTTGCTGCGGCAGATGAAACTGTCAACTTCAATTGTGCTCTGCTGTATCATCCAGATGTTGGTCGTGTCTTCAAATTCGACCAACATGATTTTCTCGTAGGTACGAATAATACCGCCACACCAGGAACTAAACCGACGCTGCAATTTATTCGAAAGGATGTGATTGCAGTCTAAAGAATTTCCTCATGGAAGAGGATTAACAACAACCCACTAGTGGGCCCTGCACAGCAATAAGAGGAGACGCACCTTCAAAAAACCTAAAGGAGACAGATATGCAATTTGTCACCAACTTTTCAGCCTCAGATCTAGTAGGTCAATGTCGTGAGGTATTGTTCTTTGATCCAACTCTCGATACTTCTACCAATCTGAAATCAGACAAGTTGATTGCCAACTTAGATAGTGTAATGCGGGACTGCCGAGCCGCGTTGGGATTCAATAATGCCGCGAATCCCGTGCGAGGAGTTGCCTCTGACTTGAAGACGTATCATCTCACTTCGTTAAGGTATGCGCAGGGAAGTGAGACGTATGCAAGTTTGCGCTCGATATTCCACAACAGTGTTGCATGGGGAAAGAGTCCATTCGCAAGCGTGGCTCCTAACTATCCATACAACGACACTGCTGGTCCAACACCCGTGCTTTGGCCAACCACTCTTGATGCTATCAGCACCCAAGAACTGGTTAGTCCCAAGTATGGAATCAAGAACTCAACGTTCCTGAATCTGTGGGCCGGTACCGTATCTGTCACATTCAATGGGTGGCTTGCGTATAACGATGGAACGTTTAGCACAAAAGGGACGTACACAAAATCCTACCCTGGTCTAACCCTGCTGTTGTCGGACTATTCAGTTAGTCCTGCAATGACGGTGGCTAATACTAAAAAGGTTGACTACATTGCTGCTCCGTATACATGTAGTGTTGCTCCAACCAACTTCGTGCCTAATCCGGCGTATGCAGTTAGTGGACAATTCTCATGTAACTTGGCAACTGTACGCACTGCCGAAAAGGTAACGCTACAGTACGGCCTTGGATATGCGGCTGACAGCAATGTTTACATTCGGCTAGCACGAGGCACGGACTACAATGTCGCAGCCAGTGTCGAGCCAGGCACCAGGCCCAACATAACGTTCCTGAAGGGCCAACAAAAGATAACTCTGTAAATCTATATGGATGAACATAGGGTTTACGGGCCACAGACCTAATCGCCTCGGTGGCTACGATCAGCAGGCACAAAACTGCCTGTATAAGTTTGCTTCTTGGCAGATGTTACGCCTTGAAGACAACAACACAGTCTATCACGGCTGTGCTTTAGGATGGGATATGGCAATAGCAACGGCAGCACTACAACAGGGCCACCGGGTGGTTAGTTGCATACCTTTTCTTGGCTTCAACAAGCGCTGGCCAGTCACCAGCGTGCTGGAACTCGACACGATATTAAACAAGAGTCATGAAGTAATAATAGTCGTGTCGGAAAAAGAATGGGCACAGGAACACGCCTCTTTAGCGCTGAACCAACGCAACAACTTCATTGTCGATAAGACTCAGGAGTTACGTGCGTTGGCTTGCGGCGCACCCTCTGGTACTCAGAACTGTGTGGACTACGCAGTCCGACATAACAAACGTGTTGTTCATTTGTGGCGCGATTGGTTGAGGTTTAAAACTAATTTTGTGCATCGTTAACCAATATCGAGAACACTATGGAAATCGCCGTCAGCCTCAGCGCACTTCCTCCGTCGCTGTATCGCAAGTACGTTAAAGGATGGAAGGCAAATCCCGTGCTGCTCAAGTTGTTTGAACAACTGAGTGGCAAGAAAGGCCGCAAAGCAATGCGCATCTACATCGATGCCAAAACTGACCGTGTGATGAAAAACATTGCACAGGACGTGAAAGCTCCGTCAGTTGTCGAAGAAGCATTGCGTGCCAAGAACATTGAGATCGTTGACTATATTGCAGGCACAGGCAAAGACAGTCAAGGTCGTATTGTGCGCATCGGTCGCGCCTTGAAAGACCCTGATGTTAAGCGTGCGTTTGACTCTGACCCAAACAGAAAGTCGATGACCAACGCCACTCGCAACAACCAACTGATCTGTATCTCCATGCATCCCTACGATATTGCAGGTATGTCTACAGATCGTGGTTGGACAAGCTGCATGAACATCAAAGATGGCAGCAACAAGAAGTATGTCAAACAGGATGTGACCTCAGGCACGTTGATTGCCTATCTCATCGATCCCAAAGACCGTAACATCAACAAGCCTGTTGCGCGTGCCTTGGCCAAGCCTTATTTTGAACGTCAGGGCAATCTCAAGAATCAAGTGGGTGATGGCAAAGTCAATGCCATGTATTTGGTAGACTTTGCCTATCCAGACAGCACCATGCCTTTTGTTCATGTGCTGCAAGAGTGGTTTGACGAACACATCAATCCTCATCTGGCTACCACTGAACGTAACGGCGTGTACTATCTCAAAGACCGACTGTACAACGACAAGCGCAGTGAAGTCCATCACGTTAATCTCGCTGAACTGGCGCGTGCTGGTAAGTATCAGGAGTTCGGCCAGCTGGCTTATGCTGAGCGCAGCAACCCTACCATGGACCCTGACGTGTTGCGTACTGTTGTGGTCAACACGGTTGTTGAATATCCAAAAGCAATAATTCCACTGTACAAAGCAGGCTACGTCAATGTTGCAGCTTTCAAGTCTATTGTTGCTGGACTCAGCGCCGCAGGTAGTTATGATCAGATTAAAGAGTTCTGGCAGTATCTTCATGAAAGCAACGCCACCAGCATCATGAAGAACAAGGTGTTGGAAGCTGCCTATCCAAACGTAACTCTGATGACCATGCTGATCAAGACTCTGCCTAGACTTGAGCGTGCTGAAAAGGTTGACGACATGTTATCCCGTGGTGGGTTCTATGATGCCAACTACAACGACCGAGTCAATGGCGGTTTTCCTAAAGCACTTGCTCAGATTTGGGATTTTGTTCAGATGGCTCCTAAGCCGGACAACACGTTCTGGATGTGGGCCTCTACAATAAACCCCTCTGCTGTTTCTCCAAGTGATGCATTTGAAGAGTACGAAGTTGGGAGTCGTCGGTGGGAGGAGGTTGTTCTTACTTTGAGTATCGCCAGCTTGGCCATTCGTGAAGGCGCAACCCCTGTAAGTCTCGAAAGCCTACGCAAGCACAAAAGCGTTCTCAACAAGACCTATTATCACTGTGCTGAAATGTTGTTGAGCGGTGCTGTGTTTGTTCGTCTTGATGCTCAGGATGCTCGTCAGCAGATCATTGATCGCTTTGTTGAGCTTTCTGGCGTTAATCCAGTGTTTGCCGCACGTAGCTTGTACCATATCGATTTTGATTATGGCGAAGTAACGCGTATGGCGATGGAGAGAATGAGTCTCAATGTGGTGCATGACTTCACGCCACGCAAAGATACCGAAGCCTTGCTGCTCAACACCGATAGTACATGGCAGGAAATCCGTGAGGAATTTATTGGTTATTGTGCAGAGGATGCTCAATCGATTCTTGAGGAGCTCCTTGATGAGGCACTTGCCAAACTCGCCAATGGTAAATCGACATATGATCCAATGAAGCCTCATGAAGAACCTCCAGAAGATGCCGAGTACGATGACGATGGTATTCCGTATATGGATGGTGATGCTGATGAGGAAGACGAAGATTGGGATGACGAGGACTTTGATCAGCTTGCCAAAGAAGGCGAAGACGATCGTCCACTAACTCCTGACCTGTTGGATCAACGTCTGCGTGATATTCGTGGTCAGCAAACAGATCGTGACGACGAGCCTGAGGACGACGAGGAGTTCGATGACTCTGATTGGGACGCGGAGTTTGACGACAACGGTATTCCATACATGTAAGCCAAAAGGGAGCCTTCGGGTTCCCTTTTTTCTGTAAATATCGACCATCATCCAACATTAAGAATAATCGCAAATGTTAGAAGCCCTGGTTACAGCCGACTGGCACTTAGAAGCAATGGCCAAACATTTCCCTGAAGATCATATTGAACGCCAGCTTGAAACAATCGAACGCATCTATCAGTATGCAGTCGAGCACGGCATCAATATCATCATCGTTCCAGGAGATATCACCGACAGCTATCGTATGTCAGATGACACTAAAGAAAAGCTGTTGGCCCACTTCCGTAAGTACGAAGGTATTATCGATACACATTACTGTGGCGGTAACCATGACCGTGCAGATGAAAAGAAAACTTCCATGGACTTGATCAATCAGTTCACCAAATGGAGTTTCCTCAAGTCGTTGCACGTTTACATGACGCCGACTCAGATTGAACTTGAAGGCATTGTGGTAAACTTCCTACCACACCCAGCCAAGAAGAGCATCAAGAACAAACGTCCTTGCTTAAACTTCTGCCACGTTGAAGCTGTCGGTGCGTTGGGTGATAATGGACGTCCTTTGCACGCCAAGAAGGATATCGCTGTAGACCCCCGCGATTACACGTTTAGCGGCCATATCCACCTGCACCAGATTCTCGAAGCTAAGCGATTCACATACTGTGGCAGTCCTTATCAAAAGACCTTTGGTGAAGGTTTACCGAAAGGCTTTATGCATATCCGTGTGCAGTACAAAAAGAAACAGTTGGTAGTCAAGCAGAAGTTCATCGACAGCAAGCCTGGATTCCGTTTGGAGACTGTGGTAGTAGCCGATCAAAAGGATTGGTCAAAGCTGGAAGTTAACAAGGCAATTCGTTACCGTGTTATTGTACGTGAAGGTGTCTCAATACCCGCAGACATTCGCATTCGTGTCCCAAATATTTCCCAGTTAAATACCTCTAATAAAAAGGTAGATCTCGATAATATAGATCACATCGATGTTTCAGAATTGGAACTCGCCGAGATTAATCCTAAAGACGGCCTTAAGGATTACCTTAAGGAAGCTGGACTGGACAAGGCTTTGCGTAAACGCGCAGAGAAAGAAATAGACGCAGTGCTGTCAGAAATCGGGTATGCGTCAGCGTAAAAAGATTTTGGTTTAATCCTTAAATAAACCTAAGGATTTATACTAATTTTTCTATGCTTATTTTTGAGAATAACTTCTCGTGCCCACAACAACAGGGCGCTAACCTGTAATGAGGATATAACCATGGCTGTGAAACGTAAAATCACTTCCGCTACCGACCCTGTTAAAGGCGGTTCTCGTGCGAAGAAAGCTGCTGCTGGCGCCAAAGGCGGAGCTGCAACTGCTGCTAAAACCCGTAAGCCTCGTGCTGCGAAAGCAACCACCAAGCCTGCGACCACTCGTAAGCCGCGTGCTGCCAAAGCTGGTGCTGCTGCGCCTGCCAAGAAAACCCGCGCTGCTAACAAGTCAAGCGCTGACAAGAAACTGGATAAAGACCGCGCTAAGGTAATGGCAACTCGCCGTGGCCAGGCTAAAGGTAAATCAATCCAGGCTCGTCTGAAAGCTCGCCTGCAGAAATACTCTGCTGGCCTGAAAGCTGCCAAGAAGTCTCAGGCACAGGTTCGCAGCCTGCTGATCTCTCGCCAGAAAGTTGCTCGTAGCAACCTGATCGCGAAACAGAAAGCTGCTAAAACCAACCTGCTGGCAAAACAGAAAGCGCGTATGGCTTCACGCATCGCACGCAAGCCAGCTCTGCAGGGTAACAAAATCGTTACTCCTAAAGCTAAGCCGGCCAAAGTGAATCTGGTTAAACCTACCCTGAAGCCGCTGCCGCGTCTGAAAGGTGGTAAGCAGACTACTGCTAAAGTAACCACGCATCACAAAGGCACCGCTGCTCAGAAAGCTGGCGCGAAGAAAGCAACACGTACCAAGAAAGCTGGTAAAGTGACTGTTTAATTCTGCGGGCTTCTGCCAGTAGTTGCACGAAACAAAAAGGGCTGCCTTCGGGTGGCCCTTTTTGCATCTTGATCAGAAATTTTTGTAAATACGACTGCGGGGTATTTCCCAAGATTACCTGACCTAAACGCTAATTTTTATCAGTATTCATATTCTCAAACCCCGAGAGGACGATCATGCCTAAGATGGCTAAAAAACAAGAGGTCGCATCACTTAGCGCCTCCATCGATTACAAGTCAGAGAATATGCAGGGCCTGCGCCAGGCGCGTACTGCTACAGAATTTCGCAATATTCTCCAACGTGTAGTCTCTATTGCTTCCGGCTTTGCCATCCCTCGTGAACTTGAAAGCATCAGCGCCAAAGCTGTTGACCTTGCAGACATTGAAGGGGCTGTTACACGCAAGCAGGCCAAAGCTATTAACCTTAACCAAGTGATCGACGTTAGCAAAATCGACATCGGTGACGTGCAAAAGAAAGCGGAGTACAACAACCAAGTTGCTGAACTCAATCAAGCACTCAGTGAGCTGGGCGTTGCCTACCAGATTTTGGCAAGCCGCACATTCAGCGCTTTCAAAGATCAAAAGGCCGCTGCTGATAACCTGCTGAAAGTTATCAAAGACGCCACGACCACGCAGAGCCGTATGGTCAAGTTGATGAGTCTTAACAACAAAGAAGGTACGCCTATTGAACACCGTAAGCTGGTGGCAACAATGGCTAACTACCTGTCTAAGATCCTCAACAAAGAACAGTACAGCCGTCTGCGTCAGCGTACCTTTATCGCTCACGGTTCAGACCCGATTGTGTTTCAGACCTATATCTACGTTGACGATTTCGTTAACTCAGAAGGTGAACACTATCAGAACTATGCCTTGGTGCTTAGTACCAAGATCGCTGTGGCAACTGGTATCAGCGAAAACTTTGTGACCACGCTGGTGGATGAGAAAGTTCCTGGCTCATTCCCTATGGGTACTCTGGTTGAGACTGCGCCTACGTTGAAGAAAACAATCAACAACATGTTGGCTATCGACGGCTTCCTTAACTATTCTGAGCGCAAGCCGCTCAACAAGACTACCGGCTTCCTGAAACGCAACACGCAGTTCGGTTCAGAAGTCCACAACGTCAAAGGCAAAGACACTGAGATCTTTGATGATGTGCGCATCCAAAACGACAACCTGTATGTTCGCCTGGTCCGTGGCTTGACTTCTACTGAGAAGCGCGATGCTGTGCAGGAAATCGTAGCAATGGCCAGTGCCCTGTTCCGCGGCGGTCGTGCAGGACGTAACTCAATCATCCATCGTGTTGCTAAAGGCCGCACAGGACGTGAGTACGTTATCATCAGCGTAACCACCAGCCAAGGTACAGAGAAAGGCATCCTGACTGTTGCGAAGATTGATCAGATCGCACAGGTCATGGGTCTTAACCCACAACAGAAACGCCTGCTGAAACAGTCCGTCAAGTAATGGCAGTAAGGCATTTCAAGGTAGATCGTACATTCAAAGAGAACACATACAGTGGCCAGTACCGTCCCAATCAGATGCGCACGGCAAATCAGTATGTGGTGGATGCGATTCTCGAACAGGTTCTCCTTGGCATGATCAGCGCACAAATGCCGTTCACCAAAGCACAGCAATTCTGCCTAGTGAACGTGTACAGTCCTGATGCTCACATGAGCATGGGCTACGCTGGTCAGCCAGACCCAAGCACTATCATGGTAGACAGCGGGCTGGTGTTTACATTCAGCCTCAAGCCACGTCCAGTCAAGAACTTGCCCAAGCCGCTTGTGATTAACGGACGTGGTCGCTACTTCCGTATGTGGGGAGAAGCTGATATAAACGAATACCTAACGATTGGTGTTCCTCGCCAGTTCTCGTTTGCTCTTAACGGGAGCGGCATTGACTTTCTGAATGTGCTGTACAACGTTGTAGGTACGGTGACACGTAACTTTGTTACTGTTGACCCTGTGCCTGTTGTTGGCCCACGCTATGTCAGTCAGGACATGAACGTATTGAGGGATCAAGACGGTAGCTTGAGTGTGAGTCAGGCGATGCGCAACCTGCCTTACACATCGTGGCATAACTCGATTGATATGTGGAAACGCAACAGTCAAGCCCTGTCGCCCAAGCTGTTCGACAAACAGTTTCCGCAATACTTCTGCACCTACGTCTTGCCTGAGTTGTATCTTCCTGACTTGGGTCCAAGCGCTGCCGCCTACATTGATACGACTGTGGTCGATTTCGTTGCGAGGGGGCTTATGAAGATCAGCGCAGCCCTCGCAACTGGAATTCCAGACGTGGGTCCTGAACTTCAAGCCGCCCTGTATTTGCTGCTTAATTCACAGCTGGACGCAAGCCCTCTTGAGTCAACGGCAACAAATCGTATTAACTTTGTGCGGCAGTTCTTTGATGCCCTGAATCAGAACATGCAACGCCTGCCGGAATATCAGTCCAAGATTGTTGTGGCTGCTAGTTCAAACCATTTGGCCATGGCGCGTAGCTTGATCGTTGGGTCATACAACAATCAACTGCGTACCTTGGCTGAGTATCTTGCCTTGACCGAGGTGTAATATGCAGGCTGTAGAAGGCACTATCCTCTCGGTAGAGGAAACATTTCTTGATGAATTCGGTGAGCCCCTATTTCCAAAAGTTGACGAAATGGGGCCCATTGTCCGAATGATTGACCCTCAGGACAAATCGATTGTAGCAGAGATTGTTGCCACAGTTGGTGAAGTGCCTGGTCAATGGGTTGCTGATTTCGGCATTCCTGAAATGGGATTGGATGACGACCGTGAGTTCTTGATCACTTGGACCTATGAGTCTGAGCAAGGTACAGAGCGTAGTCGCCAATCACTGACGGTGACTCCCACACTGGATGTTCGAGCCAGCTCTGATATCATTACGCTGGTAGGTGAAGCAGAGACGTTTGACGTTAACCTGCCATTCCACTACGACATTAACTGCGACACGATATCTTTTCAGATCTCGATAAACAACCGTGTGTTTGTTGATGGTATTGGAGCAGGTGATGAAGGTGTTAGGCTGATGGCCAACCGCCGTGATAGCTGCACCTTCCGTCTACCGTTGTGGGTTGCCAGCAACAGACTTGAGCCTCTTGCTCTTGTTGTTCGTCACGATGACAAACGTCGCAAGGCACAACGTTTTTATCCGTTCACCATCTGGCCCATTACTCCACAGATGACTATTGCTATTGGCTTGGTTGAAGGCTATATCAACAAGGCCAAGATGCAAAACGTTATCCCCCAACTGGAGTATACGCAAAGCGATATTATCACGTATCTGTATCGTGGTCTGGCTTTGTTTAATCAGATCGGTTCGCGTGTTACTGGCTTTACCGGTACAAACATGCAGGGTACCATTCTCAACGGTTGGGTTGTGTGTGCGTGTTACTACGCACTTGCCGCGCAGCTTCAAGCAGAGGGTGCTCTTGCGTTTGACTTTACAGGCCAGGTAGTAAACTTGAATATGGACCGAACGCCAGCAATCGAAGCTGCTTTGGGACGTATTGAAACCGAGATTCAGGGGCCAGTGACCAATCTCAAAAACAAGCTGTCCAAAGCTGGCATCAATTCTGGTGATGGTAGTGCTGGTGGCAAAGCAATTGACGGTGCGCGTGCTATGGGCCGTCTTGGTGTTATCAATGCACCTACCACCAAGTGGGCTACGTTCGGCAACCGCAGCATCTGGGTTAATGCCAGATATAACGTTGCACGCTAACCTCAATATACTAATTTCACAAAGTCTATATTCAGGAGATAATCATGAAGGCTTTTATCAAACAGCTTGAACCTATCGGTACTAACCAGGCTCTGGCTCTCGTTCAACTCGTTCATGCGCCTGGTGAAGATATTACCCAGAACTTCGGCGCATCTGTTAGTGCTGCAACTGATCGCGAATACATGTCGGTCAGCGGCTCGGCTTCTATCATCGACGATGGCCGTACCCACACCTACGCTCGTGTGATCATGCAGCGTATGCAGGACGTTAAAGACGTTGCTGAGGTCACTGAAATGCGTGCCCTGTCCAAAAACATGTACCTCGACCAAAACGAGCGCATGTGGACAATCCGCAAATCAGAGTCTGGTCAAGACGTGCTGGTGCGTAATCAGGATATCAATGACAACGCCGAGCTGCTGGAAATGCTGCGTAGCGTTAGCTCTGCGACTCCTGAACAACTGCGTAGCCAGAACCCAGAAGTTGCGCATCTTTATGCCAACCACAATCTGCTGTTGGCCGGTGCTGTTGGCGGCGACATGGTCAGCTTTGTTTCTAACAGCGGCGAAGTCAAAGTTGGCTTTGTAGCAGCCCAGGTAACTGACGATAACTCATTCCTGGTTGTTGACCGTGAAGGCAACGAAGAACAGATCACCAGCAAGTCAATGGTTGCCCTGGTTGATGGTGATGAGCTGGACCCGAAACAGTTCCCACAGCTGGACAGTCTCAGCGCTGCTGGTGGTGTTGATACTCAGAAGCTGCTGGACTACTATGCCCAGGTATTCCGCTACGCGCCTGAGTATTACGAGCAACTGGCTGCACGTATTCTGGCACACAACTTCTAAGCAGAACCCTAAAGGGAGCCTCACGGGGTTCCCTTTTCTGTTTCCACAGAGGATTTTCCTATGGCCACGGCATTAAGCCTTGACGATCTAGACGCCATTGGCGGTGCGGCGCAGAAGTCAAAGAAAAAGAAATCTGGCATCAAAGCCAAATCAACTGCTAAACGGGCCAAGTCTGCAAAAGTGGTTAGCTCAGTAAAGGTTAAGAAGAAAAAGAAGACTGGTGATTTGTTTGATTCCAATCCCAGCCTTGATGACCTTCTTCCGGAAGCTCCACAGGCAAAGAAAACCCGAGTCCCAAAGCCTGCCAAGGACGCTAAGCCCAAGAAAAAGAAAGTAAACGCTGCTCAACGTGAGATAGAAAAGAAGGTCAAGAAGAAAGCTGGCGTTCCAAGTGGTACAGAGATTGCCATGATGGAGGCGCAAGTTGGTGAACTCATGGCTGACATTCCTGACATAATCAAACAGGAAAACGAACAGATCGGTGAGTACATGATCATGTTCGACAAGCTGCGTGCTATGGCGCGTGAGTGTGAGGCAAAGTACATGGCCAAGAAAGAGAGCCGTGATATTTATGCCTTGATGCAACTGTACAACCAAATGCGTGAAGTGATTGCTGACCTGCGTGCATTGCGTGATGTTGGCCAGCTGGGTGAAATCCTTAATACTGAGGTGCTTGGTCCACTTGTTGAGTCCAGCGCTAACAGCATTGTTAAGATTCGCCAAGAACTTCTCGCGTGGTCCAACGGCCACCTCAATCCTGATGATCTCGCTAACTTTAGTGCAGCCCTGGACAAGATAGTTCGACGCAACGCCAAAGACATTCAGACAGCCTACGAGGGCAGCCTGAATAAAACGGTGCAGATATTCAGCTCAAGCGCCTAACAATACTGTAAATATCTGTGTTACCTTTGTGAGAGACACAATATGGCCTATAGACCTCGTGGTGGCATTGCTGCCCGCAAGAACAATAGTTGGGGAAAGCCCAGCACCTCACAGCGCCTTGCTGGCGTGTCTGGTCTTGATCGTAATCGCGCTGGAACTCACAGTCGAATGGAACGTGGCGATTGGTCTGCTTACAGATCGCTGTTGATTCAGGAGCGTGGGCAAAAATGTGAACGTTGTGGAGTGGCTACTACTCAGCTTATCCTCAACCACAAAGTACCTCACTCTCGTGGAGGCAGCAATCTTAAACACAACCTTGAACTGTTGTGCCATACGTGTGACAACAATCAGATTGGTACGGCTAACCGTAGAGGCAGCCGCCTGTTGCATGGAGGTCGATAGTGGCCACGCTGAAAACGTATGGCAGCGAACCAACGCTGGACATTCACGGCTTTCCTGACTGTGTGGACCCTGAGTATCTTGAGGCTTGGGCCTCTTATATCTCAACCCAAACAGTGCAGGACCTTTATAACTCTGCTCCTCAACCAATGGGTATGCAGCGTGTTGTGATGGGCTTCCTGTCCAGTGTTAGTCGCTACAGCAGCAAGTTTCTGATTCACACCGTGCCTGGTCCAATGTCTGACAGCATCAAAGAGGCGCGACAACTCATCAAGTCAATGCAATACGGCTACAAGTTCTGGCTGGACAGAATCAAGTTTCTTGATCTGTTGCGGGTTGCTGATGTTCGTGTTACATTGGATAGTTCATACAACCCGATTGCACACTGCATCAACACTACCGCTACTGTGTATCTTGTGTATGTGCCCAAGCCAGTAAAAGGCAAAGTGCCCAAGATTGGTCAAGTGCTGCACAGTCGAGTTCCTTACTGGTTTAGTGGTAAAGAGCCTCGTGCTTTGTTCAAAACTGATAATTTGACCAAGAAGCTGGCTAAGTCTCCACTTCCTGTTGTGCCTGACACATATCCAACTGTTGATTATGTTATGGCGCAACCCAGACTGTGGCATGAGTGGAACACTGACCTGGGCATTAGCTGTATCAGAGCGAAAGGCGATAGCATTGTACTCAAGCTGTCTAGTCCTCGCCTGTTGATGTTCCTAGGACGTCACAACAAAAACGAAGTGGAACGTAAACTGATTAGCATTGTACGCAGCACATTTGTTTAGGAGAAGAACGTGTCTGAAACCAACCAAAAGCTGAGACAAGTCTTGGCTGATGCCGCGCGAGGTGATACTCCGTATTCCCGTGCTGCTCAGTCACTGCTTGAAAGTGTCAGCGCCGATCAACGCACACCGATTGAACTTCCCAAGTCGGTGCTGGACGTACTGGGTAAAGGCGGTCTGCCTAACTTTGTTGCGTACACACAACAGGACCTGTTGCGTCTGATTGACGTGCTGGCTAAAACCATTAGCTACACCCAGCAGAGTGCTGAGATTGACCAAGACGACGCAGACGGTGATCTGTCTAAGATGATCACTGACTACCGCGATATCTACAAGCTCCGTACCAACGAAGACATTCGTGGCATGGACACGCGGGATGTATTTCGTCGCCTGTCTCGCAATCAGTCGTATGCTCTTGCGGCAGCGCTGCTGGACCTTGCTACTGATCGTAAAATCCCTGCGTCTCCTCTGTGGCAGACCATCGTTGATAATCATGGAAAAGTAGGTGACGCACAATGATTATTAGTATGTCCAAAACCGGCTCCAGCCAGATTGCAGAATCGGTTGAGAAGGCACTTGCCCTTCACCCAATCGATGAGCAAGTAAAACAGCGCATGGAACTCATGTACCCTGCAGGTAAGCAGCGTGGTGCATTCGATACTCTGGGCCGTTTTGTTGCTGCCACCGTTGCACGTCTCTACGCAACCTACAATGTTCTCGGCTACATTGTTGAGAATGGCGCACAGTTCGAGGATATCCTTGATGCTGGCTCTGATGAGTTTGCAACACGCGTAGGCCAGATGATTCGCTCCGAAGGCGAAAAGATCAACGTGTTGTTGAACTCGCCTAAGATTCCAAAAGAAGTTAAAGCGCTGCTGGCTGCACACATGTCCAGTCGTGCTAACGCGGTGATTGAGCGTTACTCTGATGGGTTCGACATTATCATGAGCGGCATTCCCTGTGCAACCACACCTGTGGCAGCCATGGGTACCTTCAACGTGTTTAACGATCAGGGCAGCAACCGTCCGCGTCTCGACGATGACGAACAGTTCCGCTCAAAGAACGTAGCCGTGTATCAGTCTGAGATTGCTCAGAATGCTATCCGTGCTGCCAACCAGATTCACCAGTATGTGTTTGGTGATGTTCGTCGTGGTGGACAGAGCCTGTTCTATGCCATGACTGACAAACTGCCTCTGGACTTTGATTGGGAAGCTATCAACAACATCCTCAGCAGCATTCACTCGTCATTGAATGGTCAGAACATTGACCTGTTCCAAAACTTGGACAAAGACTGTGTGAACACGCTGGGCGACTTTATGCGCATCGGTCTGCGTTCCGTACCTGGTCGTAATCTGCTTGAACGTAAGATGCAGGCAATGAAGATCAGTGCTGACACGCCTGTTGAAGTCAACCCTGTCAACCTCGCTATCGATGTGCGCGTTGAGGGTGCGCTGGTGGTTCGTGTTGAACAGGCAATCGTTGACTACATCTGTCAGGGTGCTAGTGACCTTGCCACCATGTGTGTTTATCGTTGGTTCCAGAGCTGGGCAGAATACTATTGCCGTGTTCAGGGTTCAGCGCGTGGTGGTAACGTAACCCGTCGTGCTTCAATCCCACGCTACGTCACATCGGCAACCATGCTGCCAATGTTGAAACAACTGCGTGAGAAGTTTGGCTACTCTGTGCATCAAACTGTTGCGGACGATCGTGGTCTAACTATCATGCCTAACGGTATGATGAGTGTCCTGCCAAGTCGTGACGATATTGACGTCCAGACCGTCAGCAAGTATGAGCATGACCTCAACGAAGTTCTGACCAAGCTGTTTGCTAAAGGCATTCCACTGTCCGTCGATCACGATACGCTGCGTACTCCGCTGTTTGCTGCGCGTGAAAACGATTTGGACATTGACCGCAAAGCACAAGAGCTGGCCAAGAGTCTGTCCAAATACAGCAACATCTGTATCGGTATCGACCCTGACTTCGCCGTTGTGGTTGAAACGTCCTCTTCTGGCGGTATCAGCGTAAACTCAACCCGTACCGTTGGTGCCAAGATTCCAACAGCGCTGGACACAGCAGACATGCTGGGTTATGACTTTGCTGAGCCAGGTGAAAGCCCTAACTTCCGTAATGCGGCAGATATGCTGGAAAGCATTGCTACCTCGTCGCGTGCTGGTAAGTATCAGGCAGCAAGTGACTTGGCGGTTAGTGCGGGACTTGCAGAAGCAGGCAACGGCCGTTACGTTAGCAAGGTAGTTGACAAGAACATCGAGTTCAGCCCGGGCGCCAGCAAGGACCTGTATGAAATCGTGAGTCAGGTATGTGCCACCTATGGACACATGCTGCGTCAAAAGCAAGTACCTGATCTCAAGTCTCTTGTGCAGGCAACGCGTGATGAAATGGGTTTCACTGGCGAAGACTCAAGCCTCAGTGATTCAAGCTATGACGACAACCTTTATCAGGGCCTGATTGAAAACAACTTCACGGTCAATGAAGGCGTTGCTCCTGAGCTGGCATTGATGCGCATTGTAACCCGTGTGTTAAACGATGCTGCGGGTATGCGTGCTTCCAACCTGACTACCACGTTGATGCGTGAAATGGGCGGTGATATTACTGCCGTGCTGGAAGCGCAACAGGACCACACGCACTTCTTCCAAGCTACCACAGCCAACAAGCTGGGTGACATGGCACGACTCAACAACTACTTCGGTGGTACGTTGTTCCGTCAGGCGTGTGCTGCTATCAAAGGTGGTGATCGCAAAGCGTTGTTCAGTAGCCTCAGCGAAAGCCAAGATGCTCCTCAGTCAAACCGTCTGATGAACATTGTGCTGCCATTCGCAACGATGTACAGCGACGTTATTCCAAACACGCTGGAAATCTTTGAGCAGGCAGAGCAGGAAGTTGATCGCCTCAAGCCAGACACTGGTATTCAGGCAAGCGACATTCAGATCCCTGGACTCAAGCCAGGCACGCAGTTGATGCCTCACCAGTTGGGTGCTCACCAGACACTGCGTCGTCGTCCTCGCTATGCTGTACTGTTTGTTGCACCTGGTGGTGGTAAGACAATCATCGGTATCACCGACATTGCTGCCATGATGAAAGAGCTTAACGACCTTGGCGAAGAGAACATCAAGCCTCTGGTTGTGTGCCCTTCTAACCTTGCAACTACCTGGGCAGACGATACGCACAAGTTCCTTGATGGTTGGAACGTTGTACCAATCACCAGCGACACTGTGAACACCTGGGGCGAACAGCGTCTTTATGACGTTATCTCTCAGGCTCCACAGAATACCATCTTTGTTGTTGGCCTGAGCTTCCTCCAGACTGGTGTGCTCAACGTTGATATCGGTGGTGTGCGTGTTCGTATTCGTGGCGCTGTTGAGTTCGTCAACCGCTTCGGATTCAGCTATGCCCTGATTGATGAATCACACAAGGTCAAGAACTACTCAGGTGGCCAGAGTGGTTCGCAGGTACACTTCAACGCCAAGGCGATCTTCACAGCACCTTCAATTCGCTATGCACGTATTGCTACCGGTACTCTGGTAACTGACCGTGTGAGTGACGTTGTTGGTCAGGCTGCGTTGTTGACTCCAGCTATCTTTGGTGACAACCTTGAAGTTGCTGATCAGGGTGACGGTACTACTGCGATGATTCGCCGTACTCACAGCCGTCTGTCAAACCACACTGCGTTTATCTCGTACAAACGTAAGGCGTGGGCGTTCATGCTGCCTAACCCAATCGATACCTTCTTGCAGGTTGACATTGCGGACCCGACTGTTCCTAACTCTGAGCTGCACAAGCAACTGTATGACGCCATGTATATGGAAGTGTTGGAGCTGTTGGACAAAGCTGCGTCCGAAGCCAAACGCAAAGCCAGCGGTGCAAGTGAAGACGACGAAGAAGGTGAAGAAGCGGAAGGCGGCAGCGACGATGCAGGTATCGATGAGTCCGAGCTGGATGAAGGCGATATCCTGGGTAGTCTGTTGGCAGGCAACGCTGACCTGAACCTGTATTTCCAGCGTATGGAAATGCTGCTGACTGACCCGATGGGTGATGACATTGGCCGTGAGACTTTCGAACGTGCTGGCGTCAAGAACTTTGTGAGTGCTAAGGTTCTGACCATCATCGACCGTATCAAGCGTCACTTTGAAGTGCAGGATGACCGCAATCCAGAAGAGGCAACGCAGCAGATCTTCCAATGGAAGCCAGGCGTTACTCCGAAGGAACTTGATATTGCTGTGTTCAACGGCGTCAAGTACCTTGCGCGTAAGCAAACTGAGACGTATCAGCGTCAAATGCTGCCTCCTTCAATGACTCCACCACCGGACGATCCAGACTACTGGAAAGAAGAGGTGCAAGGCAAGCTGATTGTGTTTACTCGTTACACCCGTAGCGCCAACGCAATCTACGAAGCCCTGCCTGAGCAATACAAGCGCGTTGCTGTGTTGTTCCACGGTGAAGTTGGCAAGCTGGGTCAAGATAAAGTCGCTAACCTCGATGCGTTCAAGACCAATCAGGGTGTGCAAATCATTATTGCCAACGAACAGGCAATCAGTGAAGGTCACAACATGCAGATGGGTAGCCGTATCATCCGCTGCGATACACCTTGGTCTCCTGGTGTTTACGACCAGTCTACTGCACGTATCTTCCGTCCAGATGTTGCTGCTGCCGAGTTTGACGAGAACGGCCGCCCAGGTGACATGAAGCGTGAAGTGGTATTCATCGATTGGGTGATGACACTGCACACTCTGGAAGTTGGTAAAGTTGCACGCCTGATGTGGAAGACACTGGAGAAGACGCAGTTCGATGAGAAAGGCAACGAGCGTTATGCCGACCTCGATAAGTACGAGCTGGCTCCAATCAAGATGAACCGCGAGTTGTTGATCAACAACAACACCATCGAGGACTTCTTGGATTACTTCATGGCCAAGCGTGACCTCAACGACATTGAGACTGCCGAGTTTACGGAGATGCGCCGTACAACGGCTGCTGCTATGGTCCCACTGGAACCTGCTGCGCCACTGCGTGACTTCCGTGTAATCGATCAGTTCCCTATCGTTGCCAACCAGAAGATTCCTGACCGTTACGGCTGGGGCCTGGAGCGACTGCTTGATTGGGCGCGTGGACATAACTTTGCCTCTGGTGAAATGCTGAAAAATGCCTGCCACCTGATGCCTGTTGTGACTGAGTTCGGCAACGGTGTTATCGTTGGCGTTAACGTGCGTAACCAAGACGGCAAACTGAAAGCAGACGCGCCAATCTCTACAGTGCGTGTGCGTCTCAGTGGCAGCGAAGAACTGGTAAGCATTCCAGCGTCCAAAGTTCACGTAGCAACCAAAGTCAACAAGAAAGACCTGAGCACGTTCTTCAAGGTTCGCAAGCCTTGGGCAACTGAGCAGGAACGCAAGCGTGCTAATGCAGAAGCGTCCGCCGTTGAAGTGGAAGACACTATCAAAGACGAAACGCAGACAGCAAACACCGAAGAGACCCGTAAAAAGGTTGAAGTGGTTGAGCGCACTGCGGTACGTGCCAAGAAACGCAGCGAGAACATCGCGAAGGAAAAGCCAGTCAACGAGGGTGTCAAAGAAGCCGTGCGTGCCCGCAAGGTTGCTTCACTGCCTAAGTTGGGTAACACTGTCACTAAGGTAGCCAAGAAGTCTGGCGCTGTGACACTGGATGATCTTCCTGCGGGTCGTGATATGAGTCTGGAACTCACGCCTACTGTGTACAACGGATTTGTGGCTATCTATGCGGATGCCGCAGACCCTGATGCAGCGGACATGAAGCAGTTTGACTTTGTACAGTTCGGCGATTATGTTTACATCGACCTGTTCTATTACGAAGACTTCGAGAAGTTCTTGGACTATATCGAAATCAAACGCAAACTGGACTTCGATTCGATGAGTGCCAAGCGTCTGGAGTTTATTCAGGACGTGTTTGCAGGTAAGAACTTGAGCTTCAATGTGCCGCAGGCAACACACATGCAGACCACACTGAAACAGTTCTTCCAGATTCGCCACCGTGCAGCAACTGACAAGAAACACGTCAAGTGCTATCCGATGGTGATGCAGGACCGCTTGCGCATCATGTTCGACCTTGCGACCAACCCTCAGATGCGCCGTGCTGTTGGACAGAAGCTGCCTAACAGCCGTAAGTTCGGTACGTTTGAGCAGAGTCCTGGCATGTGGATTGCGTTCACTGAAACTGCTGCTCGTGCTAAAGCCCGTGTGATTAAGATTGTGAAAGCAGGCTACAACGTGAGTAACATCAAACGTTGCAACGCCGCTCTGGACAAGTTGAAGACGACCAAGTCAACGTCTAAGGACGTCTAATCCAAGTGGGGCTTCGGCCCCATTTCTTTAGGAATGAATTTATGAAAATCACAGTCAATCTGGCGGAAAGTACCAGCGCGGATAAAATCAACACCACAGCCGTGCGTCTGTATCTGCAAGACAAGCTGGCCAAGAAGTTAATCACCGCTCGTGAGTTGCAGCGGGTTGTTGATTGGATGAAAGAACATCCAATGCAGTTCCAGCAGCAATCTCGTCTGGCTCAAACCAATGCTGTCATGGCCCTCCGCCTGTACAAGCGCATTGTCGGCAAAGACATTCCTCGCCCGGAGAAACCTAAAGATGCTTAATCGTTTCTATCAAAAGCAACAGCTTATCATGACCATGCTGGGTTATTATGACGGCGTGTGTGATGGCATCTGGGGCCCCAAGTGCATTGCTGCTAAGGCCAAGTGGGAAACAGAAGATGACTTTGAGCCTGCTGTACCTTCCAACGGTCTGCCTTTTGTCGGACGTGGTAAACTGCCTAAGGGCATGAACTACACGCACAAAGGTCTGGACATTCTGTGGGACAAGTGGGATCAGGCGCGTGCCGATGAGATCTTGAACAGCGAAATGGGTGAAATGCTCACAGCGCAACACGTTCATGATCACGTCATGCAAGCGCAAGACAAACAGCAAGACGTTACACCGGAGCCTGAGTATAAAGCACAGGGACCGAGTGCTGAGCCTGAACCTCAGGTGACTACGCTCAAGCCGTTTGAACAACCCGAGCCTGATTCTGAGCAAGAGCAGGACGATGAAATCGTGGAAGAGAACATCGACCCACAACCAGAACTTAACCAGCAACAGGCCACCAGCGATCAGGCTGAAAAGCGCGGCGGCGACTGGCTCAACAATAAGAGAAGGAAACAATAATGTCCTTGATTAACCTCAAACTGGATGGCGGTACTGTTGAGTCTACCTCAGCCACTCAAGCTGTGATCGCAAGTGCTAAACTTGTGTTTGGCGTTAAGGGTGAAGCAATCGTCAAGCGCATGGAAGAAATGGTAAAAGTAAAAGAGTTGGACACGTCCAAGATCGATTACATTCTTGACCAGATCAAGACCAGCACTGATGATGAACTCCGCAAGTGGAAAGCAACTGCCTCAGGCAAAGCGACTATCACCTCAGCGCGTGCTTTGGTTAGTGCCAAGTCTTTGGTTCAGGTCATCAATGCCCTGCGTGGTATCAAAGTCCCACGCGTTGCTACCAAGACAGGCGTTAAAGGTACTGCTGGTGTTGTTGCCAAGACTCGCACTCCTACCAAACCTGTTGTTGCTCAGCGCACTGACACTCAGAAAGCCTTGCCTAAGGTAAATCTGCGTTCAATCACGCCTAAGTTTATGAACACTGTAAGTCAGGCGCAGATTGACAGCATTGCCGCTCAGTTGTCAGAAGCGACAGGTCTGACGTTTGCAGGCCAGCCGGTGCAGAACGCTAACGGCCAGTCAAGCCCTTGGAATTTCATCGCCTTGAATCCTAACGCACGTTATGTCAGTGTGAACATTGATCCTCCGTTCCACTTCAATGAATACTCCTCGTCTTCTGCTTGGGGCGTGAGTGCTCAGACTAAAGGCGGTAAGTTTGCGTTTGGTAATCAGTTGCGCAAGCCTACTGTTCAGGCGCTGGCTAAAGAAGTTCGTGCTGTTGTAGGCACAGCTTCCAAGGTAGCTAAGGCTGTCAAAAAGCTGGACATGCCTAAGACCTACAAGATCACCGAACTGCGCCGCATGACTCATACTCAGCGTGTCGCCTTCACCAAGAAACTGAATCTGGTGCTGGGTCTCGATAACCTTGTGTACGGTATTTCAAACAACGGTGAGTCGTTCAAGTCTGAGCCAGGCGAAGAGTGGGAAATGCAGGGTCACCTGGGTGGCAGCGATGTGTTTATCACCTTTGACGGTCCATACGACAATGAGCAGACTGGCAAGTGGTCTGTGTCTATGAATGATCTTGACGATGGTGAGCAGGAGTCGTTTACTGCCAACGATTTCGATGGCATGCGCTCGTTCATTCACAACAACAAAAAGTAACCTAAAAGGGATGGCTTCGGCTGTCCCTTTTTCTATTCTGCTGCTGGTGGAATCTGTAAATACAAATGTGATTCATACCTCACACCGAGCATAAGGGTACCGTGTGAAGACTAAACATTTGGCGATTGACTTTCAGCTACCGGACGCATTCAGTGACGTCCAGAGCTATGATTATGTACGCGTCCTCAAAGGCGTTAGCAAGACAAACAAGGGTGGCAAGGTGTTGTTCGTTGTGGACCACATGCCTTCCGAAGATTTAGAAAACGGTAAGATGTTTAGTGGCACCACGGGTGAAGTGTTCCTCAACCAGATGCAGTATCTGGAAGACACCTTCCCCCTCAAGACCACGATTGACGATTGGAACTTCATGGTCGTCAGTTACAACATGTTCAAGACTTATGAAAAGTCTGAGCAGTACAAAACAGATGCCAATGAGGTGTTTGCTCAACGTATTCGTGATCTGATTCTCGACTACAAGCCTGACTATGTTATGACGTTTGGCACGCAGCCGTTCCGTGCTCTGAACAGCGAACGCATTGACTACTCAGGCGGCATGTACCATCATTGGTTTGGTGTTGAGATCCCTACCAAGCTCAAGACCAAGCGTGGTAAACATGAGTTTATCCATGTGCCAAACGTCAGCTACAACAACGTGCTCAACCCACGCAACATCGTAGGCACCAGTTATACTCTGGGCTATATGTCGCGCTGGATGCTGCCACTGTTGCAGAAAGGCATGCCGTACAAAATACCAAAGGTAACGTGCGGCAAGAAGCGTAACTGGAAGCTGGTGTATCTGACTCAAGTCAAAGACGTGGTCAAGTTGTTGCGTCGTTTGAAGAAGTCCAAGAAGGTCGCAGTCGATACAGAAACCGAGAACCTGAACCGAATCAAAAACAGATTGCAGACGGTACAGCTCTCGGATGACGGCAAGACTGCTTACGTGATTCCAATCTATCACCGCGACAGTCCGTTTAGTCCCAAAGAACTTCGCCAGATTGAAGAGGCGATGCGTGATTACTTTGAGGACAATCAGAACAAGTACCAGATCTATACCAACGCAAAGTTTGACCTTAACGTATTGCGCTCTAACTTCGGCATTCGTAGCTATGCAGCCAACGTGTGGGATATTCAAGCAGGTGAGTTCGCCAATGATGAGAATGCAAAGAACCTACAGTCTGTTACTGGCTATGGTTACTATGGCTTGGCGAACCTTGCGATGCAGTATGGCACAACTGTTTACTTTGACGTAGCGTTTGGTAAAGAGCAACGTGCGACAATTGCCGAAGTTGACCTTGACGAAGACGTGCAGGAGTATGCTGGACTTGACGTTATCGTTCCGTTCTTGATTCAAGAGCAACAGGTACGCCGTGCCAAAGACATTCACTACAAGAAGTATCGGTCTATGGTCAGTGAGCAGATTAGTGACCAGATACATGCGTTTAGTATCATGGAAACAACAGGTGCAATGGCAGACATTGATTACCTGTTTAAACTCAATCTGCCTAACAGTCAGATCAACGAAGAACTGCGCAACGTAGAGCGTGAGTTCATGGATAGTCCTGAGGTCAGGCGCGCCAACAAAGAGATTTGTGCCACGGACGATGTGCCTGCGTTTGGTCTAATGGGCAAGGTCAACGTCAACAAGTTTGATCTGTCCAAGCAGGAGCACAAGCAGATTCTGTTCTTTGATGTGATGAAACTCAAACCACTCAAAGAAGGTGCCAAGAAACGCGACAACGGTAAAGCGGCAGGCAAGCTGGATAAAGACTTCCAAGAGGCCTATAAAGATGTGCCTCTGATTGCCTTGTACAACAAGCTGGGCAAAGCGCAAAAGCTAAAGAACGCCTATGTTAACAGCCTGCTGAGACTCTGGGGTGAGAGTGAGGACTTCAAGCATGACCGTGCGATCAGACCAAGCTACGGCTACTTAGGAGTTGTAACGGGTCGTACCTCAGCGTCTGATCCCAACTTGCAGCAGGTACCATCGCGTAGTGAAATGGGCAAGCTGATCAAACGTATCCTGATTGCTCGTCCAGGCCGTATGCTAATCAAGGTCGACTACTCGGCACACGAAGTCCGAGGTTGGTCGATTATCAGTGGAGACTCAGAAGTTGCAGAAGTGTTTGAAGTTGGTCGTCGTCTGCGCCACCGTTATCGCACTGTTCCTGATCCTTGGATTCACCACCTTGTTGATATTGAGGGTGATGTTCACAAAATCAACGCCAGTTACTTCTTCGGCGTACCGATTATGGAAGTCACCAAGCCGATCAGGAACGCGGTTAAAACTGTAATCTTCGGCCTGATTTACCAGCAGGGTGACAAGGGTCTCGCCAAGTCAACGGGACGTGAAGTTGATGAGATCGCTGATATCAAAGCGAAGTTCCTTAAGCGATTCCCAACAGGACTCAAATGGTTTGAATCCATCAAGCGCTTTGCACATGAGAACTACTTTGTCGAATCTCCAGTGGGTCGTCGTCGTCACCTGTGGGGCTACATGGTGCCTAAGTCGCATCGTGAAGCAGATCAAGTACATGCTGCCTGTGACCGTCGTGCGGTAAACAGTCCAGTTCAGGGCTTTGGTTCAGACCTGATGATGAGTGCAATCAGAATCCTTGATCGCATGAAGTATGACTACTGGAAAGCAAACGGTGTATATCCTGACTTCCTGCTCAACGTATCGGTACACGATAGCTTGACCGTGGACTGTAAGTACGAATGGTTCTTCCTCGCACTCGACATGATTGAACGTGCAATGACCACAGCGGTAGTTCAGGTTGTTAAAGAGCGCCACAACTTTGAGTTCACTTCCGTACCTGAGATCGATTTTGAAATCGGTGCCTCAGAGAAAGATGTGAAAGGTTGGGACTTCTCCTACAACAGCCTCAACAAAATCCTGCGTGCTGGACTTGAACAGAAGCGTGACGAGTTGGGTGAGAAAGACCTAGACGTTGACAAGATGCTGGACAGCATTATGCAGGACCAGTATCATCTTATGTCAGACTGGATGAAGAAGCAACTCTGGGCAAACGACATTAAGATCAGAAGTCGCAGCAAGACCAATCCTTTGACCAAAGCAGATGAGAAGAACATCAAGCAGTGGAAAAAGGAACTGCCTGACAATACAGCCAAGTATGAGGAATTCGAAGCCGAGGAGAAGGCCAAGAAAGCCAAAGCTGCTCTGGCAGACAAGCCGAAGAAAAAGATTATCATCAGTCGCAAAGCCATCAAACAGGCGGTTGCTGGTTATATCTCAAAATAAGGAGAGGGCGTGAAGATTGGTGCCGAAGAGGTGTGTTCATTCTTGAACATGCACATGGTACAGCGCCCTGGATTTATGATAGCTGCCTTGCGAACTTGCTGGCAGCTTGATCCGGGTGATGTGCCTGATGACATTGAGGTGCTCAATACAAGCAGCGGGTGTCCTGTAGCTACCCTTGAGGGATTGCTCAATGGTATGCTGAGTACCACAGGTTACCGTATTAAAGCTGTAAATATTGAAAACAAGATTCAGTTTATAACAGAGAAAAACGATGAAGAAATGCCGACTCCCTAAAAAGCCAAGTCAGAACTGTTCGATTGAAACTGACGGCAACAAACTGTCTGATATTCTCAAGCGCGTGGACAGCGTTACTCGTTTCAGTGAGAGTGACGACAAGCTGACGCACATCCACCTGCTGGTGGCCTATGAGTCCGATGTGTTTATCTTGGGCCGTACGCCTGATACGTTTGTTGCGCATCATATTCCAGGAGCCAAAGCTGACAAGGACGCGATGTTCAACATTGACCCTGTGCAGCTCAGCGGCCTGATCGCCAAGCGTGGTGAAATGACTCTTACCTTTGATGGCAAAGTGGTAAACATCGTTGCTAAGGTAGGCAAGTACAAGTCAGAGTTCCGTATCAAGCCTGTGTCGGAAGAACAGATTCCGATGGTAGAAGAGGGCTTGCGCCACCACATCAAAGGCGGTCATGAAATGTCGCGTGACGTTATCGAGAAGATGACTCGCGGTATTCGTTACACTCGCCTGCGTGACCCAATCACCGAAGTGGCTGTTATCTGCCGTGTCGAATGTTTGGGTGATAGTCTGCGTGTGACAACTCCAGGCAACTGGACGTCAGCACGTTACACAGCGCAACTCGGCAGCACGAACGAGAAGTTCCGTTTCAGCCTGTCAAGTGGCATGTTTGATCTCGTCAGCAAGTTCTGTGGCGAAGACAAGGTAAACTTCCATGTTGACAGTGCATCATTCGCAGCCGAAGGTGACAGCTTTGTTCTTACACTGCCTCCAATCCAGGCCAGTGACGAAGATTATCGTTTCATTGACAACATGCTGGCTCAGCTTGGCAATCCTCTGTTGGGCTGTGTTGTCAAAGGTGACCTGAGTGCGCCGTTTGCCAACATTGCAACACTGTTGGACAAAAAGACCAAGTCGCTGGCAACTCTGACTGTCAAAAAGAAAGAGTTTCGTATCAAGTTCTCAAACGACAGCGGCAGCGTGCAGGACAGCTTGACTCTGGCCAAACCTGTTGAACGTGAAATCAAAACACGTCTGGACATGCGCATCATGAAAGAACTGTTGCGTACCATCGGACGTGAGGAGAAACACTCAATGGGATTCCACGGTGCGAACATTGAGAAGCTCAGCGCATTCAGCCTGAACTACAAGTTCGGCGAAGACAAGCTGTTGTACTTCGGTTATCTGCCAGTATGATAATGGATTTAATCGTCAGGAAAGGGTTACTCGTGGGTAACCTGCCTGAACTCATGCATGATTGCCTGTATGAGATACACGCTCCTCGTGGGCGTCGCATGTTTGTTATTGTAAATCAGACTGTGTACGGTGACAGCCTTGAAGTTGACTCGGCTGACCCAATCAACCACAGCCGTAACTTTAGCCAGAGCTACCTTCGTCTGTCTGATACTGTTGTTGGCAGTCTGCTGGATATCAGTGCTCGTTGGTGTTGCTTTAACAGCACCAGCGTGGGTTACATGCCACCACAAGATAAAGTCACAACTTTCTTTTGTCCTACTGAATCTCACAGTGGCGGCCTGTTGGTGTACAACGATGGTCACGGTAGCTTTTTTGCAATCCCTGCCAAGATAGCAAGTAGTCCGCTGCTGGTAAGCGATGACAGAGGTGATTGATGGATGATTCAAAGCGTATTCGCCTCAAGATCAAGGAAGATAAGCGATACAAAAATGTTCGTAAGATCTTCAAGACCAATAATTTATTCCAGTTGCCATTAGCTGAGTTACAGCAAGAGGTGCGTGACCTATTTCGTATGCGTAAAGTGCGTAGCCTGACGTTAAGTGCCTCGCAGAAATCGCTGAACGATTTAGCAGAATCCGTTGTTCAAGATCAGTCTTATCGCAGTCGTATGACAGAGATCTTGGCCAATGTGAAGAATGCCAGCAAGCACCTCAATGACATGCTGGAACGCTTTCAGGACTATGCGTCTGTTGAGTATGCGCGTGACTTGAAAGCAGTTGGTGCAGCGAAAGAACGCGAACGCGCAATCCGTAATGTGATGGCAGAGTATTACCGCTACAGCGATGAACTGTCATTGCTGATTGATGAGATTGAACTCTACATCAAAGATATCGACAAGGCTGGCTTTGCCTTCAAGTCTATGGTCGATACTCTGCACATCATCAACCAGCGCGAGTTTAATCTACCGAACTCACCAAGGAAGTAAACGTGTCTAAGCCGAGAGTTATTGTTGATAGCCGCATTCACATTCCTATCAAGTTTGTGGACTCGGCTAGCATCATCAAGCGACTCACCAAGTACGAGTTTGATAACGCAATCTGCAAGACCTGTGAGTTCCGCTCTATTCGTCCATCAGAAGAATGTCGTTCATGTTCTTTGGGTGGGCTGGTGGACATTACAGTGTTGGCCAAGCTGTCTGAAAAGAAAGGACAGCGTTGTGTTAGCGTACCGTACGGTGAACTTCATCGCTTTGAAGAACTGACTGGCCTTAAACCAAAAGAAGTCAAGTTTGTTAACAAGACCAGTCAGGTGCCATACGATTACAAAGTTAAATTCACAGCCGATTTGCGTGAGTACCAACAAGAGCCGTTCGATGACCTGCTGGGTGAGTTGAGTGGACTGTTGCAAGCACCTCCTCGTAGTGGTAAGACGGTGATGGGTACTGCTGGTGCGATTGCTACCGGCTACAAGACCATCATCATGGCAGACCAAAAGGACTTCCTTGATGGGTTTTATGAAACCATTGAGCAGATGACCAACCTGCCAGATCTGGAAGAGAAGCATGGTAAGAAGCTGTTTGGATTTCCAAAGAAAGACAGCGACTATCGAGACTTCCAGATCATCCTGATGACCTATCAGTCTCTTATCGGTGATACGAAAACAGCACGCAAGCGCATGAAGATGTTGTGTGAGAACTTCGGTACGATCTTTGTTGATGAAGTCCATGCAGCAAACGCCGCGTGCTTTAGTCGTACTCTTGCCAACGTTACCATGAAGTACCGTTACGGTCTGACAGCAACTCCAAAGCGTAAAGATGGCAAGCATTGGATTGTTGAGTCTGTGATGGGACCTGTTGTTGCTCAGGCTTATGTGAAAGAGTTGGTGCCGAAAGTAACGCTGCACAAAACAAGTCCTAAAGTGTTCAGCAACAACAAGTTCAACAACAAAGCGGGCTGGACCAACTTCAATAAGTTCTTGGCCAACCACCCTGATCGTAACGACAAGATCTTTGAGTGGATTATCAAGGACCTTGATGCAGGTCGTAGCATTGCAATCCCAATCTGCTTCACAGAGCAGGCACGCAAGCTGGCAGAGCGTATCAACAATCACTATGGTGAGGAGATAGCTGTGACGTTCCTTGGCGGAGCTAAAGAGGCCAAGAAGCGTAAGCCAATCATTGATGCGGCTCGTCGTCGTGAAATCCGATGTGTTATCGGTATGCGCCGTTTGATGCAACGTGGTCTGAACGTGCCTGCTTGGGACACCCTGTATTACATCATGCCAATGAACAACAAGCCTAACTGGAAGCAGGAGTCGTGTCGTATCTTGACTCCAGCAGACAACAAGCGCACGCCAATCATTCGCATGTTCATTGACCATCGCTTTGAAAAGAGTGTTGGCTTTGCTCGTGGTGTTCTCAAGTTTTGTTGGGAGTTTGGTTATGCTAAGGCCAAACGTACACCCAAGAAGATGCGCAACTGGCTCGGAGTTGTCTCGCGTGAAGACGCGTTGGGCGATGAACTGCCAGATTACTTTGAACCCGAAGCTAAAGTGAAAGGCATGCCTAGTAACTTAGGACTCAGGAGATTCTGATGGAACTTACTATCGATAAAGTTGTAGCAGCTTTGCAGTATGCTTTGGAGCGACACAACCCTAAGGGGCGCGTTGTTGCTGAAACTGACGCCGACCCTCTGGAAGGACAGACTTACCGTATGCACGGTGAAAGCTATCACAGTCCTAGTGAAGGCCGCGTGTTTCGTGTAAACGCACAATCTTCCTTGTATGCGGAGTTCCCTGACGGCTTTGCCTTGTATGAGGTATCTGTGCCTCAGGCGATCAGCGATACAGGCGTTGCGTTCACTATCCGTGTGGGTAAAATTGGTGAAGCGAAAAAGGAGCGTATTCGTATTGCGGCTAACGCCGTAGAGAAAGAACTGCCTAATAGTGACAGCTTGCAGCGTATCTATGACAACTTACGCAAGATGGACAATAAGCTGCCTGAGTATCACTCACTCAGCGAAGCTAAGCTGAAAATCTTTATCTCGCAGATCGTAACGCTGCGCATGACAATGAAGATGTAATCTAAAGAGCTGGCCTTGTGCTGGCTCTTTCCATTTGGAGCACGTATGCTACAAAAATATCCTAAACGTTTGAGAAGTATTCCTCACGCTGATCTCAAGCAAGCCGCAGCAGTTGAGTATAATTTAGAACTCGTACTTGCACCTGAGATGGTTGGTGGACAGTCTCTGGAATACAGAGCTAACTGCTATATCCATACAGGCAGCCACTGCCGACAGCTTGCACGTCAGATGCGGGAATTGTTTCCTGATGCCCGTCGCTGTGCTTACAGGCCTACAGGCAGCTTTCGCATTCCGGCTAGCTCAATCACAACCGTGTTTCAATTCATGGTTGCACAACTCGAATAGAGGAACTTATGTTAAGACAAGATCAAGTCCAACGACTCATCCAGCAGCGTGGCCTGTTTGATGAGATTGGCACCAAGCTGGGCTATCGCCATCTTGACTGGATTTCAAAAGACACCGATAACCAGTTCAGCCACTTTCCACGCCATGCAGTTCACTACGATATCCCTGACCAGCCAGATACCTATCTGTGGGCAGATGGATTAGCAGAGGCAATCAAAGGCGGTCCTGGCTATACTGCCTACAATGACAGCCTTGGTGATGGCGCTACTGGCATCTACCTCACGTATCAGGCTCAGTTGTATCCCAACCCTGATACTGCTAGTGGCTGGTCTGTTGTGTACCTTGTGTCGTTTGTCGATCCAAATATGCCACTGATGTAAACTGTAAATACAGAGTATCGAGAGGCCTGTTGTGGGCCTCCATTTACTCTGAGGCATTTATGGAAACTTTAGTCATCTATGAACTCGTTGTTCCTCACGCCGTTGCCGACGTAGTTAAAGCCGAACTTGATAAGTACCACCAGCGCATGTCAAGGCCGACTATCAACCTGCACGCTCCGACAGAGTTTCGTGTGCCGGGTCTGATAACTATTGAGAATCTCAAAATTATTCGCAACTGTTCTGAGGAAAAAGTATTGAATCCTCGGTATGAGGAGCCTACCGTAAGAACATCTGAGGGAACCTTTCCTGGTAAGTTTGACCAAGACTCCCACCATCCATATCTAAGCAGAATCACCATCGAAGTCTATCAGGTTATCAAACTGTAAAAAGTAACAACGAAGACAAGCAGAGAGCGATACGATGTTAGAGTTTCAATTCGAGGCAACGCGTGCCAAGCACATGCAAAGTCTTGGTGTTGACCCGCAGTTGTTGTGGGGCGACAAGGATGAGTTCGACATGATTGATTCGGTGCAGGACTTTAAGCCGCGTTCTAACTATTTCAAAGGCAAAGTGGTATCAGCAAAAGATCAGCTGGATTACTTTGCAAAGCTGATGGACAATCCATTAGACAGCGAACCACGTATCACAGTGTTGAGTAGTTTTCCCAGTGATCAACGTGCCAAGCTAGCCGCCTTAAACATCTTCAACAACGCAGTTGAAGACACGGCAGGCAAAGTAGCAAAACCCTTGTGGCTGACGTTGTACGGTGACCGTCTTGATTATGATAAGATCAAACTCAAGCGTCCGAACTTCATGGTGATTACCAACATCACAATGGAAAGCACCAGCTACAAGCTAGAGCGTCTGCGTGACGTTCTTGAAATGTTTCCCAAGATTCCACGTGTGGTAGTTACAGGCGGCGGCATTGATCCCGTCGAACTGTTTACCTCACGCGTTCACCTATCTGTGGCAGGCGCTGTGTCAATCGGACCAACGCATGTCGTTAAAAATATTCTTGACCTGATGACTCAATAAGGAACACAATGTTACTGCAAGAACTGAACTCGCTGCTGGCAAAACACGGCAAAGACTTAGGGCTTCCTACCTTCCGTTCAGAAGTATCTACATCAGGCAACAACTTGCCTTGGTTGAAGAAGCACCTGCCGCGTAATCCACGCTGCCCCGTTCGCATCCAAGAGCTGGTCCAGAAATCTATTCAGGAGCTTAGTCGCGCATGACACAACTCATGGTGCTTGATGAACACCAATTGCAGGTGCACGGCGACTTGACTGCCGAACCTGATGTGGAGCAAGATATCCCTGACGATCACGAATATGCCGAAGAAGATCAGAACAATCTCCAATACATCGAAGAAGAGATTGTAACTCTGACGGAGGTTATCTCTGATGACCGTGAGCGCATTCGTGTATTTATCGCCAAAGTGGACTGTTCCGTCAAAGAGGAGAACGACGAAATCTCCCAACTGGCGATGCAAATCAACATGCTGCAACAGGACCTTGCGCATTCTGATGATATTGAAGATCAGCAAGCAGCCAAAGAAGCTGATGACGTGTTGAGCGAATACGACCTTGAAAGTGAGGACGACGATGCTCCAAACCGTCATGCTGATCTTGAATTGGAGGAAGAGTATCAAGAAGATGAGGAAGACAAGAAGGAACGTCGTCTCATCAAAAAGATTTTCATACTAATAACACTCAAGACACACCCGGATAAATGTGGCAATACCAGCAAGCTACACTACTATCGCGATGCAGTTGCAGACCGCGATCGAGGTAATTTGTATGGACTCAAGTCAATATACAAGAAAGTATACGGACATGAGTACGGCAAAAGTAGTTTGTTTGATCGACTCGAAACAGCTCGTCGCCGTCGTGACCAGCTTCGCCAAGAGTTGTCCGACATTAGAAGTACCGGTGCGTGGCAAATGTATCAAATCAATCTGGAGCATGACTATCCAACCGCAGTTCGTATTCTGCGTGAGAATCTTCGCTTCCAGATTACTGCGATGCGTACCATGCTGTCTGAATTGCAACAAAGAAGGAATTGGATGTGAAAGTCCTAATCATTTATCACCATTCGTGTGCGGATGGAAGTTTTGCCGCCGCAATCGCAGCACTAGCCCACGCAGAAGAAGTTTGTCATTTCTTAGCTTCCAACTATACACCAAACAATGGTGATATTGTGGATGCCGAAGGCGTGCCTCTTGACCAGCGTCAGGATATCATGCAGACCAATCCTGTAGTAGAACATGAGCCTGGTAAAGAGCCTGTGTACCAAGCTGGTGTGCAGTACGATAAAGTGATTGTGGTAGACTTCTCGCTGTCTGAACGTCAGATGGCTGTGTTTACCAAACGCTTTGGCTCAAACTTTATCGTGCTGGACCATCACAATGTGCGCACTCGCCAACGCTACGAAGAAGAATGCAAGAAACTGGATGTTGCTCCAGGTCCTGAGCTTATCTTCAACGCAAGCGGCAGTGGCGCCTTGTTGGCGTACATGAAAAACCTCAGCCGCTTTAACGGTCCGGCATACAATCGTTTCCTCGGTAACTTGATTCGTATCGCGCAGATGGTCAGTGACCGTGATACTTGGCAACGCAGCAGCACCCGCGCCTTTGAGTTTTATGAAGGCTATGCTCCTGAAATGTTTGCTGAGAAAGATCCGTCTGGTGTATTGTGTACTGAATATCCCAAGACCGTTCTGCGTGCTCGTTCGATTATCATGACCGGTGATATCGAAACCATTCGTGCTATCGGCCGTGAGCGTATTGTTGAACGCAACCGCAAGATTGAGCACATGATCGAGCACAACAGCCTGTTCGATAGCGGACGCGGTCCAATCCAGTGTAATCACGTTGTCCTGCCTGCTGAACGAGCAATTGGTAGTGAAGCAGCTCACTTTGTTCTGGAAAACTATCCTAACTTCCAGCTGGTGATCATGCCACGCACAACCAAGCACAAGCCAGATTTGGTGTTTATTAGTTGTCGTAGTGCAGACCAGCACGAAAACAGTACCACCAGCGCCAAACAGATTGCGATGTTGTTCGGCGGTAATGGCCATGCTAATGCTGCTGGTTGGCAAATGCCTCGGGCTGATTTTGAAGCTCTTTATCCTGAGGTCAAACTCGGACAAGAAGAACAGGATGCAGTTTGCTGCTAAACAAAAGGGTGACTTCGGTCGCCCTTTTTCGATCTTGGGCAGGGTTTCACTAATTTTAATCAGTCTAAAAGGAGACCCTAGTATGCCTGTTTATAACAAACATTCCTCTGCCGGTGTGTACACTGGCGAACGAGATTTGTCAGCGGGATCTACGTCTTTATCTACCGCGGTTGTCGCAATGTGTGGACAGGCTCGTCGTGGGCCCATCAACCAACGTATCCGCGTCGAGAGTAAAGATTACCTGGATAATATCTTTGGTCTAAAAGATCCCAAGTACGGACTTGGTCTGTACGTTGCTCTGCCAATCTCTAAACAAACCAACCAACTGTTCTATGTGCGTCTTGTCAAAAACGCACGTTATGCGGTTGCAGTCCTGACTGTGGATGATCCAACTGCCGTCAAGCCTGTGCTGCGCCTGAACAACCTGACTGATGACGATGGCAACATTTTGGGTGTCAATGACCCGAATGAGCTGGGCTTCCTGCCTGATGACGTTCTCAATGAAAACACCATTGGTTACTTTATCACAGAAAACCCAGGCGAATGGAACAACGAAATGGCGCTGCAAATTCGCCCTGCTGTTCCTCGCGGCCTTGATGCTTTTGATGACCGCACCAAGTACAACACTAAACTGTTTTACGTGGACGTGTATCAGAACTATCAAAACGGCAGCGTGCCAATCGCCGTCCACAACTGTTCACTCAACAACTATACCGACGACTTCAACCGTCAGTATGAAATCCAGCAAGTGTTCAAAGATGAAAGCTCGGACTTCCGTTTCATCAAAAACGAATACTTCAAAACTGATCTCGACTTCCTGACAACCGACTTTGTGTACCTCAAAGGCGGAACAGACGGTGACAAGATTACTAGCGATGAACTGGCGCAAGCCTATCAGGACTACTACTCTGATCCGGAAGAATGTCGTGTGACGCTGATGGTTAGTGGTGGCCTTGAGGATTACATCGTTCACCGTGGTATGAAGCTGGCAGCCGATAATCACATCAACTGTCACGTTATCTGTAGCGTGCCTAGTGTTGAGCAATCTGTGGCTAAAGCGATCAAGTATCGCCGTCAGACCCTGAACCTCAGTGCTGCGAACATGAGCCTGTATACGCCAGACTATAAAATGTTTGACACGGACACCGCTCGTTACCTCACAGTTCCTGTCAGCGGTCAGGTAGCTGCTGTGTACTGCTACACCGATAACAATCGTGGTAGTTGGTTCGCGCCTGCTGGTATTCGCGCCTCGGAAGTCCTGTCTATCTCTGAGCTTACTCAGAAGTATGACCAAGATGACCGTGATGCACTGAGCCGTGAGCTGGTCAACTATGTTCGTAAACTGCCTGCACAGGCTGGTGGTGGGTTTGCCGTTTGGGAAGCTGCGACTCTGCAAGCAACCAACTCAGCATTCCAGCAGATTCAGATCAAACGCATGGTTGGCTATGTGCTTGAGATCTGTCAGCGCAGCGCTAAGGTCGGCCTGTTTGACCCTAACGATGACATTCTTCGCCAGTATCTGAAATCTATCGTTGAGAAGTTTTGTGAAGAGATCAAACTCGCTCGTGGTCTTCGTGGCGGCGACAGCGGTAGTCAGGGTTATGTTGTAGTCTGTGACAAGACAAACAACACCAACCAGAACATTGCTAACGGCGACCTGGTGCTTGATATTGTGCTGGACCCGACGCGTACTACCAAACGTCTGATCTATCGCTTCAATATCAACCCGAAAGGCAGCACCTCCACTGTTCTTGGTGAAGCTGCATAATCAACAGGGGAGGACTACGGTTCTCCCCTTGCACGTTTAAGGAGCCTTTCGTGACCAGTCTCAGCGTAAACGGCAACCTGATTTATAACTTCGTCAATCTCAACTTGTCGTCACAGTTCAATATCAGCGTGTCCTCAGTTCCACCAGCAGGCACGTTGGACATTGTTGACGGAACGGCAGTGATTAAAACGCTGCGTGCTGATGATGGTTCGTTGACAACAAGCAACCAGTTCAACATCACTCTGGACAGCGGCGAGCATTCATTGGTTGCCGTGTTGCGTGATAGTGCTGGTGCGGAGAAAGAGCGTAGCAGCATCGTGTTGGTCAGCGTTCCTGAGGGAGGTCAGTTCAGTCCTCGCTTTGGTCTGCATGATAAAGTAACCTCGATCGCGGGCTACAACAGCGCCTTCTTCAAGTCACTCACAACCAAGTTAACCTCTGAGGGTGAACAGTTTGTTACCTGTCCTCCAAATCAGAGTACCTCAGACAATAACAAATTCTTCTATGTCGCATGGCCCAAAGCACTTGGCTATGGTTACTTCCGCGACTTCACCAGCGGCAGCTACGGCTTCTCTGGTTCGTGGGATGGTGCGCAAGAGTTTGATGACTTTAACTTTGTTGGTCCAGCCGAGATAAGCCTCGAAGGGTTCGATTACATCATCTACCGTAACGACTTCCCATTCGACAGCGTGGACTATGTGTTTAGTATTGTGTATGGTTCTACTACCCCAGGTTCTGGGTCAGAGTAACCTACTTCGCTAATTTTTATTACCTGATTCAGGACAACCGGAGATTACGATGGAACTGAAATTGACACAGTTCGTTGGTAACGTCGAACTTCTCACGAATATCCATAATCAGAACAAAAACCCAATCTTGTTCCGACTGCCGAAGGATGGTAGTCAATTGGGCATCCTGTTCTATTGTGGTTATGCGTGCCCGCGTTACGTCGTGCTGCCGATCAACGCCATCTGGATTGATTTCAACCCAGAGTCAAGTACCTACGGCTTGGTGTTTAAGCGCACGTTCAAACACGATGTGGACCCATATCAAGATGTTTGGAAACAACTCTACTTCTATGACGACGCCATGTCGGAACAGACGTATGATCCAAACGACCTTGCTACTGTAAATACTGAATTGCCTCCACTGGCAACCAGTCTTACGCACGGCGTTGGTTATCTGTCATATCCAGAGTCCAGCTCTCGTGTTATTCTCGAAGGCGACGAGACTCTTACAGACAACCGTCCTCCTCTTGACCACACCCACGCTGAAAAGCCAGCTACCATGCTGAGCATTGATGGCTCCAACGGCGAAGCGTATGTGCCTGTGAAAGATCAGGATGCGCCTGCACTGAACCAAGTGATGGTTGTGGAAGATGGCACTGTTCAGTGGCGTCTTATCCGTGAAGATGAATTGAGCAACAGCTAAGGAAAACAACATGACGACGCTTAATCAGTTTGCGGACGCCCTGTTGAGTGTTACGGGATTCTTGGACGACACTTCCGTCGCTAAGGTCACGCGACAGATCAACGCCACGCTGCAAATCAGTGCGACTCAGATTGTGTGTGACGCAGAGCCGTTTGACTATGTTCTGCCGATGAACGTTATCTGGTTAAACATGGATAAAAACAGTTCGTTCTATCGCACCTTCCTTGTTCGCAAGTCCAAGCAGGCCAGTGGTGCATTCAAGCATACCTGGGAACCTGTGACTAACCTCAACATGATGTGGGCACCGCAGTATTATGATGTTGCTGACCTGCCAAACGCTGATCAGTACAACACAGCCACTGTTGATGAGTATGGCATTGCCCGCCTGACTACAGGTCCGAAGAACGTGGGACGTCCGACATTTGTATCTGTCAGTGACCCTCGTAACTCCGATGCGCGTACTCCTCTGCCTCATGATGAAATGCACAAAGAGCGGCCTGCTGTTAGTCTGCGCACCTCCAGTGGCACAGTCCTTATCGATGACGCTGCTGGAACAAACGGACAGACGTTGCGTGGTATCGACGCTACTACAACCAAGTACGATCAAGTGCGTACCACTGAAATCCTGTCAGGAGGCAACTGATGGCAGCTATGAACATTGCGGATTTTGCTGCTAAGTATATCAAACTGGCACGCCAGCGCGGACTTACGGCACGTAATCCGATTGAGTTCGAGTTCCGACCGAACGCTAACGATCAAAGCGATGTGTATCGCGTTGTTGTTTCAATGACCGAACCAACGTTCGCAGACAAGCCTTACAACTTGATTTGGGTTGACGCTAACCCTGGTAGTCCTCAGTACAAGTTTGTGTTGCTGCGTACTTCACACGTATCGGACGGCAATCACCGTGGTAGTTGGATTACCATCGATGACTATGCCAACCTGTTTGATTCAAAACAGATCTACCGTCGTGTTGTCGAGAACGCCTCAGACCTGGGCATTGAAGCAGGTGACGTTGTTCTGCCTCATGCTAACACTACCCGTGTTGGTACTGTGGTTGTTCAGGCCCTGCAAGACAGCGGCGATGAAGACCAACGTGATAAAGCAGACCCTGTAGTGGTATCCGACGATGACCCACGCATGTCTGATGCGCGTTATCCGACCTACCATGAGCACCCAGACTTTCCACGCACAATGATTCGTATCAACAGCAAGCAGTTTGCTGAGGTGGGATCAAGCATTGCTCCTGTTGCTGGTGCAGTGTTGGCATTGGTACGCCGTGACCCTCAGGACCTCAACAAGTTCTACGGTCAGTGGATTAAGCCTACCAACAAAAACGTTAAGTGGACAAGTCCACGTCTTCTCAACCTGCGCCTGAGTCTGCCTGGTGATGCCAGCTTTATGCAGGACAACAGTACAGTGCAGATGGTTGCAACGGCTGAGTGGGAAGACCACGTTGAGCAGAGTCCTAAGAACATCGAATGGTCTATTCAACAGAACGTGTTGGGTGTTACTATCGATCAGCAAGGCAACGTAACTGCGCCTGACTTGCAGGCAGATGTTGTGCTCAAGGTTACGGCTCGACTGCGCGACCCTGTGTACGGCGATTGGATTGTTGGCACTTATGACCTGTTGATCAAAAACAAGTTTGTGTCAGATGACGAACTCATCAGCCTCAAAATTGTTGGCGCTGATTCAATGTTTGCCGCCCAAAAGCAGACATTCAGCGTTGTTGCACAGTTCAAGACTGCTGGCTCAACTCCAGTAACTCCTACCAACTTCACCTCAGATAACGACCAAGTGTTGTCTCTGAATGGGCTGGTGGGCACTGCTGGATCAGTTGCTGTTGATACAACAGTTACCCTGACAGCTACTTACTTCTATAAAGGCACAACTTACACTGCTACCAAAGCCGTGCTGGTCAAAGCCCAGAAGATTGAGAAGCTGGAAATCCTGGGTCAAGACACAATCAAAAGTGAAGCCTCTGCGTCGTACACTTTCCGTGTCACGTACTCTAATGGCAAAACTGAACTGGTAGTTCCTCAGACCTTCTTGGCTGCTCCTCAGACCTACACAGTCATTGATAAAAATGTGGTGACTGCGCGTAAGGAAGAGACTGCTGATCGTCAGATTGAACTGCAAGCATCGTACACGGCTAACGGCCAGACGATTCAAGCCACCAAGCCTGTGACCATCCTGCACGCTACAGTTGCTCCTACACTAAGCAAGCTGGAGATTCAGGGTGCCAACTCGATTCAGGAAGGCAAGACGGCGAACTATACGTTCCTCGCTACCTACTCTGACGGCACGACCAAGACTGTCAACCCATTGACCTTCACTGTGGACCGTGGGCAGTTTGCATCAATCGTCAACAAGACGGTGACTGCTGGTCAGGTGACTCAAGATGAGCAGGTTGTTCTCAGTGCAAGCTACGCAGAAGGCGGTATCACCAAGACTGCTGACCTGACTGTTACCATCCTTAATGTTATCGTGGTTGTTGACCTAGCCTCGATTAAGATTATCGGTGCTAACACTGCTGCCCAGAACACTGTTGAAAACTACACAGTGCTGGCAACGTACACTGATGGCCACACAGCGACGATTACTCCTAACGAGTTTAAGCTGACGGCCGCTTCTCAGTATGCAACGTTTGCTGACGGTACCTTGACTGTAGGCGCTATCAACGTGGCCACGTCCAGCGTTACCATCAGTGCGACCTACACTGAAAACGGTATCACCAAGTCGGCAACTATGGACGTAACGCTGACTGGCGCGGCACCTGTTGTTGTCAATCTTGAGATTGTCGGCAATGACCAGATGAATGAGGTAACTACTCAGACTCTGGAGTGCTATGCTGTTTACTCAGATGGCAGCCGTGTGAAAGTCGCTAACCCTCAGTGGTCAATCATTCAGGGTACTGCCTATGCATCAATCGCCTCAACAGGTGTGTTGACTGCTGGCTCAGTTGATCAAGACCAATCCGTGCTGGTTCGTGCTGCTTCTAACGGCCTCAGCGTCCAGAAGACTGTCCTGATCAAAAACGTGATTGTTATCAGTCTGACTTCCGTTGCTATTCAAACGATTAGTCCTGCGTTTGCTTTCAACGATGTGTCTGGTACTGTGCATGACCTGCGCAGCGTCCTGACATTCAGCGATAACTCAACGCGTGATGGTCTGGCAAGCGAGTTGACCTACACGTTGACTGCTGGTGATACTCAGACTTACTTTGAACTGGTACCGCCGACAGGCAATGCTGGTTGGGCTATTCGCCTCAAACGTAAGCTGGATGGTTACTACGGTGACAAGTCATTCACTGTTAACGTGACTGCAAAAGTGGGAACTGATACTAAAACCAATAGTCTGACGTTCAAGGTTACTGGCCCGACTGACACCGTTGTCTCTGTTGCTATCATCGGTCCAGACTCAGTGACAGAAGGTACCACAAGTACCGACTACACCGTGCAGACCACCAGCGCAAGTGGCAAGACTGCGACATATCAGGCAACCAACCCTGTGTATCTGTTCTCCTCGGGTGGTGCTTATGCCTCACTGGTTAGTGGTACTGTTGCTTACGCTAAGAAAATCAGCGTAGCAAAAGATGCGTTGACCGCTGACCAGAATGCCGTGCTGACTGTGCAGGAACTGACAATCGATGGTCAGAAGTTTACTCCGACCAAGACAGTTAAACTCATCAACGCTGCTACAACGCCAACGGCAAGCCTGGTAGGTCCTAATCAGGTCAACGCTGGACAGACTGGTACCTATGTACTGCGTCTTACCTTCCCTGATACAGGCACTACCACTGATGTTACTCCTGTTATCAGCTACGGCGGTGCAGGTACTGACACAGACAAGATCTTTACTTACCCAGGTAATGACAAGATCACTGGTAACACCATCGCGGCAACCAAGAGTGCGACTATCAAAGGTGTGGCAACATTCAACGGTCAGCAATACACCGCTACCATGAACGTTACCAACAGCGTTACTCCTGTGACTATCGACAGCCTTGTGCTGACAGGTCCAGACAGCATCGTTGGTGGACAGAACGGTCAGTATGTTGGTACTGCAACTCTCAGCGATGGCACTATCATCGATGTTGGCAATCAGGGTACGTGGACGCAGCAAGTTATCAGCGGCACAATCTCGAACCCACTGATTAGCACAACTGGTCTGTTGCAGACAGGTAACACCACAGTCGCAGGCGTAATCCGTGTGACCCTGAGCTATACACGCAGCGGTAGTACCAAGACTGCAACCAAAGACGTGAACATTAGCGTCACTGGTGGTGGCGGTACTGACCCGATTGGTGCACGCTTCGGTGTGAGCACTAAAGTAACCAGCGCTGCGGGTTATACCAAAGCTTGGGCCTTAGCGCTTGCTACCAAGTTGACAACAACCGGTGAGCAGTTCGTTGAATGTCCTGCTGGTGGTTCCACTTCGAGCAACAACAAGTTCTTCTACGTGATTTGGCCGAAAGCCCTGGGCTATGGCTACTTCCGTGATTACTCTGCTGGCTCGTATGGATTTGCTGGTAGTTGGGATGGCGCACAGGAGTACGACGACTTCAACTTCGTCGGTGCTGCTGAGGTGACCATCGATGGTAATCAGTATATCATCTATCGTAACGACTTCCCGTTCGATAACACCTACTACAAATACAGCATCATCTACGGAAGTGCTGATCCGCTGTCTGGTAACCCGTAATAGGAGAAAGCAATGCCGGTAACTATGAACTCGTTTCTAGTGCCGGTATCTGCTGCACTGCCATTTCTCCTCGAGGACAAATATCTTCGAGGAGGGATGCGCTGCTATTCCACGTTAGCTGAGCGTGATGCAATTGCTGCTGGCACCAAGAAGGCAGGCATGTTGGTGTATGTGTCAGAGAACCGCACCTTGTATCAACTGCAAGAAGATAAAACAACGTGGGAGAAAGCTAATCTGGGCGGCAAGAACTACAAGTTCCAAAGCCCGTTAGTCAGTGCGGAAGATGCCGATGGTACTATCGTTGTTGGCCTGAACTCCAACAACTCGATTCCAGATAGTCCTGGCGCAGGTTATACGCTGGTCAGTGGCCCAAACAATACCTATGTGTGGCTTGATCTCACGGGTAGTGCAAACAAAGGGCAGCGTCTGACAAAAGAGTATGAACTCCAAGACTACATTGCTCCTGGTCTCCAGTTTGATTTCGAATTGGAAATGGCCAAGACTTGTATGTTGCTGGAAGTCACACTCAACGCGTTTGATATCGAACTGACCTGTCATACCACCAATGACAGAAAAGACGTAAATCCTTATTTATTCCGCTCCTCAGCTAATTTCTTAACTGATGAAGGCGTTAGAGAAGAGGATGGACAGTTTGTTAAGGGCAGACGCTTTGCGTTTGTTTCCAACACAGACGCCGCTAATTTGCAGTACTGGCGTTTCAAGAACATCGGCACTGCACCAGCAAAACCGAAACTCACAGTAACCTATCTGGTAATGGAGTGATACATGCAATATCAAACAGGGCGCAGTTTCGTAGGGCCAGAAGCCTTGGCCCGAGACCTCGCCACCAAACTAAAGGCTTCTGGCTTTAACCTGATCGGTGTTGATGGCAATGCTGGCACTACAGTGGGCACTGATTCAAAGTCATTCGCCCTGCAGGCCACCACTGCCGTTGATACTCAGGCTGATGCTCAGAAATGGGTTGTGATTATCACTGCGTCAAATACTGGCAAGTATCTGGATCTCAGCGTCCTGCCTCTGTTGCAGATGAGCAGCCAGTTCCAAGCACTCAACCGTACGGCAACCACCAGCATCGGTCGCATGTCTCGTGACGGCCTGGCTGCTAACCACTTTGCTGATTTCGTAGCAGACTGGAAGATGGACGCAACGGCTGATCTTGGCGCTTACCCTCTGTCCTACGATCTGGTAACAACCGACCACGGCTTTGCTCTCCAGATCAACGCCGAAGGTTATGACAACACAGGTACCTGTTTCTCATGGGCTGTTGTTCAGCGTGGTTTGACTGATGGTGAGACCGCTGCAGGTGAGAAAAGTCCACTGTTTGCCATCTACAGCAATGCTGGTGGCCAGAATGGTGACCCTGACACGGCTGTTGCTACGTCGATTCAACGCTTTACCGTTATCGAAGCGGGCATCAACAGTGCTACCAAGTCTATCAGTGCTTCGCAGGCCAGTGCTGATGCCAGTCCTATTATCAACCCTATGCAGCAGGTAATGCTGGCGGAAGGTAACAAGGCTGTTGTGCTGTTCCCGAAACTGATCAACACGCAGCGTTATGTGTACTTTGTGACACTTGACCTGTTGGGCTATACCTCGGCGGACGTTATTTCTGCTGGCAGCCAGATTGATTTGACTCCGGCAGGCACCAAGACTACCTATCGTGGGATGAATGCTAACGGTAAAGATAACCGTGGTATGCGTCTGATGTTCCCTGTTGGCCTCCCAGCTTCTGCGTAATAAGGAATCACCATGTTTATCGAAAAAACTGGATTTGTCAGTAACCAATCGATGTGGAAGTCTATTCTGACTGACCTGACTACTAACGGCTTTGATCTGATCAGTGCTAACGGCGCATTGGCTACAACTGTTCCAAGCACCAAGCTGGACAGCTTCGTGATCAAACCAAAAGTTGCCGTTGACCCACTGTTCGACGTGCAGCCTTGGCGTATCGCTGTCAAGTGCTACCCAGTGTCTACCCGCATGTACGCTGGCGCACCTGAGCAGATTTCAGATCTGGGTGATATTGCCCGCGTTGGTCAAGTGCCTTTCAGTTCTTCTGCGCTCAAGCCAAACTACGCCGGTGCTATCGGTAGTCGCTTTATGGCTCAGAACAACGCGATTCCTCAGGATGCCGACGGCAACGATATCAACGAAGTCTGCTTCTGGCATCGCGGTGTTGACAGTGCTCAGGGCGTTAACGCCACTGCATATGCTGGCACCATGAGCTTCTCATCTGATACCGCTGTTGGCGGAACTGTTAACCAGACCAACGGCGAAAGCCTGATTCGTAGTGATGCGGCAGCTACTCCGTTTACCTACAGTCTGGCTATCTCAGACCACGGCATCGCGCTGCACATTCGCATTGAAGGCCAGGATGATGCTGGCTGCCGTCACGCTTGGGTTGTTATCCAGCGTGCAATCAACAGCGATGGTACCATTGTTAAAACTGGTAAAGCACCTCTGTTCTGTATGTTCAGCGTCAATGGCGGCGGTAGCCCAACCAACGATCGTCCTCTGAACCTCGCTGCAAGCACCCTGAGCGGTCTGAATACCAATCTGGCGTACAGCATCCAGCGCTTTACCGTTCGTGAGTCTGATGTTAACGCACCAACTCCGCCGGTCAATGCTGCTGTCCACAGTGCTGATGCCTTTGCGGTAATCAACCCACTGCAACAGGTTGCTTTCTCTGAGAACAACCAGTTTGACTTCCGTCTGCCGCAGGGCTTCAACACCCAGCGCTTCTCATATCCGTACGAAATGGACATGGTGGGCTATGCGTCTGCTGATGTTATTTCCAACGGCACCACCATTGAGACTCAGGTCTATGGTGAAACAGCGAACGGCCAGCCTAAGCTGCGTAAGTACAAAGCACTAAGTGCGAACAGCCCGAAAAACACGGGTATGCGTTTGTTCATGCTGACCGAAGGCGGTGGCGTATAATTCACTGGGGAGCCTTCGGGTTCCCCTTTGTCGTTTTACTGCCTTGAGGTGACAAATGTCCAATCAGATTCAAACAATAGCGACAGCTACTGCGGCCAATTGGAGTACCTCACTATCCATCGATGGCGCAAGTGGTGATATTGTCTTTCATACGGTTGGCGGCACGTTCTCTGATGGCAACACCCAAAAGACCGTAAGTCCGGTCAATGGACAATACACTGTTGCAGTCACAGGCAGCCCTCCTACCGATCAAGGTACCACGCAGATCGTCAGCGTGTACTATGAGTTCGACAACGAGTGGCAGATTTCTCAACAGGCGTCGCGCATCCTTGTGTTGCCTCAGTCTCGCGAGATCGATTATCGCATCCAGCGTAAAGGCTTTGGTGAGCTGCCTAAAGAGTCTTATATCAGTTCGTCCTACAATGGCCTTGTGCTGGTGGGCGAAACAAAGGTTCCGACAGGCGAAGAGTTTAAGAAGGCAATTGATGCAGGCCATATTCTCAGCCTGAATCTCATGCCGAGCAGTTTGTTTGACACAACCAAAAGCCCATTCATTGCCCACGACCGTTACAATGGAAAAGTATTCTTTTTGAATGCTGCTCCAACGCTTGATAAGGTCACTGTTGGTGCTGTGCTTGCGGACACAGATGATCAAACGATCGTCCAAGTGTTTGAACGACTAAACGGGCAAGCCCGTGAGTTCACCGTGTTTTATGCAAGCGGTTTGGTTGAAGTGTATGACAAGGGAATGAACTTCCTTAGTCAGGCTGATACGGGTATTACTAACACAGCTCGCGTTGTATATCGCCGTAAGAATGTTGGTTCAAACGGCAGTGCTGACACTTATGTCGTGCTGGATAATCTGGGTCAGGCGCACACACTCAACGCCAGCTATTCTCAGACAAGTGTACTCAACGATCAGTTTTACACGGATGCGTCAGACACTTACAACGTGTTGTGTACGCGTTCAGGCCGTCTTGTTGGTTCAGGTACAAGCAACCAGCCAGCTGGCTTTGCGTTTTATCAGTTTGTTCCTGGGACACTTATCGCTGTAGGCGTCAACGCTGCGACAGGTGCCGTGTGTCAGTTCAACATTCGGGATAACGCCTTATATGCACCGTCTCGCAATCTTGTGCAAGACAATCGTGTTGTTTATAACGCTGCGGCCGACTGGACTGCTGACGGTACTGGTCTTGTTGGTGGTCTGGATACTGACGGTACTGATAGCCTTATCCGATTTGCTGATGGTACAACTGCGACATTCACCGATCCGGGTTTCTCTTATCTCGGAATTTATGGCACATCATACACAGACGATTCATCTAGTCGTCGCTTTTATGCCGTAGCCCGACCGACTCGCAACCTGATGCATCTTAATCAGCGTGACTACTCAGCCACGATTCCTGATTTTGATCAAATCGGCTCTGCTAATGTTCAGTTCTCTTTAACCGTAAAAACAGCGGATAAAGATATCCCTCTGGAGATTCGTTTTCCTGACGGAGTTGTGTGGACTGCTAAGGTTAATGGGCAGCCTGTTAAGTACGTTCAAGACGGTGATGTGGTGCAGTTTACTGCAAGCCACCCGACTATCACTCGTCACAGCTTTGCTTTCACCATTGGCCGTTCGAGTGGATTGTTTGAACTCAAGCCCGATACCTTGCCTGATGCTTTCCATTTTGAAAGCGTAAGCGGTATCGATGAAGGCGAAGTATACAGTACAGAAGAAATAACAATCACTGGCATCAACACCAAAGTGCCTGTGAGTGTAACCGTTAACGGCCAGCCGGCAACGGACAACGTGCAGATCTTTATCGATGGCGTAGAAGCCACGGAACCATTCATGATTGCCAACAATGGCAAACTACGTTTAGAGGTTCTGCATGAAGGCACTCGTAGCCGTGTTGTTGTTACCGTCGGTACCGGCAGCACTAACTTTGGTATTTATACTGTTGCAGAGCCAATCCTCAACTCAATCCGAAACTGGGCTTACCAGGCAACAGGAATTGAAGTTGTTAGTGACGCGCTCACCAACCCCGGACCTCAGCAACTCAATCTCACGCTGACTGATGATACAACAGCCCTGTTCAGCAACGGCACCAAGCAGGTTACACTTGACCAAGGCCAGTCTGCTACGATCAAGTTTACCCCACAAGAGAACAAGCAATACCATGTCACGTTCAACACTGACCAGACTGAATACGACTGGCAGGTGTGGGCGGACAACGTGTGGCTTGACCCTCAGCCCGCAACGCAACGAGCAGAGCGCTATGTATTGGGCGACAGCGGTGATATAAAGTTTGATGCCATACCTCCAAACTTCTATACGCACCTGCGTGTGCCTGCAGGCATCCTGTTACAGATTGATGGCTCTTATGTCAATCTACCTCTTGATGTGCGTGGCGTATACAATGCACAAACAGAGATCAGAAACGTTGCCTGTACCTCTGTGCTGCGTATGGAAGGCCTGCCTAGTCATGATCAACCACACACTATCCTGTTAGGTGATGCTAAGCTCAAGTGGTTGTATGACTTTACTGTGGACCCTACGTATCAGGCTATTGCAGACAAGGCAGTTGCTACGGCAGTTCCTCAGTTTGTTGCACGCACTCCAAACACAATCGCCACAAACATGCCTCAGTTTGTTGCTACATCCGTGTCTGCGCGAACTGACCACGATCAGGACTTTGATGCACAGACGGGAGACAAGGCCGACACTGTGTACGCTAGGCAGTTTGTTGTATCGGATGCCTATGCAGATAGTGAGTTCCTGTCGCGCTTTGTTCCTCACCGTGACGCCGTTGTGACCGATAGTTTTGGCACACAGCCTGTTGCGGGTGATGACCAACTTGGCACCTTGTACGACAACAATCGCTTTGTTTCTGCTGAGGCAGAGGCACCAGTGTGGCAAGGGTTCAACGTGTTTGATACGGCTGTTGATTATGACAGTCTGCTGTTGGACCTTCCTACTGTACGCCTTGTTGCTTGGTCTAAGGTATCTGGCGTTGACTCTACAAGTCGGGCGCGTTATGCCACCAGCCCTATCACGGCACAGATAGACAACGCGGCTCGTGCTGAATGGATTCAATCTAGTCCTGCGCTGGGTCAATCAAACGACCGAGCACAAAAAGCTAGTGGCACGCACAATTGGATTGATGCCCTTGTCCCTCAGGTCATCTTACCAACAGCACGCATTGATGTTGATGCAGCGCAGGCACTACAACGCCAATACACGTCACTGCCTGTAGACGGTGCCTTGTCTGATATATCCGCAAGCCCTGTGACGTATCACGTTGATAGTTGGGAACCTCGCTGGACTCACGTACCTCGTATAACATTCCGTTATGATATGTATGTGGGAATCGTGACCAAACCCAAGTCATATCCTATCTCGATGCATGGACGCACTGTGGGCAAGACCCTTACCTACAAGCTGAACATCCGTGTTAGGCATGTATATGACCTGTTGCACAGACTGGCCACTGGTAAGATCAAGTATGCACCAGCGACTAAAGTAGGTAAGGTTGTTAATGCCAAATCTGCTTTTGTTGTGACCAAAGCTGCTTACGGACAAAAGACAAGTGTTGGACGTGTGCTGCCTGTTGTGCTATCTGCCAGTATTAATGTGGATGCTAAGTTTGTTGCTGTTCCTGCGTCTAACCCTGTTGATACGGCACAGGCTGATCGCAAGACAAATACTGTGATTGCTGTGACTCAGGCTCGTCCTACTCGTCCTGTGGTTAAAGTGATCAACGTGCCTCGTCCTGTGACTGAAATGCCGCCTATCGCTGTTGACTATGGTGAGCAGGACCCACTGAAACAGGGTTACTTTGCAACAGAGCTGGATGCATTGAGAAACGCTACAGAGGTCTGGGGCCATGACCCGACTGCTGTGTACGGCATCAAACAACCAAATGGATATTGGACGTGGGCACAGGTTGTTGTCTGCGAAAATGTCTGTGGTTCATATGGCTGCGACACCAGAGGCTATCTCAGCGGGGGGTAATATCCCCGCTTTTCCTCAGGACGCTAATTTTCAGTAACCGCAACCAACAGAGAATAATACATGCACTCGTTATCTGCTACCTATGATGACGCCGTGAACAAGTATGCTTGGTATACATTTGACGGCCCAAGAGGACGCGAAGTTACTCAGCGTAGTCACAAGCGTATGATCAAAAACGGTGATGTGTTCGGCCTCGTTGCTAGTCGTACCGGCAGCCGATTCACTTTGATTTTCCCTGATATGCCACACATCGATTTCCCTATCGATAAGGCTGCTGCAAATTTCTTTATTGATCGCAGTAAGAAAATGCGGTCAGTTCCGAGTGTCGTCAAGCGTGAAGGACGTACCAAGTCTGCTGGTGCTGTTACTATGGAACGTCAACTGGCCCGCCGTCAGATTGACAACCCACGCTTTGCGCCTCGCAAGACGCCTGTTGAATCTGCGCATGGTATTGATTTCTCCAACTACCAGTGGCGCATCATTGAGCAGCCCAACTACAAGATCAAGCACTCGAAAGGCATTGAACAGTTCATCAAAAACGATGTGATTGGTGTGCGTTTCCTGCGTGAATCTAAAGGCGGTATCGTTATCAATCAGGATGGCATGTATATCAAAGTGCCAACTGAGGAGTACGACCGTATTGTGGCTGACAGCAAAGTGCTTGCTTTCCCAGACTGGCCAGTAGGCACGCTTACTGCCGAAGAAGTCTTGTCATACAGAAAACAACTGCGCCGTCTGAAACAAACCACCGCTGTTGAAAAGGCTGCTGCCGCCCGCTTGGCTCAACGTGCTGATCGCATCGCTCTCCAGTTGGAACAGCGTGAGGTTCGTCGCCAACAGCGTAAGGCAACTGCCGAAGAGGAAAGGCGCATGGCTGAACTACGTGCTAAAGTACGCAGTGGTGAAATGGAAGCACCTGGTCCTAAGGTCATTGAAGATCTGCATCCTGTGTTTAAAGCCGACATTCGCCGCGGTGTTCGTCGTGTGCTGCGTGAAGAACGTATGCTGGATGATGAAGAACTGGACCTCAACGAAGTGCTGCGCAATGACATGACGCATGAAGAAGATGCCATGTCCGACATTCTTGTTACCAACCCGTTTGGTGCAGATAGTCTCGGCATTGAGGACAGCATTGCCAAGCTGTTCGGCCGTGATGACGATGTTGATGACGACGTTGACGATGATGGTGCGTTTGACCTTAGTGCTATTGATGAGCCTGAGGACGATGAAGAACCACCAGCGCCTAAGGCTAAAGTGCGCAAGAAAGGCACCGCTCCTGTTGCTGCTGCTCCTGATGCAACCGAAGAAGATGATGATAATCCCGATGACTCCGAAGACGATGAGGACAATCAGGATGAAGAATCTGATGTTGAGGAAGACGAAGATGCGGATGCAGACGCGGACGATGAGGCGGACATTGAGGCTGATGAAGATACAGACGATGACGCCTCAGATGATGAAAACACAGATGAATCAGACGAAGAAGATGAGGACGTTGATGACAGTGACGCCGACGCTTCCTCTGCCGTTGATGAATCTGATGATGCAGAATCCGATCCCGATGTAGAAGCTGCCGATGATGAAGCCTCAAAAACTCCTCAGGACTATGCAAAGCAAAATGCTAACCCTGTAGGCAGCAAAGCGCGTGAAGCAGAAGAGGGCGACATTGTTCGTTTCAATGCCGATGCCAAACTACAGCGTGATTGGGTTATCCTCCGAGTCAGCACCCACAACGCCTCAGACAACATTGTGATCTATACGGTGTTTGATATTACCAACAGCCCAGACGAAGTACGTCAGGTGCGTGTCAATCGTGCGCGTAAGCAGAACTTGTTTGATTACTGCACCCACGTTAAGGATATGACGCCGAAGCTGTTCAACCGCGTGTACGATCTCGCCGAAGATTACCCTGTTAACAAAGAACCGATTACATCCTAATGCTGTAAATAGTGATGTTGAGCATTATGGAGAATAACATGAAAGTACAGCTTTCACTATCGGCATCGGTTAGTCTGAACATGCTGTCCAAGAACCCTCAAAAGGTCTTGGACACGTTGAACCAGAAACAGGTTGGTAATCTAATCAAAGCACTGGACAACGCCTATCACACGGATGGTGAAGGGCTTGTCAGCGACGCCGTATATGACGCGATTCGTTTTTACATTGACAGCAAGTGGCCAAAGTCAAAGCTGGCGAGAAAGATTGGCCAGCGTGATGATGCTGATGTTAAACTGCCTGTGCCTATGGCAAGTCTTAATCAGTTTCAGGCAGGCTCAAAGCAGATTGCAAAAGCACTGTCAAAGGATGTTGAGTACGTGGCAACTGACAAGCTGGATGGCTTGAGCCTTGAGATTGTGTATGAGGCTGGTGTGCCTGTTGCTGCCTACACTCGTGGCGATGCGACTCACGGCAAGGACGTTTCTCACCACATTCCCGCTATGAGGATTCCTAAAAAGATTCCTACGCGTGAGCAAGTGGTGATGCGCTTTGAAGCCTTGATTCCTCAAAAGACCTTCATGAGCAAACTACATGAGTCCGCTGGTGGTCGTTTCAAGGCTGCTCGTAATGCTGCGTCAGGACTGATTCGTAACTTTGAAACAGCCTCAGAGTTCAAGTATGTGCGTCAGGTGTGCTTTGGTATCATTGGAGGCAAGGGTGCTAACCTGCGTCAGTCCAAACAGTTTGCTATGCTGGAACGTTGGGGATTCGAGGTAGTTAAACATACTCCTCCCCAGCGCTTTGATACGGAAGAACAACTGATCGAGTTCTTGGAGCGACGCCTGTCTAAGGCTATCTATGAGCTGGACGGTGTTGTGTTGACGGAAGATATTCCTCAGCCAAAGGCGACTGCATCTAATCCCAAGCACGCATTCAAGTTCAAGATGAATGTTGACGCCGACACGGTAATCGTCAAAGTTAAAGACGTTATCTATCAGGAAACCAAGTATGGTATCTTGCAGCCCGTTATAACGTTCCCGCCTACTATCATGACCGGTGGCGTGACTGTGCAGCGTGCTAATGGCCACAACGGTTATTATGTTGAGCATGGCTATCTCAAGCCCAAAGGCAAAGCAACAGCTCCACATGCCAAACGTCCTCTTGGTCCTGGTGCAACAGTCAAGTTGGTGCGTAGTGGCAAAGTGATTCCATACATCATGGAGATCATCAAGCCTGCTGCAAAGCCCAAGCTGCCTGACGTACCTTACAAGGTCAATGGCGTTGAGTTTGTTGCCAAGAACAAAACAGACGTGAGTACCAGTCGTCTGCTTGGTAGCTTCCTGAAACAGCTTGAGATCAAGAATGCGGGCCCATCTACTGCCAAGCTGTTTGTTGACAATGGTATCACTGAACCTAGTGCTGTATTCCAGCTCGGCATTGAGCAAATGCAGAACATTGTGGGCGATGCTCGTGGCAGCCAGTTGTTCCGTGACCTGAAAGCCAAGCGTCAGTCTATGCCTGTCAATGCGTGGTTAAAAGCAACAGCGCCTTATTACATGCGCGGTGCCAACACAACGTTTGATAAGGTGATCGACAGTGTGCCTGATATTGAACATCTGATTCGTCGCCAGAACGCACTGGAACTTGCTAAGGTAATCTCAAACATTCACGGGATTAAAAACAAGTCGCCTGACATTGCGCGTGCCTGTATCGAAGCATATCAGCTTGCCGGTCAGATTGGTATCAAGCTGGTGGCTCCTGCCAAGATACGTGTGGTAAGCAGCAAGCTCGGTGGCGTACATGTTGCCTTTACGGGTATTCGCGACAAAGAACTCATGGCTCAGATCACAGCGCTGGGTGGCGTTGCTACCGACAGCATGAAGGCTGACACCACAGTGTTGATTGCCAAAGACCCGGGCAGTGGTAGTGCCAAGCTGCAAAAGGCTATGGACAAAGGCATTCCTGTGTATTCTATTGCGGAGTTTAAACAACGATACAAACTGGAGTGACCATGCTTGCACAAGTTTGTTTGTTTGACTACTGGCGCAACTTTGTCCCCTACGCACCGAATCTCAAGATTCCTGCCAAGAACAGTGAGGAGACGCGATTCAGTTTGCGTTCCTTGCTGCTTCAAGGTAGTCGCAACGAGGAAACAGGACACAGCCCTACAGAGGGCATCCTGGACAAAGTTCCTGCTCAACGTGGGTGGCGGTTAAACGCCATCCTGTTGTCTGAGACAGTGCGTGGTACCGTGTTGCTTGATGTTCCCAATGAGGAGATTGTGTATCGACCTCGAAGCGGTTACATCGGTGTGGACTGCTGCAACTACGTCCTGACTAACGGCACACAGCAATCCAACATTGCTCAGATTAACTTTGAAGTGTATCAGTGGTACCAATATCTGATGCGCGTGTATCAACGTGACACCACAGGCTCACGGCACCAGTTTGTACTCAACGAAGTGCCTACGCCTAAACTTGACCCTGTCCTGTATCGTGAGTTCACTTGGTACTACAACCAATACAGACTTGAGCTGGATGCCAAAGGTGTTAAGCGAGTGTACAAGCGTCGTTATGCAGTTGCCAAGACAACGGCAAACTACACGGCGTTTAACGCACTCACAGCAACACGTCCAACGATCATCAATCAATACGATAAGGTCACTTACGATACTTATCTTGATACATCGTTGGGTCCAGCGTTTGATGGTGATACAAATATTCCATTCAGCCCGTTCGGACTACAGGGTGATGTGGAAGTTGAAATCAAACTGTACACCAAAACACGTCAAGTTAAAAACCCAACTACTGGCGCCTCATTGGACCAAGTAGACCTTTCGCAACCCATCAACATTCTGATGAAAGCCACTGACATTTATGGTCAGCGCTGGTGGGAAAGCGGCAACATTTTAATCTAGTGGGATTGCACATGAGAATTTGCGTAGCGGCCATTTGCCGGAATGAAGAAAAGAATATTGGAGAGTTTTTGAAGCATGTTCGTGCGGCTGATGCTGTGTCGATTGTTGATACAGGCAGCACGGACTCAACTCCTGATTTCTATGAGTCATTTAACCATCCAAACTTCTTTCTGAGTTATGACGTGTCAAACGTTCGTGACTTGGGACGCAGCCGTAATCTGGCCGCTGCGCCGTTCAACGATGATGACCTTATTGTTTGGTTGGATATCGATGAACGTTTCTCTGACCCAAATTGGGTTGAAGTGTTACGCACACAACTCGAAGGTATTGATGACCTGCGTGCAATCTGGATTCAGATGCACAACGGTGATTCTCAGTACCCTCAAAAGAAAGCCTATCGCAAACAGTTTTACCAGTGGCGCTATGCGGCTCATGAGGTGTTGATTGCTAATGACCCAAATGATCGCAATGAAGGCCTGTATGATCTCAACGACTTTCATACGGACCACTTTCCTGATTTCGAAAAGCCGCGTAACTATGTCAATGAACTGGCTACCGACGTTGCTAATTGGCCATTCGAAGATCGTCCACGTTTCTACTATGCGCGTGAACTGTGTTACATGGTTAAAGCTGGTCAGTTTGAAGTGATTGATGAAGCATTTGCCGAAGTCCAACAGTTGGAACGCATCTGTCGTTGGAAAGATTACATAGCACTTATCCACGTTGAACTGCTGGGTGCCTTGTACATGGCAGGACGCAACTGGATGGCCAGCGCTTATGCGGCAGTTGCTGCACGTCCTGACCGTGTTGAGTCTTATGGTACTGCTTGCGATGCTTTCTACCGTCAAGGCGATAACGTAAATGCTCTTGGCTTTGCGATTCAGGGGATTGCAGCATACAATAATCCAAACAAAAAACCCCTGCTGTTTGATCGCAGTCAAAGTAATTTAGACTTATGTTTGGAGGTGGCTTATTGGGCATCGCACAACTTAGGTCTCTACGAACCAGCCCTTACTTATTTAATCCAACTCGCAGCTTTGAGAGGCGAAGATGTTACTCAGTCTATCGAACAATCCGGACTGGTGGAAAAAATTGAGCAAAGCAGAGCAGGAGCAGTATCTCAAGGATCATCCACGCTCGAAGCTCAGAGTGACGGCACGCCAGCAACCGAGGAAATCGTCCAACATGAACAACAAAGTACAACGCAGGAAGGTGGCTCCTCGCAGGCCAAACCTGACCAGCCTGAGTGAACGCATCAGTGAGCGTCTGCGCAATGAGTTAAACGATGATGACAAGGCGGCGTTGGACAATGCAATGCGCCTTGCAGCCAAGAAGAAACTGGGCCGCAGTCTCAGCCAAGAAGAAATCCTGGACATTGTTAAGCGTACCGCCAACCCTGATGTAGCAAGCCGTATCATGGCTGATCTGAGTGGTACAGGCGAACAAAACACTTATAAAACTCTGGCCCGTGTTGCTATCGGCATGGCAGTAGTTGCGGCCGCAGGAGCAGGTCTTGCTGTTGCGTCTGCCTCTACAGGCTCCACTCTGCCTCTGCTGCTTGGTGCTTACTTTGTTAACCGCATCATTGATGACCCCACCAGCACCGTTGCTCGTCTCAACCGTGTTGCTGCTCCGATTGAAGATCGCATCGGGCATATGTTTGATAGCTGGTGGTCAACTCTGGACGTTACCAAGCTCAAAGACTTGATCAAGCCTCAGTCGCTTAGTGCTGCTGCTCGTATCACGTTCAAGAAAGCCACAGCTAAAAGTCCTTATGACGGCTCAGAGAAAGTCAGTTACGTTGTCAATCGTGCTGGCACAAACTGCGGTGTTATTGCCTGGGACCCAAGCTGCGGTGCCTGTAGTGACAAATCTACTGGTTGGGTTGTTACTCTGTTCGATGGCTTCAATGAAGCTGCCTATCGCAGTGGTCGTGGCGAGAACAAAAACGAACCGTTCACTGCCGTACACAAGGGTGAGGTTAAACTCCAGAACCCAAGTCGTATGACATTGGACTTGGCCCGTAGTTGGGCACGCGGCGCACTGAGGGCGTAACATGTCAACTTTCCAGTTTGATCACAACATCGGTGACATTGTATGTTATCGTTTTCAGAATGATGAAGGTACGTGTGGGGGTACCATTCGTGGTATTATTCGCACAATCATTGTGGCTAACGATACTTACGGTTATACCATTGAGACTCCGCAAGGTACAGATTACGTCAACATCAAGGACGTTGTTCGTGCCGTGTATAGTACCAAGTCGTTTGATGTAATGCACCCAGGCATTGAGGTTAATTACTTCCGCTTTGGTCGTGACGAGCCTCCTGTGTTGTGTCTTGTTGAAGCTGCTTATATTGAGCGAGGCAGACTGTACTACCGCGTGCGTGACTGCAACATGAATGCTTTTATCGCACCTGAGGGCAACGTTGAGATTGTCAAATCCAACGAATACAACCTTCAGTATTTCGATTAAGGAACAGCAATGAAAACAGAACTAACGGTGCCGAGTCAATCATTTGACCTGAGCATGACAGGAATGGCTGCGATTGACCTTCATAAAGAAGGCACTGATCGCCGTACAAGCGCACTGCGTATTTCAGGTGATCGCATGGGTGGCGTATCGAGTTTTGACCTCGATATTAATACGTGGCTCAAGCCTGCGTCACAGGTGTTTAACACCAGCAGCGACATTCGTGATTACATCATGGTGCCTGTTCCTGTTAACATCAGCGAACTGCCAAACACCAACGGTGATGCGTTCTCGAAAGCTGAGTGGTTGCGATTTAACGTAGACGAAGGCCGCCTTGCGTTTCAGACGTTTAAAGGCAAGCCAACGTTTATCGAGCACAACAACAAAGACCACACCAAGGCACAGGGTATTATCTTTGATAGTCACCTTAGTCCTTTGCGTGGCTTCCAAGGCAACCATGTGCGCTTAACGTTGCTGCTTGGCTTTGACCGTACTCGCTGTCCTGAGCGTTGTGATCGTATCCTGCGTGGTGAACTCAACACGTACTCAAAAGGTACAACCTACAAGGCGTATGAGTGCAGTATCTGCGGACAGATTGTAACGCCAAGCGCACGCAACTTCTGTGAGCACACGGCATTCAACAAGCCTGCGTTCCTCGACCCACGCACAGGCAAGTTGGTGTATCGCAACTGCATCGGCCTCCGTGGCTTTGAATGTAGTTCTGTTGATGACCCGGCCTTTGCCTGCGCTGCATCTTATTCTGATCACCTGATGCAACTCAAATAATGTCCGTGTTTGACTTCAAATTCCGCCGTTACCTTGGAGCTGATACTCTCAAGTCTAACGGCGTTGAAATCCAGCCCCGCGATGTTGTTGGACTCATGTCCGTCAACGATGGGCTGGCATATATTGCAAGCACCCGCTATCCAGTAGTTGGTTCAATCGATGGTGATACCTATAGATTGATTCTGGATAACAGCCGCGATTTTACTGCTGACCCCAGCGCATTATTTAAAGGCTTTGATTTTTTTCTGCCTGACGATAAACGCTCAGCACGTCCATCCAAAACCCCTCCTGCTTCATCTGAAATCGTTCCTGAGGTTCGCAAGCCTAGTGTGAACGATGACTCTGATCCAGCAGCCCGTGCTGCACAGGAATTCCAGCGACAAGTCAGCAAAGACTTTGGCCAACTGCGTCCACTGGAATACGTTCGACCTGTGTATAGCGGCGGTACGCCTGGTAACTATCTTGTTAAAAAACTGCCTCGCTGTGGCAAGATCTCGCTTGAGGTCAAACCCGTGTCGGAGATTCGAGACAAGCTGCCTCGCGACCGCGGCATACATGCGCAGGATGCTCCTGATTACGTTATGCAGGATATCCAAGACAACGTGATGCCAAGCCTAGGACTAATGATTGACCTACCGTTTAAGCGTCTCTATGTTGGCTTGACCAACGATGCCCGTGACGGTACGCATATTGTTACCTATCGGGTATCCGGCGTCCTGTATGGCGTTATTGCTATTGACCCTAAGCAGATGGTAGCCTTGTTTGGTGGTTATAACAGCATGAGTGTGGCCCACGCAACAACGCACGAACTGGCACACTTTGTTGATCACACCATGATTAAAAACGTAGACCGTATGCGTTTTGAACAGGCGATTAAGGGTAAAAAGATTCACCCTGACACGCTTCGATCTGGTGCAATTAGCAGCGTACCAGCAGAACACTTCGCGACGCTTGCAGAGCTAATGGTGTGGGGAGACAGTATTCGCAAGGTTTATACGCTGAATGGCGTTGAAATCGTGGCTAAATACTTCAAAAACCGGTATATCCCCCAATCTGACATAGATACCAGAAAAATTTGATTTTTTGGTCCATTTTTTCTGAAATCGTTAATTTTTTCCTGTCGAAACAACGACTTTCAAAAACAGTGAGGGTTTCACCATGCCAAAGATTTCCCTTAAGGGGATCGTGTGTGTCGGCGAAAACCACCAGCAGGCTGTAGACAACTTCCGTAATACCGCTACCGGTCAAGGCATTATGTTCTTCGCTTCTCAGAGCGGTGAGACCTATGCTTCCCAGAGCGGCGCGGACATCTACAAACCAGACGGCAGCCAAGAGCTGCTGACTGAGCGCCCTGATTTGGTGGAGAAAGCCGCTTATGCGTCCACATCGTCTAACGAAGATGTTCGTGCAAACTATACCATCTGCCTTGATGGTTGCGGTACGCACATCGTTAGCGAAAGCACAGCCAACGTTACGCACTGCCCAAGTTGCAGCGCTGACCTGGGCGAGATTAGCGACGAACGCATCACGGACCACCTTGCTACAGTTATGGACACTCAGTCTGTGTCGCATGACGGCCTGGTAGCGGTTGGTGCTACTGCCGAAGAAGCGCAACAGAACTTTGTTCACGCTCTCAGCTCGGCTACCAGCTTTGTTGCAGAATCTGGCACCAGCCAGTTCAAAGCGGCAATGGCTGTCAAGTTCGACCCGTACACAGGTGCAGACGTTACCAGCGTTTCGCAGGCATCTGATGAAGTGGTTACTGCGCTGTCCAGCAGCATTGTTGGTGACAGCAAGAACGTTGAAGTTCACATGTATAGCTGCTCGGCTAACTGTGAAAACCCGTTCACCGTTTCAAGCGATGAGAACCCTGTGTTCTGTGCTCATTGCTCCTCGGTCCTGATCGATATCCAACCAGACGCACAAGCATCGCTGTCTGGCGAAGATGACGAAGGCGCCGATATCGATATTCTGGATGATGAAGAAGACGAAGACCTCGACGTTGATGATGAAGATCTCGACGAAGAAGAATCCGATTCCAGCGCCAAGAATGTCAATAGCCTCAGCTCTGACGACCTCGATGAAGACGAGGAAGAAGACGATGAGGACCTGGATGAAGACGAAGAGGAAGAAGAAGACGACCTCGACGACTTAGACGATCTGGGTGAGGACGACTTCGAAGACGAAGACGAGGATGATTCCGAATTCCTGGATGATGCGGAAGACCTCGAGGAAGAAGACGAACTCGACGACGATGAAGAAGAAGATGACGAAGATTTTGATTCTGAATCTGCTGTGTCCGACGACGAAGAGGAAGAAGACGACGATCTGTTGATCGACGACGAAGACCTCGACGAACTGGACGGCAGCGATGACGAAATCGATGATTCCGAGTTTGAATCTGATTCAGCCGCTCAGCCAGTGGCTCGTACCTTCGACAGCCTGTCTACTGTTCTGGCTGCGCACACTGTTCTGGACCCGGCACTGGTATCTATCAGCCGCAACCAGAGTGGTGCGATTCCTACCCTTCATATGTTCTATGACGGTATGCCTATCGCACGCGCAACTCTGCAATCAGTATCGAATGCTGTCGGCGAAGAAATCGCGCTGAAATCGTTCAAAACTGATAATTTCGTCCGTGCCGTTAATGCAAGCCTCAGTGATGTTGGCGTTGTTGAAACGTGCAGCGAAATGGGCTTCGAGCCGTTCAAAATCGAAATGCCTGTTGACCGCCTGCTGGCCAACGAAGCTGACAGCCGCATCAATGCAGCCACCAGCGACGTACAGCAAACGATTAGCGCCAGCGTTGACTCTTATCAAGAGCGTTTCGTTGCTGCGCTGTCCACCGCAATGCTGGGCGTTACCAAGGGCTTCTGGAACGGTGTTTCAAACCCTGTGGTTGAAAGCCTGTGCAGCGCCCTGCAATCTGCTGGAGTTAAAGACCCACGTAAAGTTGTTGAGCGTGCGTTCTTCTCCCACAGCTCTGACTTCCTGACCGTCGCACTTAGCCAAGCTAATTCGCTGATGAACAAATCAGAAGTCGCACAGAACGAAATCGCGGAAGCGGTATCAAGTTCTGTCGGTATCTCTCGTTCTAACGATGAAGGCGAAACTCGCCAGCAGCCGGTACAGCAAGAGCAGCCAAAACCATCCGCCGCACAGCGTCTGGATATCCAGCGCGATGAGGCTCCTGTACAGTCCCAGAGTTCAGCTTCTGTTGACTCATTCACTGCTAAGGCTGTAAACCTCCTGCGCTTTTAATGGCGCTGGTGGGTTTCAACTTAAACGTGATTCGTAAATTCCTAACGGAGAATAATCATGCTGTTTACTAATGCAACTGACATTGTTCAGACCAACGAAGCTGACCTGCTGCCAGGCGAAATGATTCAGGAAGAAGGCCAAGCGTTGGTTTGGGTTAAGAGCGAAGGTAAAACTTATCTGAAAGTTTCTACCGGTGCTGCTGATGAAGTGTTTGCAGGTTTTGCAATCGCTCGTCTGCTGCCTCCTACCCACCAGATCAAAGTCGAAGAGTTCACCATCGACGCGACTGGTCGCTTCACTGCTGGCCGTCTGCCGGAAGCTGGCAACATGCTGGTTAAAATCGCAGGCGTTAAAGCTACTCAGGACGCTGATGACGCTGCCTCTGCTGCTGGCCACGTTGGTGTTGAAGGCGGTAACCTGTACTTCCACAAAGACGACATCGGCAAGAAAGTTTACGTCCAGTACGGTTATGTACTGAATGCTGTTGAAGCACGCTCGTTCCTGGCAGATGCACCAATCGGTGGTCTGGCAGCTAACCAGCTGGGTCGTTGTGGTTACATCAAGTTGGGCAACGTTGCTACCAACATGATCGACTTCGCTGCTGACTGGTCTGCTGATAACGTGCTGCACCCTAGCCTGGGCCCAGCCGGTCGTCTGACTGTTGGTGGTTCCGGTACCCTGCTGAAAGGCGTTATGATCAAGCAGGCTCCAACCGCTGATCGCGGCTACATCATCTTTGAGATGGCGTCTAGCTACGGTCAGTAATCCGTCGCGCATTGTGACAACGAACAATTAATATTGAGAGCTTTTCTCAGGAGATTTGCAAATGGCTCAGAACCAAATGATGCGCGGCGCTAAAGTTACTCTGCGTAACGGTGCCCCAATTGAAGACCTGCGTTTTGGTGGAAAAGGCGGTCTTGCACTGTCTCAGTCTACTGGTGAAGTCAACGCGTGGGATAGTAAAGACCTGCTGGCGAACATCGGCCGTATGCTGTCAGAAGCTGCTAACGGTAACATCGTACAGTCTACCAGCTCAAGCGAATCTGCTCTGTCTGAATCTCAGGTTAAAGAGCAGCGCCGCCAACTGCTGGAAGAAGCAGTAGCTGATGCAACTGGTGAGAAGTGGGCTTCTCTGGGTGCCTCGATTGTTGGCTCCATCGAAGACCGTGCTGAACGTCAGGGCATCCTGCGTCGCATCTGTAAAGGTGCTACCATCCGTCAGGGCGACGTTGCTCGCGTTGAGCTGAAAACTCACCAGGCTGAAGGTATCATCGCTGTCGGTCCTACTGATTACGGTTATCGTCTGCTGCGCGGCCGTGTGTTTACCCCGCAGGAATTCGAACTGAAATCTAACATCCGCGTTTCTAAAATGGACCTGGATCAGATCAACGGCGACCTGCTGGACCGCGCACAGCAAGATGGTCTGTCAGCCATCATGGTTGCAGAAGACCGTCTGTGGAAACGTTCAGTAGATATGGCTGTTGGCGTTGCTAACCCAATCAACTACGTTCACGGCGACCTGACTCCACGCCTGCTGTCTCAGCTTCGCACTCAGGTGTCAAGCTGGCCGATGCCTGTCAGCACTGCTATCATGGCTGCTGACTACTGGAACGATATCGTCGGTAACGATCAGTTCACCTCTGCTCTGGATCCAGTGTCCAAGTATGACCTGATCACCACCGGCCGTCTGGGTACTCTGCTGGGTATGGAGCTGATCACTGATGGCTTCCGCGCTCCAGAGCACCGCGTTCTGGAACCAGGCGAACTGTACGTTGTTGCTGATCAGGATTACCACGGTATCTACACCACCCGTGGCGGTACGCAGTCTACTCCTACCTCTGGCGCAAACCAGGGTAACACAGACCGCGGCTGGTTGCTGTCAAGCACCTTCTCCTTCACTCTGGCGAACGTGCGTTCTGTCGCCAAAGCAGTTAAGGCATAAGCATAGGCAACTGAGGGCAGCTTGATTGTTGCCCTCTTTACTGAGGACCAAACATGAAATCGTTATCTGGTTCCTTAGCTGCACTAGCGATGCTTGCTGCGCGTGACGGAAATTGGGAAGACGCCGCTCGGATGTTAAGCCAAGCGGCTGTTGCTCCTGACAGTGAACTGTTCCTTGAAGAATCTCTTGCTGGGAACTATGTAGTAGCTGCTATCGCTGATTCTGTTAGCTGCACGTTATCCGGTTCTATGTCCGAATCTGTTGCCGCCCTTAGTGCTGCGCTTGAGATTCAGGATGAACAAGATCGCCGTGCTGCTCTCAGCGCATCACTGTATGGTGATGATGAGGAGATTGATGTTAGCCTGTCTTCTGATGAAGATGAGGATGATATTGATTTCGACCTGGGAGACGATGAAGAAGACGAAGCCATTTCAAACTCATCTTCTTTAATCCGATTCAATTAAGGCCCGATAGCGGGTAACCAAAGGGGTCCTTAAGGGGGCCCCTTTTTCGTATCTGGAGCTACGGAAATGTCAATTAAAGACATAATCAAGAACAGCACCAGTCTCAAAGCAACCATCTTTGGCATTCAACGCCAGTTCCGTAATGGCTTTGGACTGCAACGCTTTGTTTGGACTGTTCACAACAATCCCAAGCAGGGTATTCGCGCACTCAATGCACAGTCCACTGATTATCCCTACGGGTGGATTAAGTTCAACAGCATGGCGCTCAACCGTGAACTCATGCAGAACCCCAAGACTGCGGGGCGTTATGGTACGGGCTGGGCACTCAACGAAGACCCAGACAATGCCATTGTTGTTCAGAACTACTACTTCCCGATGATCATCAATGCAGAAGCTACGGTCAAGTTCATGAGCATTGATGATGCCTTGGCCTTCTGCCAGCAGTTTATGGTTGCTGCTATCGTGGAGCTTCTGGCTTTTGAAGTTCAGATGCCTACAACCAAGTTCACTGTCCGTGTGTTGCTTGAAGGTGATTCTGTTCCTCTGCCTTACATTGAAGACTTGGACGATGGTTCAACTCCAGGCAGCTTTGAAATCATACTACCTCTCACCATTCAAACCAAGATTGGATTCTCAACTGACCAAGCCAAAATCAACAACTATGGCGAAGTCACGATAGACACCAAACTTGATATTGATGATTACGATCCAAGCGTCAAAGACCTGCCTCCTGTTCCTACTGGCGATGGTTTTGATGACGTAGAAGAGGACGACGACAATGTACACCCGTAAGCCTTATCGCGCTCTTGATCGTACTCTGGTAGTTGATACCCGTGTGCGTAGTGTGTCAGGACAACAGAACGCTATCTTGACCTCCAACTCAACGGCAGCAGGCATTCCTCAGGACGAACCCTATATGGAGCAGCGTGTTGTCGTGGGTCCTGAGGGCTATGAACTGCGTCCTACTCAAAACGTTTTATTCATTACAGTGGCTGAGCCTATCAAAATGCAGTTAGGCACAACGGCAATCACCATTGAAGGCCAGTTTGTTCTTACTGGCAAACAGCCGGCTTGTGTGTTGGTCAGCGATGTTCCGGTTACCGTTAACGTAATCCAGTCGTAAGATCTCCACCACGCTAATTTAACACAGTCATAATACGTTGTGCATTCTCATGGAGACGGTAATATGCTCGTAACAAATCACCCCTCCCCAGGGGTATACTCCTTAGAGAATGACCGTTCCAATCAACAAACGCTGGTTACTAATGGCGTGTGTTCTTTGGTCCTGCCATTCCCGAAAGGTGATGTGGGAGTAAACACGACTGTTACTTCGACCGATGAGATCGACGCAAAATTTGGTCCTGCAAAGAGTTCTAGCCCATACGCAAAGAACGTTGCAATTGCCAAAATCCTGATGGCAAAGGCTAGTCGCCTGAACATCACGCGTGTGGGTCTCAATGTCAAGTACGGTGGCGTGTATCTCACTCTTTATAAAAACTTCTGCACCTGCCGTCCACTGGGCGACGCTGGTCTTGTAGACCCAGCACAGATTCCATTCACTGAATCGGATATCGGTCTGTTCTACTCGATCAACGGTTACAGCCGCGCTAACGATACATTCATTACCGTTGAACCTGACGTGAATGATGCGCAAGGCATTCGTGCTATCGTTAAGGTCTATCAGACAGGCAGCCTGACTCCGGTTGAGCGCTTTACCGTGACCACGTTCTATTACAAGGACGGCAACGGTAACCAGTTGTTCATCGAAGACGTTATCAACAACACCTCCGAATACGTTCGCTTCAAGCTCAATGATTCGAACTATAAACTGCTACAAGATCCGAAGTTCATCGTTCTTAATGCAGTTGCTGGTGGCCCTGCGGACCCTACTGATCCTGCTGGTATCAACGGTCAGTTCATGGGTGGCAGCGATGGTGATGTGATTGATATTGATCACAGTGACCCAATCATCGCCAATCGTAGTCTCAGCGCTGTTCTCAACGCATGGGATAACTATCGCGATTGGGAAGACATTCAGGCAGGCATCCTGTGTGCTGGTGGCCTTGAGCATCCCGTGATTGCAAGTAAACTTGACGAGATGGCACTGGGTCGTCAAGATACCATTGCTGTCAACGGTCTTCCTGTTGCAATGCAGGCGCGTGACAAAGCAGTAGGTTACCGTCGTGGCAATCTGCCGTACATGGGCAATGAGTTCTCTATCACAAGCTCTTGGTCATGTTTGATCAACAGTGACGTCCTGTACCGCGATACAGAAAACGCACGCGATATTTATATTCCTGCTTCTGTGTGTATGGCTTATGCCATGCTGAACACAGACCAGATTGCACAGTGGCTTGCCCCTGGCGGTATGAATCGCGGTCAACTGGACTTTGCAAAAGACGTCCGCTATCGCTTTAAACAAGGTGATCGCGACGTTCTCAACGACAACCAGATTAACCCTATCGCTGTGTTTGATGGCGAAGGTATTTATGTCTGGGGCGCTGATACCACTATGACGACCAAGAGTCCTCTTAATGATATCGGTGTTCGTCGTCTTCTGGCAATGCTTCATGCCTCTGTCCGTGCAAACAACCTGCGTGCAGTGTTCGAGCCGAACGATGATGTGCTGAAACAGAACCAACGTGTGGGTATGGAGTCTATCCTCGAACCTATCAAACAGGGTCGTGGTCTGGACTGGTACGCTGTTACTTGTAACTACAAGAACAACAGTGCGGAAGATGAAGCACGCGGTGACCTGATCATCGATGTGTTCCTCGACCCAACCCGATACACTAAGCGCATCCACGTTACTGCTATCGTGCCTCCTGTTGGCGATATCCAGTACGCGCTTGATCTCATCAACAAAGGCAGCCTGTAAGGAGTTCTAAATGCCTAAGGTAACTCTTGATGAATTTGCATCAACGGCTGATCCGCTGTTAGATGATAACTTCGAGTTTCTTGTTCCTAACCCACCAGCAGTAACCGGTGGTTCGGAATATGCTCGTGCGCTGCGCATCATGTGTAAGACCGGCGTTAAGCCTGGTAGTACCGTGGAAGAGGTGTTGAAAGAAGCATTTGGCCATCAGCTTAACTATGCTGGTCGCAAGATCTTCTCTCACAGTCTCAGCACTGAGTACAACGAAAACGCCGAGATGGCTATCTACAAACCACTGGAAGCATGGCACGATGCAATTCGCGCTACGCAGACCCAGCTTGGTGCTGTGAAAGCCGAGTACGCAACCAAAGCAATCTTCCGTATCTTCAAACAGGACGGTAGTGTTGTGGCTGAGTACGAAATCTACGGCGTATGGCCTAAGCAGGTCCCTGACTTGCAGTTCAGTGGTGCAGCTCAGGCAGTACCAGTGTCAATCGAATGGTCCTTCGACTACGCGCTGCGAACCGTTTAATCGTATGGGGCCTTGTGCCCCATTTTCGTTTCTGGGAGAATTTCTATGCTGCCGTTTTTCATCAGCGTTAGTGCCAGAAAGCCCAAGGGCGTAGCCGTTGAGGACTGTGATTGGTATCGCTTTGAGGGACAACGTGCTGTCAGTGTCGAGAACTCGGAGTTTGAAGCCGATGTGGAATATAAAGACGTTTATGGCATTAGTAATCTTGGCGTTAACAAGTTCGTTTTGTTGCATCGAGAAGACCCCTCAGTCCAGTTCGAGATCGATGCGAAAACCGTTCGTAGCCTGCTTGGTCGCAGTCGTCCTTTTACAGGTACCGTCAGCGGCATAAAGGTTACATCAAAGCCCAAGGGAACCAAAGCTCAGACAAAGGATACACCAACTGACCCTGCTGAACGTGGCAAGATGAAGGTGTGGACAGCCGTACCTGGTGCTAAGCAAGAAAACAAAAAGATTACCAAGCTGCTTCAAGCACTGCCTGTTGATGGAGCTGCTGGTATCCACTATCTATCGCGCATTCCTTTCCCGAGTGGTGAGATTTATAATTACTACGAAGCATCAACCACTTTTAGCAGCTACGACAACAAGCAGCGTGCCAAGTGGGAACGTGACATGGAAGACGCTGTGATTCGTAAGGCCGGCCAGTTAGGTCTTATTGTAGGTGCAACGTTCCTCAAGTTCAATGATGGTACCGTGCATCCCGTGCTTGTCTTGGTAGAGGAATAGACGTATGGCAGCGGTAACTCTTGATGAACTGCAAGACTCGTCACAGCCTGGCCTTGCAGATCCATTCATGCTGGACAAATGGCGTATCTTAACACTGCCTAGTATCAGCGGTGTTAGCCTAAGTCCAATAGCATGTGAAGAAGTTGGGCTGCCTTTTCCTGTCTTCCAACAAAAGACAAAAGAGGTAGCTACCACCAGCTTCTCTTGGCCTCACGCAACAAACGTTGATGGCTTTACGGCGCAATTTGGTCTTGACCAGAAAGCTGCTGTGATTCGCTACTACACAGCGTGGCAGAATTTGATTCAAAACCCATACACCGGTGGCATGAGACTTCCATCAGTGTACAAGAAGCGCCTTGAAGTTGCCTTGTTTGATAATCAGGGCAATCAAATCATGATACAAGAACTGCGTAACGTGTGGCCATTAGGCATGCAGGAGCTATCGCTTAACGGCACTGGTGGGCGCGGTCATATTAGTATTCAATTCGAGTGTGACGTATCACGCTCCATTTTTAGCTGAGGCACATATGGTTATCGATATTCTCACGTTAAATCTTCCTTCCAGGGGTTGGAAATCAGGGCTGCCTGAGAGTTTTGAGATGGAGAAGTTTAGCGGTCGTCACACAATGAAGATCGCTATGGCCGCACAGAAAGACGACATGGAAATCCTGTTGACCGAAGTGCTGCCTGATTGCCTGTCTATTCCAATCGATAGTCTGACAATCAATGACGCCCATCACCTGCTGTTCCTACAGCGCATGTTGATGAACAAGGCCAGTCCTGTAAAAGTCAACTGGACGTGTCGCAAGCCTCTGTTCCGTTATTCGACAGGCGTGTTCAACACTATTCAAGCAGACATTCCTCCTCTTGACCAATTCCCATGTGAGAACTTTAACCAGAGCATCATCGATGACCAAAGCTGTGCTGTGGCAGTGTTGAATGCTGCATCAGAAGAATTTGATCTGGCCCGTATGCGACACTATCACCACACTCTGAGTGAGAATGCCTTGTTCAACTGGCACGCAGCCCACATGGGTCCAAACTTCAACGAGAACATTGCCCGTCTTGAGTCTCAGCAGGACTTGGAGCTCTGGACTCGTCTCAGTGATTGGGTTATTCAGGCGCGTCATGGACTCAGCACGCAGATCAATGTGACCTGCGATCACTGTGGCCGTGCGTCTGGCCGTGAGTGGGATATGCGCCCACGAGTGTTTATCAATGCTTGAGATAAGCCTACCGTCAGGCAGACCTGATGTGCGTATCAAAAAAGTTACATCGGACTTTATGACCGGTCTGTACAACGCACAAAAGTATAAACTGCCTCACTTGCTTGTCGATACTCTTAACCACTTTACCGATGCCAATATCAGAGAAATGTATCTCGAAGATTTTCGGTATATGCTGGCCATGTTCGACAAAGATAGTTGGCCTAGAAGCCACAGGATGTACGAGTGGCGCTGCACCCGTCCTTATTATATCGACATGCGTGGTGAACGCTTCTACACACGTCCTCTTGATCGCACGTATCAAGAACTCCAGTGCAACATGCTGAACACGGAAGAAGTTTCCAAGTTCCGCACGGTGACAAACAAGTGGCGTACCATGCCTAAGGGTTTGCGTCACCCAACAGTGCAGCGCTGGATTGAAGCCTATGTGTTGAGTGAATCGATTGGTCCTATAGCGTTACAGGCGATGTATATCGACAGTGACTTGTCGCTGGAAGACACGATTGCCAACACACCGCCTGATGAATTGATGAACGTTATCCCTCACATGTTTGAGATCTGCGAACTGGAGACAACGTTCAAGTGCGGCAGGTGCTTCCGTAGTTATACGCAGCGCACTTCCGTTGACCTGCTGGGTTATCTGCGTGTGTACAGTGATGCCTCCATGATGAACATGAGTATGGACCTCACGACCAACAAAGGTTCGTACATACCGGATGACATTACTATCGAAAAACTCCTTTATTGGCATAGCTGCTTTATCAAAGATATGCAGCGTGCTAAGGAAGAGGCTGCGCTTCAACGTGGTAAACGCGGCATAGGGAGAAAATAATGGCTGGACCATTAGGCATTAAGGCAGATGAGCGTCAACTATCTGCTCTTGAATTGATGATGGAGCATGCCGATAATCTCAGTGCTGAGGTTTTAGGTGCTCCACGTAGTCGCCGTCGTCGTGCCAGCAAGCAAGATCAGGCTGTTAGTGCCAGAGACTTTATGCAAGGCTTGGCAAACAACACGGACTTTGAAGACTACGAGTATTATGTTGGTCCTGGAAGTCGCGCACTCAACAGAGAACTGCGTGAACGTCGAGCGGCTCAGCGTAATGGCATGGTACAACGTACTCCGCAATCCATTCAGGCTGTTCCTCAAGAAGTTGCGCGTCCCAACGATGCAGAGCTTGAGCACGCTTTGGAGAATATCTTCACGGCTAATGCTGCATCCAGTGGCGACATTGTTGATGCCTTGCACCAAAGCACAGAGATAAGCGCACAGACAGCCAAGACACTGCATGAGTGGATGGAGTGGGAAAAGGCAGAGTCGTTCAAGAATGCTAATCGTGCCCGTACGGAAGATGCTGCTCCTGAGCCGACCAAGAATCTGCCTGCTGTACGTCAATCCGGTACTGACCTATCCCTGCCTGATGCTGATTTCCCTGATGAAGATCGCGGTCGTCGTGGACGCAGAGGCAGACGTTATGGACGTGATGGTCGTCCTCGTCGTGAGCCTAGAACTCGTGGCTTCCGTGGCAGAGGTAAGTGGGGAGCGCTTGCAGGACTTGCTGCTGTTGGTGGTGCGTTCTGGTGGGCTAACCACGAGAAGTCAGAGCAGGATGGCCCTAATGGCGATGAACCTCAAGTCAGTCCTGCCCAGCCTCAGCCAGAAGTAGCTCGCCAAGAACCTAAGCCCATGCTTACGCAAGAGCAGAAGGACATGGCGTTCGATGCTACTTCACTGGGTGCGCTGGCTATTGGTGGTGCTAAACGTATTCCGTTTGTGGGTCCTGCTGTAGCTCTGGCAGGTGCTGGTTATAATGCAGAGCAAATCGCTAATGACGACACACTCTCGGAACAAGAGAAGAAGCGCGAACAGACCAAGAACATTACTGGCGCTGCTGGTGGTGGGTTGGGTGCTACTGCGGGCGCTTGGATTGGCGGTACTCTCGGCAGCGTCGTTCCTGGCGCTGGCACTCTTGCTGGCGCTGCTTTGGGTAGTGTTATCGGAGGCCTTATCGGCGATGCCTTGGGTGATAAAATCGGTGATGCTGTAGCTGACAAGATGGACGAAAGCAACGAGAAAGCTGCCGAAGTCGAAAAGCAACGCCAAGACGAACAGGACGCCAAAGATCGCACAGCACAATCCACGTCAGGTGGATTCATGAGCATGATGCCGAACTGGTTTAGCGGCCTGTTTGGTTCTGCCGGTAATACATCAGGCGGTGGTGGCAACAGAGCACGTCCCGCACAGTTTGATAGCAAGCAGATAAATGACTTTGCGGCTAAAGCGGCTGCTGGTGGACTTGGGTCTGTGAGTGCTCAGTTCGAATCTGGCGGTCGTGGTGTGTCTACTGTGTCTAGCGGTGCAGGTGACTATGGTGGTGTGAGCTATGGCGCCCACCAGCTTGCTTCGAACAACGGCAGCATGATGAACTTCTTGAACTCTAAAGAAGGTCAACCATTCCTTGCTCAGTTCGGTGGTCAAGCTCCTGGCTCTGCTGGATTCACTGCCGCATACAAGAACCTTGCTTCAACTCAGGGTGATGCTCTTGCCAAAGCGCAGGATGATTATATCACGCGTACTCACTATGCACCTCAGGCTGCCAAGCTGCAAAACGACTTAGGGCTTGATGTGTCTAAACGAGGCAAGGCTGTTCAGGAGATGGTGTACTCAACAGCGGTGCAGTATGGTGGCAATACCAATGCTATCAAGCGTGCCTTGCAGGGTCTCAACCTTGATGCCATGACGGACAGTCAGATCATTAACACTGTCCAGCAGTCGAAAGCACAGAACGTAGGTACGGACTTTAAATCAAGTTCCGCCAATGTTCAGGCAGGAGTTGCTGCCCGTGCTGAGAATGAGCGCAAAGTGTTGGAGAAAATGAGTCAGGATGAAGTCAAGCAGAAAGTCACAGATGCTTTAACGCCTGATGGTCCTACTGCAACACCTCAAGATGCTAACGTACCTCTGACGCGAACTCCAGAACAGCAACGTGACGCTGAAATGGATCGCAAGGTTGCTGAGAAGTTTCCTGAGCTTAACAAAGGCACAGGACGTCCTGAGGACTATCAAGTCAAACCTGTTGACTCACAGCCTGTGCCTGATTTGACTGCCCGTGGACCTGCTACTCCTCGCATGACACCTGAGGAATATGCACGTCACATGGATTATGTGATGGACAGACAGCAGCCTATCCGACCTGTAGAGCAGGCATCAGCAATCGTTGATCGTCAGCCTCTTGTTACAGCCGCTGATATTCCTGACCCAGATCCACAACCAACACAGACAGCAAGCACAGCACAGCCTGACAAACCTCGTGGTGCGGTAGCTGGTACGCAGCGTCAAACAATCAACCCAGGTGGCGGTGCAGCCAAGACGCACTCGCTTGATGATTTCCCTGTGTTCTTGGATGACCCAACGCTGCAAATGATCAACGTCGGTTATATGTAAGGAACAACTGTGGCTAACTATCTTATGCCCGACACAGGCCAAGCCGCTGCTCCTGTTTCCGGAGGAGGTTCTAGAGGTGATTTTATCTCTATCAACAAGATGTATCAGATGCGCATCTACAACTCCTCCGGCACGATTCAGTTCACTGGCTATACACCGCCTGATTTCTCAATGAGCCTTGCTAGTGCTTGGACACCTCCCTACGGCGATACTTCGCTGGGTGAGAAAGCCATAGACAAAGTTCCTGGGATTGGTGGTCCTTTGCAGGCTGCTGATCGCGCTATCAAGTTTGGTGGTGCGTCCAGTATCTCAAAGATTATGAGTGCCAAGCGTTGGACACAGCCTAGCTACTTTGAAATCTCAATGCCTATCTTCCTTGATGCCTACACAGACAGCAAGAAAGAAGTGGTCGAGAACTTGGTACAGTTGCTGAGTCTGTGTGCTCCCAGCGAAAGCGTGGGCGGTATCTTGATTCCTCCTGGACCAAGCCCGTTCAAACAGGTAGCCAATGAAGCTGCTAATCAGGTAGGTTCTGATTTCCAGTATGACGATCCTGAGGCATTCACGGTCGATATTGGTAATTTCTTCTCAATGAAGCCTGCCGTGGTAGACAGCGTAAGCGTGAACTACGACAACATCTATGAGGACGGTACAGGCAATCCTATTAGCTGTGATTTTGTTCTCCAGATGACCAGCTACTTTGCCGTTACTCGTGAGGACTTACGCAAATGGTTCAAATTGTCGCAAGCGTCGATGAGTGGGGCATAGACCCACTCAGTGTTGAGCTTTTCAATGATGCGGACAGCAGCCAGCATACTGTAAAGACCATTGATGCATCTATGGAGGGAAATCCCCAACTCCTTAGCGTAGACAACTATGGTTCGACGCAGTTCTGGAACTTGATATTGATCGCCAATGCCTTGGTTCACCCATCAGAAATGAAGGCAGGCATGTCGGTCAAACTACCTATCAAGCAGGCACGCGCCGCAGTCAAGCAATTGAAAAGGACAACGATATAATGGTAATGAAAAACGGTAAGATTGTCGGTCTCAAGAAAAAGAAACTTGAGGCTGTGCTTGATAATCCCAAGCCCAAAAAGCCCAAGACTGAACTCAAAGTCGAGGACAAGAAGTCTAAAGCTGAGAAGTCTAAAGCTGAGAAGCCCAAAGCTGAGAAGTCTAAAGCCAAGACGCGCAAAGAAACAAGCGAGCCTGAGCCTGGATATCTCAAGTTGGGTGAGCATGGCTATCTTACCGTTGCTCTTACTGAGGACGACGGGGGTAACAAGGTTGTTGCCTTCCGTAAGTTCTACACAACTAAAAATGACAGCGAGAAAAAGCCTGCACGTGGTGGATTCAACATGCAGGCAAGCAGCGCTGAACTCAAAATCCTTGCGGCACAGCTTCGCCAGTTCGCAAAGGAGATTGACGGAGAGTAACAATGGCACAAGTTTCAGTAGGTGGTATTGACGGCCTCGGGTTTTTCGGACTGCTTATCGATGGCAAGACCCCACCAGCAACACCAGGACTCCTCCGCAGTTGCTTTGTTATCGAAAACCCTATATCTATCCCATGTGCTGTTGTGGAGTTTGCTGATCACAACAACAAACTGCGTAGCGAAAATGCGATTGTGGACGGCACCAAGTTCACATTCCACATGGGTCCCAACGAGGACTCAATCCAAGAATTTAATTTCAGTACGATTGGCTTGAGAGAATACGATGACGGTGGTACTCGTATTATCCGAGCCGTTTGTGCTTTTGACGCCCATGCATTCATCTATGACAGTCGCAGCTATTCAGTGCGCGGCACAAGTCGTGATGCCCTGCAGGAAATCGCCACACGCTGTAACATGCTGCTGGACATGCCTGACACCCTACAGCCTAAGGACAACATGCTGTGGCTGAGTTCCACAGTGAGTCCCAAGCGATTCGCCTCTGATATTGAGAAGCATATCTGGCTTGGTGATGAGGCTATGCCCAAACTGATGCTGACTGCCGACCGTCGTATGGTAGTTCGTGACCTAACTCAGGTTATAGAGCAACAGCCTAGCGCCACACTGGTGTTTAACGACAAAGCAGTTGGCAATGAGTACAACGTTGCAGAAATGCGTACCAAGTCGGCTGCCGGTACGTTCAATGGCGTTTCCAACTACGGTGATACATTGCTGTGGGCTGACAGCAAAGGCAACATCAACGAACTTAACTCGGTCAACATCAAAACCCGAGACCCACTCAACATCAACAGCGATGTTCGTGGTGAGATTGTTGGTGCCCGTCGTCAGTATGCGCGTCCTACCAATGATACAAACATCCACTCTGAGTATAACAAGGCTTATTACAACTGGCGTCGTCAGGCAATGACGTACACAGAAACGGCTCGCTGCCTGATACAAGGCGGCTGCCCTAACGTAAACTTGTTGGACTGTGTTGAGGTGCGTGCAGGTCTACCAACGCGTGATCAGTCAATGCTCACAGACGTTAAAACCAGCGGCAAATGGATTGTTATTGGCAAGACTCGTGGCTACTACTCTGGGCAATACTCGGAGACGTTGATGCTTAGTCGCAATTTCACACCTGTAGAAGGCACAACAGGTGTTGGTGGCGGTACCAACCTCGCACTTAAAACGTTTCCCACCATCGCTGATATCCTGCGTCCCTTCCAGCTCAACACCAACATCAAACAGTCACTGGATGGTCTAAACCCAATCGACTTCTTGAGTCAATCGCATGAACTACATCTTAATCTCATGCTTGATGAGTTCCAGTCGGAATCTGAAATGTTTAAGTTTCCAGAGCTGGCTCAGAAGTACGGTGAGGGTGCTGATTACCTGAAAAGTTTGATGCAAGAGTTTAGCATGGCCAGTTACATCAACAGCATTTGTGGTGCCTTGTCTAAGCTGGAGAAACTCAGCATCAACTTGGCTATCGATATCGGTCCTTCGGTGCTGACTCAGCTTGGCTCACGCATTGACCGTATGGAAGGAATGATGAGCGGCTTCACAGGAGACATAAACAATCTTGTGTCAAGCGGTGACATTCCTGACTACTATCTCGATGGCCCACAGATCAATCAGACCTGTGTATCAAACAAACTCAGTGACCTGCAAAAGTCTGTGTCTGATGCCTTGCCTGACAAGTGTATGGATGCCTTGAGCATGGGTCGTCTGCTTGGCCCCAAAACAAATCTCAGCCAGTTGCTGCGTCAGGCAGAGGAAGATTTGCGTAACTTCCTGTGTAGCTTGGGTGATGGTACCGTTGATGGTTCGAATACAACGGGCACACCAAACGGTCAGAAGTTAGAAATGTATATGCCTAAGGTATCCCAATGATTCCATTGAATGATAACGTGAGCAAGAAAGGGATTGATCGATTCATGGACTACGAAGGGGTTGTTATCGACAACAACGATCCCCAGCGTATAAGCCAAGTCAAAGTGCGCATCAAAGGACTGATGGACGATGTTGAAGATGAAAACCTGCCGTGGTTGCGTCCTCATATTCGCCATCTGGAAGGATATCTGGGCGGCAGCCAAGTCAATGCGTTTGGCATGTTCAGCGTTCCTGTCAGAGGAAGTCGTGTCACAGTCAACTTCCCTACAGGTGAATTGTACGAAGGTCAGTACAGCGGCCATGCTCGTCCTACAGAAGCAGAACAACTGCCTGCGTCGTTGATTAACTATCCTCACCGCATCGTGATACAGCTATCAACAGGCACTCAGATGATCATTGATCGCAAGACCCGTGAGACGTTCTTGATTCTCAGCGGCGACTACAATCAAACCATCTTTGGTGATGTAACGCAGACCATTGTCGGTAATCAGAGCCTTGTGGTTACAGGCAACAAGTCAGATATTCCAGACTATATTCTCAATGATCCTGCAATGACAGCAGGCAAATTGAAGGCCAGCCCTGCCAAGCGTATCAAGTTCTTGGGCAAAGCTAAAGGTGATGCAGGTAATCAGTATCTGCACGTCAAAGGCAACCAGACAGTTATTGTTGAGGGTGATCGCCATGTGACCGTAAATGGCCGTGATACCCTCAAAGTTAAACGCGATATCGAAACTACTGCTGGTGGTGAAATCAAAGCTAACGGTCAAGTAATCAACCTCAACTAAGGAACAACCATGCAAGCCACTGCACAAAAGCAGATACTTATTACTCACATGGATGGAGGAGTTCCTTTTGTCACGTCTGCCGTGATTGTCGCTCAAGGCACGACTGACCATTTACCTGCAATTGAAGATTTTTTCCAACGTGCCTCTATGCTCAACAGCTACATGTTCTTTTGTATGGACGATGAAGATGTTGAAGTACAGGAGCCGCGCAAGACTCTGGTCAGCGACTATGTAAGCATTGACGGCTTTGCGCTTGATCTGCAAATGATCAAACGCGTTCGTGCTTCTGTGGAGCATGATTATAGTTGCATCTGTTGTTCTGTGGAAGAATACTTCCGCACGCACAACCACTTAACAACCTTGTTGGCAACTGGCTTTGAATTTGAGATCATTCCTCAAGACTTGCCAGAAGCAGACTGGATTGAGGCGCAGGAACCTTTCGGCATGGTCACTCCTGTGTTTGTCGAAACACCTGTTATTGAAATTCTGCACAACGGATTGTGGCGTAGTGGTATCATGCTGACCGATGCAGTTCGCATGGACCGCAAATGTGTGATTGTGAATCGCAGCAAAGGCAATGCTACAGTGAGTGGTAATCGCCTGTATGTTGTGAATCAGCCTGACACATACAACCTTGACTATACTGCGTTGAAGTCTTATTTTTCAACGTATGGCATTTTCCGCAACGTGGTGCTCACAAAATGAGAACAGTGCATACCTTTCAGCGGCGCGTCACCTATATCGAAGACGGCTGGCCGCATGTCCGTAACATGGAATTTACTGTAGGCTTCACGGATTTGGCAGACAGCCCCGAGAAACTTGTAAATATTCAGCAGCACCTTGCCGCGCATGTGTTTGCTTTCTTTGACCAAGAAATGTTGATCGATAGCGTGGCAGGTATCGCACAGTTCAAGCATGTGAGTTTCCCACATCATGGTATTGGTATCGATATTGTCAGCCAAGACCTGTCCGAATTTAGTGTTATCGCCGATGCCTTGTCTATGCATTTGAGCGCTCTGTTTAGTTGTAATGTTGAGGCATATTCGTGCCACTCAGACGATAACAAATCCATCCTGCGCAGCTTACAAATTGGCGTGAGCAAGATGCGGCGTTGTCAGATGTTTGACCTCGATCGTGGTGCACTTGTTGGCTACGAAGTCCTGACAGACAAACAGGATGTACCGCAAAACGTCGTGCTGGACAAGCGCATAGAGATTGCTGATGCCGCACCTCTGGTCGAAGTTGATCGCAGTACAAAGAACAGAGGCTTTAGTCCATACTTCATCAAGGGCATTGTGCTTCAAGCAGGAGCCATAAATGGGCAAGCCCTTATTAACGAAGATGCTTAATGTTGATGTTTATTGCGGTAAAGCACCTTCTATAACAGAAGTGTTAAACGTGCGCGATCTTATCGTGCGTACTCAGGCCAAGGCAGGACGTCCATATTACGGACACTGCCTGTGGCTGATGGGTGATTTTGCAGAACAGTTCAGGGATCATTGTCGTGGCATCAGTCTCAATTTCTCCATGCAGTTGCGCATTCCCTGCCACTTGGGTATCGTGATAGGCAAGGCTCCACCAAGCTTTTACACGAAGCGTGAACAGGTAGTCAACTGTCCCGAGAAGAGACTCGAACGACGCTAATTTCTAAGCGTTAATAACTTGTGGAGAACACCATGTTAAGTCTGAACAGTGCGTGGGGAACAGACTTCTTCCCTACTCAGATCGAACCCAACGATCTTGCTGTGATGGTAGTTGCTGGCGCTATGAATCTCACCGGTGCCCGTCCTGTCATTGAGCAAGCCTATCGTGCTGAATCTTCGCGGGCCGCTGTGCTGGCTCGTCCGTTTGCTGACTGTGCTCAATATATTCAACGTGACTATGGACGCAATCCAAACCACGTGATTTCCATCTTGGGCAACAGTCAAGCATGCAATGCTATCATTACTGATCAGCAGGGCAATCTTATCTATGACCCATACGAAGGCAGCCGACTGAGCTATGCGCCCAACGTGTACGCCTCTTACGGTAAGCCTCAGGGCATGCCTGTACTGTATGAGTTCCTCGGCAGCGTTAGCTACACCGATGCGGTGCAGGTGCTCAAAGACAATGGCTACTGGATTGATAACAGTCTTAACTGGCATCAAGACTCAGCCCGTGCGGGAGATACCCTGTAATGAAACTGCGCGTATCATTGTCTGCGAAAAAGACGCAGATGCCTCGAATCCAAAGCGGTGTTATTCCATATCGTCTCAACATGGAATCAGGCGAGATTGAAATCCTCATGATACGCACAAAACATGCGCGTAATTGGGGATTACCTAAGGGTGGCAAAGAACCTCATCTTAGTCTGATTGCCTCAGCTCTCAAAGAAGCTGACGAAGAAGCAGGTGCGATTGGCAAGCCGGAAGAGTTCGTTATGACCAGCGAATATACCAAAGGCAGCACCGGTCGTGACCAACATGTAACTTGGTATTTGATGCAGGTTAAACGTCTCAAAGACAGTTACATGGAAGTCAACCTGCGTGAGCGCAAGTGGTTTGAAGTTGATAAGGCCCTGCGTAAGATCGACAAAGGTTTCCATCCGATTCTCAAGCGTGCCATCAAGCTGTTGAATCGTCGCACCATAGGATAGCAGCATGGGACTAAGACGACGGACTTATGTTAGACCGTCGCAAGTAGATTTCCTATCGTTGAGCAGACCTGATAAAACGGCTTTCATTACGGAGGCCGTTGTTCAATACTGGATTGGAAAGCGCTACTCCTGTCATATTGAGTTGGGACTGAAAAAGCGTGGCCATCTACGTGCTGACGTGTTCTGCCTCAATACCAAAAGTGATACAGTAATCACGGAAGTAAAAAGCTGCTGGCAGGATTTCAAAACAGACAAGAAGTGGCAGAACTACAAGCCATTCTGTATGCGGATGTACTTCGCAATTGACGAAACTCTTTTTGCCACACACGGTACAAAGATACTCGAAGCAATCGAAGGCCATAGCTGCGGTCTGATTGTTATCGATGCGCGGGGCAACGCAGCCGTACGTTCCAATGCTCGGCGCACAAAAATGAAAAATGAAGTCCTAGCGCGTATGCTGATCAAATGTGCATGGCGTGGTGGACGTTTTAGTTAACTTTTATTAGTGGGATTCTTCCATGATTCAAAAACAGCCCAATTATATTCTTGTCGAAGGCCCGGACGGTTCCGGCAAGACAACCGCAGCTACCGCTCTTGCTGAGATACTGCAAAAGCGCCGTAAGAATGTTGTTCGTATGCGTGAACCAGGCGGTACTCCTATCGCCGAGCATCTTCGTAGTGTGATATTGGGCACGGACTATCTTCGCCTCAGTGAGAGTGAGGAGATTACACCTCTTGCTGAAATGTTTATGCTGTTGGCGGCACGCACGCAAAGCATGGCCTGTGTGAAACGCCTCATTGAAGCGCAGCCCGACACGTTTGTTATCGCTGACCGAGGCTTTCCTTCAACGTTTGCCTATCAGGTGTGCGATAGTCAGACAGAGCAGGTGTATGAGAACACTTGGCAGATGCTGGCACCGCAGTCTCGCCTCAGTATTCTGTTGGACGTGAGTTATGATGTTTCCTGTGAACGTCGCAAGCAGCGTGAAGGCTTTGCTGACCGCATTGAACAACGTCTCACAGAAGAAAAGTTCAACGAAATGCGTAATCGATACACCCAAGTCCCTGGTGGATATGATTTGGTTATCAACACAGACAACTTATCCGTCAGCGATGTTACTCGCCAAATCTTAGGATATATCTTTAATGAATCTCAACCTGTTCGGACAAGCAACGCCTGAGCAGCAAGAACGAGTAATGAAAAGAGTTTGCTCGGACAGTGGCTACATCCCTCAGTTTGAGCAACGACTTCGCACAATGGCGTTTTTCACTTGCACCAAAGAATTACGCCAGCGCACGGACATCTTTTCTTATGTTCCTGCTGAACAACAACGAGTGGCTGTAGGCTATCGCATTCAACAGCGTTCTGGAAAGTTTATTGCCGAGCCTTGGGTATTCATTGTGCCCAACCCTCTTAAAAGTTTTGCAACAGAAATCACGACGCGCGTTCCCAACAGCCTGTACTTTGGCTCATTGGTACCGGAAGAGTTACTTGCCTCATTTGGCACTCAGGCATACAATTTGATGCTTGGTAACTTGGACTTGTTACGTCGTCACTCTTTCAATCCTGTATCACTGTAGGAAAAAGCAACATGGCTCTGATTAAAAAGGAAGGCAATCGTCTTCATCGCGATCTCGGGATTGTAGTGAATACCATCAGTCGCGTTAAAGATATGTATGTGGGACTAAGCGCTACAGCCGCTTATGCATGGGGCAACGGCGAAGTCCGTGAGTTTGTTCCTGGTGACTTTGTTAACTTTCCAAGCGTGAGTGCTGCAACTATTGAGCGCCTCAGCGGCATGAAGTTTGCTGGTACGTTGGACAATGGACAGACTGCGTTTATGTCTGCGTCAAAGGCTGTTCACATCGCCTTGCATCCACAACGCACCGCTCTGCCAGTTGTTGATCGTCGCGACGTCCTGCAGGCTGCTATCGATTACGCAACCACCAGCAGTGACGTTACTGGCAAGATGTTGATTGCCAGTGAATCAGCAACACGCACGTGGGCAACGTATCAAGGTCGTCGCATGACCATTGATGATGCTCATGATGAGTACGAACTGGAACTGACCAAAGGCGAGAAGTTCAGCCTGACGTATCTCAACCGTGATAGCTATGAACTGGTTACGCATGACGAACCCAAGATCAAGTTTGTTGTGCGTGGTCATGTGCGTGCAGCCAACCTCATCGGACAGTCTGATTGGCCTAAAGCGTTTGGCTGTGTTGGTGCTAATCGTGAAGCAACGTTTGAACCTGTAGGCGAAGTCAGTCGCAACATGGCACAGCCTCTGCAAATCAAGAAAGGCACTTCCGTGTACATGTTCCGCAAGCGCCACTATCTTGCGCAGAACCTGGTTGTGCCTCTTGAGAAGATTGTTAGCCAAGGTGATCTTGATAAGATTCTTGCCTCAGTCAAAGCACAGACAAGTCCACGCGCTATCGCCAAAGGCCGCGAAGTAGGCATCAAACTGCCTAAGCTGGAGAATGCTAAGAAAGCCAAAAGCGTTGCACCACTCAAAGGCAGCAAGTCTCTGAGCGTTGTTTACGGTGCGTTCTTTGCTGTCAGTCCTGCAACTCCAAACCGCAGTCGTATCGTGTTTGGCTCAACAGCGGCTCAGGTACAGGAACAGGCCCGTCGTGCTATCAGCGCGATGACCAGCCCGGTTGATTACTTCATGTTCCAGACCTCTAGCAATGATGAACTGTTTGACCTTGCTCGTGACGGTCGCATTATCATTCGCGCTAGTGGTCTGTTGCGTTCAGCTTATCCGCGTGCTCAACAAGTTGGTATGCAGGTAGCTGGTGCAGAAGGCTATGAGGCTCCTGAGTATGTCGAGCCTGCTACTGGTGCGCCGGAACTTACTGTGCCTGCCATTGCAGAGAACGAAGGCAAGATTGTCGAAACTCTGGTACGTCTTATCAGCGAAGGCTTCTTTGTTACTGGCCTGCACCTATCTGAACAGCAGCCGGGTAATGCGATTCGCTTTGCTGCTCCTGTTATGACCGATGACCTGTATGATCGTGTTGTTGCTGGCTCGCGCCGCATTGCTGCTTACCTGGTTCAACAGGGCGTTGATATGCGTGGCAAAGTAACCTCAGTCAGAGGCAACAAGGTCGCAGAGATTCGCTTCAAGCTGCCTAATCCAACTGCGGAACAGCGTGCAAGCATTGAACGGCTGGTGGCTGAACAGCCTACGCTCAACAGTCCTGCGTATGAGACTATCAAGCCCAAGCAGCCTACTGTTGAAATCACCAATATCAACATCCACACCGGCATGGTTACTGTGCGTGCTCAACGTGGTCCAGAACTGTTTGGCAGCCCGTACGATGTGCTGTATAACAACGTAGTGCGTAAATCTATGTTCTAACCGAGTGGGGCGGAAAATATTTATTTTTCTTGCCCCATTTTTGTTTCAGATAAATCTGTAAATATTAATTAGATAGCAAGTAGCAGCGAGTGATTCAGCGCACTGGCTAATGCTTGATTACTCTTGAAGGCATGTCTGCCACGCCTTCTATCCTGCGGCACTTGTTCGGCATTGTTTCAGCCACACAGATTTCTCAACTGGTTTGACGTTGGTCTGTGAAAGGCGCTGTTCAAGTAAACGTCTTAAAAGTGAGTGCCAATAACAGCCTGAGGAATTGACGCGGCTACCTGGTCCAAGTGTCTCCCAGCACTTGTCATGTTGCGTGCTCTAAAACTTGTGGAGGTTAGACCTATCTCAGTGGGGAGACGGGAACCGATATGAGGCCCTTTGTAGATTCTTGCAGGAGTCTACATCGTAGGAAACATGATGAATCGTTCACGGTGACAAGCGGAGTACACATCGAAGACGCAGGCTAGTTTTTTCCTGTTTTCAATTTTCTCGCCTAGTGTCAAATGTACTTAATAAGTGGATAACATCCGCAGCTGGACATACTGTAGTTTAGAGCCTGAGGTGCCCTTAACACCTCTAGCCGATAAACGAAACCTTGCAGTAGGGTCAAAGACAGTGGGCGATACCTATCTCAGTTGGGAGACGGGCGCTCGTCGAGCTGGCAGTTGGAAAGACAACCTGGTGCGCATTCATGCTTTCACCTTGAGTGCGTATCTGGTTGACACCAAATACAGGGTAAACTTATATGTCAGTTAATCTGGAATCGTTTGATCTGGACAGCACTGCAACTGATGAAGTGCGTGATCGCATCATCAAGCCTATGTCCAATATTGCTCGTTTGATCATAGACAACTTCGGCCGAAACTCAACTCAGGCCACCAGCCGCGAGAGCCTAAGTCGTTTGTTGTGGGCACGCAATCAACTGTGGTATTGCCTAGGTCGTCAAACAGAGTCTGCCTTGTCTGAGGCTGATTGCCGTACTCTGTTTGACGTGCTGACAACAATCGATAGCACCACCGACGCAAGTCTCAGTGTGACTCAGGCTATCAGTGAGCTTGTTATCAAGCTGGACTCAGATCTTAACGAGCGTGCTGATAAGTTTTTTGCTTATCAGTATCTGTGCAATGCACGCAACCTGTTCTTGAAAAGTCTGGAGACTGTAAATGCCTAGTCCTATCATGAAGTATTTCAAGTTCGATCACTTGCCTGGCTTCCTGCAGGAAGTATCCAGACCTATCGGTGAACTGGCAACTCAGATGGACAACACACTGCCTGATAGTGCTGAAAAGTCCGCCGGTCTTCGCAAACTGCTTGAAGCGAAAGACTGTTTAGTACGCGCCGCTCTGGACAAAGCTGATGCAGAAAAATCAAAGTAATGATGGTGTTGATTTCAACATCCAAGAAATGGAAGAGGCATTCGATTGTGAGTTTGTCGAGCCTGCCTGCAACACGGCCGAAGAGTTCCGTCAGTATGTGATGGATGGTGAGTTTGCTCAAGATGCTGGTGGTCCCGATGACTGCTGATAATTGGATAGCCGTAGCTTTCCTTGTGTATGTTGGGTTCTTGTTGTTTGGTGCTCCTTGGTTGGCCCAAAAGCAAGCTAATCAGACACTAGCCAAGTGGGCAAGAGAAGATGCCGAAGCCGATAGGAAAAGCAGTAGTTAAGCACTACTCAGATTCGACAAACCCTATATTGAAGTTTGCAGATGATGAGTGGGAGATTGTTGGTGACCGTGAAGATGCCGAACAACTGGCACACGCCATCAACAAATTGATTGATGCACAACGATTGGGGAGCAGCGATGATCTTTAGCGATTGGTTCTTTGACGATTAACCGACTTTGGGGCTAAGCCTCAAAACAGTGATGGGGAATGTATGCTCGCATTTATCCTGTCGCTCTTGGCTGTTTGTTTGCTCGGCAAGCAGTCATGTTTTGATGATATTAGGCGCGTAGTTATCAGCGAAACACGCGCTCCGGCTTATGTCTCTACGGAGACCGAGGCACACGTTCGAGGGATGTGGGAGCGACGAGCGACATTAAAAAGAGCGAAAGGAAATATCTCAATCTAGCTACAGCCGTTAGCGAGTTAACACAACCTGTGGACGCACAGAATGACTCGCAAACAACGGCGCTGTTGCCTCGTGAAGCAATCCTGCGCACAGCGTAGCGCGGGAACTCATGCCGCCTGGCGACCAATGATTACAGCACAGCAAGATTGGCAAAGTGGGTGACTTCGGTCGCCCATTTTTGCGTCTATGGTCCTGTTCTGAGTAATTTCCTCTATCAAAGAGGAGATCACTATGACCAGACTCACAGAACTAGCAAAACAGAATTACCTGCGTATGCTGCGTGGTGAGAAGCCAGTAATGTCAGGCAAGGTGTTTTTGCCTGCTAAAGGTCCCAAAGTACCACGGAGGTCTAGCTAATGGGCAAGCCAGCTATCCGACTAGGTGCTGACAAGTCTACAGGCCATCAGGGCTTTTCTCCTGTTGTGGCTGTAGCTGCATCTGGCAATGTGTTTATCAACGGAAAGGGCAGTGTGCGAACCGGCGATCCCTACCAGCCTCACTCCGCTCCCAAAAAGCCACCACATGTGGGTCGAGCTATTGGCCGTGGTAAAGTGCGCGTCAACGGTAAACAGGCACAACGTGCAGGCGATCCCAACACATGCCAAGATACTGCATCTAATGGCAGCAAAAACGTGAGGTTCGGATGAGCATTGCATCAAGCGCTGTTAAGCTGCCTCCGGGCAAGGCAACCTACTCCGATATCAGTGCGTGGATTCAACTGGAGAATCGCGATGACGTCCTAGACATGGACAGTATTTCGCAGAAGATACTCATGATTGTTGGTACCCGTAAGCGCAGTCGTAAATGGCGTCCAAACTTTGGGTCCGATGTGTACCGACAACTGTTTGAACCTTTTGATGACACCACTGCCGGATGGATTCAGACTTACATCAAAGATGCCTTGGAAAGTCCATACAACGGACTGACAAACGATGTTACAGGCATCAACGTTGAAGTTGTGCGCAAGGTCGACCAGACGTACGGTGTGCGCATTGCATTCCACGTACCTAAACTCGAAAACAAGAAAACAATCTCATTCAGCATGAGGAGTATGGCATGAGCCTTCTCAATACTTACACAACACATGAGGAGTTTGCTCAGGACTTCCTTAGTCGCATTAATGCCAAAAGTTATTGGACAGATGATCAGGTCAGCAGCCTTACAAGTCTGATTGCAGATGCGTTGGGCGATATCGGCGTATCGAATGCCTATGCCTGTATGATTGCAGCGCGTGAAGCATTCATCAGATTGGCAAGACGCGATACCAGTATCATGGCGGGTGCTAGATTCCTTGGTGTTGATATTGGACGCAAGTCTGCTGGTAGCGTTAGCTGCTTGATCATCAACAACACAGGACAGAAGATAACTCTGGACAAGCATGAGCCGTTTCAGATCAACGGAACCGATGCGTTGCTTGCTCAGGTAACTCAGTGGGAGTCTGGTGAGAGTAAGACTGTTGACATGATTGTTGGCAGCATTTTCTCTTTCAGCCAGCCCATCGAATCTACACAGGACTATGTTCGTGTGGCCTTGGGCAGTGAGAACTTTGAACTCACTCAAGACCTGACTGTGTGGATTGAAGATGTCCGTGGATTGAAAACTCCTTATGATCGCTTTGACAGTGCCTTGTTTGAGGCGTATGCAGGACAGCGTATCTTCCAAGATATCACCACAGACACGGGAGACGTTGAACTCCAGTTTGGTGGTGAGCAGTGGGGCACAGCCCTGCCTGCTGGGTATACGTTAAAAGTCCGTGCCGTGCGGTCAGTGGGCGCAGCAGTTAACACCGAGGCTACTGGACTTAAAGTTGTTAGCCTGAATCAAAGCAATATTGTTGGTAAAACAGTGTCGAGCATTACTGGTGCCTCAGACCACACAGACCTGAGTTACTATCGCACGTTTGCGCCAATCGTAGCACGCAGTAGAAAGAAACTGATTCGTGAAGATGAATGGCACGCAGCCGTGATGCTTTATCCGGATGTGGCTGATTGTGTTGTTCAAGGGCAGCGTGAGATAGCTCCAAACGACAAGTCATGGATGGGAGTTGTTCGAGTATGTGTGCTGCCTCTTAATACCAGCACTTGGGGAGGTGTTAATCCCAACCCTGATTCAGCGCAGTGGAACAAGTTTCTCGACTGGCTGGCACAGTTCAGGGCTATGCTGGATGTACAGACCTACAACCCAACCAAGCTACCAATCGACTGCGTTATTCGTGTCACTCTGTTCCAAGATGCTCCGGGTTCCAAGCAGACCAACGAAGATAAACTCAGCGCAGCAGTGCAAAAGCTGTTTGAGCGTCGTGTTGGTATCTTGGGCAAGCGTCTGGCCATCAGTGACATTATGGACCGTGTCAAGTATGACTACGCAAATCCCGATAGTCCTGTCAAACGCCCTGAGGTGGACTACGTTAACATCGATAGCCCTCTGCAGGATATTATTCCTAACGGCAAGACAGAGTATGTTGCCCTGCGTAACATTCGAGTCATTGTTAGTTACAGCGAAAGGAAGATGCAGTGAAGTCGGAAACCGAAAAGTTTTTCATTGACTTCTTGCAGGACAACCCAGCTTGGGAAGAGTTGTTCGAGACAATGGGCGAGGCCAATGACGCCCTTAACCTTGCAACCATTCAACAACTGCTGGACGTTCGCAAGATCACAAGCAGTTCTCCAGTAGAGCTTGCAGAAGAAAGCCTGCGTCTGCTTGGCATCAACATCAGCCGCGATATGATGACGTATCGCATTGACACCTACCGTCGTATCTTTGACACCTTGCCTGACTACAATCTTGTAAGCGGCACATCAAGCTGGCCGAAGTTTGTCAGCATGTTGCTTGGTGGCCAGTTTGAGTCACAGCGCCTGTATACCGCAGACTATCAGACATTCCTGCCCAAGCCACTAGGTGCATTAGTGCAGGATGGTGGTCAGTGGTACAGGACTACTCACGTTGACCTTGATGTGGATGCGCACATCATTGATGCGGGACTTGACCTGACTGTTGACCAAGAGGCGCAAGCAGATATTGTTGCCGCCTTGCAGCAGATTGGCATGACGGAACAGCAGGCTATCGAGTGGCATGTTAATCACGTAGGCTTTGACCCTGTAAACAAAGACCTGACTCAGCGTACAGCGCGTAACGTGATGTTGAATCGCCGCATCACCAAGCTGTTTTACCAATGGGCGCCTATTGAGGACGTGCTGCACGCAGTTAACACAACCGTTAGCCTAACAATGCAGATATTCCTCACAGCGCACACTGTTGTTGAGCCTGTTAGGCGTTTCTTTGTAGGCAGACCATTAACGCAATCTCTGGAGTTTATCGAGCCTGAGTATATTCATGGCGGCCAGGAGATTGTGTTTGGTGTGTTGGTACGCTACTCAGATAACACCGAACGGACTGAGGAGTGTTACGTTGAAGACAACCCGAACATACAAAGTCGTAATGGCAACGCTGTTGTGTTTGCTGAGCCTAACGCTATTCTTGCTGTTGACCTGATAGTTACCTACAAGGGTACCAGGCATCAAATTTCAACACGTCTGTTTCCTCTGGGCATCGAGCCTGACCCTGTTGAGATTTATGTGGCTGCTCCTATGCTGTATGGCAACAGTACCAACCGTCTGCGTGTTTACGGTAAATACAAGGATGGAACAACGCGTGACCTTACAGGCAGCAACACTCTCCAGATGGAGCCTAGTTTGGGCACACTGGACGGTACAAGTCTTGTCTTGCCTAGCGTTGTTGCTGATACCACAATGTCCATCAAGGCTGTGTACAAAGGTCAGGCAGATATCTCCATCGTCAATGACTTTGCGGTACTCAAATCGGTACGTGCTTTAACTCCTGTTGAACTCAGCGTTCTCGTTCCTGACGTTATCACACAGGGCGTGGATGTTGAACTCCAGTGTGTCTGCACCTACAACGATAAAACGTCCAAGATCGTTACGGCGCAGCTTATGTCCACCAGCCGTGATGCAAACATTGTGCAGGACGTGCTCAAGTCCAAGATTCGCCGTCAAGACTACATGACCAACATTGTAGCCAAGTTCGATGACGGTGGATCAGTGCAGACAACGGCACAGGTCAAGCTGCGTGCTCCAGTCAACTTGTTGGCGGCTGTTGATATTGTCATTCCTGATACCATCATGGAGCGAGACAATATTACACCAAAAGCAATGGGCTTGTACGTACTGGAAACAGCAACCCAGCAGCAGATTATTGACCGTGACCCTGCGGTGATTGTTGCCTATCAGGAACTGCGTGGGCGGTGGTTCACCAGTGAAGACCTGTCGCAGGATATCTATGGGCTGCAAAACGTTAATCCAGAAACAGGCGAGTTTCAGGCACCTTGGGTTGACACAGGATATCGTGACTACAGCCTTCACGTTACAGTGATTGACGGACAGTTGGCTCGTACATTCAGCGAAATCTTTCCTGTATACGACACCGTACTGATGCCTCGTCAGGTAGATATCACAAGCGGTACTCGTGTGGCCAGTGGTGACTTTATCAGCCTGCCTACCGTGTGCTTGTGGTCTAATGGCAAAAGCTATGCGGCAGCGGCGACAATGACCGTTGAGTACGTTCCTAGTGCGAGTGCTGTTGAGGAGGCCCGCACAAGAACGATTGAACTGCAAAAGCAGGCTGTTATCTTGGGTCAAGACCCAACTGTGTATGATCCGGATGCACCAGATTACTCGCAGTGGGTTAGTGTTGAAATCTCTAACGGTGTTGGAACACTGTTTGACCCGATTCTGGACCGCAGTCAACCCATCCAGATACTGTACTTCAAGGGAGATTTGCATGGAGTAGCGCGTGTGCATATCACCTACAAATCGGATGACGGTACCACAATCACCAACTCGCGTGACTTCCAAGTTGTGCCTGTACGTGCCTTGGTCGAAAGCATCCTGATTGAAATGCCTGATGAGGTTATCGATCAAAGCAGAACGTTTGCTCGTCTGTTTGCAACGTATGCTGATGGTGTGCAGGAATATGTTCAAGCTGCACACTGGTCAGGCGTGTGGCCAGATCAAGACACAGACCCTTATCAGGTCCTGCGATTTGTTCCTGGTACATACAGCGGTGCGTCAATCGTTGAAGCAGTACATGGACGCGTGCCTACTGATATCAAAGACTTCCGTCAGATGCGTATCAGCAAGCTGCCTATGTTTGATGATATCGGTGACATGAATCAACTGGCTACCACCATGTATGACGGTGCTATTGTGCAGATTGGCAAGTGCAATGAGCAAACCAACGCAGCGGTACGTGCTCGTTTCTATCGCATTGAGAACCAGCTTGAAATTGTGATCGTGCCAACTCCTCAGCCGAGTATTAACACAATCCTCAACAGTCGCATTGAAGGGGCTACTACCATCAGTGCTGCCGTACGCTTGGAGAGTTATGCACTGGTCAACACCTACGAGACTGGTGGCATTGTTAGACAGCTTGATGGGAGCTATGCGCAGGGTGAAAAGAAAACGTTTGACCTTGAAGTATCGGCCGATTGGTCTATCGTCAACAGTTGGTATTTTACACGAGATGGTAACAACATCATCCTCGAACCTACCGACGACGTTGTTGCAGAAATTGATGATAACGGCGACGTTATTCCTAGCGTCAATGCTAACTGTGCTATTCGTATACGTGCTCAGTTTATCTGCGATGGCTATGCGATAGAGAAGTTCCTTACGGTGTACATCACATTGGCCAACACGTATCTCCAGTCTGGGGCTGTGCTGGGTCCTGAAATCTTCTGGGACCTTGTGGACAAGAACCCTACATTTGAATACGCCAATGGTCGCTGGTACGTGCCTTACTCACTGCGCATTCTTTTGAAAAGCGGAGAGGAAGTTACCACAACAGCCGCCTTGTGGTCTATTGGTGATGATACTGATGTGGACAGCGTGAGCATCGACCCACTCAACGGTCACTTGTATCTCGCAGATCAACAACGCTCCGACGGACGTATCAGAATCAACGCTGTGTATAGTGCCATCAACCCTGAAACCCAGGCAAGTGAAACACTAAACATCACACGCGTTATTCAGATGCACTCGACACGCACAATTCTCACAGGTGCTATCGAACTGCCTGCGTCTAACATTGAACCCAACAAGACCTATCAGGCAATCGCTGAATACGAACGCCGGGACGGACAAACGGGTACCAGTGTTGTGCCAGATTCAGACACGGTTAAGTTTGTGTGGTCTGTTATTTCAAGTGTGCCTGGATTCCAAATCAACACACAGACCGGCGAGTTTTCTTTTATTCCTCAGAAGAATCCTCAAACAGTCAAGATTGAATGTATGCTGACAGAGCAGCGTACCAACCTGACGATGGTTCAGGAAGTCACCTGCCCTGGTATTGGATTCCCTCAAGATCTTGCTATCGTTGGATTCACAAACGTTCGTGATGATAGTTCGATGCAGATGAAAGCCTCACTTGGACGCACTGGCACATTTGTGAAAGATGACGTTACCACAAAGACCTTGTGGCAGACGACAAACAGCAAAGGCGATGTGGTTACCATTCCTGGCATTACAGTCAATGCTCAAACAGGTATGTTGACCATCAACCAACTGTTGTCTGACGCGGACTTTGGTGTTCGTGCAACGTATATCGAAAACTCTGTCCGACTGACTCAAGTTCATTACATGAGGGCGTTCTCATCCTACCCACGTTTCGGTACAGCACAGTTTGGCGTTAATAACATTGCTGGACTTGAACAGGCAGTCACTAACCGTATGCGTAGCTCTAACGGCGGAACGTTTGTACTCACTCCTAAAACAGATGAGTATGGATATTTTGCAGCTCGGGCTGACTATGGACGGGCTGTGTTTGCTGCGGGTGCAGACGCACAAGGAAATGTTAACCCTGATTGGAATGGGTTTGATGCTGCCAAGTGGCCTGTGACTGGTGATGACGGTCAACGTGGTCCTCTGGTATTGAGAAAAGTCTATGACAATCTCACAGAGAACATCAACGTTTATCGAACCAATGCGCGTGCCTTCGGAAGTGCTGTGATTACAGTGCGTTATACCTAAATAAAAGGGCCTTGGGAGCTATGTGTTCCTTAGGCCCTTTTTTGTTTCTTGCTAATTTCTAAGCGTTAATCGAACAGGAGTTTATGATGGCTGCCACATCTTCAATTTATGTTGATGCGCTAAGACTTACAACACAAGGTGAGCAGGCCGTTGCTGACGCGAATAGTGGTGGCCTGGCCATCGAACCAGTAGCGTTCAAGGTTGGTGACTTCACAGGAACTCAGCCCAGCGATGTGCCTACGAGCTTGCTGGGCAATGAACTTGCAAGCGGCAAACTCAGCTTCGTCCAAGTGTTGACAGAGAACTCAGCGCGTTTCAACTTTGACGTCCAACTGCAATTCAATGCAGGCGACAATCTCAAACAGATTGGCGAAATTCTTATCATGTTGAAAGACAACAGGCCGTTTGGTCATGTAGTCCTCAACGAGCCAATTTTGGCAGTGCCAAATGCTGTTACTCGTATCAGCCTCTTGGTTCACATCCAGCAGGATATTCAGAAAGTTCTTGCTGTTGAAATGGCAGACTTCTCATCCGTGCCTAGTGTTGCCACGCTGGACAATCTGCCTAGTCTTAACGACAATATTTTCAACGCGGTAGCCGTGCTTGACCTGCACTCAAACTCCGATGGTACTGCAAGCCCAGGCATGGCATATCGCTATGGTCAGGGTGGCTTTTATTGGGGATTCAGTGAGCATGACCGTGTGTACAGCAAACAGCTTGGTACAGGGTTTATCAATGCCAACACGTTTGACATTCCAAACCTGAATCTCAAGTCAGGCGAGACGGTTATTGTTCATGCTGTTTCTGGTCCTGGCGCTGGTGCAAGTCGCCACTTTGAATATCAGAAGAATGGACAACTGGTCAACAAGGGTGCTGTGATTCCTTTTATCAGCGCACAGACCACAGTAGCTATCTGGAAGCGCATCACCAACCCGATTGTTCCTACGGCAGGATTGCCTTGGCCGCTCAACAGCGACGTGCCTGATACTTGGGTGTTGCAGCGTGGACAAGATGAAGAACCTGTGTGGGCGCCACAGGCAACTGGTGGTAGTGCTGCTACAGCAACGTTGTTCACAGCCCCAGGCAAGCTGATGTTCTCAAGCATCGTGACAACTGCCGTGCCTGAGCAGCTTATCTATCCACTGTCCGAAGACGTTGACAGCGCTACAGACTTGTTTGTTGCACTCAGTGGTATTCTCCAGCATCGCTCTGCTTACACAGCACAGGGCTTGGAGATGCAACTCAGTGAATCACCGCCTGAAACAATGACGCTTGACCTAAGACAGTTCCGTTTGGAGCCGTCCCAGGGTCACGTTGTGCTTTTTGACGTGTATGAAAGCACGGGTGATGGTCAGACAAACGCGTTCAACATCGGACAGGCTGTTGAATCTGCCGATCATGTGTTTGCCGTTATTGGTAATACATGGCAGCCAAGCACAAGTTACAAGCTGAACCAAGGCAATGAAGTAGCGTTCACAGAGGCAATCCCTAGCGGTGCAGGTGTTAGTCTTTACTGCGCACGTTATGAAGAACGTCAGGGCTGGTCTACGCGCATTCGTGTCTCACAGTATCGCCACCCTTATGAGACGGATACCTTTGTACTGCCAATCACGCCACTGTCAAAAGCATACTGTGTGGTAAACATAGGTGGTGTAATCGCTCACACCTCGCAGTTCAGTGTTGTCAACGATGTGCTGCGCCTGACAAATGTTGTCGATGCCGATACGTTTGTTGAGGTAACCGTATTTGAGAACGTTAAAGCGGTTGGTTCAAAAGAGAACTCAATCGACGGCGTTATCACGGACGTTATCCCAACCCCTACAGGTATGATGTTCCGTCGTCATAACCAGACTCCACTGATCGTTCCTGGTGTTACGCCAGAGCTACAGTCCGGCACTGGTATTCGTCTGGAAGGCATATGGCCAAACATGCGCGTTGTCAACACAGCGGCAGAAGCGGCAGCCGTAGACCCTAAGAACGTCTACAACATCCAGCTGATTGACGAAGACAGCGAAGAACTGATCATCACCCAACGCATTGAGTTTAAGAAAGGCCTTATCATTACGGTAAGTGCTGACTTTGGCGTTGAACTCGGCCCAGGCTTTGCTCCTAAAAGTGGCAAGGAACACATCGAGTATGTGCTGGGCATCAAAACGCCGGGTGCCGCTGAACCTGCTTATGCTCGTGGCTTAAAGGGTACGGGTAAAGCTGGCTTTAACGTGGTGGATGAGTCCAGTACGGAAGCTGTTGCATACGCCAACGTGTCAGCCTCGCAGATGTGGGCGATTAGTATCGATAACCAGCCACAGGGTTACATTGAGATTGTGGCTAAGGTGCGTGTTACCGATAGCCAAGTAAGCTCTTACGGTAGCAAGCTGACTGCTAACCTATGTATCAAGGTCGAGCCTAAATGACAACGCTGAGATTATCAGACATTGAGACTGACCCGAACGATAGCGGCAAAGAGGCTGTGTCTGAGAATGGCGTAGTCGAGTACGTTGCGTCAGATCTCGAAACCCTTAAATCAATTGGCAAGATACGCTTTGACAGCAACATGGGCCTGCTAACATTCATCAAGAAGAATGGTGATGTGTTGCAAGTAGCAGGCCTGCCAACGCTGTCTGCGTTTGGTTCAGGTAAGCCGGGTAAACGTGGTGCTCCAGGAGCTCCTGGTCGAGACGGTCGAGACGGTCGTGATGGTGAGACAGGTACTGTTGGATGTGCTGGACGTCCTGGTGAGCGTGGTCTCACTGGGCCTGACGGCAATGACGGCGATGATGGTATTCAGGGACAGACCGGTTACGATGGATATCAAGGTGACCCAGGCAATCCGGGTCCAGTAGGCCCACCAGGACCAACGGGGCCTATCGGGCCTCGTGGTAATGACGGTCCAAGCTGCATCGCCGGTCCTACAGGTCCTACGGGTCCCGCGCCCATCACCACTGCTGTAGTAAGCACAGTAACACCCGGCGATAGCAGAGTGTTTGCTTGGCTTTATCCTACTGCTGCTGGTACGCCTGCACCTCCTCTGCCTACTATTCAAGTGCTGTCTGCATCATGCTCTAACGTGAGTATGGTTGGTCAGCGATCAGTACAGGGCAGCGACTTGTTCAACTCTCTTGCCTACCTGCCTGTTAACGTTCGTGGTGGTCGTGGTGGTTACAAGTACAAGTGGTCAATCAGCAAGATGGATAACATCACCATTGCTGATGACACCACAGACACCGTTCAGATTAAGTTTGATGGACGTGTCGAACCTGGTTCCGAGAAAGTTCTGCGCGGCACAATTACCTGCGTTGTAACAGACTTGGGCCAAACATCAAGACCTACGGCAGTTGCTTCAAGCTCAATCACTTTCGTTGCACGTAACCCTCAAGGTGTGCAGCGTGGTTGTATTGTGTTTGGCTCTGATGTTGAAACCCTGATGGGAACTATGAAGGTAGAGCAGATTCAAGTTGGTGACAGCTTGCTTGCTCGTACCAATCAGCCTAAACAGTTCCGTGAGTGGTCTGCGCGTGCTATCACAGGCCGTAATGATTACGCAGCGGTGCGTGCCTTGCGCTACGGTCAAGAGGACCACTACTTCCTGATCAACGGACAGCGCTTTACGCATGAGCACCCTGTCCTGGTCAAGCGAGACAATTGGATGTATGTGCCCGCTCGTGAAATCGTCAAGGGTGATTTAGTCGTTGGTCGCAAGGGTCCTGTGCGTGTCATTCAGTGTGAACGCCATGACGAAACTGTTTCAACCGTGGACATTGATGTTGAGCCTTATGATTGCTATTACGTTGGTGATATTTTGGTTCATAATACGGACATCGTTGCGCAGGCGGAGAAAACATAATGAGTCTCGTAAAAGTAAAAAGTAGTCAAATCAGCACCGGAAGCTCCGCCTCCTCAAGTATCCTACGAGCACAGAACAGCAAGCTGGTTGTGTCTAGCCTTGAATCTACTGCCACCGCTGAAATCACAGAAGGTGTGTATGATGAAACAAGTGGCGTGCTCAGCCTGACGTTTGCTAACGGCGATACTGTCAACGTCAAAGGGTTTCCCACAGCAAGTGATATCCCTGTAGGTCGTCAGGGTGGTCGTGGTGAGACAGGCGCTGATGGTAAAGATGGTCGTGATGGACGAGACGGTGCCCCGGGTGAGCCTGGCTGTACGGGTCCTGATGGTAATGAAGGCCAACAAGGACGTCCTGGTAAAGATGGGCGTCCTGGTCTGCCTGGCCCAGATGGCGGACGCGGTCCCACAGGCGTTCCTGGCCCTGATGGTGGTACGGGTCCTACTGGCCCTCGTGGCGGTACGGGTCCTACAGGCGCTACAGGTGCAACGGGTCCTACAGGCCCAACTGGTGCTCCAGGTCCAAGTGGTCGTCTGTCAATCATTGTCAGCGCTACTAACCCAGGCAACGTAGCAGCAGGAACTGTATGGGTTAACCCGAATATCGATCAAGGTTCAGTTTGGCCATAAGAGGTAAGAGATGGTTACTAAAGTTGATTTAAGAATGCTGCGCTCTGACTCTGATGGTGAAGTAGTATCAGAGCAACAGGGCCTAGTAATTCGTCCTCTGTCTAGCGATATCCTTGATGGTGTGTTTGATAGAAACAACGGACAGCTCAGCATCAATATCCCCAACATAGGTAAGCTGGTCATCAACGGACTGCCTACTATTAACGATATCGGATATGGTCCTGCTGGTGTTCCTGGACGTGATGGTAGTGATGGTCTCAACGGACTGTTTGGTCGCGATGGGCAGCGGGGATCTGATGGCTGTCCTGGGTCTCGTGGTACCGAAGGTGCTCAGGGTAAGCAGGGTGTTATCGGCTTTCGTGGGCCTCCAGGTCCTACAGGTCAAACGGGTGCTACTGGTGCTACAGGTGCTGCTGGTAAGTTGGAAGTTTACATTCAGTCGTCCGACCCTGCCATCGACAACGAAGTTTCTCCTGGGGCGCTGTGGATCAGGGATTAAGGAGTAGCTATGGCACGTTTTCGTGTTAGAAACAGAGCGAACAACGCCTGGCTTGACTGCATTGATACTCCGATGTACGTGCGCACACAGCAAGGTGATTGGGCGCCGTTGCTGCCTGAAAAGTTTAGTGTGCGCAACTTGTATGGCAAGCGTTGGCACGCAATCGATGACTCGTTTGACCCAACGTATGATGACCCTTGCCTCAATCTCGAAACAGGAGAGTGCGGCGGTGGGCCTACGTCACAAACGAAAGGCAGTGGTACAGGTGATGGCTCGCGTGGTCCCAAGTACGATCAGCTTGCTGGATATCCTGCTGGCTATGACTTGCCTGATGCTGGACGTGTTGGCTTTGGTCTTATCAACAACGGTGCAGCGCCTACTGGTCGTAGTATCAATCGTCCTGGTATCAAGACGTTCGAGTCCTATGACCCAGTGGGTGCCGGTTCCCGCACAGGACTTGGTACTTATGCTAACCCAAACTTGCCTTATGCCAGTGTTCACGGTCGCGGTGCAGCCATAACAGAAACAGTGTTCGCCATGCCGAGCATCGAAGGATTTGTTGAACTCATGTTCGCATCCTATGTTGCCAAAGGCATGAGCGTTGACGTATACCACATGGGTGTACGTGTTGCCTCAACGTGTGGGCGTGTTGGTGGTCGTAGTCGTATCAAGTTCCAATTTGACCCAGATGCAGATGACATGCGCATCATGATTCGTGTGCGTACAGAACCTGGTGCACATTGGTCACTTCAAGTGTTTCCTCCACGCTTGGTCGTAACGTCTGACCGTGGTAATTTGGAACTGAACAGCCAGCTTAGCTATGACGTTATCAACTTCCCTGACGTTGTTCATCCTGACTACATAGGCACGCCAATCTTCCCTGCTCCTTGTCATGCATCAGTGTATCCTATTGCTGAGCGTATACAGGATGCAAATGCCTTTGAGTATTATCATTACATTGGCGTGGTAGCCGGATGGATGTACCTCGACTATACCTCGTGGGAAACATTCGACTTTATCGAGGTCTATCACTCAGGCCATCGTATTGCTACCACGCTTGATGCACAAACAGGTGATGGTTATCTCTACTTCCTGTTTGACCCAACTACGTCAGCTTGCTATGACTTGATGATTCGTGTTGTCAGCAAAGACTTCGGCTCGGCCGCTAGTCTGGCATCCAACTACTATAACCTGTATTGTCCTTCCGAGCGTGGTGCGCGTGAGTATCGTCACCCATGTGAAAGCTATTCAGTTAATAGTATGGGTCACCCAATCACGGAAGACTGCTTTGCTCTTGGTGGTCAGACTGATATTCGTGCAGGTCTGGTTCAGGTAAACAGCGGTAGCTTTGCAACCAAGTTTGAAGTGTTCGATCAGGCAATGAACTTGCTGGACACTGAGATCTTGCCTGCTGGAGCTAGTGGTACGTTGGAGTTCTGGAAGTACCCTGAGCATACTCTGCGTCAAAACATCGTGGTACGCGTCACAGCACCAATTGGTTGTGACTGGCAGTATTTTGTTTACTGTCCAGTGCAGCCTCCAAAGATTGATGTTAGTGACTTCCTCGTGCCTTACCGTTGTGTTGTTATCGAAGGTGGAGCAACCAATCCTCCATTCGCAGACGCCCTGCCTTGGTTCGCATATGCGTTTACTCAAGACGGTGGCCGTACTGTTAGTGGTGGTGTGGAGACTACTCACAGCGACAACGGCGGCTACATGAACTTCTGGGGTGGCTCACAAGGCTGGCTCAAGTTCAACAACAGCTTCGTCAAGCCAATCAAGCAGATTACTTTCCAGTGGCGCTTTGATGGTAACAACGGTAGCTGGCATGATATGTCCATCTTTGAGCGCTACGCAGGTCGTGGTGCAGCACAGCGTGTCTTCTCCAACACACAGATGCAGACGATTACTTTCAACACCAACATTCCTGCTGGTGAAGAGATTTGGCTGTATGCGTTTGGTGGCGGTGACCGAGGTGATTCAAACGACTTGGCATATCTCGCAGTAACAAACATCGTATTCGGTTAAGCCTTCTCAGGGAGGCTTGTCCTCCCTCTAAGGAACAGCAATGACAATTAGAACCAGCACGCTTTATGCTCGAGGACTTACTCCACTGTTTACCGGCGGTCCTGGAGGAGGTTCTGAGGCAGAAGCCAACGCAATGCCTATTGACGGCAGAGGCTTTACATCGTTCAACATTGAAGGCTCCGCATTAGGATATGTGTGCGGCTTTGGTTCAGTGTTTATGAACGGACAGTTTACACGACAAGGCTCAATTGCTGTTGTATCAGGTCAAGGCTGGGTGGGTGACTACCAGAACAAGACATACAACAACATTGGTTGCCTGCGTCAGTTGATGACTCAGATCAGATACAATGCCAACACGGCAGAAGGCACTAGTTGGTTGGTCATGAGTGATTATGCCTCTATCGATGATCAGACCAACTACAATAACTGGGGCCAGTTTGTTGCTCATCTGAAACGTAGCCAGATGGACATCCTGCCTCACATGTACAGCGAAGTAGTTGGAGGCGCATACGGATACGATGGGCAATCTCACTACTTCCATCAGTTCAGCGGTATCATCCTGTTGCTGAGTGCTCCTGGCCAGACGATGGACAGCAACTTCTGTGCAGCCTTGCGTGACGCTATCAAGGCAGGCGTGAGTGTTATCGTTCTCCAGAAAGGTCCATTTGAAGGCAATTCAAACTTCAACGCCATCTATGGTGGATTGGGTATTGTCAGTAACGGCGCTGCTTATGTTGTTGCTACGGAGAATGGATTGCAGCGCAGCAAGCAGACGTACAGTGACCACATCGGTTGGACAAACGTTCCTTCGTTGCACATCCAAGAAACAACGCGCATCAGTGCTGCCTATCAGTTTAGTGTAGGCACTGTGGGCGGACCCGGATCTATCAACGGACAGTCTGGCCCGTGGTTGCAGTTCTTCCAGCAGGCCGTTGACATGACAGATGATACTCGCGTTAACAGTCCTGTGTTTTATCGAGATCGTTGCTGTGTCAATATCGGTGATGGCTATGCTGTGTCGTTTGACATAACAACCAATCCTTACAAGCCAGATTCTTGGCAATCAGGACTTGCTAAAGGCACACACAGAATCGATTGGGCATCAAGCATTGGCGTTGGACTACAGAATCGCAGCTACATCTTTTGTCGTGTTGTTGGCTACGGTGTTCCTGGTGCTGATTTGAGTCTTGGTCAAACTTACCCAGGCTATACGTCAATCAACAATCAGGTATACACCGAAGCTCGTGGCCTGACTGTTTACCAGATTAGAAAGTCCGACCATGCACTGATCAACAGACAACGTTTTGACCTGCACGGACAGGGGCAGGGTAGTGCTGATGGACAGGCAGCGGCCGCAGCTTGTGCTAACTTCCTCAACAGTATCAGTGCTGATTACTTTGTGCTGGTCACAATGTTTGATGAGGCAGCGTACAACCGAACTGCTGGTGGCTTGCCTGCTGCCATGTATCGCATTGGCGCATCACGCCGCATCTTTGAAGGTAGCAAGTTCTACTACCGCGCTGCGTACAACTGCTTCGGCAGTCCTGGTGTTGGTGAGGGTAATGCCTACAACGAAATGTTGAAAGGTACGAAAGAGAGTGACCCAGAAGCGCACTTTGATGTTGGCTATCATTTTGATCGAAACAACAACCCGTACATCACAGGCACTAATGCTATCACGCCTGTAAACATGAGCATTGCTGGTTTGTTTGAGAATACCAAAAGTGCCCACATGAACTACTACAAAGAGATTGACAGCGTAGACGCACAAAAGTCCTACGGTGTTGACCATGAGGCACGCATCACTGACCTACGCTTTAAGAAGCTGCCTCTGACAGACAATACTCACTTTGTGGTAAGCGTTGAAAACCCATGCATCCCTGTGCCTCTTGTTGAGTCTCATGACTGGGTGCGTGTGTACAGTGGTGCTGGTGCTAGTCAGGTCAACTATCCGTTTGCCAACCTCACTGAGTATCTGGTTACAACAACAGATGACAGCGGTCCAAACGAGTTGTGTACCTCTCACCTGATGATGAACTGGGCGATGTTTGACGGCGTTGGTAACAACATTGCGTACAACGAAGCAGGACCTGACCATCTGTTAGCCTGTGGTGGTGACCGAAACAATCCATCAAGCCTGTTCTTCTCAGCAGGCGAAGCTCGTGTGTGGCAAATCTATCAGCGCAGCTATAACTTGATTGATGGTACGCCTGGCCGTGATACCAACGACTGGCAGATTCACTGGAAGTGGAATGGTCCTGGCACTCAAGGACACAACATTCAGATTGATGCTGGCTATGAGTATATCGTGTTTGCGTATGACCGCTATGGTACTTTGGAACTTGCTGAGCGCCACTTTATCGTGCCGGAAGCAAGCCAGTTGCCTAAGTGGAGCTCCAACCTGTATAACACAGACTTCTCAAACTCAACCCTGTTTGAAGTAAGTCGCAGTCTTGCGGCCAACGCACGATGCACCAAGACAAGCAACAACGGTGCAGAGAACGGTATCATGATGATCATCCGCCGTCCTCTGTATATGTCTATTGGACCGAGTGACCGTACAGGCTGGCAGCTTATCTACAACGACCAAGGTACAGCATTGCCTAAAGGCAGTAACTACGGTATCACGTTGGAGAATGACTATCAGTACATGGTATTGTGCTCGACGGGTAACGGCGGCTTCTCTACGCACCACTTCAACGGCTGGCACAAAACGTTTGAGACTGCGGGCTGGGACAGCGATGCATCAATCGAAGCAGAATCCTGTGGACGTTGCCAGTGGTCGCATGACCGTACCAAGTTACTCACAGCAGAGAAATCACTGAGTACAAACGCCAAAGAATATCTTGGCAGTCAGTCTGCTCCTGTTGGTGTGTATCAGGTATATCGTCGTCCAATCATGTGCTTTGAGCCAAGTGAAATCAGTTAAGGAGCAATCATGCCTGCTTATGCAAGATTAGCTTTCAAAGATCCGAGTACAGACAAGTGGGTAGCTAATTTAGCTACAGGTGGAACAAAAGTTCGATACCAGGCTGCGGACGGCAGTGTGCGATGGGCACGTATGACAATCAATAACACGATGGTCAAAAACCCAGAGTACAACGGCTCTAACGGTCAGCCTGAATGGACGTCGCTTACTGGCTAGAGGACTTTGAAATGAGTTTAGCAAGAGTTAAGTCCAGTATGCTCGACGGTGGCAACAGCCCCGTCGGTAACGTACTGATGAAGACAACGGATAAAGTAGTAGCCTTTGCGCCGCCCAGCGAGCTTGAAAAGATTCAACGTGCGGGTACCGCTCAGTTTGATACTCAAAGTGGTCTGTTTACCATCGTGTTTCCAGACGGTACTCAAGCCACTGTTTCAGGACTGCCTACAGCAGATCAGCTTAAAAGCGGTCGTGAAGGTACACAGGGCAAGCAAGGTATTCCGGGTACTCCAGGCGCTGATGGTCGTGATGGACGCGACGGTGCTCCTGGTTGTCCTGGTGTTAAAGGTGAGCGGGGGCGTATTGGACCTACTGGTGACACGGGTCCTATCGGTGCTACTGGTGACACAGGCCCTGTTGGACCTACGGGCCCTACCGGACCTACGGGTAACCCAGGACGTGACAGCGCGATTGACGATTATGCAGCAGCACAGGTGCTTGACCCACTTACAGGTCAGCCTATTCCAAACGCATACATTGCCTCTAACCGCGATCTGAATACCGGCTTTACTCAGAACATGGGTCGTCAGATTTTCTCACGCAACCAAGACACTGTTCACGTAATCTTCAACACACCATTTATCAACCGTTGCGCCAGTTTAAACATCACGTTCTTGAATGCTTCTGTAAATCAAGCCAAGACGTATGCCATCTACAATCTGGATGGTACCAGCGCATCCAACGAGAACTTCCTGCTTGGTGGATTCATCCTTAAATCCACTGGACAGAACGTTGCGGATTGGGACTTCTTTTACCAGGCAACGGGGGATTAAATGGCAATTGTCCGCGTGAATGAAAAGACGGGGCAAATCATCGGACGCAGCAGGGACCACAATGGTCCCGACTGCATCGAAGTTTCTGATGATCTGTGGGGCCGTATTGCAGCCGACCCGAATGCCTTTGAGTACGTTTTAGAAACTAAATCTATCGAACTCAAGGCAACGTACAAACAGGCACCTGAGCAAGACATTGGCATTAAGGACACCGAGCAGTATCTTACTGCCATGCAAGAACTGATTGCAGTTCCTGAGTTAAACATTCAGGTAACTCTCGGAGGAGTGTGGGGCCGTGTGTTGCTTGCAGCACTAGCCTTAGCTCAGCATTGTCCTCAGCGCATTATGTGTAGTGACCTCTCTGGGAAGATGGTTGTTGTCGAAATTGATAAGAAAGCCTCGGAACTTATCGCAGGCGCATTTGCTAGACACAGCGACAAACTTTTAAATACAGGAGAGGTAGAAGATGAGTAAGCTCACAGACTACGTTGATCTTTTGATCAACATGTCGATTGCACAAGGGCTGTCAAGCTCCAACAGTGTTATGATGCAGCCCAAGAGTGGGCTGTTTGTGATCATGAGCTATGCAGAACCAACAGACCGAATCTTTCCACTGAATGGTCTGTGGGTTATCAGCGATCCAGCTAATGCCAGTTACAAAAAGATGCTGCGTCGCAAGTCCAAAACAGCCACCAGCCCTTACACGTTTACCTGGACCGAAGTCACAGACTTTGACGATATGATGAATACTCCACAGGCTTATGCGGACGAAGATCTGCCTCAGCCTGTTATCGTCAGCGGTAAAGGTGGCAAGCTGTTGGGCAAGTTGTTGATTCGTGACGGCGTTACCGTGTTTGATGCAAACGAGATCGTACCAAAGTCGTACACAGACAGCGTGCGTACGGCAATGAACAACTCGTTCTTTACCATGTTCAACAACCTTAACCAGCGCGTGAACATTAATACCAGCGATATCCGTGTGTTAAAGACCGCCCAGAACTTGATGGGCAGTCGTATCGATGCACTGGAGATGGCTAAATCTACAATTGTAGGCAAGACATTCCTACAGACTGACCTGGACAGTGTTTGGTCTCTGCGTCACGAACTAGGACAGGGTTCTGGCTTTGCATTCGTATTGTCTGAGGAAGGCGAAATCATATGGCCAGAAACAATCAACCCGTCAGAAGACGATCCAAACAACGTGGTATTGCTCACGTTCTTGGAGCCTGTCTCTGGTGTTGCGCAGCTCTGCTACATTCCAATGCAAGAGCAGAAGACAACTTAACAAGGGTTCCTGGCGTATTCACAGCACCGCAAGATACCATACTTGTTGTTGCTCAGTATAATGCTGGGCCCTATTTGGGTAGCAGTGTTATACGAGGGCTGGTGGATAGTTTACCTAATCCCGCAATTGCTGTGCAGTACGTTCCAATCAACAGAATCTTGAGTGATACGGAATACAAAACAGCAATAGCCAGCGTTGAGCGTGTTATCATGGCGATGCAGCCACGATACATTGTCAGCATGGACGATGACTACCTCAAGTATATGGGAGATAAAGTTAAGGCGGAGTACGGCAAACGTTTTGTTATGCTGTACAAGGCTGAGACTGTGGATAACAATCCCACCTGCGCTATCATTGAACGCATCATGCAACGCAGCTATATGTTGGACAGTCCAATCTATGTTGTGCGCGATGAGAACTCCTTTCACGCAGAGGCAGCCCGTACACTGGTGCAGTGTTTGCGTGATAGGAACCATGAGGTTGAGTTTGACCGTGTGGGAAGTCTTAGTGACCTCAAGCGCATCTTGCTAGGACTCCAGTCTAAGCCCAAGGGTTTCCTGATAAGCTACATGGGCACCATTTTTGATTCAGAGTTCAATCAGTTCTTGGACCAAGACCGAATCAACCAGATGATACTAGACTCCAACAAACGTCACATTGATATAACTCTGGTAAGAGGTAATAAAAACCTCAGCGTGGTTCTCATACCTCGTATCACAGGAGTTAAGATCTATAGTGGCAGCGTTGTAATAGACCAAGTTATCCCACAGATTTTTGTAGACCCTAAACGGTTGCAGGAATTGGGCGGTAGCCTAGTTTACAAAAACATGTTCGACGACATTGCTGGAGTTATCCGACAATAAAACCCTCTGGCTCTGGTTTTCACTAATTTCTATTGAAAATTTGGAGCTGGAGGTAAACGTGGTCATTAACACCAAAACACTCCGTATTACCATCGCGTTGTTTGTTGCATTTGTCCTTGTGACTTTTATATTTACCTCCGTCCGCGACGACCGGAAGCCCGTTAACCAAGTCGATAGCGAAGACGTGCAGTGTATAAGTGCTATTTGCACCAACTCGGGTACATACGGGCAGTCATGTTCGGAATTCAAGCCTAAGATTGCACACATCTATCAGACAACTGATGTGAATGAGCCAGGTGCGCATCGGTTGGTGATCAACCTTAACGATAACTCCTGCAAAGGATAATAAAGATGTCGTGGTCAGATGTTTTAGGTCTATTGCTTGGTTCTAACTTTCCTACCTTTCTTTCTGTGGCGGCGCTGACGGCTGGCTCCGCCTTTTTCTATTTCTATGTTCTTCCTCGCTTAGACCGGCTCAAGGAACTAGAAACAAAAGAAAAGGAAGGCGCGTTTGAATCAACTGGGGTTGTTGACAGCCTCAAATCAATACAGGAAGCCGTTACACTCTTGGCTGAATCTGGTCCTGTTGATAACCTGGATTTTAAAGAAGGCATTGACAGTATCTATAAAGCGATGCAGCGGTTTGAACGGCAATTATCTACAATGTCGAAAGATACTCGCGACGGCAACGAAGTACAGAACGAGATTCTGCGCAACCTGCACGAACTGCGTATGGAAGTTACTGTGTTGCGTCAGCGTGTCCAGAGTATTTCTAGCGCACTGTATCAAACAACAGGCACCACCGGTGGTGCCCTTGGCGACTTGAGGGAGTTGCAATGAAGGGTTACCTGAAGAATAACATCGGGTTCAGACGTTTCACCGCTGAACGCTTTGCCGATATGTACAAGGCTAAAGCGTTCATGCTTGGTGAGATTTTGGATTCCAACAAACATGAGTTTACGCCTCAGGCGCGTGAGACCTTGTTGCAGTATCTGTCGTCAGCCACTGATTGGTTGATGCTGATCGAAAGGGTGTATATTCGTGCGGGTCATGGCGTTAGTACCAGAGCTGAGATCGAACAGGTGATCGAAACCTTTGCAGCAATGGAGCGTACGGTTCATGAAATATTGTTGAACAACCCGGAGGATTTCAGCCCTGAGTTTAGTTCGACATGGATTGATATGCGCGAACAAACAATGCCTAGCATGAGCATGTTGCTAAACCACCAGCTCAGCGATGACATGTTTGAATCGTTTCAAAACATTGTGGATTTTACCATAGGCTATATGAACTCCACACTGTTCAATCTGCATGAAGTTGATTATCTGATCGTTAGGCGTAGTAGTCCTTTTATCTACGCCGATAAAATCGATCTGGCAGCAATGGAAGTGTGTGGTAAGTCCATGCCTACCTTGCGTCTCTCCGTATATGGCCAGCATCGCCTGCTAGAGCCTTACGGTGAAGATGTTCATCTTCGTGCAAAATTAACCATTGATGACAAGTTCATTAACGGTACAGAGAGCCGAATCAGCGCTTACCGAGATCTACGTGCTAGTCTCAGTCAGTGTGACATACGGTACTTTTAACACTCAGGAGATATAAGATGCGTACTGGTAATCAACAGCTTTTAATCGGCGCACAGATTAAAAACTTCCGTCCCGAAGTATTGACTGCCGATCCAGATGTTGCAAGTCTGGTAGCTGGTCAGACGGCCGTTATCTGGTTTAACTCTACCGAAGGCAAGTATAAATACTTCAACGGTACCACTATCGAAAAGCTGGGTGGCGACGCTGAACTGCCTCAAGGCATTGTGCTGGCTGACGGTACCGTAGCCATGACCGATGACCTTGAACTGTCTTCTGATGACCAGTCCGGTTCTGATGACAAAGCTGCCGTGTCTAAAAAGCACGTTGCAACAGTTGTCGCTACAGCGGTTGGCGGCAAGCAAGACAAGTTCACCGGTCTGACTGAAAACGATGTTGTTATCGCAGGTCCGAACAACACTCTGGTGACCAGCAACATTACTGGCGCAGAGCTGGGTTATCTGGATGGCGTTACCTCCCTGATTCAGACTCAGTTAGACAGCAAACTGTCGAAAGACAATGCTCAGTTGAGTTCTGCGCTGGATGCCAACGGTAACAAAATCTCTAACCTGGCGGCTCCTACAAACAACAACGATGCCGCTCGTAAGATTGATATCGATAACGCCCTGAGTGGTATGAACTGGCAGGAAGATATCAACGGCATTCAGACTGATGCTACCCTGCAGCCAACCAAAGCAGAAGGCAGCCGTTATGTAATCACCAATGCTGCTGCGCTGCACGCTGACTTTGGTACCATTGCTGATGTTCAGAACAACGCAATCGTTGAAGCAGACGCGGATGGCGAATACCACGTTGTGTTTGACCCGACTGCTGCCCGTGCTGATGGTGCTATCGCATGGAACCATGCTACTACTCAGTATGTTCGTTTCGACGGTACTGCGTGGGCTGTGTTTGGCGGTATGTCCAGCATCGCTCCGGGTGATGGTCTGGAACTCGATGGCAACGCACTCAATGTGCAGGTTGACCGTGCTCTGACTATCGTTGGTAACAACGTTGGTATTAACGTTGCTGCTGCTGGTGGTGTGTTTGTTAACGGTACCAACGAGCTGGCAGTTAAACGCGATGGTAATTCTCTGGCTAGCGGTGCTGATGGTCTGAAAGTTGCTGACGGTGGCGTGGGTTATGCTCAGCTTGCTGCTGCTGCATTCGGCACAGGTCTGAAACAGGACACCACAGCCAAGACCATCGTTATCGATGAAGCTGCATTGAAAACTCTGGGCTTCATTGACGAAGAAGGCGGCAGTGTTAAAGCACTGACCCTGACCGGTACTGCTGCCCTGACCGACGCAAGTGTTGTCAGCAAGAAATATGTTGATGATGCTATCACTGCTGGTGGCGCTGCTGGTGCTGCTAAACTGTACGTGTACAACAAAACTGCTGCGGAAGATACTGCTGCTGCTGTTCACACGTTTACCCACAACGCAGGCACCAAGCTGGGCGTTGTCACAGTTACCGATGAAACTGGCTATCAGATCATCCCTGATGAAGTCATTTTCGTTGATGCAAACACCCTGCGCGTCGAAATCACCGAAGCTAAAAAGCTGGCTATCGCGTTTGTTACTCTGCCTGTAGTTGCTGCGTAACCGCGCTGTGTGATACAACCTAAGGGTGGGCCTCAGCTCACCCTTTTTACCTTCGTGTGAGGAATTTATGAAAGTTTGGTCTATGTTAGACTTTGCACAAGGTGGAATTAAAAACTTCCGATTCACCGTCCAGGAAGATTTCCCCTTAAATCCCAAGCCCGGTATGGCCATCTTCAAAGACAAACGCCTGCTGCTGTGTGTCTCGATTGAAGAACTACCTATCTGGGTACCGCTAACTCAACAGCTTAACATGTACCGCTTCAAGCAAGCATCGGCATCCAGCCGCTGGGAAGTTAAGCACGGTCTTAACGTGTCCACTCCTATCGTGCAGTGTTACGATGAAGCTGGTGGCGTTATTCAGCCAAGCGAGATCAGTCTGGTAGATGAGAATAACATGGTTATCCTGTTCTCTGAGCCTGTTGCTGGTACCGCCGTATTCCTTGCAGGTGTCGAATCTGGTCTGCCTGCACCAAGCGTTGCGTTCACCGCGAACTACACCAACTCTGCTCAGTGGGTTGTGGTGCATAACCTGGGCTATCGTCCGGCTGTTCGCGTATATCAAGGCAGCAATGAAGTGCAGCCGAACTCAATCGTGCATGACAGTGTTAACCAGTTGACGATCACCTTTGCTGAGCCTGAATCAGGCACAGTAATTCTCTACTAAGAGGTGACCCATGCTTAACATGACAAGTGGAAGAACGTTTAAACAAAGCGTGGCTTCTGATACGTGGAATATCAATCACAACTGCGGACGCCCTGTAGGTGTGACTGTGTGCGTGAATATGCCAGACGGTAAGCTGCATCAGGTACTGCCTGGTGATGTTGTTATCGTTGACAGCAACAACCTTCAAGTTAAATTCCCGTACGCAGTAACTGGCGAAGCGCGTGTGGCCTAATAGGAGCCCGTTATGTATTCTTTTGGTATCGAACTCGTTGGCCCAAAAGCACAAATCTTACGTGCTCCCGGCGACCCTACTACAAGCGGTGAGCAGTTCCCAGCAAGTCCTACTAACGGACAGGTGTGGTATCTGACCAAGTTGTTCAATACTAACTTGCCTGGTCTGTATGTCTACTCCACCAGCCGTGCCAAGTGGGTATCCCAGCTACAGTCTGTGAACCCTTATGACGTTGGCGTAAGCCTGTTGAAGCGTTATGCTGCGAGCGCCGAAGTGGCCGCTTATCTCAGCGTGCGTTCAACTGCTATTGCCAAGAATTTTACAGGCTCGATGGCCATTGCAGATGTTGCTGCAACCGCTGCGACTGTATTTGATATTCGTGTTGTTGATGCCGCCTCCGGAACTACTGTTAAGATCGGCACGTTCACCTTTGCTGCTAATGGTAAGGTGGCAACATTTGCTGCTGAGCCTGCCTATGTCGATAAAGAGATTATCCTTGTGGCTGGTGATAAGTTAAAAATCACCGCACCTTCCACAGTGGATTCAACTATCGCAGGTATTGCTGCAACAATTGCTGGACGTTTGCTGGTATAGTTTGTGGGTGGGCATCGCAAGGTGTCCGCCCAATTCCGTTTTCAGGAGCACATATGCAACTCATTATCCCACCAGGCGAAACCGAGTTCAGAAAGTACAGCTATTTCTTTGACGCTGCGGCCAACACTGATTTCACAACAGTTGATGGATTGATTCAGGTGTTGAGAAATGTGCGTACCACACCACGATCTCTCAGTGGCGATCAGGCTACCATGCACGAAATGATGGGAGTGACCACTGTTGGTTCATCCCAGCGTTTGTACCTTACTCGCATTGGATGCTCTGGCGGTCCTTTTGATTTCAGTTCTACTCAAAAGTTTGTTGATACATTTCTGCCTACTTCTCTAGGCACGGGACGGCGTACTGCCAACGCGGCAAGTATTGACCCTCCTGTTGCAGGTCCTGTCAGTCAAGAGGTGTTTCCAAGTCCTGGCGGTAACTATGTGCAGGGTATGTCCTGTTTGAGTCCTACCAAAGTAGGGCAGAACACAGTTGGACAAGTAAGCTACACGTTTGCCGATACGACTAGCTATATAGCCAGTGCTGGTACCCAACGTAGTGGCAGCATCGGACAAACAAGGCAAGATATCCGCACGTCCACAGCTACAGCCCTGACGAGCCGCACGCTGATCTCGTGGGATTCAAGCACGTCCCGTGTTGGCCTTTACTTAGTAATGACCCAAGCATTGGCTGCTGATCAGGTTGGCTTCAACTGGTCTGCGTATCTGTCTGGCGATACCCGGGCGGGACCTGCGATAAAAGTTACTGCATCAGACCCAAACGTGCCTTACTATCAAGCAACGCTGACGCCTGAATCAGATATCGTCTTGGCTAAAGGCCTGATATTGATTGCTAACGGCAGTAACTTGCTTGTGGTGAAACTGGCATCTGCGGACTTCTCTTTTCCCGCGACAACTCCTGGACAGCCTTGCAGCGGAACAATCGCAGCACTGCCTCAGATCGTTTCGGCACAAAGAACGTTCACGCTGTAGGAGATTCTATGCAATTCATTTCACAAGGTGCTGTTGGTCTGAATGATGCCTACGATAAGGCGCGTAGTCACATGTTTTTGTTCAGTTCTGACGTAACAAAACCAACAGCCTCTACTTCGTTAAAAGATCTTATGGACAAGATTGACCGTGCGCGAAGCTACAGTCATTCAAAGGACTCGAACAACAACCTGCTGTGTACGCGTGCTGCTGGATGGAAGTCCAACAAGTATTACCACACCATCATAGGCCGTTTGCGTTACGATTGGGACAAAGGTGTTTCAGGCGGTGACAGCTCCTATCTCGGTACTTCTGGATTTACTTTAAGCCAGATAGACGTGTTTAAAAAGTTCTATAGTGCAGGTGCTCCTCGTATCTCTAACATTTTTAGCACGGATACAGGCAGCGTGTTTGACTTCAAGACAGCCTATGAAACACCAAACAGTCCTCAGCTAGGCACTCCCGTAATGTTACTGCCAGCTTTTGAAGGTACCTTGACCACCAGCGCCGTGTTCAACACAGGCAGCGAAGCATACACAGCATCAACGGCGTCAAGTGGTAACATAGGCACTATTGGTAACTACGAAAACAGAACCAACACGTACTTCAATAACTTCTTTGTCAATTCGCAGAGTGCCTCAGACTTCTCTAGAGTGTACTCGTCGAACACATCAACGCTGACCAATGCGGCCTCAGGTGCTGAGCAGAGTGTTGTATCTGCTGGTGGCATTGCAGGTCCCCGTGTTGTGTTTGGTCTTAGATGGTCCAGTGCTGGCACACGATACTTCTCAGGCGGTGGTTGGGTTTATAACTACACTCAAACTCCATTGACGAGTGATTTTGCCACATCAAACGATGGCAGCTTCTACGGCAAAGGCACTCAGGCAGACACGGCAAACTATGCATTCTCCTGGGCATTGATGCCGGTTACGCGACCTGACAATATCGTTGTGCTTCAACTGATGAGCTTTGGTACGGACTTGACTCAGACCGGTACTGTTGGACCTACGCAGATTCCACAAGTCCAGTCCAGTATACCTCAGTACGTGCCTGTCAACCCTATCGTATCTGTGTAACACAGTAATTTTTACGCAAGATTCAACCAGGAGAAGAACAATGGAAATCATTTCTTTTCCCCTTGTGCAGAATGGGATTACCATTCCTGATGAGGGTAAACGTGATGCAACAGATCCGCCATTAAAATACGGACTGGACAACATGCAGCTTACTGTGTGTCTCGCTAAGGTACCAGACCCGGCCAACATTGTTGTTAGTGCAGGCACAGAGCTTGCAGCTATCGGTGCTACAGCAAGTCTTGATCTTGTATCAAACACCTCAAGCCCTGTCAGATGGATTCATGCATCAGGCAACAAGTTGAAGTTTAAACTGATGGCTACGTTGCGTGGTACATGGGCAGGCTCTATCTCAGACCTCTTGGCTGCATACAACGTAATCGTGTTCAACAAAAGCATTTCATCAACGCCGTACGGTGGCTTTCTTGTGCTGACCATCGGTGCTGCTGGTTCAGGTGCTGACTTGATCCTGACTGCTGCCAACCTTAAGAACGGACGCTTCTTGGCTTCCGTTGTACGTGACAGCAAGGAGTTCTAATGCGCATTCTAGGTCACAACTTACTGCCGTTCAGTGTTGCACAGCTTGCCTCTGGTTGGGCTGCTGGTGCGTCTAACGGCATCATAGCGCAGTGCTTCTTTTTCTCAGAAGACATGCCTGCAAACTGGGCTAACTATGTGCTGGACATGCGTCAGTTGCTGCGTCGTTCCGCCGGTGCCTGTGAGATTCGTTTGCGTCCTGAAACAGAAGGCTTAACGCTGTTGCTTGACCAGTCGGTTGGGTTTAAAGCTATCAGTGGCAGCGTGTATAAACCTCAGATGGGTGTGACTTTGCATTACCCGCGTGATATCCAACCCATCGGATATACTGCAACAGGCACTGATATTCCAACTGGCTATGCTACTAATGCGCCTACTGGCAATCGTCGTCTGTTGGGTAACACAACACGTCGTCCACAGCAATACCCAGGCTTTCCGCTTGACACCCAGCAGCAACCTCTGATGAGTGTTAGTGCTGCCGACGTTGAGTTTGATGCAGCCGTCACCATCAATGCTTTTGTTGCTCCTGGCTCTGACCTGAGTGCAGCCGTTAGCGGCAACGTTCAGCCTGTGACAGCCCAAGACGCTAGTGGCATGACAACCACTCTGGGTACCGCTGTTGCTTGGTCTATCGCAGCTAACCAAGAGGGTAATGTTATTGCAAGTCCTCCACCAGCAGCCACTCGATTCAGAGTCAGCCAAGCTGTTGGTACAGCACGCCGTGGCTTGCCTGCTACACAAGGCAACACCAACCCAGCTACAAAGAGCGTTACCCTCAAATGGGCATTAGTCGCTATTACCGATACTGACTTCGGTTCGCTGGCAGCAGGCTCAGGTGATGTGCAGTTCTTTGCTACGCTGGTGGGCGCTACAGGCAGTGGTAATATTATCGAATTGCAAAAGCTGACTTTAGGCGTGGGTGAGTATCCAACAGTAAGCCAAGTCAGAACAGCTACGGAGATCGCGTAATGCAATTGAAACTGTTTTCTTCACCCGTAGCCAGCCAACTAACGCGACTGTTTGGTGCAACCAAATACGATACCAAAACAGTATCGCTTATCGCCTTAGCAAGCGGCAAGACAACAAAAGATTTGAACCAATGTCTGAACTTCCACACAGCAACGGCAGCCGGATATACCTTTGATTTGAGCCGTATGAACTCGCTGGGCATTGGTACGTTGTTGGGTTCAAGCACTGACTGTACGCGCACTATTGCGAACAACGTGTTGAGTATTTCGGAACTCAATATCACAGCAACAGCACAGGGCAAGCCTACACACATCATTCTCGGAGGCATCATTCCTCTGGCGCTTGAGATTGGCGTGGACATTAACCTGTTATATCCAAACTCAAACACAGTTATCGATGTTACCTCTGTAGGCAGCATTGTATACTGTCCGGCGTTTGATATAGCCTTGCCTACACTAGGCGCGTTTGCTCCTTGGTTGGTCGGTAATGAACTTGCGGCAATCGATAGCACTGTATTCCGCGCAGCAAGTTTCATTGACTATGCCTACAATACTGTGACCGTGAATGCCAGTGTTACCAACGATACAACAAACGGCATTGGCATGGTACAAAACGGCACTCCTGTGTCACTGATTGTTCCTGTTGATGTAGCACAGTCATTCACTCTGGACTTTAAGTACCGCCAAGAAGCGACTACCAAGTTTGCTGACATTGCCTTCTTCCAGCTTTACTCAAGCAATACGGTACGCTGGGCGATTGGCTTGGAGCCAGCGCAGAATCAGTTGGCAATCTGGAATCAGGCAGCGAATGCAAAAGTATCACGTCCTATTGCAACGTTCAATGCCTTGAAATCCACAACGTTTGTCGCTGTCAAGTATGTGTACGATGCAACTACCAACTTGCACCGTGTATTCATCAATGGCAGTCTTGTGGACAGTTTTACCTATGTCAACATCAAGCCTGGTATCACTACTGCCTATATCGGCACAAGCGGTGCCTATGATGCCACAGTCAAACCTTACATGGACAACATTCGTGTGCGTCAGGGGGTGTTCTTATGATCGTAATAGTCGCCACCTACGATCCTGATTACTTCAAAGATAATACCTTTGTATTCAGTGATTTTGAAACACGTTCACAGGGTGCTGCGTTTACTGCCGTGCCAGGTACCCAGACTCAGTTTGTTATGACTCTGGCGACCAACAACACGACAAAAGCTCTTGCTGTTGCTTATCCAAATGAAATCAAGACTGGCTTCATGCCTCGTGCATTTGATGCGGCTGCAATTGGCGCTGCTGAACAGTGGGCAGGAAGGATTGCTGGTAACTACGGTGTGGCTACAACAAGTCTTGCACAGTACCCAGCACAGGACAACCCTGTTGTTCGCATCAACATCACCACGTTCGACCTGAATGATACGAACGCCACTAACAACTCAACAACTCCAGTGGTGGGCTGATGAAACTTATCAATAGCGCAATCATGGCGCAAGCGGTGTATGGCACAAGCATTCAAGGAACTACAGGCTGGGATGACCCTGCCCATGCTGGTGGTTGGGCCTTGTTCTTAATGAGTGGCACAGTGCCTACAACAGACAGTCAGATGGCTGCGGCATTTAACCAGAAGTCGATTGCTGACCTGTTCAACAAGAGTCTGGGCATTGTGCGACAGCCTTTGCTGAGTGTGTCTAACGGCACGATTCTCAACCTCAGACCAAGAGCGCCCTATGTGCCGAAAGGTGTGAGTCTTTGGGGAACAGTAGGCAGCGTCAGTCTTAGCCAGATTCTTCCCAACAGGATTCGTCGTACTGCATCAACAGACCGAGCCATTAGTCGTTTGATGTGTACGCCAAGTGCTGGCGGGGATTACATGACTACGGTAGGCGCTGAGGACTTTGTTATTGAGTTTGACACAGCGGTTCGTTTCAGCCACTACAAGAGATATGGCACTGATACGGTAAACGGTACGTGGGTTGCTGTGGCTGATAATGGTACTGAGACTTCTCTGGGTACTGCCACAGCTCTGGCTGCTGACACCTCCGTATTTGCCTTCTCAAACCCACAGACCAGTAAGGTGTTCAAGCTCAAGTATCTGGCCAACACAGCACACGCGCCTTTCGCGATGCTGAGTGATACAGAGCAACCAACAGCAACTGAACTTACTCTGCCTACGTGGGCCGTGTTTGCTCATGTTAACACGTTTGTTCATGGTAGCTTTGAAGCCACAGACGACCTGATGTTTATTGCAGATACTGTTGGTGACATGGGTCCTTTCCAAGTAGTTGGTCCATTTGCAGGCAACAAGGCAAACATCATCTACTGTCCTAAAATTCGATTCTTGCCAAGGAGCGTGTGATGTATATCAGCAAAGCATTACAAAATATCCGTCAACGCCCTAATGGTCGGTATCCGAATCTGGCATCTGATGCCTTGTGGAGTCCTCAGCTTGGCGCTCTTGACGGCAACTATCCTATGCAGGGCCCAACATCGTTTGACCGTGCTGGTGGTGTTGTGTTTTCGTCTGGCGGTATTATCAGCGACGACAACTGGATGGCTATTCAGTCGAGTGCTATTAGTCTAACTGCTGTACGTTCTTGGCTGTCTAGCAATGGACGTACTGACGTTGTACTGGCCTCAACCTATGCATCTGTTGGACAGATTCGCATCTTGTTCCAAGAAGGACAGCGCGTTCTTGATTTCCCTGATAACTTCCTTGGTTACTTCACTTATGCATCGGCGTTTAACCGCATGTATATTGCACTGACCAACGCATCAGGTACGTTAGCTGCATCGTCGGCAGTGCAGAGTTGGCTGGAACTTACGCCAGCTGATCTGAAAGCCATGGGCGCAGATATTACCATCGATGGGTCAGGTAACGGAACGTTGAATAGTCCTCTGATTCTTAACAGCATCATTTTGAAATAACTGGGGTAATCATGAAGATTCTTCCGCTCAATATTGCGCAGGCCACAGCACGTTACTATCAAGCCATGTTTGTTGATGGACCTCTGCCCAATCCTCTTGCGTACACAATGCAAGATCTCTTCAACAAAGCGCTGACCACCAAATGGTATTATCGTACCATTGCCGCACAGCCTGCCGGCAGCTTTGTATACTTGCCTCAGGACCGCACTACAGCAAACGTGTGTGGTGCAACTTATCCTGCTCAGACAAGTTATGTGTTGTCAGATGGGCGTCGTCGCCTGTTTCCTGATGTGCGTTTTAGTGGACGTATTCCTCGTATTCCTGCTAACCTCCCGTTGCTGAAAGACTACGGAGATTGGCTGCACAATACTATCATGTGGCACAGGGCTGACGTTGGTTACTATCCCTCGGCTTCGCTGTACATGAAGCCTGCTGATACCTATGTGTCAGACGAAGGCTGGGGTATTGTCGCTCAGTATGACTTCGGTGCGGCCGTTACAGTTACTTCTTTGGCTGCCCTTACTCAGCTTAACAGCAACAACTACAACGTGTTCCCGTCCGTCAAATCCAATAACGATAACTGGGTACAGGCTCTTATCGGCAGTGTCTGGACTGACGTAGCCTCGTGTACGGACAATCTGACAACAGTGTCAAGCACCGCAGAGAAAGTCTATATTCTGCCTGCTGCTGTAACTGCTCAGAAGTTCCGTATCGTAAACAAGAAAGGCCCAGGCAACCAAGCAAGTCCTGCTTTTGGTTGGGTTCAGTTCAGTCTCAACTTCTATGGTCAGTATGCATCAGGCACAGACTTCCGTGCAGTTCCTGAGATTGGTCACATGGTTCTTGTTGGCGGTGGTACAAATGCTGGCGCAGCCTTCTCTACCTCAGAGGGAATGTCTTCTGTTAACTACAGTGCGACAAGTGCTCAGTACGGATTCAGTGTGACCAAAGACTTGGCGCAAGCGGGTACTCAAGACGTGTTCATGCCAGTGTTGTCGTTCACACCAGGCATTGAAGTCAATCCGCCGACAATCTTCCTTTCGTTCAAATCAGTTATCGGGAGTGCTGTATGAATAACAACAGAGGCGCAAACAGTTGCTTAGCCTTGGCTACTCTACAGGCTATGTTTAACAACACCACAAACGCCACCAGCATTGCTATTTTCAAAGGTACTATTCCTGATCTGGATGCAAGCGTTCCTCTGCTGAGTACCAACAACACGTTTACAGCAAGCAGTATGTTTCCTGCGATTGGTGCGACTTCGGACAACTGTCTGGCTGTGTTGCGCCTGCCTCAGTTAACGCCTGTGTATGACCCACAGACAAATGTGTGGCGTGTTGGTCTTAGTTCACTAACAGCTAATATGCTGGGACTTGCAACAGGTACTCCTACCTACGCCCTCGTTCGTCAGTCAACTGTTGCAGCCACTGCTGATAACTATGCGGCGGGCTTTGCTAACGGCGTCAACGTAAACAATCTGTTGTTGGTTACTGCGGGCGCGGACACATCCGATGCTGAACTTCGCATCTTGGGCGGACAGATTGTTAGTGGCCAAAGCTATCGCATGACTGATCTACAGATCAGCCTGTAAGGAGCAACAATGTTTATCTCAGACAAATTTGCTCTGTACCGTTTCTTAAACAACTATGTGGGCAGCAACAATGCCGTGTTGTTTTTGAGAACGGGATCCAGCGACGATGTGCCTCAGACGTTGCGGGAACTAGCCGCGTCCAGCGTTGCCTCCATCCAGATGCTGTACAAAGGTCAGACTACTGGCAGCGATAACTTTTTACGTCGTCAGTTTTATCGCGGACGTAGCTATCAGCCTCTTGGTGGTTATGCTCAACGTCGCACGTATACGGTGAATGGCCAACAGATTCAGACGCAGCAGGTTGTGCCTGAAAAGGTTAATGCCGATATGGGCACTGTGGCCTATACTCCAGAACAGTGGGCATTACGCGCCGGGATGTTTGGTGATCACCAGACGAGCTTTATGCCTACCATCGTGCCGAACACTTATACTGTGTTGGACTTTGGGCGTACACTGCGCTTCCGTGGCCTGACTGTTTATGCTGGTAGCCAGCTGGGTGCAGACGGCACCATCAGTTATAGTTCGGATGGAGTTACTTGGACTGTGGCTCAGACAGGACTTAACAACGGTGAGTATCAGTTCGATTTCACTGGTCGTTATGTTCGTGTGCAATTCCGTGCTACAGGCGCTGCGTTCAACAGCTATTGCGTTATGCAGTTCTGGGCAGAACGCGGTACAGAGTTTGCCGCTCGTCCTATTACACACGGCGTATTGGTTCCCAACATCACATCAGCCTCGTACAGCACCATCATGGATACATCAAAGATGGACTATCTGGGACTTGTGCTTGATGTAGGTCAGGATATCAAGCTCGACGTGGCGCAGACAGGCAAGTTCGGACACGTCAATGTCCAAGATTGGTTGATTCCAATCAAGTCTCCGTCTAAGCAAGGAGCCTAACATGAAGTTTACTAAAGGCGTTGTAGCTGCCTTACAGTTGTCTAGTCTAGGCGACGCTGCGGGTACTGCTGGTGGACCCACACCAGTCAGTTGGTCTGTGCTGCTGTATAAAGGTGCTGTGCCTACGTTTACTGAGTTCAACACAGCAATGAACAGCCCTAACTTCCTCAACACTACCACTACCAACAGAGAGCCTTATCAAAACTACCAAGACCTTTTGGTAGCACGAGACAGCGACTATCTTGGAGGTGTTAGTGGACGAACTCCGCCTCAAGGAATGATGCAAGGTGTGGGCAAGATTGAACTGTTGCTCAACAACGCCTCGGCAGGAAACATCGCAATCGTCAGCGGACAGACAAGTCGCCTAACCGTTATCAACCAAGATGGAACTCCAACGTGGTTTGCTCTTGTTATCGCCGCATCGTCTGTTATCGCTCAGGGCACTTCAAGTCCCATGGTTGGTAATGCCTCAAACATCGTGTTTGGTTGTTTGGGTACTGTAGGGGATGAAACTTCCAGTGCTGACTTGCGTATTTTGGGCGGTAAAGTGTTCTCGAACGCTGCAAATACAAATGATCAGAGTAAAGCATTGAATATCAGTAACTTGATTCTGACGTTCAACTAATCAAAAGGGATGGCTTCGGCTGTCCCTTTATAATTTGTAGTACCAAAACAAGAGGGCATCACAATGAAGATTAGCTTAGCATTACAAGCAAAGGAGTATGTCGGTAGCGTCAGCGCTAGTGGCCTGCAAGAGGCTTACCAGGATTTCTTTCGTGGTAAGTTAGAACAGTACGGAGTTACAAGTCCGGCACAATTGGAAGACGACCAGCTCAGTAAGTTCTTTAACGAGATCTCTACTGAGTGGGCGGCACAAAAGCGTGCTATGTACAAAGACGGTGAGATTACCAAAGAGCAACTGTAATATCCAAGCAGGTGGCCTAGCCGCTTGCTTGGTTTTCTAAGTGAGTGGAGATAGTAATGAACGAAACAATCGCGGTAACGAGTCAAGCCTCAGGTCACCTAACTGTGTTTGAGATTGTCGCCTTCCTGTGTACGTGGGCAGGCGGCGTAATGGTGAACTACGTCAACAAGACGGTACGAGAAAAACTGAACTGGAAAGAGTACTGGTCACGTAATCCAGTCACCACCATTGCGAGTCTGGTTGTATCGTTCGGCTTGTGCCTTAGTCTCCTGATTAGTGAGGAGACTAACCACTTGACCTATTTCTCTGTCGCCTTTATGGCAGAGAACTTGATTAACAGTCGTGGAACAGGTGATGGCAAAGGCAAATCAGACAGCGATGGTGACGAAGATGAGGCAACATCTTCTAAACGAACTCGTCGCGACTCTGAGCCGGATAGCCCGCCAGAAACTGCACCACAGGCCAAGTCATAACACACAACAGAGGTAGATATGAAACAGGCATGGCAGTTCACAGTTAAGTATTGGAAGATGTTCCTGGCCGTGCTGGGCATCGTGTTCGGAGCATTTATGCTGCGTCCTCGTGCCAAAAGCAAAGACGATCCACTGACTGGTTTGAAGGAAGCGGAGGACAAGATCAGAGATCGACGTATTGAGGAACAAGCCAAACAGGCAACCGAACTCAATACAACGATTGATGATATGAATAAAAATCCTCCCAAGCCTGAAAGTTCCGATGTTGTTAAGCAACGTCAGAACAAGTCCATTGATGAAATAAAACAGGACTATGACAAACTATGAGAATTGTGATCGTTGTGCTGTGTCTGTTTCTAGCTGGATGTTCGTCTGACCTGAGCCAGATCAAAGCACAGCCCAAGACAACTATCCAAGACATACCTGTGGTTAATCGTTTGGTGTGGGAGAAGCGCGAAGTGCCTGCCAAGCCAGAGGTGACCTTACAGGATGTTGATGGAGAGCGTGTTGCCGTGTTAAAGCGGCAGGGCATGAGCGACCTGTATACCTTGTATAAGTCAGACAAGGAAACGGTTGGTGAAAGGAACAAGTTGATTGACGTTCTTAACGCCACAGTGGATGAGCGCAACAAACTCTTGGAGCTTGCACAGTCTGAGGAATTGCGCTCTAACGGTCTGGCTAAGGACTTACAAACTGAGCGCGAAAATAGAATACGAGACCAAGAGCAGGCTAACAGAGAACTGTGGTTTACTCGAATAGGCGCGGGCGTATTGCTTGGCGTTGGATTAGTGTTCTGATCAAGAAAGGGAGGCCCCGTGAGGAGTCTCCCTTTTTTTTGGTTAAAACAGTGTAACTTTGATGTTGTGACGAATTTCTTCCACAGCTTCGTGTACTTCGGTCAGCAAGCTGTTTGCCTGATTGAGATAGGTCAACAGCGGGCTTGTGGAAAGAGCCATCATTGGATTGGCTTGACTCTGGTCTTCTTCCATCAGGATATGATCCTGCACATCGCGACCTTCAATTGCAAGGTTACGCAGATCTACCATGAACTGGTAACGCATTTCGTTGGTTTCGTCACGCGCACGATCGAGGTATTCGAAGATAGGAGTACGATCCAGCTCGGTCAACTGAGTGGTAACGTATGCTGCCAGCGCCAGTGCAGGCAAAGCATGGAAGCCCAACACGCGACCCGCCGATGCGTAGATAGGGTCTTCATTGCGATATCCAATTGCGCGAGAGATCAGCATGATCAGTTGTTGTTCTGAATGCGGCTCAAAATCAGTATCATCGTCAGTATCGTCCAGAGCAGGCGCATCTTCACCGCCCAAGGCAGGACTGATGCGGTTACCATCCAGCACACCGATAGCGTTGAGAACTTCTTGTAGGCTCAGTGCCGCATGATACAAGCGCGTACTGTTTTCTACTACCTGGCCGACGATACCCTGTTTAGGCAAGTCACTGTTTGCCTCTGTGGAGTGCTCCTGATCAATATCGTCGCGCACTTGAAGCTGGTCACCAACTTTCGCTTCGAAACGACCACCAGCACCACGTACTACCTGTTTTGCTTGCTTTGCCATGTTATACTATTCTCTTAGTAGGTGTTACGCAGACGCGCATTCAGAGAGGCGATACACATTTCAACTTCGTGCGCATTCTCTTCCAGATTGAGGATCAGCTCGAAAGTTGAATAATCAACAGAGCCTGATGAACCTTTCTCGCCTTTAGGGCCTGTAGGACCCTCCTGAGGCAGCAATGATTTTTCGATACGGCCCAGATTGAGCTTGATATTTCCGAGCAGGCGCTGAATTTCATTGCTTTTGACCAACACGCGACGACCGAACTCAGTGCCGACTGCGGCAGGCTCGCTGCGATCAGGATCTGCTTTACTATCGCAGTCTGAACCGCATTCGTGTTGGTCAGACTCTTCCCCTGCGACAAAGATTTCGACGCAGTTGTTGACGCTTTGCACACGCGACAGCAGATCAAACAGCCCGTCCATTGTAGAAAACGGTGCGGAGCTATCTTTTTCGATACTCTGACCAGTCAGGTGCGTTTCAGTTACCACACCAATTTCGATCATTGTTTGTTGCAGCACGCCCGTACCTTCAATCAGCATACGGCCACGTTCGCGAAGTTGTTGTGCCTTGCTGAGTGCTTGTTCCTCGGTCAGACTTGAGCGAGGTAAATCACTTAATCCCAGCGTTCTACGAGTTTCGTTTTTCTTACCGGCCATTTCTATTAACCCTCTTTATTGTTGTGTGCTTCAATGTTTTTGATACACTTACGCACGTCAGAATCGATATTTGGATGCCCTTTAATAGTCATCATTGACAGTAAAGGCGTAATGTCTAATACATCTGCCAAACGTTTTTCCATACCGCTGCTGCCGATGATGGTAAAATTTTGGAAGCCAGCAAATAGCAGCACAGCAACTGGTTCAGTCTGTGTGCTTTGTTGATTGATTTGCATCAACACACCTTCCAGCAACCGCATGAGACTCACACGTTCCAGAGTCGCGGCAGATATATGCAGTCTGTTACACAATGCAAACAGATGTGCCTGACTCTCTGCTCTGATCACCATGCGTTCGCCTTCAATCGGCGCTCGAATGCGGCCAATGAACTTACCTGCAATGTTCAACAGTTCAATCTTTGGTTGGAGATAAAACTGTTGCAGCGCTTGGGTATAAGCAGCTTCAACGCTTTTGCCTATGCGCTCCGGAACATCCAACACCGTGCTGTCATGAGCGTGGCCAAATGTATACGCAGTGCTTACTGTCACACGACGGCTACTGTTTGCTGTTGGTATATAAGTTACAACTGTGGACGCGAAGCTCAATTCTGGAGGCATGCGCACATCACAGGTCAATGCAGCATAAAACTCTCGGGCTGTATCAGGCAGCAATATCTCACCTGCCCAAGCACGTTCAGCTATGCTCTTGGCTGTATTGTCTAGCATTGTCTTCCTCGCGAGTTCGTTGGATGTGTTTACGCAGACGCAGGCTGATGATCTGGATGTACTGCGTGTACTTACGCTGCCGCATTTCATCCAAAGTTTCATGCACAAGACGCATAAACTTTTTGTTTGTTTGACCAAAGTCGCGGATGCTGCGTGTGCGGGCATCTACGTGCGGACACCACAGTAAGATATCAGGACGCACAATGGTACGCCCAAACACATAACGCCTGTCAGTTACTGATATCACTGCGCTGCGATCACGATGAATCGTAATGTCATCAATGGCGAGTACGCGGCGATAAGGGACTACTGAGAAAGCCATCGGATTCTCCAGAAGGTTCAATGAGTTTGCGTTCAAGTGGAAGCCCTGTGCCAAACATTTCACACATGCTGCGAACTTTGGCAACGTGCGCATCGACCACACGGTCTGCTGTTGAACCTTCTGGCACATCAATGTGGCCGTCAAGCAACTGCTTCATGATTTCTGCGCGGTAGTCTGTCCAATAGCGTGCGGAATCTGCTGCTGCAACCGCCTGCTGTGGGTCAATGATTGCTTCTACTTCACTGCCGATCTGAGCCAGCATTTTATTGTCATGCTTCATTAATAGTGTTCCTGCTGTGTGCGGAATTAATAATAGTTAGTTGCCGTAGTCTATCTTTACAAGTTTATTCTCTGCCGTGTAGCCAAAGTTATCCGGCTTGGGGTCATCGAGAATAAAGTCCCTGTTAAAGAAATCAGAACCAAGACAAAGTTCCTGTAACGAAAGTCTGAACAATTTATTCTTGCGTGATACTGGACGTACCCTCTCTTGAATATTCAGCAGGCCGAAACGGTTTGAGTACAGAGTTCTGGCTATGGGTGCTCTGGGATCATATCCCACGAATCTACCCTCTGCTAGATTGCTGCGAATGCCTTCAATGAACATCGCATAGTTGTGGTGGACACACGGTATCTTTACAGCATATTTGCCTACGAGGAATACCGTGCGGGTTACGCCATTAGTTTTCAGCTGGGGCCAGCTTTTTTGCTTTGTAGTCATAGCCAACAGCCTTATAGAACGCCCAAATGTCGGTATGATGGTGTTGGGGCAAGTCATCGCCAATAATGCCGAGCTGTTTCATGGATTTTTCCATGAGTTCAAAGCCTGGCATATCGTGAGGCGTGTACAGGCTAAAGCGGCGTGCATTGTAGTCCTGTGCGCAAACATCACACATGACAGAATTTAATGCGTTGAAACTGATTACGCCTGTGTACGCATTTTTACCTTTGGCCGCAGTAGGGAAATGATGATAGGCCACAGGCTTGTTATTAACGCGTTCGACTGCGAGTATCTGTATGCCTTTCATCGGCCTCGTCCTCCACCTCTTCGTGGAACATTGCGGTTCACATGGTTACCACGTTTAGAGAAATGCGCATTGTGTTGAGGACGTGGCCCACGAGTCTGTGCAAAGTCACGACGCTGCGACTTGGGCAAGTGCACCTCATCAGGCTGTTCACAACGGTCAAAAGCACGCAATGTTTCCAGTCGCTGTTTCTCAACGACTTCCAGCAAACGTAGTGCCTCAACATCAGGCATCAGAGGCACATCATCCAGCACCTCGATCTCGTACAGCTTGTACAAACAGCGGCGCAGTTGTTCACGATTCTTTTCGCTCAATGACCCGTTGCTATCGATCAGTACAAGCGTTTTACGCACGCTCTTTGGTCCATCTGCAATGCGCACAGCCTGAGCATAAGGCAACATCATGGCCATAGACAAAGGCAATGTTTCATTGGGCCCTTCGCCAATCTGAATCTCATCTGGCGCGAACCACTTCTCACCGCTTTCAGTCAGACGTTCAATCGTCTCAAACTGTTGCTGCTCAACAACGGCCAAAGCATGAGGCGTATACTTTTCCAGTGCTGACTTTGAGAAAGGGTCTTCTGTGGATTGATGATCTGCCTGTTTAGCACATTCGATCATTTGAATCGCCTGCCAGTAAGGCGTCCACTGTGGGTGCTGTTCGCACTCTTGCTTTTTGTCTTGCAACTTACTCATCCAATCTGACATACACAGGCTCCTTATCTAATGTAATGCGCGTACACTAACGTGCTGATAAAAACTACCCAGAAGACACACAACGACCAACGACACAGGTCATCCAGAAATTCTACCTGACGCAGTGTCGGGCTTTGGAAGCCGCTGGCAAAACTTTTGTTGCGACTACGTCCGGCATACACCCAAAGACCTGTCTGAATCACAAGCATAACCGCGTACAAGATACTGAGACCGATAGCTAGATTATCCATTAGCTTACCCAATCAAATTTGTCGCTAGGCTCGCCTTGCTGCTGCAAAGACACAGGCTGACCACGAACTACTTTCCATTCAAAGTAGCTGATGCGTCCCCTGTCCGGCACAGGCCCCCAAGGATTTTCGTGTGCGTTTGGAACATCATCGCAATCTTCACCACGATGTATTACCAGCACTTCATCTCGGTTGAGGATGTGAGGCGCAAGCAGTTCCAGCAGTTCACGGACGTCGGACGATGTTGCCTTGCTGATTGCCTTGCTACGAATCAAGAGACCACTATCATTAGGCACGAGACTTACGGCAGGCGTAACATGATCCAACTGGTGCAGGTATGCGCCAAACAAGCGATCAATGTCAATGCCACGATAGTTTTTACGTTCCGCGATAGACTGAACAACTTCAAGCGGCGTTGCTACGCTGAGCTGGATGTTGTATTCGAAAGCTGAATAGTATGCCACGATTAACTTTCCTTAGCAGCCTTTGATTTACATTGAAACCAAACAAGATCCGCAGCACTAGCGCGACTCTTACACAACTGGTCTTTAACATCAAGCACCAGCTCTTTGTCCGCCTCACTGAATGACACAAACTTGGCGCGTAGCTGATCGTGCATCCAATCTTTGAAGTGGTGTTCTTCGTGGTACGCAGTTTGAATCTCGGCCAGCATTTGACCAACTTGCTTAGCACGAAGGAAGTCACTACCATTTTCCAGCACGTCAATGATATGCGCCAGGCGATAGTGCGTGAACTCCTGGTCATCGGCCATGCGTTTTAAGTTAATACCTTCCGCAACGTAAATCATCTATGACAGACCTCATCTTAACAGGATCGGGTTTATACTGTTTATTTACAGTTTTCTTTTTAGCTGTTTTTGCACGCTTTTTACGACGCGCATAGGTAGCTTCGATTTTACGCCATTTCTCAAGCGTATTATGTGCCCAGATAACTGCTTTGACCAACTCATCGCCGTGGCAGGCTTTAGGACAGCACCAACATCCAAGTCGCTTGCCATACAAGGCATCAAGCTGACTCAAGGTTATCTCACCTGCATAGATTGCATTCCACAGGTCCACGCCATATTCAAAGATAACACGATCACGCTCTTGTTTGGATTCATTGCGCATGTGGTGACGATTACCCCACATGGTGCCTCTGTCTATTCGCACGTCGTACTCTTTGTTTCCACCACGCATTGACACCACGCGGGTCTTTTCAGCCATTGGCAACATAATTGCTCCAGAAATAGAAATGGAGCAGCCTAAGCCACTCCAGAGATCGTTCTAACTTCGGCGTGTTGATTGAACTGTAACACCTTTGATAAGATGATAGTTGCCACTATCTTTACCATTACCTGCCACAGTAATCATACGACCGTCTGCATGATCTTTTGCAAGCGCTCTGTCTGTCTGTTTATTGACATAAAGGAAAGACATTGCCTTTGTCAGGTTATGTTCGTGGATGCGCTCACGCAGGAGTTCACTCTCCTCCTGTTCAGCAATATCCAACGAGGCATAGTAGCGATTACCGTTCATGTTTACCTCAGCTCATTGGGCCAGGAAGTTTAGATTGGCCATAGGTTGAATAGTATTCTGCTAGGTCTAATTCACATCCGTGAGTGACCGGCATAAACTGACCTTGGTACTGGTCAACAACAAACAGCACAGGGCCTTCATCGTCAGTCAGACGATAGATATGTGTCTGGACTGCATTCAACGCACCCAATGCCAAACGTGACTGCAACAGTTGCTGCTCCGTGCTGTACATCTTGGTTGTGTTGTAGTAGACACGAGGCTCAGGACGCTCAATCTCAAGCGTTGCCCAATACACAGCATTAAACATGGTACCGGCCTGTTTGTGCCTCAGGAAGCTACCACTATCCTCGTCACTGGCCATAAACATATCATGGTCACGACACTTGTAGATGAAAACTTCACGTACACCTGCGGCCCGTGCCAAAGTCTTTTCAACGCTGGCCGCCTGTTCTTCTGTGCTGTAGAAACGAACCTGACGCATGTTACACACTCTCCTTGTGGGCTACATCAAAGCCTTGTTCCATGTCAAACGTGAGTTCCGGCAGAGGCGCACGCGTGTTGCCTACGCTGTCTCGCTGGTACTTGTTGCGCATACGCTCACGGAACTGATCGATTGATGTAAAGCAATCACTGCCTGACATATAGCGTGGATTGTCGTTGTGTTCTACACCAGGGTTGCCGTTGATGCACACCTGAACATGCAGCATGGCGTCATGCACCTCTGGAAAGCTGCCACTCATCCAGTGACGCGTCTCACGAATTTTTTGGCTGTACTGAAACTCACGGCGAATAGCAGCACGACCTTCACGGCCAATCAACAACAGGCCAACAGACTTTAAAATTGAACGTAACATAATTAATCTTCTTCTTGTTCGTATACTGGTGGGTGTTTACGTGCGTAAGCCATTCGGCCTTTTATCGCTCGAATCTCCAGTATTTCATTAGGAATAACAGTCTCGCCGTTGAGCAACTCAACAACGTTGTCACCATCGCGTTTGAAGTGGTGAACTTCCTCCAGCTTGAGATTTAAATAGTCTACCAGATCGTGCAAGGCACCACTACGTGTGACAATAAACGAATGGGTGTTTTTAATGCGGTAGATGTGCGGGGATATAGCACGTCCTTCCACAACAGCCACACTGTTAGGTGTTGCGGATAGCAACACACGAACTGTGCCTCTACGAATCTTCTTCCGCACAACTTTTAGGTCGGTGCGTTCAAACAGGATTAAATCTCTACGGATAAGTGACATATCTACCTCAGTGGGTTTTATTTGATTGGTCGAACTTTGCCTTTCGGCGTTAACTTGTAGCCTGATTCAAACAAGCTGAGACGCCCAGGCATCTGCACAAAGTCAATTGGATGGGCATCTTCAACAACAAAGCCTTTTGGGCCAAAGAAGAATGGGTCACGCGGACGCTTGTCCACTACATCAACAATTGTCATCACACCCACCAGCCCGCCTGTAGGCATTTCGATGTAGTGAGGCAGATGGACGCCCAGCTTGTCGCAGATCTTCTTGGCAACAACATAGCCTTCTTTATCAACGCTTTGGCCAGCATGAATAAATACTTGACCGCGAAACTTTGTGTTCCAGCTACGATTTTCTACCGTCTTTATGCCATTCGCCAGCAGGTACGCCCATGGCTGCTTTATCGATATCGCTTTCATCTTGCGGTCTCTTGTGGAGTTCTCGTATCAGTCGATTTAGTTCGGCTGTACCTTCGGCATCTACCAGTTCGCGGGTGTCTGCGTACTGCCAAACAACGCCACCATCATGTCCAATCGCTTCAACATCACGCCGACCAACTTCAACCATGCGTGCGCACATAGCACTAACCGTGCGGCTGCGTACTTTGATCTGCACAGCCTGCCACAAGGTATCACGCAGTTCGTACTTATACGTTACTTTTGACACTGTATTCCCTCACCATATTCTGATAGCGGCGGATTTCATTGGCAGGCTCTTCCTGCGCAACTACGTCCAGCATTTCATCTGCGTAAAAGATCTTGTCTGAGGGAAGACGCCAATGTTCTTTGTGGTCGCCCACAGTTGTAAGTAGTTCCACATCCAGCATGTATGGATTGAGGCCGTCCATGCCCACAACACGACATGGAATCCAACGGCCTGAGAATGTCTTGACGTACAGCGTATGCTTTTCACGATTGCTGGACATGGTGTGAGCACGACGTTCCATGGCAATGATCTTGCTGGTGGATTGTGCAAGCTCATGGCGTACGGCGTCACGCTCGATGCGCAGTCGGGCATTGAACTTTATGGCATGACGATCAATCTGTGCAAGACACTGTTTTTGTTCTTCTGTCTCGGCGCCTTGGAATGCAAGCACGCGCAAGGCATTATACAGGTCGCTGTCGATAGCAACCTGTCGTACATCATCGTTGAAATCCATTTAACCTCCAAAGCTACGAGCGGAGCTTGTGCGAGAGACGTGGGCTGTTGGAGTTGAACCAAATCCACCACGGGTTGTTGTTTTTGTGTAGGTACGCCCACCAAACTTAGCTTCATAGGATTTACCCTGCGCCGAACGGAAGTTTGAACTGGAGCTGCTACCACTACGATAAAAAGGCTGTGCGTAGCCACCTGGAGAATAAGAGTAATAGCGTGGCACGTAAAAGAAATGAGCCGAACTGCCGTGTGTCGTGTACTGACACTGCTGTTGTGCTCTTGGGTCGTCACGATTATCGCGAATACATTCTTCGCGTGTCATGTAAGCACGCCCGTTGATCTTCGCACTGTCAATTGCCTGACCATAGATCTGGCGACAGTGCTGTGCCGTGTAGTTGTATTGTTGCTGACACTGCGAGATAGTTGAGAAAGGTTCTTCTCGACGTCCATCACAGGCAGACAACACAAGAGGCACGGCAAGGCACAAAGTTACGCGACGGACTTTGCGAAAGCGATCAAGCTGGATGTTTTGAGTGCGTTTCATTCTGAGCGGAACTCTCCACAGGTTTCACACCAGTTATCGCCCTCAAGTTCCTCATCGCACACGGGACAGTCTTCGGGCATTTCACAACTTTCTTCAAGTTCTTCCTGCATTTCTCTTGCGCGTTCTGCGTCACGCTTGGTTTGTTCTGACATTATTTTTCCTCTTGCGCAATGCACGCACGATAAACCAGAGACAGAGGAATGCAGAAAACAGTCCAGCATTCCACCCAACTGCCTTCCAGACGTTCTGGGACGCATCAAATACAAAGTAACCAAACCAAAAGCTAAAGCTATAGGCGAGGGCAACATACACTGCAAAGCATAACCACGTAATGGCTATTCGTCCCATCTTATTTATTTCACCTTCAGGCGTTTTGTGCGTCTGCCGTGAATTATGGCAAACATGATGTAACCAACAAATACAAAGGCAGTGGTAAGCATACCCCAATTAACGTTCTTGGTCAGGGATGCTATAACAAAGCCTACAGCAACTGCGATTACGGCTATAGCAATGGACATGATAAACTTGTTCATGATTAATTCCTCTTTGTGCTACATCATATATTTACAGTTTTTCCGCAGAGGAAAAAGAAAAGGGCAGCCCTGAGGCCACCCTTAAAATTAACTAGCACATATAGCCAACGCCGTCGTCTTTATCTGAATCTGACTTTGGCGTGTTTGACACATTTGCCTGACCGATTTCATCCTCACCATATACATCGACGCGTCCACTGGTGGTGCTTTCGAGCTGATAGTATGTAGACCAACCACCAACAGGCTGAACAAGCACACTGTCAATGCCCTGAAGGTCATCCCGCATATAACGGCCTTCATACACGTCATCCCACGCTTTGGTGTTGCGATACTCTGCACGGTCAATGCTTACACCGTAAACAACTTTGCCGGGTTCGTAGCCCACGCTGGTGATAAGCACGGGGATGTTGTGGAAGTCAGTCTGTTCAGGCTGCGTGTGGATTGCAATCTGAACCAAGTCACCCATTTGATACTTGGCGCCAGCAATGTTCTGATTCACATCAGGACGGCTGCTGTACTCCTGGCCGTGATACATGACACCCTCGAAAGGCAGGAGGTCATCTTCACGAAAGCCATCAATTGGACGACCCTGATGCAGGAACGGATGTGGGTCATGCGTAGGACCATCGTTAACAAACAGCGACAGACGATACATTGTCAGGTCACCGTACAGCATGATACCATCAACACGGGCGACAGGAAACTTGTCTTGACCAAAACGATCAAGGCGAATCTCTGCGTGCTCATTGAGTGCAAATGCGGAACTAAAATTCGAATGTTGCTTAGTCATGGTTATTCTCCATTAGGTGGGGTCACGTCTGTGCCTCACACTATTCAAGGGACTACTCGGTGTTGCGTTCGAGTAGCTTTTCTACCAACGAGTTGCTTCCCAGACAATACCAAACTCCAACAGAGCCGATAGACAAGAAAGCAGACAACGCCAGAAGTATCTTCGCGGCAAGTACCCAATCAAACATCTTACTATTCCCCAAACTTACCACGTTTAATCTTGGTAGGCAGCTTGAAATAAACTGCGTACAGTAGTATGCAGGCATAGGCAACCAAACCAACAACGGTGCCAATCAATATACCTGTGATAAGATAGTACAAGAGACAAACAGCAATGGATTGCTCTAGTCCAAACAACGAGAGAAATCCAATAAGGTTAATGTGAAGCACGTCAGGTTGCATAGAATTTTCCGCCGAACCGGTCAATGACCAGATGGACTTCTTTTGTGCCTGTCAATACTACGTTTAAATACCGTGAAAAGTTCTCATGGTTTTGTTCGAGGGCCGATTCAATGAACGGCTCCTTCTTTGTGGCCTTTCTCATTGCCGTAACATCAGCATACACATAAGCCACATAGTCCCTGTGTATACCTCGCATAATCAAGGCTTCAACACCGCCTGAGGTCAGCAGTGCTTCCAATCTGGTGGCTTGCTTGTGGCCAAGCTGGTCAAGATGCTTGAAGTCTATTTCGTATGTCTGGACTTCCGGAGTACGACAGTCGTGGATGATAGTGGTCATAGCATTCTCCCTGAGTATAACCACTATTTACAGATTAAAACTCGCGTTCAATTACGTCAAACGTGCGTTCAGAATATGTCTGCTCGTCTAAAGCCAGCTCATAGTCCCGCAGCGCAAGGAGAGATATCGCTATCAGCACAATATTCTCATGTTCCGACTTGTCTACTGTAGGCGTGAAAAACTCCTCACATCCACCCATGAGTATAAGGCGAATGCGCAGATGACCTACAGGATTGCGTTGAATTTCAAGTCGGCGTATTTCTGACACATGAAACAGCCATTGGTCCACAGTGTTGTTTGCACGTATGCAGCGGATATATCCGTCAGTATACAGCAACGCACACCGCTCAACTGTTTCAATGTGGGTATTGACCGCAACCTGTTCCAGCATGGTTACTTCTCCTGCATTACCACAATCGAAGCGCCTGGGCCTTCATGCAGCGAGTACCAGTCATCGCCGAAGTGACGATCATCAACGTCATTCTCTGGGTCCATAGGAACATGAACCACATCTTCGCTGGTGGTTTCTACCTGCGTGGCAGAGACATACAGGCTTTTGCCAAAGAGAGCGCGACGGTCAGTTGACAGAATGCTGCCGTTGACACGACCGTTAACAAACCACAGCAGGCTGGCTTGATCGGACTTGACATTGATGGGATGCACACTCAGTTCACGATCAGGTTTTTCATAGTATTTCTCTATGCCCTGTGCGATGTGCTTGTAGTTGTCGAGCACAACAGACGGATTGCTTACACCAGCAGGTGCGTCACGCATGTTGTCAGAGCAACACAGGATGCTGCCCACAACTTCGTGTGCAATGCCCTGCCATGCGTTATACAAGGCACGGTCTGAATCGCCTGCAAGAATAAAGCGAAACTGTCCTACCTGCAAACGTCCCTGAGCAACATAAATCAGGTTGACTTCACGCGTTATTTTATATTGAGCCACCGTGTCTCCTTAGCGAAATACTTTTAACTTACGGAAGAAACTAAACCAGAGAAAGAGGAGCGTCACAACGACGCCCACTCCTATTCCGGCAATGAACCAAAGCCATTGCATACACATTCCTTATTTGACTTGAATCTCACCCTTACGAATGCTCTCATCAAAGCGTTCGAGAAAAAGTTTCAAGGTACGAGTATGTCCATACCAACATCCCGCAAGGAAACCAGCAATCACACCCACCAACAACAAAGCTAGTGGGTTGTTGAAAAAGAACGTTTGAATCTCTGCCATTGCTGTTCTCCTATCGGAAAATCTCTCCAGGCCGCTTCTTCATCGCATTGCAGTAAGGGATCAAGATGTGCTCAATCAAAACCTTTGATGCGTTGTGCGTCATTGCTGGCACGCACACACGACCAAGACGTTCCCATTGTTCTTCAAACTTGCCAAGCAGCTTGTAATCACTTGGCATGCCACTAACCACCAGCAGTTCATTGATGGTCAGCTTGCGTCGGGTACCATCAAGCAGTTCAATAAACCCAGCAGATGAGAACCGCGCTGTTTCATAGGCAATAGCATCAGCCGCTGTGATGGTCGGCATGGGTCCGTTCATTGCAGGCTTGTACTTGATCAAATCCTGTTGCGTGGACTTGTAGGCTGCAATGTGAGGCAGTGCATCTGCCAGCATGGTCTGTGTTTTGTGCGGAATAACACTTGGCACACAGGTGCTGTTTGCCGGCAGTTTGAGTTTCTTGGCAATGTCTTTGCGCACACCCATAAAGATGATACGCTCACGCGATTGCGGAACACCCAGCCAGCTACTGTTCAACATTGGTGCACGAACATGATAGCCAAGCGCATCAAACGTTGCCATGATTTCCAGGAAGTACCCTTTCGACATGCCTTTAGTCAGACCGCTAACATTCTCCGCTGTGAACACCTTGGGCATCATGCCACCCAGCATACGGCAGAACTCATCAAACAGGTCATCAACCTGCTGATAAACGTTGTCGCTGTACTTGACCTCTTTGCCCCAGCCATCTTCCTTCACACCTGCAGTAGAAAAGCCTTTGCAGTTGTGCACCACAGTGTTGTTGGCAATGTACGTCTCGTCCGTATCAACTGAGAAGTTAAACACCTCTGTATCAACTTCGGACACTTCGTTGGCCAACACGTCAACCCACACGTGGGCAGACTCATCATCGATATAACCGCGATGAGTGTCATCCAGATAGAACACCGCAGTGTAACGAACTTTTGGATAGAACGGATGATCGCGGCGGAACGTAAAGCAGTTCTCTGGAATCTCTTCCGTTGTAACGTTGGGACTCAAGTCGAACAGGGGACTGCCGAACGCAGAGGCAATAAGGTATTTCATGCCTGTCATAAAGCGTTCAGTGCGAGTTTGAACCACCAGCGCTTTGCCGTAGCTTGTGGCTGAGCAACGCGACATAAAGCCGTAGATAAACTCACGCTTGAGGTACATATCAAGGTGGAACACACAGCCTTGAATCTGACGCGCCATTTCGTTATCAGTCAGGAACAACTTGAGGAACTGACACAGGTCATCGTCCAGCATAAAGCGTTCGATGTATCTGGTGTTTTGCTTGGCAACCTGAATTGTGTTGAAGCCCAGAGTTTCAAGAGCCTGTTCCATGAGCTGGTTAACACGTCCGTTGCTTGGCGTGATAAAGCGAATGCCCTCATAGCCGCCAACAGCTTCGATGAAACCGTTAGACACCCAATGACCGCACAGCCACCAGAACTCTGGGATTTCTCCCCACTTGCGCAAGGCAGCAATGTCAGGCTCATAGCTACAACGCGGCGTGGCAATAGGCGTAGCAACTTTGTCGCCAGCACGAACCTCACGAGCGTCAACCCACTGTGCTTCACTCAATACACCGTTTACCAAACGTCTGACATAGAAAGGATGCTCAGGCGTTGCGTGGTTCTGTCCGATTGTGGACTGAATACGATGCAGAGGACCGCTGTATGGGCGGCGCATGGGTTGAACAACAGGACGATAACGACCTTCGTGGGTCATTACCATGTCGCCTGTTTCAATCGAATCAATGTAGCGCATACCGTGCTGAGTATGAATCAGGGTATCGCGCAGGAAACACGGAGGGCTGCCATCAAGCAAGTCCAACTCACCTTTTGCCAGCCCGCAGTATTTCAGAATTTTATCTGGACTAAGACGACGAATGTCCTGCCCAAGAACTTTGGTCGTCGGATGGTTCGCAGCGTAAGTCTCACGAGCAATGTCGATAAACTCATTCGAAACGAGAATATCGACACCACTCATTTTGTGACCCGTGCTGGAACCACCGCAGCCTGCAAAGAAACTCATGCCTGACCACAACTTCGGCAGGTCATTAATCTCTTTCATCTTTGGTGGTTTGATCAGCATATCTGTTCCTTAGAACTTAAAGTTACAGCGCGGGCATTTGTGTACGGTATCTGATTCAATGTCATCAACCGTTGCCTCATTGAACTGACCACTGGCGCCGTTTTGTGTGCCGTTAGTACGCGTCGGCTTGCCAAGATCTTCACCCTGTTTGGCGAGACGCTGTTTAAGACCACGCAGCATCAAAGGGTCCAGACCAACAATCTCTGCTGGGATCTTGGTCATGTCCAACTTCTCAACCAACTGAGCCAGCTTTTTGTTATCGAACTCACCGCCGTGTGCGTTGGCTGCAATGTTTGCTGCATACTCAGCACGACGATCTGACCAGTTTACCACACGCAGTGGAATCTGCACCTGCTTGCCTTTAGGGCTTTCAGCAAAGATGTAGCCTACACCCACAGTGCCGTGGTCATCAGTTGCTGCATCAACCTGAACACGCGTCTTCCAACCCTTGATAGAGCTAAGACGCTGGTGGCCTGATACAAGCACACCACTTTTCACGCTGTTGTTAAACACAACGCCACTCAGGTCACCAAACGATGCGATAGACTTTTCAAGGTCTGCCAGACGACGGTCTGTAATCATACGTGGGTTGTAGCCAGCGCTGCGCAACTGCTTAACGTGTTTCAGATCTTTTAACGACACCGCCAGTTCGCCACGATCTTTGCTTTTAGCTTTTACTTTTTTGACCTTACTCAGTGCCATACCTTACTCTCTTTGCTAGACCAATCTCTGATCTAGATTTACAGTTTTAGTTATAGTACACGTCCACCACATCCCAATAAGCTCTGACTTTCGCAAACGCGCCAGCCTGACGTTCGAAGTACACACGATGTTTGAGACCCAACACGGCGATGCGCTTGATCAAAATGGGGCCCTGTTGATCGTATGCAGAGTAGAACAGGCTGGGTGCGTCCAGTCTCTGCATTTCGATAGTGGAAAACTCAAACACCTGTTCTGTTTGTCCAATGGTAACCAACAGTTCCCGCATGTGACTTGTCTTTGAGAATCGTGCTCCGTAAGGACGCTCGATTGGTTCGAACGATTTGAACGGAATGAACGGGATACCTTTATCCTGCGACATAGTTGCCTCCTGAAATTACCATGTTCAGGAAATTACTGACTAAAGGCGGGCTGTCAGGCCAAGCTGGTAATCAGTAATTGCGTCGAGGTGGGTTAAGGCTTCTGGCAGGAGTTCATCATTGAGAAGGCTGAGATTGATACCGTTACCGCCCTCAGCAGGCACAATCTCAACTTCGGGACATTTGCCTGTATTGACCATGCAGATGATCTGTCCGATGTTCATCGGTGTTGTTGTAAAGCTACCGTCCATCATCGCAACTGCATAGGCATAATGCAAGCGTCCATCAGCACCATTACCTAAACACACAAGGCAGCAAGCAGCAACATCAGGCAGGTCTTCAATGTTATCACGCAGCATCTGATTGTGCATAACAAACCACTGTTCCACCATGTGAACTGGCGGCATGTTGTGGTTCAAACGCAATTCGTTGTTAGCCCATGAGTACACCATCGGGCCTGTCAACAAATGCTGGGTGTACACAACGCCCAGTGGCATTTTTGTAGCAGAACCGCCCACCGTTACAGAAACAATGCCTTGGTCCAATTCCACACTGATCTGAATGCCGTCAGGCACAACGCTTCTGATACGCTCACGCATGGTATCAATGACGTGCTGCACAGGCAAGAAGCCGTGCTGTGCGTACTGCATTGCAGCCAAGGCATCCATGATATAGTTACCTTGCTCGGCATCGTCCTGCTGATCGAGTTCAAACGCAAGGCTGTATGTGCCTGGGTTGATGAGATCAACACGAACATCACGCAGAGTCAGAACGTCGTTGAGTTCCAGATTCGAGTGCTCACCTTCTTCAATTGGATAGTTCAGCTCGGCGATGATCTCATACGTCGGATAGCCTTCAACGCCATGCTCAGGCAAGGCGTGGTGCTTGATGATTTTGGTGCACAGACCTTTCATGGTTGCCCCTGAATGAGTTTTTGAATCAGTTTGAGTTTAGCCGCATCGTCCAGCAGGCTGTCGCTAAGAATCTGAGACACGGTACGCGCATCAATCGGCTGACGGAACTCTTGCAGATTAAGCAGCAGGCGTAGACACATAGCGCCCGTTTGAATCGTTTCGGATTCAAGGCAGACCAAGTTATCACGATCCCCTGTGGCGTTAAAATCAACAGCAGCCTGCATTGCTTCACCGCTTTCTTCTGCCAGGATACCCGCAGCGTGTACAGCGTCAGAAGTCCATTCAGGGTGCTTGATTTCGGCGCGGTCCAGTTCTTCGACCATCATGCGGTTGAGGCGAACAATGCGCGTACGGCGATCTTTTTCAACCTGACGCGCACAGGCTTTCTTGATTGTTCTCAGCGTATGTTCTGCATCACCGCAAACAATGGCCAGATGAGTCAGATGAAATTTGCCTGTGGACTGACGCGCAACAAAACGGCCCATACCAGCATAGGCAACACAGATCAGATTTGGCATAACGTAGCCATCGCAGAACACGCCATCAAAGCCAACATGCAACGGAGGAGGTGACGTGTCACTGACAGGCATGACCATCACACAACCTTCAGGCAAAACATCAAGTAGTAGCAGATTCATCATTTGGTTACGCGTCCTTTAACGGCAGGCTTGGGTTGATAGCCTACGAGATTAAACATGTCTGGACTGAGATTGTCCAGCAACTCTTTTGGCTGCATGTCGTGAATCGCATCACTGATAATCATCTGAGGATAAGTCATAGGATGACCAGTAGTGCGAACCTCTTCCAACAGCTCCTGGTACTGTGCCTGCTGTTGGCGCAAGGCATCCCAATGATGAGAATACACGTGGGTGTTGGTCGTGTTCAGCGTAAAGCCACCGATGTTCAACTTGGCATACTTGGCGAACAAGTGCAACAGCGTAGCATAGCCAATGATGTTAAAAGGTCTACCCAAAAGGGTGTCCTGGGATCTCATGGTCGCTGTTAGGTGCAGAGTATTGTCATATACAGGCAGACCAGCAGCCGCTGCAACCATGCGTTCGTAGTTGGTTGCCTGAGTCACGTTGAACTCAAAGTTAGTGTGACACGGAGGCAGGGCCTGCATGTGAATGTAGCCTGGGTTATACGTGGCTACTTTAATGCGACGACTACGTGAGTGCGCACACACGGCATTCAATGCATCCAACAGTTGGTCAATCTCACCTTCAAACAACATGCGACCATCAGGCAGTTGTGTTTCACGATAGCCAGCATTGCGCATACGCTGTGCTTCATTCTCGATACGTTCTGCTGCTGGACTTTCATCGTTCGCATTAGGAAGTTGCAATACTTTAACATCTGGCCAACGACGCCACATTTCACCGTAGATTGGACCACACTCGCCATCAGCATCTGCCCACTCATTCCAGATCTTGCTGTTGAGAGTACGGATGTTGGTTTCACCACGAGCGAACCAGCACGTCTCATCAACGGCAGGCTTCCATGCTACTTGCTTGCTGAGCAGCGCAGGGAACGCCAGTGCTGTGTTGTGCAACTGCATGGCACAACCAATCAAGGTCTGCCACGTATCTTCTGTGCGGTTCTTGTCAAACTCAAGCGTGCCTGAGTTCTGAATTGCTTCAACCAGTTGCATGTACTGGCCATCAACACTTTCCATGAGATACATTGCAAAGTGCTGTGGGTTCTTTAAATCGAATGTCTTGCTCACGCCGCTTTCTCCTGGGCTACGGGACTGTATTTCTTGAGGAACACAAAAAGAGGCAAGGCTAGTGCCTCGTGCTCACGACCTATGGCATAATACGAAACAATAGGTTGAGACAGATTCTTGTTATAGACCTGTGTAACAACAACGTTTGGCCTTCTCAAGTGAGGCTGACTAGGTTCGCCTTGTGTCCAAACACTTTGAGCCTGTGGTAGCTCTGCTTCGACTTTGCCATCAAAGCGTGCCATTGCCATAAGGTCCATCAGTGGTATCGAGTCATCGTTGTCGATCTCTCGATTAAGCTGACAGCCTTCGAGGAACTGCCAAAGTGGGCGTGCATACCATGCCGTCATTTGGACATTGCAGTATACAACAGTCAATGGCCATTTGACTTTATCGTCACACATGCCATTGAAGATACTAACGATCAAGTATTCGCGTCCACTGTGGTGACGATATACTTGACCTGCACGTACAGAGTTTGTGTACCAAAGATTGTACGTTGTGCGAATCTTGGCACCGATGTTGGTAGTGCTCTCTGATTGATGTTTGCGACGCATACGTCCACCGAACCATCCCAACAGACCGAAGTAACCGGCAATAGCTAAAACGAAAAAGCATACAGGCCAGAAAATTGACCAATCCCAATTATCAAACATTATTTAACTTCCTTATAGCGTGAGTTAAAGATACTCAGAGGAATGTCACTGCACCAGTGGTACTTTCCTTTCTTGTGGACCAATACTGAGGCAGGACCGTGCATCGTATCAGGCTGAACGCAAATCACCTGATACTTTTTCCACGGAAGGAAACGATGCCTGTACTCGCGGTCTTCTTTGGGCACCATGTTGTTTAGATACAGGCCATTGCTTAGGCGTCGCGTCTTTTTACTTACACGGCCGCCGAGCAGAATATAACTGAACCACAACAGCACCAAGATGCCGTATATTGTCCAGTAGCCAGCGTCGGAGTAGAGCCACGTTAGCATTCAATGGCTCCTTTATCAATCGGATAGTTCTTGATGATCTCTGTGTCTTCCACGCGGCTTTTCAGTTCGAGAGACTCAGACTCGCCAAAGCAACGCATGTCGCTCAGGCTGATAAAGCCAGCGCTTACAGGAAGAATTTCAATATCTGCGTAGCGTTCGAGGCGGCCTTCTGTCCAACCCTGCTCAGCCATACGTTCAGCCATATCGCTGTGCATCACGCATGAGGCAAAGATAACAGGCAGGTGAGTTTTAATCTCAATCCCGTCACGGCGCTTTTCTGTACGGATGAACATCACATACTTGAGTGCGTTATACATTTCTGAATTGTCCTTTCAGTTCTTTGATTTTTTCTTCGTGGTGGGTTGCGCGGAGCATGTGGTCACTCCACTTGTCCCGTGTGATATTTACAAAATCCAGAGGATGTTCGCCACGGCCGAGAAGCTGAAAGTCAGGAGAAAATTCCACCCCATACTGTAGCTCATCCGCTACGTGTATTGAGAAATTGTGGCTGTATTGACGTAGGTGAGAATGATGCTCCAGCCACTTAGCCAACTGCTCATTGACTCGATGTTGCAGTTTACGCGACATACCTTCTGATCTGATTTCAAAGTCAAACTTATGCGCCTCACGCTGCACATCAGCAACGATTTGTTGGAATGCAGCAAACTGATACAGTGGCTGCAACCAGGCAGTGACTTCCTGCGTCATGCGATCTCGATCAATCTGAGCAAGTGGCGCATCCAGATCTTCAATGTAATACGGAGCAGCTAAATTTCTCAGAGCGCCATCATCCAGCTTGTGAAACTCACATAGGTCTAGCTTTGACTCGCCGTCCAGCATCATGCGAATTAACTGGCCAGGCACAGGACGGAACGTACCACGATCACGAATGACAGTGAATTGACAACTGTCACGATGGTCATACAGCTTGTGCAGATCCAACCAACGCTCAACAGCTTCGGCCAACATTTCATTCAGACGTAAGATGGCAATCTCAACTGCCTCTGCTGTGTCCAGTCGGCGATAGTCCTGTTCTTCAATAATGGAATAGGCTTCATCCACCAGCTCACGTGCAACTGTGCGACAACGAGGTAGGTTGTCATGCACAAGCAGATACTCAATAGTTGCCTCGCGTTGCCACTTAGTTAAGAGTCTCATACGCTTTTCCCAATAGCTGTTTCAGGCACGCGCAAGAACTCCTGAGAAACGCGCTCCAGAATCTCATAGCGATCGGCCACGTACTGTCGGTCGTAATCATCGCGTATACCCACTCGGAAAGTGTCCATTACCCCATAGAGTTGAAACACCATCTGACCCGAGTAATAAAAGTACATGAACGCGTCACGAGGGTAGCTTGTACCGTGGTATGTGCCATCAGTATACAGGTTCAGAATTTCAGCAAACATCTTCTCTGGGTCGTTGATGTTGTTATTTGCTCGACGGCACATAGCAACATGCGACGCAATAGGAGGTTGCTGGCTTAGGAAATTGAAAATCTGAGTATTGACCGCGAGAAACACATCTTCGGCACGCAACTCTTGGCCCGTGATAATGGGATTAATTGTGTCTCCCTTCATTTCGATTGTAATCTCACGGTCAAGCACGGCTGCAATCATGGCCATCTGGCATATATCGCGCCACTTGTAGGTGCCGTCACCGTAGATACCCTGACAGCGAACACGAACACCTTCACCTTCAAAGCTAACGCGACGCTCAAGCTCTAATGCTTTACTTTGAATACCACGTACGGTTGCCATAGCTATTGATGTTGCTCGGTCTACAATACTCATATGTCCTTCCTGCTGTGTTGAATGTCGAGGGGAGTTTGATCTGTTGCCTTGATGATTGCATCGATCAAGATTTGTTGACGAATGGTGTTGCGCTTGGACGGACCTTGGCGCTGTGCTTGCATTTGAAAGTATGCCAGCGCCGTGTAACACGCCTCAAGCAACTTGTTGGAACCGCTGACCAACACTTGATTAGCACGAAGCACTTTGCGCTCATTCAGGGCGGACATATCAAGATGAAGGCCAGTACCCATGATGTGAGCTACCGTTTCATGTCCGAAGCGTGCGTTGTGATCTTGCCAACGACCTGTATAAGCATACACACCATTTCCATACTGACCTCCAGGAACATTAACGTGCCATTCGTCCTTGGTATAGTTGAGTTCACTCAGCTTAGGAACATCACGGATAGGAGCGAGATCGATGATCGCAACCTCAGTGTACTCGAAGGTGCTGCTATTCTCGCAGTCACAGCTTGAAACTTTGTCGTTGTGGACATAACGGCAGTGAATACAACGATAACCAATTTGCATACGTTTGTTCCTGAAAAGGGGCGGCACAAGGCCACCCACTTTGGTTTAGATTTTGCAGCCTTCGCAATCAGCTTCGCCGTCGTCCAGCGCTTCACCGCCACCGTTACGTTTCTGCTCGATAGCATCTTCATCGATATCCAGATGATCCAGAGATTCTGAATCGAAATCAGGCGCGGTATCTACTGTGGTAGAAGATTGAGTTTGGCCCCGCTCGGACTTCTCGTCTTCTTTTGGCTCATCGCCAGATTCCAGACCGTCGGTGTCAGAGGACGAATCAAAATCTTCTTCGTCTTCATCCCAGTCGTCGTCATCTTCACCTACATCCGAGCCGAAGTCATCATCTTCGTCGTCCAGCTCGTCTTCTTCTGGGTCTTCATCTTCCCAGCCTTCGTCTGGCTCGCTGTCAGCATGGCGGCCATTGGCTTCGTCTTGGGCCTCGGCGTCACGGTCGAAAGAAGTTGCGGCAGCTTTTGGATCGGCAGAGTATCTGTCCCACTCCTGCGTCAGAAGTTCACGCAGTTCGTCGTCGGTCAGGTCGTGTGCGTTGGCAATATGCTCACGGAATGCATCGCCGTCAGTTTCGTCACCGATAACAGACTGCTGTTCTTCACTCAGGCCCAGGCGCTTGGCCTCAGCCACGTAGTATTCGATTGGTTGTTTGTTGTCTGGCATGTTATCCTCTGTATTCAGGGGGTTGATTAGCGATTAGTATTTACAGATTATCTTATGCTACTAAGGGCGAGATAATACTGAGATCAATCACACGATACCAGCCACGTTTCTGAATCGAGACAGCAATACGCATGTGGGGTTTGACTTCCATTTTGCCTACTATCTCAGCATCCAGTTCTTTACATAGCTGGTGGATAAACTCAGGATAAAAGATAGCGTCTTCTATCCAAGGTATGGCAACTAGGTCAAGATCGCGTTCGCGGCTACCATGTTCGGTGATTGCATAGCCATACCGACGTGCAATCTTGCGAATCTCATGCACGTCGGGCAGCACCGGATGGTCCCAGCCATCAGCAGGCACAAATGTAGGAACATCGCAGCGCGGGCATGTGGTATCTTTTCTCGGACTACCGCAGCCACGACAGTAGTAGGGTTCGCTCATCGTGACTTCCTTCTGGCTCGACGTTGGGCACGGGCCTTCTCACGCAGCGATACTTTGCGCACAGGCTTGTGGACCGTTTTGCTGCGTTTGGCAAACACATTGTCAGGACGCCATGTACGACTCAGGCCAAGTCCGTCAGCGCCTGCGTCTGTTTCGTACTGAATCTGATACGTCTGGCCGTTAACAAACTCATCCAGAGTAACAACGCCTTTGTGAGCAGCCATAGAAGTGCCATTGACACGAACATGTCCTGCCATATCACGGGCACGGCTACCGTAGATAGTCTCAACATCCCGGCCTTTGGGCTGACGTGAGAACGGCTGGTTAAGTTCCTTCATACCTTGCAGATAGTGCCGTTTCATGGCTGTGTCTGCGACTTCTTCGGCAGTCAGTGTAATACTGCGTCCGTGGTTGTCGAGGGCCTCAATCTTTGGCGCTCCCCACTCACGAATCAGATCGTCAATCACACCCTGACACACACGCTGCCACAGGCGTTCGCCATCTTCATCAAGTGAGGCATCAGGTACTTGCTGATCGTAGCGTTCACCATTGATATAGAGTTCTGCCTCGCACGTAATCTCTTTACCAGCCGGACCGCTCTGTCCAGGCACGCCATCAAGGCCGTAGTCTACGTGACCAATCTTTTCAGCTTCGGGGTTACGCAGGACGTACTTGTCTTGCCCAACACGCACAAACTTTTCACTGTCCATTGAGGCCGCTGGAGTGCTTCCTACAGGCAAGAACCAAGATTCAGTTTTACCTAACTTGGTGAGTAGATGCTTCGACCAATCTTCCAAGCTGATCTGCATACCGTTGCCTTTGCTTGTCAGGAACTGAATAAATTCTTTATCGTGGTGTTCCCGCAACAGACCAACCAGCTTGTCCTGCATTGCATCAAAGTTTTCATCACGGCAATCAGAGATAACCTTCTGCATTTCTGGTGAAACGTAAAACGGATTATCCTGTTCAGGAATGATTCTCACGTTCTCTGCGGCGCCAATCTTTTCTTTGCTTTCGACTATCTTCGAAAACTTGTCGTTCATACTTTCTCTCCTGTTGCCTACTTGTGTCTTTTTCACCGATTGGGCCTTGTTCACCCCGTTCACCACGGCACATTAGCTGATCACTTTATCGATGCGCTGGTGGGCTTCAATCAGATTCATGCGCACCTGCTGCAAGTCCACTTCAACGAACTCCAGCCCATGACGTTCAGCCAGTGGCAAGTGGTCTTGAATGCGGTAACTACGCGCATAGTACACCTGACGAATATTTGAGGCGATAATCTTGTCAAAGCACGCGGCACAGGGACTGTCTGTGACAAACAGCATGTCCAAGTCAGGCCTGATATTACCCAGCGCCGTATAACGACGCAGACAGTTATCTTCTGCATGAATGACGTGCGGGTAGGTACTGCTGAGGTCTTCTGGCTCACACACATTATCGTGTCCAGGAGAAGTACCGTTAACGCCTGTGGCAATCATCACAGGCACGCCTTCAACAAGACGCACTACTGCGGCTGCACAGCTACGCCGACGGCTGTTGGAGATTGTGGCCAGACCAAACAGGGCCGCCATGATTGCTACTGCTTTCTTTTCGTTCATGTTACGTCCATAGAGTTAAGTAGACCATCTGCCCAAAGATTAATGTGGCTTTCGTAGTTTTGGTTGAGTTCGGCGAGTTCACGCTGGAAACGTTGACGAATCTCTAGCAGCACATCGATCTGCATAACGCAATACTCAACGCTATGCGTGCCTATCGTCAGACCCAAAGCACCGTGATTGAGTTCACCTGTTTTGTGATCAATCATTATGCCCAGAGCTTCAATCTGGCTGACCAGGCAACTCACAACCATCTGTAGCTTTTTCAAGAGCTGTTCATTTTCCACTGTCTTTTTCCTTTTGCTCCCGTTGCACCATAGCGATAACAAACAAGGCAACAGCTTCAAACAGGAAGCGTGCTGTTACTGACTTCTTGTAGCGTGTGTGGGTAGACTTTACCTGCCAGCTACGCACCGGTTTGGTTTTGTCTTGCTTCTGAGGCGTAAGTACAGGACTAACATGCAGGCTGTACTTAACAATGGCGTCCGCGACAAATCCGTTGTCTGTCACAGAAAAGAATCTGGATTCGAATTTGGTTCCGTCGTGACGAGTTATCATCCACGCTTCGCCTTCCATGCCCCAGGCAACAGATTCTAACTTCTCTGTCCAGCCACGCGCCGCAAGATAACGAGCACGCAAGTCAGCGTGGAGAGCTTGGAGTTTATCGCCTGTGATTTCGTGGTCAACAATATTCGACAGGCTGTCGAGAGGTAGCAGGTCATTGTTCATAGCAGGTCTACCTTTTGCTTGAGGATTGCAGTGAACTCATAATGTCCCACCAGCCACTGTGCAACTGCATCCCACATGTAAGGCGACTCGAAACGCTTTTGATAGTTGCCGTTGGACATGACTTGCCATAAACGAACTGTCCGACCTTGAATCAGGCGATGCACAGGCTTGATGTTAAGACTGTATTGATGCATATAGGCGATGATACTTTCGGGCAGGAACGGCAGATAGTCATCCACTTCGACGACTTCTCTATCACCGTCCATCCAGAATTGACATTCACTTGCCCAACACACAGACCAACGTTCTTCCTGACGCCAGCCCCGAGCTTCCGCAACTGCCACAGCGGCTTGTTGCTCTGTTTCATAGCGCTGGGTCATGCACCACCTCCAAAACGTTCAGGCTCTCTGAGGGCCAGATAGTTGTTTACCAGCTCTTGTATGATAGTCATGTGAAGATTACGCCCTACGTGATCGCGCCACTGAGCAAAGCTGGTACGAATAGGTTTGGTTTGAATATCATAGTGCCAATCTCTTGGCAATTTAGACAGCGCAAGCATGATATCATCACTTCCGCTGTGCTTCACCCACACAAGGAAGTGCATTGAGGTAAGAATGCGCATCCCGTGGCGAGAGAGGGATCCTTTGGTACGCAGTTCTGAAAACTGGAACACGCGGCCTGGACGCATCACGTTACACAGCAGGTGCTCCGCTTGATCCATTACCAGCCAGAAACTTTCATATGCCGCATTGGTGTAATTCATCAAAAGCACACAGCACTTGTCGTAAGAATCAAAGATGCTGATAGCCGCACGATGTACCACAGGACCATCTACAGTAAGACGGCGGGTTAGCTTTTCGCTTGGGTCTTCGACAATGTGGTCACGCCACCAAGTAATGGGTAAAGTGAATCCCAGGTTCATTAGCTCTAGGGCGTAGCTTACCAACTCTGTTGCTTGTTCGCGTAACTGTAGGCCGTTGATTTCATCAATAGGTTTAGGTTCTGCCACGATAGTGTTCCTTGAGTAACTGATCAATTTGTTTTAAAGTCGAGTTGGTATAGAAGAACTGACGAAAGGCATAATAACCTTGCTGTAGTCCCAGCACTCGACACAGCATACGGTAGGAGTTGCGGACACGTCGTACAATAACTTTACGATAGCCTTCCACACTTAAATCTGCAAGCGGCCCCCAAGCACCGTAAGGACTCGGGCCGTGTTTTCGCACTTCCTGATGAATATCCTGTTCAAACTGAACAATCAACTCACCCAGCTTAGACCTGATAGATTCAGACACGTTGGCTATCTCCAGGAAAAATCAATCCCGTTGAGATTTTCATACAGGCCTCAGATGATTAGAGTTAGTGTCGCCGCGTTGAGGCCTGCCTGACAGATACACGGTGCCGCTGCTTGTGGTCATTATGACATTGCCGTTGCTGCTTGTCTCAGGCACACAGCGATATAGATACTGAGTATAGCCGACGGGTACCAGTTCACCTAGATACTCACCGTTGACAAACATGTGCTGTTGAGCAACATCAATGGCCTGCGCAATCAATGGGTCCATATTAGGCATGCCTGGAAAACCAATGCACGTAGTTGTGCGGTCATCCAAATGATCACTCAGTGTATTATGCAGATACACAGCCATATCAACAAAGCGCCGTGCTGACCAGCTTTGCTCATGATGCTGTCTCATATTTATACCGTGCTCGTACAGGTCAATAACGGTCACTTTGTCCAACAGAGGATCAAACATTTCTCGGACTTCATGCACATCATTCATCATAAAGCCCTGAGCCACAATGTTGATCTCAGCATAGCAGCTAGGCATGCCTAGGCAAATGGCAAGATGCAAATGGTTCAGAGCCTTGAGATTATCGTAATCGAATTTGAGGCTGTCTGCCATGCGGCGACCAACTTCTTCGGTGATAGCTGCTTTGTTTTCGGCGCGAGTAACATACTGCTGGAAGCCCGAGTAGGCAGTCAATTCGAACAGATTCGTTTTTAATACGTCTTGTGCAGTTATCATAAGTGTCTCAATAGTTCATTGCAATGATTTCTACAGTGCTGTGGCTATCACCGTGCAGGTTAGCCAATGCATAGGTCTTGTTCGGATACACAACACGAATTTTATTCTTCTTTAACCACTTGATCAGCACATCGTTGCGAAAATGCCTGTGCTGGGTGACGTTGCTTAACATCCACTTGACGCCCATCACGGTCAATCGTTCAAGATTACGCAACAACTGGTGCTCGTATTTCTCGGACCAACTATCGTAGCAGTTGGCACCACTGGCCAGATAAGGAGGATCAAAATAAATGAATGTCTTGTGGTTGAGTTTAGACCTGCTGTCCAACAACACCTGACCATAACGTGCGTTGACTCGTTGCACGTCCTGCATGTTATAAAAGAAGGTATAGATTTCACGTTCTACATCTTCCATATTGTCCGCTATGCCACGTTTACCGAACGGTACGTTGTACTCACCGTCCTGATTGAAACGCAACAGGTTGCTATGTGCATGGCGATGCAAGATATAAAACATCAATGGGTCACGTCTGCTGTTGGCGTGGTCACGAAATTTAAAGAAATTGTCAGGGCTGTGCTTATCCAGTTTCCAACGCTTAACCAATCGCTTTACTTTGTTGACTGTTCGATGGGGTTCAACACTAGCCAGAGTATCAACAATCTCAAACACAGGCTGATATGACTCGCAGTACATGCGGCGTCGATGATCCATGTTGAGTACCACAGTTGCCGAACCACCAAAGGCGTCAATCATGTTGGTGCAGTCTTGTGGTGCAAGTTGCTTGATAACAGGAATAAGGCTACGCTTCGATCCCTGGTATCGAATAGGGCTGATATACTGCATAGTATTCTCTATAGCTCGTTTTATATTATTTACAGATTTCTGCACAAGATCGAAAAAGGGCAGCCCTGGGGCCACCCTCTGTGTTATACACCATTTTTCGCGCTGTATGCCTGGCTGAGTATTTGGTTGAATATTGCGTCGCGAGTGCTTCGGGTATTCTCAAAGAACACCCAGCGACGATGCACGTTACCAACCAACGTAAAGTGCAGTATAAAGATATCAACCTGATTCGCCAAACCGTTGGAATAAGGACTGCCATGTCCGACGCCTGTATCTTTCAGGAAGCAATTTGTTGAGGTACGCTGCACGGAAACAACCAAGTCCAGATTGATTGCTTGGTCGTTGTCAAACTCACCGTTTAATTTTAAGTGCGCCGTTTCAAGCCCTTTTTCCAGAGCTATGAGTTTGTTGCCCATTAATCCTGCTCCTTCAACGGTACCCAGGTATTGCCACGCAAGCCCGCCTGCAACACATACAGTTTGTGACGCTTGCCTTTTGGTGTTACACCAGCAATGAAGGTCTTGTCGTGGAAGGTCTTTGGAACCTTCTGGAGAGCATCTTCAATTGTCTTGATGTTGTCCAGCTTGATGTTATCAAACTTTTTATGGCAGATAAAGAAGCTGAGGTATTTGGCCTTGCTCCAACTATCGATAATACCTTCAATATCAGAAGGGTAACACGGAGCGGGTTGGTCCATGTCTGGCGTTTGATAGTACACGGTGTTAGCGCCAGTCTTGCCAACCAGATACTGCTTTCCGCCAACGTTGGCAACGAATCGCCAATCAAACAGTTCGCGTACTTCGGGATCGTAGTTGGCTTCTCCAACCAACGAACGTTTAACCTGTGCCTTTAAAATTGCTAAGGGACTCATGACTCTGCCTTTAACTTGTTTGCCTACGTGTTATTTACAGATTATGCGTTTGACGATTGCCACTGCTTGATCGACAAGTCCTGTTTGACGTTCGACAACTGCAAGGTTCTTGCGCTTGCGCTCTTTGGCCATCTTGCAGTGGAACTCGATTGTGCGAATGCTGGTTTCAGCGAGAGGTATGCACACAGGGCGATCAAATGGTCCCTGATACGTCATCCACTGAATGCCTTCTGACTTGACAACTTCGCCATCAGCAACAAAGCCAATTGCATTCTCACTGCCGTCGATAGCCATCCAGCCTGCTTTACGTTTGCCTATCTGACGTGGTGCAAGATGCTTGATAGTCTTGGGATATGCTTTGACGTGGAATGGGTCTTCGCTGCGCTCCCAATAGGCAATACCACCTTCAACGAAATCAGGACACTGCGTGCTTGATACTTTGACCTTTTCCATCAGCTTTGTACCGTGCAGGAGATTTGCACAACAGGACTGATCTCATCCAGAAGGTCATCAGCGTCCATCGGGTCAGTACGACCTTCCTGAGCAAGAACTTGCCATGCGGCCGCGTCTTTGTGTTCAACAATAACACCAACGCTGTCAAGCGCGTCTACGATTTTGGCATACAAGGCGTTTGCAGCTACGGCATCATCACCTTCAATTTTGAGTTCCAGCACAGGAACCCAACGAGTAGTTTTCTCTGTCATTCAATCCTCCAGCACGTAAAGGTCAAACAGCTCGGTGATCAGCATACCACAAAACTTGCCATCTTCTGTCTGCACAACATAGTTGCCTACGCTGACATTGAGAATAGTAGGCTTGCCCCACTGGTCAACTGCACCAAGCATAACATAGCGACCTTGAATGTGACCAGCGTCGCCGATAAAGTCTTCGATTTCTTCGTGGTTCTCTCCGTTCCATTGACAAGCCTTAATGGTCGGAGTTTTCTTCATACGGAAAATGTTAATCACTATTTCCTCCACTTGAATGTGCCACTAAGCACATCTGAGGCGATTACCATCAAGCAACCTTTGCCCAGCCATACCAAAGCAAAAACACGTAGTCTGTGGATGCTATCATCAACTGGAATAAGTGCTGCACCCAATTTGTATTCAACAGCCAACAGCAACACGAGACTAAACAGACACAAGACGATAAAAACTTTGCCCACATAGCCCAAGACTGCTGCTACTAATCCGTCTATCACTGGATTCACCTTTGCTCCTTATGCGTAATGCCAGCATACAATATACAACAACTTGAACAAGAGAGTTGCTCCACCAATGACTGGAATCAAGACCTTGTGAAAGAAGTCTGGACCGTGCTTGTCCAGCTCTTGGTCCATCATAGCACCAAAGCCCATCATCTTTTGTGGGTCAAGCACTAATGAGGTGAACACAACACACAATACAAAGCAGATACAGTACACTGCATAAAACACACAGGCGATGAATGCCAGCATTACGCGTTCCTTTTGGCCACAAAGTCTGCTACCAGTTGCACATAGTCAGGACGTTGTTGTGAAGTAAAGCCAAAGAAGTTGGCATAGGCCACCAGCACACTACTGGCGAGATACGCTCCACCTTTTGTGGCTTCTTTAAAGCGAATGCGTGCATTGTCGCGGAACATGCTGTCTTGCAGGGCCAATCCACACAGGTGAATCAGACCGTCATCTGCCACCAGCTCTGAGTAAATATGGCCAACATCATTGCCGCGAATACGAGCGATCTGCTGAGCACGGCGCGTAGAATCAATGGTCAAGGTGCTGCCAATGATTTTATCCGTGTTGTACAGAGGCGGTTCACAAAAGATGATGTTCTCACTGTTGCCGCCTAGGTCAAGCATATCACGACCCACAACACTGGCGCTAACGCTGGGTACCAACCACAGTGCGCGATTGCTTTGCAGACAGTAGGTCAAAGCACGTTCAACCACATCTTTCCTGTTCAGGCTATCGCCCATGCAGGTGATTGTCTGTGGATGATTAAACTCACGCCCTGAATCACTGATGCGATTCATCGGCTGGTGGATGTTAACAGTGTGGCCTGCACGCTCAAGCAGTTTTGCTGTGTGACCCGCAATCTGGCGGACGTCAAAGATATTAATCAGCATTATTCGTCTTCTTCTTGTTGAGGAATCTCGTTGCCAAAGCGGCGTGCGAGTTCGTTGTATACGCCCACCACAGACTTGTAACGATTATCTGGGTTGAACTTAGGGTCATCCAGTAGTTGCTCAAAGTGCTCTGCAATCTTGGTATCACCCAGCTGGAAGTTTTGATGGTTGTATACGCGAATCTGCTGGAAGTAATCTTCAAACGCCATGCGCGAAGGTTCTTTCTGGCGTGGCTTGTTTACGTCTTCCCAGCTGGTGCCAAGAAACGCATCAAGGATTTCTTCGCTGTCCCAAGGCTTGATGTTGCGCACACCAGCATCTTGAGCCATCAGAGGTAAGATACGACCCTGAGTGCGGTGTGGGTTAGCGCGACCTTCTTTGCGCCAAACATCAGGACGATCTTTGTAGTGAATGCTGGCTTTCTTGCTGCTGAGGTACATCAAGTCAGCACCTTGGCCCGTGAACGTCACAGGACGTTTGATACCTGCGGCTTCTGCATGGCGTTTAACGTGGAAGAAGCTGTACAGCATTGGCCAGCTACATTCAAACTCGTTTTTCTGCACGCACTTATAGCGTTCAGCCATTGTCAGCACGTCGCTTTTCAGACGGTCTGGATCTGATGGCAACACAACCTCAATAAACTCCAGACCAAAGTGTTGTGCCGTGCGTTGTGCTGCTCGGAAGTCACGGCTGTTAACGCCTTCCATGTGGAAGCTAAGCGTGATCGGACGCGTGCCTGCTTCAAGTGCTGCAAACAGGATGCAGTTAGAATCAACTCCACCGCTGAGGAATACATAAGGACGTTTGCTGCGAGCCTTTTTGATTTCGTTGATTAGTGACTCGCGTATCATTTGAGCACAGCGCTGTTGACGGTTAGCCATTAGGTTTTCCTTAAACTAACAGGGGCAGCAATAAGCCACCGAAGGTTTTATTTGACTGCAATCCAGCCTGCGAAATTCAGGTCACGATAGAAACACTCAACACGTTTGAAGCCTGTCTTGCGCAACAGTTCTTCATTCCATGCGGCTTTAACTGGAACCAGCACGCCTTCAAGTGACTTGCGCTTAGCAGCGATAGATTCAGCCGAGTAACCGTTGCCGCCTTTCATGCCATAATAGGTATCGACCAGCATACGATCAAGGAAGTTGTCATCGCCCAACACTTTCTCTACCAAGATGAATGCGCCACCAGGCTGTAGCGAGTCATACACGGTCTCGAGGATGTGTTGGCGGTGTTCGATGGGCGTGAACTGGAGAGTTAACACGCTGAGAATCAACGAACAATCGATTTTTCCATCGTTGAGTTTGAACGAGTCAACATCCGTCAGGCTATAGTCACTGAGTTCGGCCTGCACTGCTTGGAGCAATGGGTTCTTTTCAAGACGCTCACGCATGGCAGGAGCTACTTCATACAGGCTGTAGTAGTTACCACACGAACGAACATGGTCACCGTTCTGCTCACCACGAGGCGCACCAAACTCACGAGCAAACGGCTCGATAGCACGACCCAACGATGCACCCAGGTCAACTATGGCAGTGCCTGGAGTTACAAAGCGACGACCCAAGAAGTGGGTAAGCTCACGCATACGGTCATAGCTTGGAATACTGTTTTGCAGCATGTTATCAAACACGCAGGCAACGTTTTCATCAAATTCCCATTTGCCTTGTGGCATTGTTTTATCAATGTTGCTCATTGTGGTTCCTCAGATACGAAAAGGGAGATCAAGTAGACCTCCCGAAATTACCATTCCCAGATTTATTTACAGATCAGTTTGGCAATTGATACACACAATGCCCACCACGAATCCTGCGCACAGCACCAACACTGGGTTTAGTCTTGTCTACAGGATAGGGATGCACAGCAAACTGATGCCAGCGCTGCTTTTCAGTCTTGGGAGTTACCACAGTCATGGCCTGGCCATTACCCTTTCGCTTTATCGCTTCGAGTTTCGGACGTGGGTCACGAAAAACATCACGGCGTTTAGGCTCGATAACACTGATGATAAGGTTGCCTGTGTTTTTGACTGCTGCTGCAAGGTCTTCAATGCTGCCGCGATTAACCACACGAACCAATTCAGTTTGACGCTGGGATCGAGCAGACATTGAAGTGGGTTCGACACGACGGCGAATCTCAGATACAGACCAGTGCCATGTAGCGCCCTGGACAATCGTATTAGGACCACGGTCTAGCCCAACAAGTCTTTTGAGGGTGAACAGACGATAGGCCCAATCTAATCCATACTCATGAATAGCACACGCAATAAAGATTGGTTGAATCTTGGTGAGACTTGCAATCTCTACGGCATTGTACGAGGCGGCGCCGAAGCGTCCAACAACAGACCAGCAGAACGGAAAGAACTCAACAGACAACGGGCACAGTTGGTCTGTGTCTGATGCTGCGAGAATACGAGAACGGCCTTGAGTCAACAGTTCTTGCATTTGCTCCGCTGTAGGCTTCTTGTAGTCGTTGAAGTTCATGCTACCCAATATCTTTTGGACTTGCTGCGCATAGTTAGTGGTCATAATTAATAGTCCTAATTAATAATCTTGTCGTGCGTAGTCTGCCCAGGTAGGAAGGTTAGGACTACCAACCCTAGACTCACACGACGGCGGTTATGTGGAAAGCACGAGGCATCCAAGTGCTTGAACGAGCAGTGATATTCAATGCGATAAAGCCCTTCATCTGCTTGAGCATAAATTATGGAGTTTTCCTGTAGAGCGGTAATGACAGGAACTAAGCTGCCATTTGAAATTTCCAACTCTACTCGACGACGCTGCGGGTCTACCTCCACGGTTTTAATCGTGTGCTGTCCAGTATCAGTGCCGTCCCCAAAGAATATCCAATCAAATCCGCGTATCGTGTTGTTCATCGCAGATCCCCAGTTTTATTTCTTACCTCTGACAAATGCAGTATCGTAGTTCTTCGGCAGATAGACATATACGCTGATCTGGTGTTTTTCACACAAGGCATCCAGCACTTCAACCACCTCAGCCCACGACACTCCGCCCAATCCACCGTACACGCGTTGCAATCCTATCGCGCGATCAGGTGGTACGTTGTTTCTACGGCAATTCTCTATCAGACTATCAAAGGCTGTTTCGAGGAACTCACGTTTGAAACGATTCACCGGTTCAGTACCGCGGTTGAAGTTGTTGCGCCCAAGACCAAAGCCACGGCTCAGATACATGTTGGCAACAAACTGACGACGAGCACTGTTGCGGCTTTTAACATGCCACATGTCAGTGGTACCCAGCTTTTCACGGCAGGGCTGTGTGACGTGTGGCAGCATTGCAGGATAGAGACCTGCCAGTGTCTTTTGCAGTGGACTGCCATACACGCCGCGAGTATTACACTCAACGCCTATGACACTAATGCGACCAGACAGGAAGTCTCGGGTGATATTGCGATCCGTTATTGGTATCACGCGATGCTGCTTAACAATACCGAGTGCGGACATATCCATTACTTTACTCCGTACAGCGATTCATACACGTTATTTACAGAATTTATGCTGTCGATCAGATTAATCTCACCCCGGTGTTCAGGCTCATCTGACTTTTGCTGGTCCCAACACATGTGGAGCGTGCTGGTATCAGGATAGCCGTTTGGAAGATGTTTGAGGCACATGTCTTTGAACGTGCGGCAGTTCTTTAGGTACAGGAACGTCATCAGCATGTTGACTTCAAAGAAGTTTTTACACATGGCCGCAGCATAGATTTTGATTTCAGGGTCAAACACAAAATCATTGTAATGCTGTGGGGTGAATCGCTTGTCGATAAAGGCGTAGGCATCAAAAGCCTGTAGTAGGTCTTGATGCATTTCTTCCTGCCGTCTGCGTCCTGCTGCAAACTTATACGCAGCAATGATCTGCTGGTACTCAATAGGAAGCTGTCGGACGCCCATTGTGTAGACGGTTGTGGCATAGGTCATCCACATCTTGATGCGAGTCTGAACATACTGCTGGCTGATGCGTTCAATTTCTTGTGGCTCACGAATCACAGTCTTCTCCTATAGATGTAGCAGGCGGCTCAGGCCAAGTTCTTTTTTGAATTTTCTCAATGCCTTGTCATCACTTTTACGTGGTGCAAAGCCTTCAATCGTTTTGGGTAGCTTAGGCACATTAAGGTCGATCGTTACCAGCTCCAGTTGTAGGTCAAGCGGCATGTGAGGCAGTTCACCACGAAGCTGTTTAGCCCATGCTGCTTTCGACTTGCACTTACCACTGATAACAGCTTGCTGGAGTTCCAGCGCTGAACCGTATTGATTGATAAGGTCACGCGCCGTCTTTTCTCCCATACCGCTGTAGCCAGGCACGTTATCAACCGCGTCACCACTTAGCGCCAGCATATCACGCACACGGTCAGCAGGCACGCCAAAGAAGTTTTTGGCAGTCTTGTGATCATAGCGTTGTTCCTTGCTGTTGGACTGACGCTGCATGATGAGTTCAACGTTTTTATTGAACACCAACTGAACGTAGTCTTTATCGCGGCTGTACATCTTGATCAGATAGTCTGGGCAGAAACGATATACAATGGTTCCCACCAAGTCATCTGCTTCATAAGGTGCTTTGAGTCCAACCCAATAGCCAGCACGTTGCAGTATCTCACGAGCAAGTGCCATCTGCACAGGCAGGTCAAGAGACTTGGTGCGATCACGATTGCCCTTGTAGTCATGACTAAGGCGAAACACCTTTTTCATGTAACTCTTTTTATTCTCTGAGGCGAACTGACTCATGGCACGATGGCGCCACGTTTCTTTGCTGGATGGGTCAAAGCAGAATGCAATAAAACATCCGTTTGGGTCTTTACTGATTGTGTCGATTAATGTCTGAGCCATCGACAAGAACTGATTAAGGCCACCTGTTGGTGTACCGTCAGGACCACGAGCATAGGGTTCAGCGTTTTGCGTTGCGAAGAAAGCGCGAGCCATCCAGTTGGAGGCATCGACTACATGCAGCATAGGCTTTTTGCCGAATTTAATCTTGGTCGCGTATACTTCACCTACGGGGCTGGTCTTGCCCACGGATTCAAACGATCTAGGCACTACTCCTCCACAAATACAATAGACTTTCCACGTTCACGCTGCTTTAACGCCTGATGGAACTCCTGGCCGAAACAAAACATATCAATCACGTTACCCTGCGCCTGTGACAGTTCATGCAGCATAGAGCTACCACGAGCGAAATAACGGCTTAGTGGTGTGTAATCCTGCTGTCCCCTGACGAATAGGTGCGCAATTCGGCCACTAAAGGTTAGATCGTGCAGGTTAAATTCAAGAGCAATCGAGCGTAATTGGAAGTTTCGCTTAGAGAGGAGTCGCAGGGCGTAAGCAGCGCCGACACCGTCCGTTAGTGTGACAATCTGACACACATCAGGAGCAGCTTTGAGAAGCAGTTTGAGGGCGGCGCGGTTGTGCTGATGCACAAATCCGGAATCAAATGGCGGTAGCTTTGTAGGCATGCCAGTATAGATTCTGTGCTTTACATTATCGCGTTGTTGTTCCATCCGTCCACCAGTTTTTGGTAGAGTTCAGTGATCTCAGCGTCATCGAGTTGTTTGACCAGGGACGCAGCCACTGACCTATCAAGTTTGACCAGAAAGCTGCACGCGGCAACAGTGTCTGGACTTAAATTAATGAGGACCCGAAGGTCCTCACCGTGATCACTCGAAGTCTTCGTCGTCGGCTTCAACGGAATCATCTTCGTCTTCGTCGTCTTCGTCGTCACCCAACATGCACTGAACAAGGCACATGTCACCAATGACAGTCACTGAGCCGACGATAAGAGCGTCCGCCAGAGGATTGTCCAGGTCTTGCAGCAGCGTAAAGGCGTCTGCATAAATCAGCTCGGCTTCTTCACTGTCCTGCACTTCGGCAACGGTAAGCTGACTTGGTGCTTTCTTGGCCCAATGCTTGTTGAGAATATTCTCAAGGTCTTGAGCCATTGACACGGATTCTTCATCGTCGGACACAACTGGTTCAACGACAAAGTGGAAGCCCGGCTTGTAATCTAAAACGCGATGGGTAAACAGACCACTCACGATGTACTCTCCTGATTAGTATCTTCACTATCCTCTTCGACTTGTTCAGTGTCTGCCTCAGACTGCTCAGTGTTTTTGGACTCCTGATCTGCCTGCGACTGGTCTGCTTCTGTTTCTGAGGTTGCTGGTGCAGCAGGGGCTGCGTCGTAGACAACTTTGCCGCCGTGATTGGCAAACAAGTCATCAATATCAATGCTTGCTGTATTTACAGTATTGTTCTGAATAATACGCATGGCATTCAAAGCCCACAGCATTACATCCAGAGGAGCACTAAAGTCCTCCAGAGTGCGTAGCTGCTTTTTGTTTTGAATATCACCAGTCACCACATCACAACGAACAAAGGACTCCTGCGGTTGGTGCTCAACGCGAAAGCCAACACCGTAGTCAGTGAACGTTGGATGGATATAGACAATGTTTAATGCCGTGCCTTCGAGATTGCGTACAGGGAAACGATACATCAGCGCATACCTTTTCTTAGTGCTGCCAGCTCGTTTGCAGATGGACGATGGCTAACCTGTCCTGAATCAAGCGGCAGATTACGATGGCGTTCAAAGTTGTTGATGCTTTTCAGAATGTTGTCGTTGGCTTTCTGATTAGCAACAGCCTGACGGAAGATGTGTTTCTTCTTGCCTGTCTTGGACAGTTCAAACATTTCTGAGTGTTCGCCGTAGTCACGATCAAGGATGTGCTTGCGTTTACGGCCATTCAGAATAGAAGAACTACCACGACTGCCCAAGCCTGCAATACGACTACTGGTGCTTGATACGCTGTTGAATGCAGAGCTTTCGCTGTCGCCCATGCCAGGTTCAGGCAAGGCGAACTCACGATCAATCTCCTGCTGTGCTTTGTGATAGCGTCCCAGCTTGCGACGCATCGCCAAGTCCTCATCTTGATCCATCAGCAACTGGTCAAAGTTGAATCCACCAGCAGCAGCAATAGCACGCAACGGAACAGGAACACCCAGCTCAGTCATGGTACGCAGGTTTTCCATCATTGCTTGGTCAACGTCAGGACGCAGTTGCTTAGACCAGTGAACGTTTGGAATAAACAGCTTTGAACCATCAGCCAAACGGTGCATGATCTCAGCAGTACCACCATCCATGAGATTGTTCTTCTTAACGATCTTACCATTCTTCTGAACAGCAAGGCCATTCATCAAACTGATAAGTGGGAAGACCTTCTCATAGTAGACTTTACGTGTCAGGTGATCACGGAACGCACGCATGGATTCAACAAAGATAGTCAGGCCAGCAGCACCACTGTCATAGTTGGCTTCACCGCTGAGGAATGCCTCACTGATTCCCATTGCACGCATCTTGAACTGTGAACTCTGGTCCCAGAAATCACTGATTTTCCAGAAGTCACCACCCTGACGGAACTCACTGATATTTACGCCCAAACGGGTTGTAATGATTGAGCCGATTGGGTCACTGTCTGCACTAAGCAGCAGGTCAGTGATAAAGTCCATTTCTTCTACCGATGGTTCCCACTGGTCGCCGTCACCAAGCTGAGCATGAAGAATACCACGCTGTCTGCGGCCGGACTCAATCAGTGTACCACGATACAGGTTCTTTTCAATAAGCCAGATGGGAAGCACACGACGGAACACTGACACGCCTTCGCCGAACGTAAACGTCTTGCGAGGAATGTAGATTGTACCAATCGGGTCAAGCTCCATGCGCTCACCCATCAGCTTCTCAACGAATGCTGGACCCAGCTCTTTGCGCAGGGCATCCATACGTTTGCCGTCTTTGGCAAAGGCCTGTTTGACTTCTTGCGGGATACGCAGTTCAAACATTGGGTCTTGGTTGATGAACGGCAGGGGCGTTACGTCCAGATTGTCATAACGGTGCGTCATCAGATCGATAAACTTCTTACGATCTTTGTTGTACAGCATTGAGCCGCAGAAAGCGCCTGTGACCTGTATGTCTGTGGTGATGTTTGGCATTGCAGACGTGAGTCCGAGACGCTCATTCACCTCATAAAACGGGTCCAGTATCGAGTCCTTTGCACCACTGAAACTTACATCAGAAAACGGCAGGGTTGAAAACAGGTCAACATAGGCGCCGCAGATTGGGTCAAAGTTATAAATGTCACGGTAGACGTTGAATAGCTGTCGATCATCAGCATCATAGTCCATGCCTTCCATCATAGGCTCAAGGTCAATGTCTAGTGGGATTGCACCGGTCTGCATGTTCCCACCAGCCATTGCCTGGCCTGATTGTGAAGTTGACATAAACTCGTGCGAACTCTTGTTGTTCGCCTGACGAATAGCATTGCCAATCTCACGACTGAGACTGGCAGTACCCACTGTTGATCGCTTGGCCTTCAGGTCTTTCTGCGTTGTGGGTGTAGCTGTCGAACTGGTCGACTGCACACCTCTTCCTACGCGAATACCCATCGGAACCTCACTGTTGTTTAAGAGCCATACTCACACGGCAGTTGGTGCAGAACATCACGTTTTCGCCATCCATCAGATCAGTGCGCACAGTTGCAGAATTGCACTTTGGACACTGATTAGGGTTTTCAATGGCGAATGCACCTGAGGCAGATACAAAGTCGGAGTCAGCACTCTGTGACTTTACAGTTGAAGGCTGCGTTTGTGGGAGTAATGGGTTGAAAAACTTTGGTTTGGTAGTCATGTCGTTTCTCCTTGTGTTGCATTCAAATTAGCAATTCCTGCCTACTTGCGTGCAATGTTCCTCTGACGCAGACTTCCCAGCGCTTTCGAGCCAAGATTCTTGGTCATAGTCTGACCCATGTTGACACGACCTGCACGAACACCAAGACGAGCCGGATCACGGTTAGAGATTTTCTCCTCACGTTTTCTCAGCCAGTCATCGTAATCGCCACACTCAAAGCCTCTGACCATCAGTGCCATAGCACGCCACAAGTCATCTGTTGCGCCTGTGTTCTTGACAACGCTGTGCCCTGTGTCCTGAACGGTCTGGAGCTGCATCATCAAGTGCTCTGTTGGCTTGCCTTCAAAGCACCACGGATATTCATCACCGTCGTACTTCAATGTGTCCTGAATGGTTTCTGCGTATTCAAGACGAGGCAGTGTGACACGACTTGGGTCCGACTCAAGCAAGGTTTTAACACCCCACATATCTTTGTACTTGAGACTGTACTGATCAGCGGCGTCCATATCAGCTTTAGCCATGGCATCCTGCAACAGTTTAATCGACTGCCATTGGTCAGCAAGCAGCACGCGAACGTTGCGCAGCTTGCTTAGTGGAACCAACAGTTCATCGAATATCTTGCTGTAGTTGAGAGGTATGCCTGGCTTTGGCATAATCTCCACCAGCACATCAACGTGAATAACACCGTCATCAGTTCGAGTACCGATTACCATTGCAAAGCTGTTGTTGCTGTAGCCCGCATCGATTGCCATGATGGATGGTTGCTGCGTTGTAGCACCTTTGAGTATCGAGCCATAACGCTGCTTGCCGTCCCTGTACTTGACAAGCTGGTGGGTGTACTTGACCTTGTTGCGTCCTTTCTCGCGAATGGCGCGTTCGATAAAGATGGGCTGAGTGATAAACGGGTTGGCAGACAGTGGTGCCTCTGCTCCGTAATCACGCGCTGCTCCGACAGGGTCACGACGAAATGCTTCCACAAGGAATTCACTGTCGCGTGGCATTGTTGGGTTCATCTTCCACGTGGGTGCATGAATGCCCAAGATAGTCTTGGAGCCATAGCTGAGACGCAGAAGTTCGTTGATCTTGTCGCGTGCGTGTACCGGGCTGGAGATATTGAAGAAGTAGCCTGTAAACGCATCGTCATAGCCAGCAGCAATCTGTTTACGTTGGGCGCTTCGTACCGTTGCAAGACTTCGGTCAAGTGCTCCATACACCATGTTGGCACTGGCCTTAACCTTTTTCGAGTCTGCATCGTTGTCGAAGTATGCCACCTCATCGATTGCCGCAAAGATACGAGTACGACCACGCAGGATACGACCATCAGGACCTGCTGGATAAACAACAAGGTTCCTGTGTCCGTACATCACAAACGTGTCACGAATCTTCATGACCTCTATGCCATAGCGCCGTTCATGGCGACGGATGATTTCGTGATAGCTCTGGAACCACGGGCTCTGTGATATATACTGGAAGTATGGAGTCCACAGTGTATCACTGGCCTGCTTTTGCGTCAGTGCGACGAACGTACCGTGCAGCATTGTCGTGGGATCGATACCCAAGATGCCTGTAGGACTCTGACTCATCAGAATCTTTTGCGTAAGGTACGTTGAGATCATTGCTGTTACAACGGACTTACCACTGTTGTGGCTCAACATGCCAGCACTGACAAACTGAGGCATGCCGTCCATACAAAGGTCATACGTTATCTGAGGCTCTGTATCGAACACATCAGTAACAGCAAGATGAATCGATCGTGGTTTGCATTCAAGCGTGAGGTCAAACACAACAAAGAACTCGTCCTCACTACGATGCACCACAGGACTGTAGCCAGCATTGCACAGGATGGACCAAGCCATCTGGGCGTGCTCCGAATCAGCGGCGTAAACGTACTGTGTGCCTTCGCTGCTTATGGAGTGATTCTTGAGATACTCCAGAGCTGCCTGTCTGGTACTCTTGCCTGCATCAAAGATGCTTGTAGGCTTGGTCAGCTTGCCCCAAGAGTTAGTACCTAGAACGAGCTGGACCATTGCTCCAGGCTTGATGTTGCCTACGTGCTTAAAGCCGGACTCAGTGCGGATAGGATGATCATGAGTTGCCTCGATGAACATACCGTTCTCAAGCACAACACACTTGGTCTGTTCTTCTTTGCTGATATAAATCTGTTTGACACGACTAACACGCGTTCCATTGTGCGCACTACAGCCTAAACGTGCCTGATGGAAGCCGGGTGTTGTGTGCCCGATAAACATGTGACTGATTGGCTTGATGCCACCATTGGTAACAACAGGCGTGGTACCACTCACACAACGCTGTCCGGCGTTTACGGCCAGCTCGTTGTAGAAGTGTAATTCGTCCTTTTTCAGGAGCTCAGAACGACGAACGCCGCACTTCGGGCACTTGCCGTGTTCCAACAAGGTTAAATTCTTGCGGATTCCAGCAATGCCTTCTTGCGGCTCGTGACTTTCTATGTTTATCCACTCTTTGTTAGAGCAGCGTGGACACCATTCGCCAAACAGTCTGATACCAATCAGGGCCTGTTCTAGGTATGGGTCTGCCTTGAGGAAGTTAGGACTTGTTGTCCACTCAAGGAAGTTTGCAGGACGAGGCATGGCGCTGTCATCGAACTTGAGATCTCGTGGTACAAGCGCACGGTCTTCCAGTGCCTTGTCAACGATATCAACAATGTTGACTTCGCCTTTTTCAAGAAACGCTATAGAGCTTCCACTATTCTCAGATAAGAAATCTACCTGAGTATCTACCGCATCTACATCATCACCCAACAGCGCATCGAAAGCCATGATACGCTTTGGGTTAATGGTGAATGCCGGTCCCTTCTTCGGTTTAGCCATTCTGTTCGCGTTTTCTTAACTCGGAGAAACCTCGGGTTGTTCCTAGACTAGGACCGGATTGCTGTGCAATAAGGCCATCAAATTCTTGCTTCAATCTACGCAGGTAGCCTGACTTGTTTTTCGCCTTGTCCTCATTACGCATGTCGTCAAACCATTTAATCAACAGGTCTTTCAACACATCAGATTTTACCTGTTCTGGAATGTGTTCTGAGTCGGCGAGAAAGCTACCCAGGATATTAGCCAGACCAATGCGCTCCATGTATGGAACCAACTCATCGTCAATTTCAACAGGAGTCTGCAGGCAGTCCCGCGCAATAGCCTCAGTCTCACCAGCGGCAATGTCGTAGCCGATCATCGTGCTTACAACGTTACCCAGCAGCAGGCGTCTGATCTTGCGAGACTTGGTATCGATGCGTCGGACTTCGCGATCAATTGTCTTGTCGCTTACATCGAAGACGTTTTCTGGACCAGTCTCATCTTTTCTGTTACGATTACGGATTTTGTGGAGCTTAGGCTTGATAAGAAGTCGGCTGGCAGTTTTTTCCTGCGCGGTGAGTTCTGCGTCGAGGTCAAGCTGGTCATCGTCATCTGCTTCTACCACTTGATTTTGATGGATTGCATGAATGTCGTTTACGAAAGAAACTTCGCGTACACTATTAGTCAGCACCTCCAGCTCCCATTCTTCGACACGTCGAACGGAGCCGTGAACAACAGACTTGGTCCAACGAGGGACCAAGTTTGCTGACTCTATTACACCATACGGTGATTCATACGGACGAGTAGTCATCCGCTACACCACATATTTCTTTTTCTTTTTCTTCTTCGGCAGGATGTCGTCATCGTCATCTGTGTCACCATCACGGTCATTACCTTTCAAGAAATCTGAGGCTGAACGACGATTCTTTTTCAGTGGAATCTCGTCAACTTTCTTCTTCTTGAAATTACCTTTTTTGAACTTCTTCTCGCCTTTATCGTCTTCGATAGCCGAACGAGCTTGCTGCGGAATCTCAGTACCTTCTTCGGCATCATCGACGCGCATCTGTTCAAAGATATCACGCAACGGCATTTCAAACAATTCACCATCACGCGCTTTCATGACCTGCACAGGAATGATCTTGGTCTCACGTACTTCTGGGTCTGAATAGTTCCAAGCCCACACAACGTCGGCGTGCTCACGCATACCGCCAGAGTAACGAATACGTCCAGACTGGTCATCAAGCTGACACAGAATAACAATGAGCTGGCCAGTTTTCTGAGCATGTACTTTCGCCTTACGGACGATAGTCGATAACTCACGCCACTGGTTGTCACTGTCAACACCTTCAAGCAGACCAACGTAGTCGATGAAACTTACCTGCACGCCGTACGGCACGGTCATGTACAGGACGTCTTCAATCGTCATGCCACGCTCAGGACTCACGAAACTGTTTTTCGATTTCGATTTGCGTAGCTGTTTGTCATAGTCCTTAGCAGCCTTGAGGAGTTTGGTCTTCTCACGATCACTAAGTTTCTTTTGCTTGATCTTCCAGAACGGCACGCCAGCGATCATCGCCAGCATACGATTCATTTCCTGCTCGGCAGTCATTTCAAGAGTTATCTTGAGGGTGTGAATGCCGTTGATACGAGACATACGGTCTGCGATGTTCATTGACAGCACAGACTTACCGCCCGACGTTGAACCCGCCAGCAGGATTACACCAGTTGTAGGCCAGCCGCCGTTTTTGTCGTCATACGTTTTATAGCCAGTTTTGTACATCAACTCCTGTGGGTTGTTGATGGCTTGTTTTGCCAGTTTGACAGCATTGCCTTTCTTACCACCGAACGTCCAAACTTTCTCGGTGATGTTGCTGCCTTTTTGTGCCTGATTGAGTTCGTCTGCAACTTCTCGCAGATACGTGTCCTCATCAAAATCTTCCTCGTCAGTGTCGAGGTCTTTGGCGATACGTCTCCCTAGTGCTGCAATGTGACGGCGCTTGCGATACTTCTCAAGGCCATCATAAATACGGTCATAGCCGCTGCGTGTTTTGGCAGGCACATCTTCCGATGCACGCAGTTCATCACGGAAGTCTTCGGCGAGGTTGGGGTCTTCTAACAAGTCCTCCCAATCGAGAATCTCACCTTTGACTTCCACCAGCTTGTTAAGGCGCCGAAACGCCTTTCTGGTTACTTCTGAACTAAAGTGTCCGACGTTGAGACGCCCAAGCAT